TAAGCCAATCTCTGAACTTATCTGAATTACTCCAAGATATTCCACCAGATCCGGATCTCCAACCAGAACGACTTCCGATTAAAAATAACGGTGCAGAATACCCATTCGATTTCTTTGTTGGAAAATCATCTAATTGGCTATCAATAATAGGCATGATATCCTGATCGAGGTTCTCAATCATAAATTCAGCTTCTGTATTCATTAAATCATAATCTGTCCACCAATACTCATTAAGCCAATCATCAAAAGACAATGGCTCATCTCCATAGAATCCGCTATCAGGGTCTTGAATATCTTCTAAATATCTATCATAAGATTCTCTTTGCCAATATTCATCTGACATAACTTCATCCACATCATTTGTCCATATAGCATCCATAATTCATTCACCTCACATAGTAATATCGTACAATTTAATAGATCGGAATACCGAAGGATTCAGCTTCTTCCTCGGTCATATCATGGATGTCACCTACTTTAAGTGGAACCAAAAAATTAGCAATATACCAATCGACTTCTCCGTTCTTAAACGCCTCAAAATCACGCTCATCGGCCAATTCATTATTAACATCAACTTCAACGGAACCTTGAAGATACCCATCTAGGAAGTACACATCATCTAACTTTATATCCCAATATAATTCCTTATTGAGTTCGTTCAGAAGATCATTGATGGAATCATATTGACCACGAATATCAAAATCCCAACCATTAACATGGGCACCTTCACCACGTGTATAGTCATCTTCATTAACATCTACAAATCCCTTATCATTTACAAAAATCTTAGACATATTCATTATCTCCTTTATTTCTCAAACTTAAACCCGGAAATAGAATACTCACCAGTTTTATAATCTTTTACAATATACCCCTTGGCTTTCAAATCTTTCCAAGAAATATATGCGTATGTTTTGTATCCGGATCTAACTCCGTAACCACCATATGATTCCCCATTCAGATACCAAGAGCAACTTGCTACTTCTGATCCCCAATGATCGCTACCTCTTATAATACCATCAGATGAATACCAATATTCACTTGATTTCTTAATTTTTCCGCCACGACGGAAATCATGGTAATTCATGCTTACATAGTCCGGCTCTCGTCTTGGTCTTGACTTCCGTACTTCCCAAAATCCTATGGAATTTAGATAGTAGTTATTTTCATCTGCAACGTCTTCGGTAAAGATTGATGCAAGCGCATATTGAGCTTCCGGAGATTTTATTTCCCAACCATTATAATATAAGTTGCTTAGATATGCCAAATACTCCTGTGAGTATTCGCCATTTTCATTATACATATTTGGTTCTGAATTAGATCGTATATATAATTTCATGGAAATATATCCTCACAAAATTACGTTGTACTAATAATATACAAATCACCATTTGAAACGAAGACTCTACCATCTTCGTCTTCTTCCGGATCAAATCCATATTCATCAATGCAATCTTCACGACTAAGGCAGCGGAATTCATTTACATAAGAATTATCAACAATTTCTGCTACATCGAAATCATTTGCATTGAACATCTCATTATCAATGATTTCCTCAAACAGAACATGCCAAAGTTCTTCTTCATCTGAGGACAGTCTATCCCGCTCAGACCACATATTATCAAATCTCTCCCAAAGCATCTCCGTTAAAATATCAGAATCGATCTTAACAGATATCATTCTGCTCATAATATATTTACCTCACTTATCCTATTCAATACCACGCTCTTCAAGAACAGCATCAATAGCCTGACCAAGTAAATAGCATCTTGCAGTTACATCGAAGTATTCCCAATCCTCTTCAAGGAACTTTTCACCAACTGTCTTTGCATCTACGCCGAAATCAGTAAGTGCCTCAATGACAGTATCAGTATCTGCTAATACATATTCTCTTGCTTTCCACCGATCAAATGTATAAGAACCGGAACCATTACCTGTTACAGAATCTTCAGTCCAAAGATCATCATTCAACGCATCACGAAGTTCATCTGCATCCATTTCTGCATAATCAGAACCTTCAAAATACTCATCAAGAAAATCTCTAACATCATCTGTTACTGCGTCAAGATAATTGTAAGCCATTATTCATAATCCTCACTTTCATCATATTCATCTTCGTAGTCTTCTTCGTCTTCTTCAATACCAAAAGCATCTGCAAGCTGGCTGAAATTCCGAAATCCTGTAGTAGCATACAAAATGTCACGCATTGTTTCTTCGCTATATCCATTAATACTTGTCACTACTTGGAGTGTTTCTTCACTTGCAAACTCATGATCTCGAAGAATGTCCCACATTTCGTCTTTCTTAAGATTTTCCCACATATTGTTATTCCTCCCAATCATCATCTTCATCTTCTGTACCTTCGTACCAAAGAAGTTCAGCATCCGGATATCCAAGCCACTGTGCATAAGTGTTATCTTCAAACCACAGAAAATCATTCAGTTCAATTTCATCAATACCTTCCGGATACAAATCTAAAAGATTATCAATAATAACTTCCAACTGATCATCTGAAAGGCTATCTACACGATCCTTTGCACCAGACCAAACCATATCACGGATATCCTGTGCATTCATTTCAGTTTCCTTAATAACTTTAATATATCTCATAGTATCCACCTACTTTCTTAAAAGTACCTATATAGTTAATAAAGGTTAATGCCTTGCCCTACTCATAAATTCGACTGTACCACGATTTCCTTCTACATCATAGTAAGCAATCCTATCGCTAAGATTTCTTGGCTTCCGAATTACAGAATCACCTTGTACAAATGCTTGAAATCCAGATCTTGTTGCAGAAAGTTTGATGTAGTACCCTTCTTCGTATTCCTCTATTACACCCTGCCAGAATGAATCGGATGTAAGATGTAGGGTTATCTCGTTCATCTTATCAAACTGATCGAATTTCTCCGTGATAGCAATCTCTAAAGCTTCCAAAGCATTTCTTTGGTCATCTGTTTTAATAGATGGTGTAGAAAACTTAGTCGTTCTAAGATATCCGGCAGGGATATCAGATGTTCGTATATATCGTTTCATGATGATACCTCCATGTATTAATCCCTAATAGTAATAAAGGTTAATAGCACATCCATTTAAACTCGTGAGTCAATAGCCGACGAACAGTATATACATCAAAATCCGGAACTCTGCCCTGTTTATTAAAATCATTCAGCATCTTGAAAATATATCTATTCGCAAGTGCAGAAATCTGATTTTTAGTTTTCTTAGAATTAAGATATGTCCGGTTCTTCCATGTATAAACTTTTTCACCACCTACATATAATGATACGTGGCATTTTCCATTCCAATCCGGATTGCTCCGGCAGATATACATATGTATAGAACATCTGTAATGTCCGTAATCCTTATAATAATTTTGACAGTACCATGGATCACCATAATGTACATAATGAAGATCATCCACATTGTAGTATCTACCCTTGTAAGAATACAACCGGGAATCTACTTGTTCTATATCTGATTCCTTTGCAGATGGATCATTGATGAATTGTAGAAGTAGTTTAGTTTCTTTCATAGTTACCGCCTTTCGTATCAACAATATGTCCCCTATGTCTGTATATTATCACATATATGATAATATGTCAATACATTATGATAAATTTTATAATAAATTTATCATAATATAACTAATAAAATAGCAAGCAGATTTCTCCGCTTGCTACTTATCCTATTCAACATCAATATCCAATGGTAAGCTGCGTCTCCTACTTACTTCCAGATCACCCGATTGCAATGCTTTTAATGCCTTTTGGCAATCTTCTTCTGTACCATAATCATAGATAGTAAATACAAGATTATCTGGACCACGGAGTTGTCTTTCAAGATCGATAATGAAATATTGCCATGTTCGTTTCGGATTATACGATTGCATACATATGATAAATCTTTCATCCCTTGCCATTACTTTCCAGGATTTCTTGTTATCCGGTATATAAATTTTATCGCCAACTTCTACCCTCATTTAGTTCCACCTCATTCCGTTCCCAGTGTTATAACATTCCTGTAAGAATAACGTAAATTTACCCCATTCAATCGGCCAACCGTAATTATCTTCCAATGGAGCATCTTTTATCAGATCATAAAGTTTTCCACATCCTTTTGAATCATAACTTCCATCTGTATCAGAAATCCAAAGGAATGAAACTATGTCACTATCTAAATGTTTAGAAGATTCAATCAAATCCAATTTTCGTACAATGTCTTCCATTTCATCACGACAATACCATATCTTATCACCTAATGTCCGATATAATTCACCATAATTTGGATCAAGTATGTGTGCAATTTCTTGACGCATTTGCTTAAAGCTCCCATAGGTTATATTAAATTCGTAATCAGAATTTTCTGCAAAGATTCTAATTCCCATAAGCCTACCTCAAATTTCGCGTTCTAACATCATAATGTTCACTCTCCTACGTAAACCAATTTCTCAATATAATCTCTACCTTCCCCACTGAAAATAGGAATGTTCGTATCTAAAATCCAACCGTTTTCAGTCTTAATACAACATGTTCCACGCTTCTCCGGAACAGAAAAATCATTCCAGTTAATTCCTTTCTGCTCATGCAACATTTCCTGAATATCATTGCAACTCTTACCATGAAGTTCCTTATGAGAGAAATTCGCTTGACCTGCCATCTGGATAGAGTTCCGAGTTGCATCAAGCTGTCTCCAATAGAAATAGTTTGTTACTTCTTCCTTTGGAATATTGAAACACCGGGAATCGAACATAGCATGTTTCGATACTCGATCATAGACACCACATAATTTGCAGAAATCTTCGTTTCGGTTATAGAACAATCCATGATCCTCTGTAGTCCAATCATCCGTGAGTTTTCCAAGTTCTTCTTCCATAGCCTTTACTCTTGCTGGGTATCCAATTTTATCATCATTTATGAAGAACATATGTGAAAGTAGATCAAATACAATATTAAACGACTTGGTCGCCATAGAAGCTGAAATGCTACAAATCTTCTGAACCTCATTATCAAACCATGCTTGACTGTTTAGATCACTATAATCTACAAGCAAAAGTGATATCTCATCAGATTGTGTATACCCTAATACACACCCTTGAATGTTCTCACATAAAGACTTCATTGTTTCTTGCATAGATCTCATAAGGATCTGGTCAAATGGTTTTTGAAATCCACGTGTATATGAATGGAATGATTTACCATCGATTCTTATTATTACTGGAGTTCTCCGAGTAAGTTTGTATTTTGTGATTGTTTCATAATTATTCTTCATTCTAATTCCGATATCATCATGTACTGGCATAAGTATTCACCTCGTTTCTTAAATTCTGTACTTCAGATGCATGTAAGCCTTACATATTCTGTTTGCATGAAAATTTTCGCCATATTGATACACAATAGGAACTACAAACCCATCGGTAGCGAGTAGCATCTGCATACATACATCTTGTGTTCGTGTATATCCTTGTTCTATGCTTATGATGATTCTATGCATCCAATCTGTAGGAAATCTCATCTGTATTCTAGCAATATTTCTTCCTAACTCATACATGCAGATTGGCTGATCGCTACTGCTATTTGCAAAATACATTGACAGTATGTCTGCTTGTTCTAACCACCGAAACTCCCACGAAATCTGGGTTGATGCTGCAGATGGATCATTGATAGGAAAATTGTCACGTCTCGGATTGAACAAAACAAGATCATCAAGTGAACCTGATTCAGGAGATGTATCCCAGTCCTGAAGTGTACGTATAACATTAGACTGCCAATCAGAACAATTTGTGATTCCACCTGCAAGAAACACTAAGATGTCAGTTCCTTTAGCAGTGTATTGTTCAGGTGCTGTAATTATCTTCATATATCGTCTCCTTACTTTAGAATTCTAGAACAACTACTCAATCCTCATAAATAGAATCTATTATGTTGCACTGGAACATTATCTCTTTAGCCCAGTTACGAATCTGCTTCACATCTGAAGTAGTCTGATTTGGTACACATTTCTGAATAGATTTCTTGATAGCATCTGTCAGTTCATCAATCCGTCTGTATGCAACAATGTGTGCAGAAGTCAGATTCGTTGACGCATCATGTAATTCTTTATCGTGCAAAAGTTTATCTTGCTGTACAAACCAACTATTTCCAATAGTGTCTTTTGGTTTACCAACATAAAATATAGTTACCAAAAAATCATTCTTTTCAGAATCAAATCTGCAAATGGCACCGAGTTCACCAGATGAAAGAAGACGTAAGTTATCACCGTCGCAAGCAATGATTATATGTCCACATTCACAACCTACAGTAATTGAATCGTTCTTTTGTTCAGAATATATGTAAGTTTCTTCCGGAAAAATCTCATTACAACCAGTTACAAAAAGATTTCTAGATGTATTATTTCGAATTAGCATCAAATCACCACCTTACTAAAATTCAACATCAATGCTGAAAGAAAATGTACAATCACCGGAAACATATCCGTAATTATCATATTCTTCTAAGACCTCTAGTAGCTTACACTTCGAACAAGCACAATAGTTTTCATAACGATCACACTCGCTATCAACATGGTCATCGGAACAATTCTTGCCAGTATGCTTAAATAATGGAAGAATGATGTCGCGGTGTTCTGCAATGTGGCGAACTAAATCATCGGACTCTTCCTGTTTCAAATTTTGTAGATCATTATGCAATTCTGCAATAGTTGCAGATATAGAATCCATTGTCTTTTCATGATATTTCGTCAATTGGATTTTCTTACCTACCAATTCATCAATCTGCTTGCGAATTTCATTTTCTGTCATGACCTCACCTACCTCAAAATATTATATCAGAATCGTCAATTTTTGTATTTTTCAGATACTTTTCCGTGTATAATACTCCCCAATTTGCTTTCATCAGGAACTCATCAATTCGATTGTAATCCGGTTTTGGTGGAAGTACGGAATGTTCTTTTGCATGTTCCAATCTGGATTCATAATCGTGAACCATATCAAAGAATTCCTTTGTAGGCTTCCCATCTTCACCAAGATACTTACCGTTTCGAATATCCATGAGCAAATCATGTTCTTTCTCACGATAAGTTACAATCTTACCATCAAGTAACAAATCTTCACACATCATATAAAGACGAAGCAGATGCATAGAATGTTTTGCAATCTTACCATGTGCAAGTGCATGATCATTCCGCTTACTGTTCTTATTATACTCACGTATAACTGTATTAAGGGAATTAAGTACAGATGCAAGATCTTCTGCCGGATAATCTTCTACATTAAGATCAAGAACAATCTTACCATCTTTCAGCTTCACATCTACATCATGAATGTTGTGCTGATATTCTAAGGTATCATGCATACCATTCAAAGTTTTTACAATGTGTGCATTATATTCTTCTTCAGACATTGCAACCAGTGATTTCTGCTGAAGCCGATACATCTGCTGATTTGCGTATCCCATAAATGATCCGATACATTTATTAGACAAGAACATATCGTAGTTGTTCAGGAGATCTACGCCCAAGGAACTCATATACAAGTAGTGTTCTGGTTTTAACCCTAGCATCTCAATTACATTAGGGTTGCAGTTAGTAAGCAGACTAACCACTTTCTTCAGTGAGTAAATCGTTGTGTCTGTTGGTTCATTACAAACCTGCTCAAATCCCCTATTAAGTAAAATATCCAGTGCAGAATTCAATGCTATCCCTCGAATATCAACATCTGAGGTTTCAATATTTGTACCGTAGGCGTAAGAACCGCCGAGTCCAACAAGAATAGGATCATGCAATTCCGGAGTTGTATCTAAAAATTCATACGGAGATTCATCAACAGAAATATTTAGTTTCCTCAGAGAACCTATTACATATTCTTTAAGTTTCATCTTTCACCTCCGTAGTCTTCATGTATTTGTAAAACTCATTTCTCAAGTAAATGATATCTCTTGGTATCAAGTCTCTCTGCTCTCTTGTTTCCGCATCATTGTATAACTTCTGACAGAACGAATAGAACATGTTAGCTTCGGGAGTAGTAAGTGACCCAGTTCTCCGGAAATATCCAGATCTAAGAACTTCATGTGCTACACCCCTCATAAATTTCCAAAAGTTGTAGTACTGAAGTTTTATCTTAACCATTTTACCTTCTGCATCTTCTATAACAAAACCCTCAATGATTTTTCCGTTGTATTCATAACACTCAGAAGTTACTTCGTTATACCAATCAACAAAATCACCCCAGTTAGCAATCTCAAATGCCTTTTCTTTGACCTTAATCTTGAGTGCAGATCCGATATTCAGAAGATTTTCGTAAGGAATCTGCTCAAACTTCATTGTGTTTTTCACTATAGTGAGTAAAAACAGTTCTGATTTTGGATACTCAATAACATGAGGATCATTCTTCATATCTACACATTCAAAAACAAATGAAACATCCTTGTCCTTACATATTTCTTTCATCCTATCTCTAGAAGGTTCAGACATTTTAGAGAACAGCATATTTTTGAATAGTTCGGCATAGTTTCCTGTAGGATTAGATTTTGTAGTTATGAAAAGATCGTCATTATCTGCATCATAGGATACAATTCCGAGGAACCCATTTTCCTTGACATAACAAGTTACAGGAAAATTCAATGAATACTTCAACATGTCGAACTTTGTTTCCAGCATTTCGTTGATATTGAAGAACTTATCATATGCCCGAGCAGCAACTTTCATACGTAACATGTCAATATAAAGGCCTCTTGCCTTTACTGTCTGCTCGTTCCAAACCTTGTCATAGAAAGCATCTCGTGTGAAATTGAATGAGGAAATATTGCCGAACTGCTTCTCAGTTACATGCTTGTTTGCTCGCAGAGCTAACACCACATCTGCAATGCTACTGATGTTGAGTTCAGTCTGTGTAGCAATTTTCTCAGGTTCTTTAAAAACATTGTTTTTGATCTCAACTTCATTAAACCCATTATGTGTCAGTTCGAGAATCCGGAGATGTCCACCAAACTCAACATCATTCTCAAGATCATAAACTCGGCCTCTAAGTTTCATAGGAGAAGCCTTTGTGTTTCTGTGTCCAAAAATCTGATACTGAGAATCTGAAGTAGTTCTCATCCAGGAATCTGCTACAGTTTCGTAATCGTCATAATTACCAACACCTTTAATCATCTGCTCTGTGGACATGAAGCTCAAGTTATCCGGAAGTGCTGCAATACCTGCATGAGATACAAATACATCCTTATTATCATACTTGTACCATGCACACTGTCCCAACTTGCGATACAGCTGACGAATCGCTTTTACATCAACATGTGCTTCCTCAAGCTGCTTCCGAGTAACCAGTTCGAATTCTTTGGACCTTCCTACTCCACCATGTGCATAGATCCAAAGCCATCTTTCATGGTTGCCTTCGAGAACAAGTACATTCTTCTTGTTAATAATCTGAGTGAACCAATTTACAACTTCAACATTCTCAATTCCGCGATCAATCAAATCGCCTACGAAGATGTACATTGTGTTGTCATCAAGTCCATCTTTGAAATACTCCATAAGTGCTGTATAGCAACCATGGATATCTCCAACATGCACAACCTTATCATAACTTGAAAAATCAACCTGACGCATCCAAATAGTATCAAGCTCCTCAGGCTTGATCACCTTTACACCGGAAGGAATCTTCTGAGTACCAAATCTTGAATACATCTTATCAATGACATACTCCGGAACCTGCTTGAGTACAGGTCTAGATGCATTCCGTCGCTTACACTCTTCGATAGGAAGATCTGTCATGTCAATACAGAAAATTCGGTAACGATAGGTATCGCACATCTCTTTGTAACGGTTGATTTCAACTGTCTTAGAGTTTGTAGCATCAATAACAGTGAATTCACCATTACGCATACGAATCTCCAAAAGTTTGAAAAGCATGTTCCAAACATCCTTTTCATTCTTCTGACTGATCTCTACCCTGCCATCTGCGGTCTGCTGTGCTGACTGACACTGAAGCCGAATTTCATCAGCTGAAAGTGCATAAGGACGCAATCCATTCTGATCGATGAATGTTGATTTTCCGCACCCAGGTGCTCCTCTAAATAACAAAAGTATTCTCATAGTCCTAACCCTCCTTTTGGATACTTGATACTTATTCCTTACAAGTATAAGTATATACTAATATGTATAAAAAGTCAATACACAAAATAAAAAATATTTTTACAAGATTCTTTCACGGATGACTTCCTACATGTTTTTCAACTCTTCTTGTATTTCTGTGTACCTTCTATCAAGAACTTCGCTGATTGCTGATTTCAGCTGCGCACGAGTTATATCATCAAGATGGACAAAACTCAATTCGTAGTAATCTGATCCTATAGAGTTATAACAAAATCCACTATCAGTGATTCGATACCACTTGCCAAATTTTTTCACTTTGCCATACATTTTAGGATACGGATATCCAATACATTTGATCCGCAGATTCCATATTGTATCTATTGAATCCTTCAGATTGTTTGCGTATTCTAATCTTTCCTCAGTCATATCTATTCCCCTACAAATTTATAATTGACACTTACATATATCATAACGATTTAGTAAACTAAAAATCCGGCACAGGCGATTCTGTGCCGGACATATTAAGTTAGTATATCTCAAATGCCTTGGTTTTCGGCATTGGATATCAAAATTACTTCTTATCTTTCTTTCCATCATCTTAAACAGATTGCAATTTATCTGTTTCCTTTAGATATATCTGATTCTGTTACTGTATACGTTTATGCACTACTATCTGCCTTTAACATATCCATCGTCATCAATGTTATCAACTAACGTAGTACCTCTAGCACTGTAACTTAATAATATAGTTTCGATCTTGTACCCACCATTTTTCTTAGCATACTGAACAGCTGCAAGCCATGCACCTTCGCTAGTATCATAGTCATGATCATCAAACACAGCTAAGATATACCCAGCACGATCAAACACAATATAGTTGGTTGTAGTAGTATCGCCAATATAAAACGAATACTTATCAACTAAATCCCTTTCTGCACTAGATTTTACATATTTCTTCATTTCTTTTTCTCCTCCCATCCGCTTAACCGGATAGCAATACCTTGTTTCTGTGCTTTCTTCTTAGCATCTTTACCATAGTATATCTTTCCGGTTTTACCCCATCGGTATCCACCGGATTTTGTTTTGTGTACTGGCATAGTTGTTTACCTCAAATCAATAAGATATTGTATCCACATACTCGCCACATTCCGGACATCGACCATCCTCTTCAAGAGGTATAGCACATCTTGGACAAAATGTTTGTCGATCAGAATCTTTCGGAAGTATGCTGGATCTATCATTAGCAATCTGTGCGTTTACAGATGTCACATAATAATGTGGATACATCTCTCTGGCCCGGTACTTTGCATTATTACAAGCTTTGGCTTCAGTATCGGCAGTTGTTTCTATGTATGTTTCCAAGAAATCTTGATGTTCATAATCTGCAAGTCTTACAGTACATAAATAAGTTGCGGATCTTATGTATCTCTTCATAAAACACCTCACTCAAAATTCGCCCTAAAATGTACATAAAATACATCATCTACACAATCATTTTCTGCATCTACCATATAGATGTCTTTTAAATCCGGTATATACTGCACACAATCTTCTACGAAGTTTGATAAATCCTGGAAGTAATCTTCCCAATCGCCATTCCCGTTTAATCCCCCCATAGGGAAAATTCTACAAAGGTTTTACCGAAGCGTTCTACTTCATTAAAAGATAGATTTGTGTCAGGATAATCTCTTTTAGATAAAACGGTGTTTATATCAGATTCAAAATTATTTTCTTTTGAACATTTTATGTAGCGTTTCATATCAATCCTCCGGATTGTACAATTCATAGATTATTATCGTTTCTCTAAAACTAAAATATCATCTGAGTATATGCCAATTTGATGCAAATTTCCTGAATTATCAAAATAATGTAAAAAGAACAAATCATCAGAATATGTAGGTCTACTTACCCAACCAAATCCACCAAAACACTTATCATCAACACAAACATTGTACTTTACGGTATCATAACTATCGGACTGATACTTTCTCTTATCACTAATACTCATTCTAAAATATCTATAAACAGTTTTGGTTAAGGTATCAGTACCTTCATATTCAGATGCTCTCACATATAACTTCATAATTTAATTCTCCTTAATCTATTATGAATCGTTTGTCTGGATATTACCATCATACTTACTGAGTATCCCACGCAAAATCTCGGCATGATTCAATTCATCAGATATTATCTCTCGGATATGATCTATCGATTCTCGATCATTATGTAGTTCAAAGAATGGAATCAACTTACCATATCCTTATATAGCATCCCACCCTCCTTGCAGATTCAATGCAATCTGAGATGCCGTGGTAAACTTATTGTCATTATCTAATACTATTGCAATATTAAAAGACGATTTAATATATCGTTTCATAAAATATACCGAAACCCTTCTAAATGATTGTAAGCAGACTTATATTTATATTAAAGGTTTTCTAAATATTATAACGAAAAGTCGGTAGCAATTATACTACCGACTTAAATGTTTAATCCTTATCACCTAAAATAGATTCCAAATGATTGATAATTGTTTCGGATGAATGTCCGTTACGTTTTGCATCTTCTATATATCCACGAATATTCATCAATGTCGAAAAATCTCGTAAGATTTCCTGCAAGGTTTTATATTGACAGCAAATATTATTATATCTGACATAATCATCCGGTTGATATTGTTTACAAACTTCATAAATAGGTATATCAGACATAGTATCAGATTCCTTTTTGATATATTCCTGTGGTTTTACCATATCATTGAACTCGACAGAAATTATCTTATTGGATAATTCAGATTTAATCTGTTCCCGAATTTCATCCTTTAAACTAAAGTTGTACTTAAGATATCTTTCAACCCATTCACCAATATAACTACCTGATGATGTCTGTGAATCAAGGTGCTTAAATACCTGTTCAATAGCACGTTCAACTTTATTTGTGATTTCCTTTTCTACTATATCCTTGATTGATTTTTGGTTCAACCCTGCATCTGCTAAAAGTTGACTAATTTGTAATCTCAATTCCCGTTTTTCTTCATTATACATTTTCATCACCTACCAATTCTTTATAAACTTTGAGAAATTCGTTTTAAATGATTTTATAACGAATTTCTAATCATCACTAATTATTAGCCAACAAAACTCACCAAGATGCGATGAAAGTTCTGAATCAATATTATGACCACCAACGGTGAACTGTTCAAGATCAAGTCCAGTAATAGTCCATTCGGAATATCCTACATAATCAAGTTGAAGTTTCAATTCACCAGATATATCTGAACAACCTCCAAAGGTTTTAAACAAAAATTCTGTTTGAACTTGATCCAAAGTACATTCTTTGTCTGAATAGAAGATAGAAACTGCGATTTTCGGCAGATAAGTTATTTTCTGTCCAAGTCCTTTGTTATACCGCTGATATCCGAAAGTTTTCTGAATGGAATCCGGTATGGATTCTATCCTATAACTAGGATCATCATCATGTTCCGCTAAACCTATAACATCATCGCAATCTTTATGTAGCCAACCATGCAATTCTAATCTCATTTTCAATTTCCTCCTACAGTTTATAACGATTTATCAAATTAAAAAATCAGCATACCAAATATGGTATGCTGATTATATAATTATACTTAAATCAAACTACAAACCGCATCAACTTATTCATCATAATCATCTATCAGATAGCCATTCTCAGATGCATCATCATAGACTGAATAAAGGTATTCTCGTTCATAGATATCTGGATCAAGAGCCTGAGAAAACTTATACATTACATACATAGCAACCTTACGATCTAAATCATCACTTTCGATGAATTCTGCTTTCGTATATGGCATACTACTAATGAATCCCGGATGACTTCCAAACTTATTTTCTGTATAATCAAAGAATGTGTCATCAATTTCAGATTCCATAATTTCTACAATATTAGAAGGAACATCAAAACTGAAATCAATCCAATCAGTACTATAATTGTAGAATTGTGGGCTTTCAAACTTATCTACAGTCAGATTGCTATATGGAATTCCAATATCGTCTAATGCTTCCTTGATATAATCATAGGCTTTATCCACCATCAACTGCTTGAACTCATCCCACATATCTTCATCGACTTCATATTGAAATTCGGTACCATAAGTATCTGGAATGATAATCGGGCAAATATCAGTATTCAGATGTATTCTTACAGAACCACCATTAGAATCTGCGCAAATATCTGTAGAAGATTCAATAGAATCTGACGTAATCATATCATAAAATGGCTGCCAATATCTAAGTAATTTATCAACACAGGAATCTACGTCATTCGGATCAATTTCAATTTCTGTATCGATAACCTTATCAGTTCCAACTTCTACTGGAAGTTTCCAATCACTGTAATTATCTGGCAGCCCATATTTACCATAATCCGGTGCAACTGCAACCTTACCCATCAATGTACCATCTACCCAGGAAAATACTGCACCATAAACATCACCAAGATACTTACCTAAATAAGCATAATATGTATCACCGAATTTAGGGTTTTCACCAGTCCCAATAGCACTATCAATGCAACTATATAGTCTATCCCTGATGACATTTGGGATAGAATTGCACAGTACTTTTGTAGTTTTAATATATCTTTTCATAAACAGTCTCCTATAAATGAGTTATATAGATATTAAAGGTTAAGTCAATCACAGGAACTCCCCTCATAATACTCACACATATATTTACCATCCATCTCATATACAGTACAACTGTATACACCATACCCACAAAGTTGTGAATCAGTAAATATCTTTTTCTTATCTTCGGGAGTCACGTACCCGCGATTCTCCATAGCATGATCGTAAATTTCCTTACTGATTTCTTTATGGCAACAATTCAACATATTTATTCCCCCCTTATAGATCACTGTTTAACATACCATGTTCTTTCAACATACGAATTGCTTCTGAAATCATGACTTCCTGCAAATCTGTAGCAAGATAGGTAATAAATGTACCTGACGCATCCGTATGTAAGGTATACCTACCATCAATGAGTACACCAGCTTCACCAAGTACGGACATAATCGGTACAATCGGTGTTGTTATTTTAATTTTCAGTTTTCGCGTCCTGAAGAACATATCCATGAACTCACCTCGTCTCCGGATAAAATCCCATAATTGCATAATACCGATTCTTATATCTTTCATGAACTGATCTACTTGCATACATCTTATAGTAGTCATACATATCTTCCGGCAGAGCATCAATAGAATCCACTTCCGGAATCTCTTCAATGTCACCATGGTACTTGAGATAACCTCTGCCAGTTCTTTGTACACGAAGATCCTGCCTATAAATATTCCACATAGTTGCAGGAATAGACCAATCCATATCATCAATATATCCTACTGACTTTAATACATCCCGAATGAACTGGTTTGTTGTGTTAAGTTCCTTGCGAATATCTTTAATAGATACCCCATCTTCAAACAATTCAATGATTCGTCTTTCTTTCTCATACATAATACTATCCTCCTTGAAATGGAATTTATTGTAACTACATAGTATCATACATACTGTGACAAATTTGTAAATATAAAATTTATAAATAGGAGAACTTTGTACATTAAAATGTAAGTGCATCCTTGATAGACTGCAGCTTGTTCCGGTAAGTATCACGATCATGCTCAATTTCAGCGATAATCTGTTTCAACCGGAATACTTCATTTCTATATTCGTTTGCAAGGTTCTGATTATAATTCCGGCTATCTGTCATAACCTGCAAATCCTTGCTAACATCTGCCAATGTCCTTTCAAGTTCTTCTGCATGTTTCCTACGAACATTTGCATACCGGATAATGCCGCCATCGCGTTTCCACTTGGCACACCACTTATCCTTGTCAAGATCACTCTCCATATATTGAGATTCAATTTCCTTGTACTCTTCAGCAGTAGGATCAAACCCTGTTCTCTCGATAAATTCACTTCTCATCATAGTAGTAACCCTCCTTATACATTATAAACTCTACAATTATCAGGATTAGCAATCCACTTGCCAATTCTCGGATTTTCAATTACCAGATATCCATCGGGTCTAACTTCACGGACAATTGCCAAATAATCCATGTTTATCACATACATACCTACTGAAAACTTCATAATGTTTACCTCCATATTGTGTTTTCCTCTATCTGTATATAAGTATATACTATAATATCACATATGTCAACATATTTTTTATAAAATATAAAAAAAATCTGTGATGATATACAACCATCACAGATTCTTACCGCCTACGGACAGACTCGAACTGCCACACCGGATTTCCGATTACTCAGAGATTAGCAATCTCCTGCCTTCCCATTAGGCTTACATAGGCAATATAGTGGGCCGGGTAGGATTCGGACCTACAATGTTTACCACATGGGTGACGGATTTACAGTCCGCTGACTTCACCAATTTGTCGCACCGACCCATAATCGCCGTGGCAGAGAATCGAACTCTGGCTTCCATAACAAGGAAGGACTGTTTTCAGGACAGTGTAGTGAGCCAACCACAATCCACGGCATTTATACAACTTATTTTGAGAAATGGTGACTACTGGGAATCGAACCCAGATCAATGGAATCACAATCCACTGTATTAACCATTGTACTATAGTCACAGTAGTCGCAGTGGGAATCGAACCCTACATCTCCGGATTGAAAGCCCGGTGTCGTAAACCATTTGACTATGCGACCATTATGATTAAATTGATTTCCTTATGATAATATCATCTATTGCTACACCAAAGGCATCAGCAAGGATTACCATGTTATCTATGGTTGGCATGGAATCACCACGGAACCACTTGAATATTGCCTGCGGAGTACCGAACCCGAAGATACCTTGAACATCAGATGTTTTCATATTCTTAGACTTCATGATATTCTTTATATTTGTTCCAGTTGCTACTGTATCTATTACCATCATGATGCTATATCCCCTTTCAGTAATTTTGAGTACCCACGATGGGATTTGAACCCACACCATATACATACTTTAAATATGTTGCTTCTTCCTATTGCGCTACGTGGGCAGATATGCCGGATAAGGGACTCGAACCCTTATGAGAGTTTTATACCTCAGTAGATTTTGAATCTACCATGTCTAACCAATTTCATCAATCCGGCAAATAGTACCCCCGGCAGGAATCGAACCTGCATATCTACTGATCCTAAGTCAGTCGCCTTTACCAGTTTGACCACGAGGGCATAGAAAAAGACCATCTATACGCTGTGTACAGATGGTCTTTTAGTTCTTCTGAAGAGTATATTTCAATAGATGAACTATCAAATCTTACCATTATCTGCACACGCAAATTGGAAAGCCAATGATGAATAGAGGCTTTCGGAAAGTTCGCTATGCAGATATAATGATCTGAATGTAGTCATCGCTGTTACCCCTTTATTTGATAATTCGATTATAATATAAATTCTTATAAATTGCAACTATACTATTGGTATATTTCAAGTTAGTTGCAAGTTAGTTGCAAGTTAGTTGCAAGTACAGACGGAGAGATTCGAACTCTCAACCAAAGGCTTAGAAGACCTTTGCGCTGATCCATTGCGCCACGCCTGTATGAATCTCCCACGGCAGGACTCGAACCTGCAACCACTCGGTTAACAGCCGATTTCTCAACCATTGAGATACGTGGGAATACAAGTACCGCATCAGAGTTGAACTGATCTCTATAGTTTTGCAGACTACATGCTTCCCGGAAGCAGACGGTACATTATATCAGCCGATTCTGGAATTGAACCAAAATCTGATGAGTCAGAATCATCTGTGTTACCATTACACCAATCGGCCATGCAACTTATTTGTCCAACACGTACAGACAAGTTATAGCAGGTCCTGCACGTTTCGAGCGCACACCATCAAGGTTGGAGCTTGATATGCTACCATTACACCAAGGACCCGGAGAAAGTGGATGTGGAGAGGTTTGAACTCTCGGCTTGATGCTTAAGAGGCAACTGCTCTTCCAACTGAGCTACACATCCATATACAGGACGCATTTTGGTTTCAATGATTAAAAGTCATTTCCAAAAGATTTGCTGTATGCGTCCCAAATGGGTGTGACAAGATTCGAACTTGCGGTATACAGGTTAAAAGCCTGTTGCCATACCACTTGGCTACACACCCAAAAATTCAAGGTGGTGGATTCGAACCACCGGCAATCTGCGTATCAGACAGACACTCTAACCAACTGAGTTAACCTTGAGTGGTCTCGGATAGTTTCGGGCTATCGACACTCTGGGCTTCAACCAGATGCTCTTCCTCTGAGCTACGAGACCAAAATTAAAAAGCCATGAGGCTGATGCTGACTGTCAGACCCATGACTTTTCTTCTCTATAAGGTATAAGATAGAAAATATGTTAGATCATGTAAGACAGTCTATAGATTCAGCACAATTAAACCAGTTTTTATAACAAAACTGATTTCTAATGTTCTTAATCTGGTTGCTAATAGACTGATACATCATCTTCTTATTATCTCCTTTCCTTATAGATGTAGTTGCAGGGACCGGATTTGAACCGGCAACTTTCAGTTTATGAGACTGAACTGCTTACCATTGCATCACCCTGCGATAAACTTGAAAATGTCAGATTCGAACTGCGCCTCATGCTCCCAAGGCAAGCGTGCTACCATTACACCACATTCTCAATAATTAACGATCTAGCAGAGAATCGAACTCTGATCTCCGGATAGACAGTCCGGTGTAATAGCCTTTATACCACAAGACCGTATAGCTTCCACTCGGATTCGAACCAAGATTTACTGATTACAAATCAGTAGTCCTGCCATTAGACGATAGAAGCAGAATATTTGTCTTGAGATTACAGACAAACGTAACACTCATTAAAACCCTTATTTGTTAGGCTTATATCCACGTACCTTTCAATACGTTAGTGCTATGCGTACCTTTAAGGTGGCTATACCTTCATAATTCAGAACTACTCGACCTACTTTTCGACCTTAAAAGAGTTGTACGGACTCTCCTAATGTCTACTTGTTCGATCAAACAGGTTCACCTTGCGAGTTCCCCTGTTCCACATTACATTACTGCTGTGGACTTAACGCATTTTCATTCTGAACCCCTACTGACTTTTGCTTTTTGGCGATTTTTGTTGGACTTGAACCAACTACCTTTTGTTTAGAAGACAAATACTCTACCCAATGAGCTAAAAAATCAGTATGTTGGATGTAGATGTGCAGTAGGTTTAGTTTCGTAATCTTTTGAACTACAAAATGCTAAACACCTACGATGTACGTTCCTTTGCATCGTACTTGTACTGCCATTTCTGACTGGATATCACCCTTGTTTGCTAAACTCGGATTTATTACCCATTAAATGTCTAACTACCATATCCGTTTGTTTTGCATGTTAGTTAGCCCTTGCGGAGCCTTGTTCCCATCAGTTGACCTAAAACAAGTTTCTCACTAACCAAACAAATATAGCATTGAATCCACCTATGGTGAACTTAGATTCCTTTTCAGAATCTATTAAGACAAGTATTGCATACTCTTACCGTTTCCGGCGATAGGCTTACCTTCCTACCTTTCGATATATTACTATACCATATAGGCGTATGCACCATTGTAAGCAGATAGTGAGAATCGAACTCACATCCTTAGTTTGGAAGACTAATATAATAAACCGTTATACGATACCTGCATGTGCGAGTGAGAGAAGTGCCTGTTCCCCTCACTCAGATTTTAATTTTTTGTAATCAGTAGAAACTGATAGTAGACCATATAGGAGTCGAACCTATATCTCTTCATTCGTAGTGAAGTGTTCTATCCGTTATACTAATGATCTAGTGCAGATAGTAGGGGTTGAACCTACAACCACTTCCTTGTAAGAGAAGCACTCTCCCAGTTGAGTTATATCTGCAAATAGTGGAACCGATGGGGATTGAACCCACAACCTTCTGCTTGCAAAACAGATGCTCTCCCAATTGCGCTACGGCCCCATAATGTAAAAATCCGTCTTACCCTATGTAGGATATAGACGGATTCTTCTATGAGGTGTAACTTATGAAGAGATTTTCCACTACCTTCGTCTATATCCTATGTACTTGGCGACTTTTCGATTCCATCCAGTTCTTCCTGTGGCGATAGCATCTGGATCTACCGGGGCATCAAATTTGCATACGAAACTAAACCCGCGTGTTGCAGGATGATCCACGATCATTGTGAAGTTGATAGTTTCGTAAATCTTCATAATAATTCTCCTAAAAAATTTAGTGCCTATATCTCCATCCGATAACACAAAATGGAGAGACAGGCACTTCTCTCTGGTAGTATAGTAACATATTGTGGATTAGATGTCAACAGGAAATTTATTTGGATTCAAATATTCCCATCGTATAGTTCCAGAATCGTAAACTCTTACATATCCATGTTCTTCCATAATCTGCTTTTCAGTCTTTGTTAGATCAAGAATTTCATTCGGAAACAGCCTGTGCATATTCGATTTCTGACAAGACACACGGTTAAGATAAGTATCATCTGAAAGATTTACCCACACATATCTTGGGGAAGAAATCCGATTTGGTACAAAACATAATTTATCATACATGTTTCCACGTGTATGTGCCACATCTGAATAAGATATAATCCGATCATATTCGTAATGATTTATGAAATACTTCAGCAATTTCGAAGCACCACCAACAACAGATGTATTCAGTTTGCTACAAAATCTTGAAAGTTCCCAAGTATTGCTATCAAATTTCTTACCAAGTGTCTTACGAATATGATTAAATGTCATTACTGATACAAGTTCATTTGTATCATTTGTAAATAAACCTAATCGTACTTTAGCAGACATACTACCTTGTCTATGATTCTGGTTCAAGAAAGCCTTACACGTATTAAAATCTATTTCAGATATATAACACCTTCTTGCATAAATCTTAGTATCCGTCTTACCAAGCAAAGCAGCAATCATTGATTTTATAATGTTTTTCCGGTAAGTCCATTCATACCCAAAAATGTGGAACAGAAAGATACCATTCTGCTCTGCAAGAACAGATTTCATCTGATGATATTTATAATCCTTAGGTTCATTCGTCCATGGATCACCAATAGAGGAATTATGCGTAATAGTAGGATTACATTCAATCCCAATTTTATAATCCGGTAAATAGATATCTATTTCATATGGAGAAATTAGATTTCTATCATGCTGAATTATGATACAATTTGGATTGATAGATGTAATCATATCTATAACGTCCAATTCAGCCATAGATTTATGATAAGAAATCATATGCTGCAATCCATTGGTGTTCACATGCGCACTTATGGTCGAAATAGTTACACCAGTATCCCTTGCCACCTCTGTAAGTGTCGGCTTATGTTTATATGTAGTTTCAATAAACACTTTTGGGTTATTTCGAAATTCCATAAACACATCTACTTTAGATGGATCAACAATTTTAGACTCCATATTGTATTTAGAAGAATTGTACCACTCTGTACCATACTTAGCCAGATTTGTAGATTTCTTCCTCTCAGTCAATCCTGGAATATGTGCAATATTGTCGACACCATATTTATCTAATAACGACTTCTTAATATATTCCTGAATCATCGGTGATGAAAATACATTCTCAACACCGTAACGATTCAAATTCGTTACTTTTATTTTATTTCTAACATATTCAGAAGCTATTGCATATTCATTTCCATACCTATCCAAATTTGTTTTTCGTTTTCTATCAGAAATAACTTCACTATGTGCTGGATTATCTACACCATATTTTTCGACCATAGTGGATTTATATTTTTCATCAAGAATTTTGGAGTCCCTAAAAATTCCACCATATTTCTCAAGTTTCGTTGTAGTAATCTTATCGCGCAATTCCGGACTTGCCATGCCAAATCCACCATATCGCAATTCTGAAGTATGTCTCGCTTTCTCTAAAACTTCTGGATCACATGTTGGAGACTTACCACCATATCGTTCTAAATTTGTATCATCTACTTTCTTACGGATTTCAGTATTCTTTAATGGACTTGTAACACCATATCTTTCAAGCATAGTAGAATTAAATGATTCTTTAAACTCATCTGTCTTCGAATAATGATCTACTCCATAACGGTTCCTAATAGTTTCCCTAATTTTGCCTTTGCCATAATCTGATGCAAACACATTTGTAGCACCATATCGTTTTAAGGACGTTTCTTGAATCCTTTTCTTCCTACATTCTTCAGAACAAGCCTGTGGTCCAATACACATTTCCTTAATCTCTACTTGCTTTCCACAAACAGGACATGGACCATAATGCTTATCATAACAATACTCACGTCTTGCTGAATCAGTCTCAAACTCCTTACCACAACATTTACAAATCTTCTTAAAATGCTGAAGTTCACTTGCATTTGATACACCATATCTACGTTGCATAGTTGCCTGTGTCTTTACAACATTATCTTTAGCAATACCAGATACTTTCATATAAATTCCGCGACATTTGGATGAACATGTTTTCTGAGTATATGGATGATGTAATTCAAATTCTTTTCCACAAACAACACAAACAGCAGTATGGCAATCTGCACACACTGCTGTTTTACGTATAGCTTCAAACTCTTTTCCACATCTAACACAGATGTATTTTTTCATATGAAATTACCTCCTGTATAGGTACTTAATTATATAAAGGTGGTAATCTTTGAGATACAGGCTCAAGGAAACCCTGGCCGGGGCTGTCCCACCTAAATATTATAACGATTTATAGTTTTAAAAATTACAGTGCAGAGAGTTCAATACCGGCTCCTGCTGGAAGTGCTACAAGGTCAACATAGATATCGTTGATGACACCGTTAACAAGTAACCAAATCTTACCAATTACAGTATTAGCATTTACCCTATCTTCTGCATTGATATCCGCAGACATTTCAACCTTGTAACCTTCAATCGCACCAACATTGACCATAGTATCAAGGATTGGTGTTACACCAGCATAAAATGATGAATAGGCGTCCCCGTTATTGTATTGGAATGTAATCGCAATACCACATCTATATACAACATCTTCTACCGCATTTACAAGGAATCTTGTTGAAAGATTTGCAAGTGCCTGATAGGTTGCAGGTGGTACTTCAAATAATGTGGAATTACCCCAAATGTTTGTACCAAGGTCTGGGATATTTGTAATTACATTTACAGAAGCACCTTCCAGTTTCTGCCACTGATCCAGAACTTTCTTAGGAACTGTGTAATTCATCTTTCCAATCCGAAGGTTATGTTTCCTGTTAGTAGGAAGTGCCCATTCATATTGGATTGCCTGATTCAGAATCTGTGCTCTCTGGATAAGAAGTGCAAGCATAGAAGGTGATGCTTCGCGCATTGCGCTTGTACCTACATATGTGAACTGTCCCCAAGGTGCGAAGAATCCACAATGTGACTGGAAGAGAGATGCGTTTGTTTCAAGCATTGCACCCTTAGATACTACTCTTGCAAGTTTCTGGATATAACCTTCTCTGTCAAGATCATTCGGATTTTCGATATGAACATACTTACGTTCAATGGACTTTGGTACATCAATGAATCCGGTTGCACATCTACTATAATATGCTACATCCATTAACTTCAGATGAAGCGGTGAACATGGGAACATGCATGTATCTTTTCCATCTTGGTCAATAATGTCATTGATTACATCTTGAGATAATCCATACATTGTAAAGTCTTGATCGTCCCAACCAGGACTAATTACACGGTTCGGATTGTAGGATAACTTATCTTTCAGAAGGTCATATACACCGCCAAGGTTTGTTCCATCAGAACCTGTGATATCAAGTCCTACTGCATGAGTTCTTACCCATTCTTGATAATACCAAATGTTCTTCATTGTTGTATTGGCATCAATGATAGCCTTACCAATACCCTCATCTGATCGAAGCCAAACATACCTATATACTGATTCTACTTCTTCACTTGAACCACCAAGTTGGAAATCACATGCCCACTTAAATCTTAACTGCATGATTTCTTCAAACTTAGAAAGAACTTCATCGGTATCCGAATCTGTGTCTGTATCTGAATCTGTACTATTGAACAGTACGTCATCGTAGTCAGATCCTGTCAGAGCAGGGAAATAATCTTTTGCAGTAGCAGACTTTTGCTCAGTACCGAACTTCAGCCATGTTTCAAAATGTGTAGATGGGTAATCCGGTTCATCTGTAACCTGTTCAGAATCTGTGTCTGTATCAGTATCTGTATCAGATTCTGTATCTGTGTCAGACTCACTATCAGATGACGGATCATCTGGATATGTATAAGTAGATGGGTCACACCATACAAGATTCTTAGGTGCATTACCAAGTGCATCTTCAGATTCTACAACTTCACCTTCTACACTTGTGATTGTCCAGAAATTAGATTCAACCTCGGTGTAGTATGGAATTGTATCTGTCTGATTATTAATATCAAACACAAGTGCTTTATTTTCTACAGAAGAACGAACACCGCTTGCATCTACTACATAGGTTACAATAGTCCAATAGAACTTATTGTCACGTGTTACAGAATCCATATACTTCTGCTTTGTAACAACGATCTGAATGTTGTTACCGAAAGAACCCGGATACTTTGTTTCAAAATGTACTGTACCATTTACCTTGTAATCACCTGTTGCAGCATCGATATCATACCCATACTGTTTCATAACACCAGTTGCCTTACGACCTGGGCAGATACGACAGGTAAGTACATCATAGCCAGCAGACATAAGTGTTACTGCCATCTGATAGGAATTATCTTTTGCAAGTCTATAAACACTTGCTGGACCTCTGTATGTAGATACGAAAGATTCAAGACCTGCCTGTGTTGCTGGGAATCTTCTCCATACAGTGTTTTCAAGCATCTGCTCAACTTGATCACTTGTCGGCATTTCACTTGTTCCAGATGGATTAAAATATCCTGGACCCCAGCAAGATGTGATTGGCAGTGCTACTGTAGCATATGAGTTTGTGCCAATATTCCATGTGTAATTTTGGCTAATCTCATTGATGACAATTTGTGCCATTATGCATTTTCCTCCTTAGTAGTATTTTCTACTGATTTAGTTTCTTCGGAAATCAATTCCTCTGTAGATTCTACAACTGTAGTAGGTTCAACCTGAGTAGAAATTAAATCAATGGGATTTGGAGTATTACGTTTCCGTTTCCGCTTTGATTGATTCTTAACAGGTTCAACAACGGATTCTACTTTTGGAACATGTGTCTTTGGAACCTCAATCAGTTCTATTGATTTTGTAGATTGCTTTACCTTAGGAGGTTCCTTTGGCAACTGTTTTGGTGCAGCTACAAATTCAAAGTTTTTATATGTAATGTAACCAGGTACTTCTTTAATTTCACCCGGCTTGAAGGTTACGCCATAAAATGTTTTCGTGACGACGGAGTTATTCTTATAAAACATCCTACTTCTCCCTTCTTATTTTCATAATAATATAAAAGGTTATGAATGCGAAACGGAAGTTGTTGTTCCATTTGGATTCTTTACATCGGTTTCAAATTGCAGACGTTTCAAATGAACAGGTGTGTAATGCGCCATAACTGCGCCATCTACATGTAGGGTTATAGATGCGGAATGCAATCTACCTTCCTGTAAATAGTTGGATGTTGTTGAATCCCAACTAATACTTTCGCTTGGATCAATTCTAAGACCGCACCGAATCTTACGTTTAGATTCATAAGGTATTTGTATTGTAACAAAATACTGTTCTGTATATTTGAAGAATAATTCTCGGATAAGTTCATCAACATCAGCGGTATTTGTTCCAATACAGACCATAGTATATTGAAGTTTAATTGGGACAATCTTTTCGTAATAGATATTATTTGTCTTACCATCAAATACAGTAGCAACACCCTTATGTAATCTTGTAAAATTCATAAGGTCTGCATCAAATGGAATATCATCAGACCTTGTTAATGCAATCAGTGGATAATGGATTTTATCATCTTGAACTTGTGCAGCAATTGAAAATACATTATCAGGCGATACTACGGATACAACAGAATCACCATATTCGTCTTTGTCAAATGAATCTTTTATATCGTTTACAATCGCTTCATCATATACCCATAACATATAGAATCAATCCTTTCCATTTGGACCACGGAAGTTAGGATCCATATCTTCCTTGGTGTTATGATATTCACCCCTATAATCCAACTTTGGTTTAAGGAAGTGATTCGATTTGTCGAATTTCTTCTGAACTTCTTTCTTTGTATATCCAACAGGTTGATCTTCATATACAGGAACTACCTGACATACAAGATGATCCGGTGCTTGAAGGTCATAGGATATTTCAATTACACGAAATGTACGTTCTGGCAATTCTGAATATTGTCCGGCAATACGGAATAAGCTATCTTTCTGAAGATGGGGCAAATTAAAACTACAGTGGATGAGGAATGGTAAATCCTTATCGTTTTCTACTACCCATCCATATCGTTTAAAGGTTTTTACTTTCGGATTCCCTTCAAAGAATATGTGTATAGGTATAATATCAGAATAAGAATCTATAACAGGTTCACCATCTGCATTAGAACTTGGTTTGTGTGGAAACTGATAACTTGCTGGAATACCTTGTAGCTCTAATGCTTCATCATAGCGTTTCCGCATTAAAAGTATATCAGGACCTATAAGATTAGTTGCCATATGCATCACCTACCTGTTATTGGATCTGAATCATCTGATCCGCATTATCTTCAATAACATCCTCAATGTTAAGCACATTACCATAGAGCCAATCCCATCGGAAGTTCTTAGTCCTACTTGTATCAGTAAGATTGATTGCAGTTCCTGCGTTAAGTGCTTCTAAAAATTCTTTTTCATTTGCACTATATCCATTGTTCAGCCAATTCCCCAATGGATTTGCCTGAAATGCAACTATCTTTGTATCAGATTCTTGAGAACCATTTTCGGTATAATGCCATACATTAAGTACACGAATCTTATCATATCCGAGTTTATCCAATGTGATAAGATAGTCAAGTAGATTACCACTTAATGCAGTAATTGGTTCATAGGTAATATAGAATCCGTACTTATACAATTCTTTTAAGATTTCTGTTGGTGATAATTCGGATGCACCATAGGCATCTTCATCTGTAATTAAACTACCTCTTGCCTGAAGTACACAACAGAATAATACACCCATAGTTGTATGTTCTAATGAGATTCGGAATCCACGAAGTTCTTCGTTATTGAAGAAGTCAGTTATATGGATTCTGAGTTCTCTGCTATTATTGGATAAACAATTTGGAAGTTGTCTCCAACTTGATATTTTATACCGCAATGGTTCCTGTAGACTCATCTTGTGAACTCCCTTTCGTTTCCCTTACATACTTCTTAAGTTCAAGTTGGAAGGGTTTTAAAAGATCAAGATTTACATCTGGATACTGACTGAAATATTCTGCAATCATATCAATCTTCAATTTGAAATACAGAATCCTACGTTCTTCCTGACTTATCTCCGGATGTCGTTCTGCAAAGATAAAGTATCTTGTGACTACACTTGAAAATGCCTTGTGTACTGTCGGATCATCCTGTGTAAGTTCAGCTTTCTCTATGGTTCTAAAATTACTTGAATTGTATTTCTTTATGTCCGAAAAGAATAATTGTGTTAATTCCAAACTACTTAACATTAAAATTCACCCCCTCCACTCTCTTCAGTAGGTTCTTCTACATCAACATGCCAGTTTACTACATCTGCACCAGTCTGAGGTAATGCTTCAGACAAAAGTTCTGTGAGTGGTGTCTTATATTTATCTGCATCTGTGATTCCAAGATCTTTAAGAAGCTGGACAACAGATTGTGCCTGAGCAAGTGCAGAATCACGCTTTTCAAACTGTACCGTAGATTGTGTAGTGATGATTGGATTCATATGAAGTTGAAACTGATTTACAAAACCACTATAATTTCTTGCTGAGAAATATTTATTCAGTGCATCAGTCCAACCCTCCATGTATGCAATTTCAAGTCTCTGTAAAGCATTAGCATAAAGTGCTGACCTCTGAGAAAGTACAGAACCTGCACCACCAAGCCCCTCATTGGATGAAAAGTTCATCGCCTCTTTCGGTACACCTAATACAGAAAGTTTCTTATTCTGATAGTAGTCAAGCAACTTATTATCTGCATCTGTAGCATCTGCCATACTAAGATCTGTAATTGAAAGTGCGTCCTGCCCATTTACACGTGCAAGATAGATAAGATTGTTTGGACTTTGTGGATTAACAAAACTCTGCGCATCCCCTGTAGCAGTATTAAGGGATAACTGTTGTTCGATCATATCCTTTACCTGCTGAAGTGCAGATTGAATTTCTTCTTCCTGAGAACCACAATCAACATTCACAAACTTAATGGTTCTTGCCATAGAAGAAAGAAGTAAAGCATCCTCTAACAGACTAAGTGTTTGTGTCGGTTGTACTGCCTGTGCCATAAGTGGTTGAGAAAATTGAATATCATATGTTTTCAGATTTCCATCTTTATCTTTCGTATCAATGGTATAGTCACCAAGAAGTCCACCAAGTGTAAAGTGAATACATGCAAGTTCCGGTAAGATAAGTTGGCTATTCATATCCTGACCATCCCTTGGATCCATAATGAATCCCTGTGGAGCACCATGATACCACAAATGTACGATATCTTCTGGTGGAATCTTATAAGATGGGATGATGTCAAAATCATCTTCTGGTATCGTATTGTTATCAAGAACAATACCCTTCCTACTATAGGTTCTCGAATCTTCCCGATACATATAAGTTGTTGGAAGATATAAATTCCCTATAGTGGCAAGTTCAAGGATGTGGTCTCTGGCATATCGGTTAATGTTCCACTTCTTAAATAGATAATTTATAATTTCTGCAACTTCTTTGTGATTATCATCCAATGCAGTTGCCCAAATGATTTCACCTGCTGTATTCGCAGTTGTTGCATCTGTAGCATAGTATGATAATGCTGTACTAATCTGAGAATCAGCTGCCAATGCCCTCATAGTATCAATCTGTGTTTTAATATCGGCTACACTTGTGTCACCACGTATATCGGATATACGATAAAGTGAACCTGTGACGATTCTGCGTAACCAAGAACCTTGTTCCTCATATCTAGATTTCTTAGGTATGAGTTTATCAAATAACTTAAAGGCCAATTTTAGAACCCCCAATCAAATTATTGTACGATATCTGAATCAATTCTATATGTGCTGAAGAAATCAGATTCTTCCATAATAGGTATATTCAATTTCTTCGATTCACCAATTGCATGACCATTTACATTTTCTGGAACATCACCAACAACAACACAATCAACTGACTGATCGAACTTTGTGTATACAGTTGCAGAATATCCTTCAAGGATAGAGATTATATCTTCAGTAGTCCCATGGAAGAATGTTCCGGTAATATAAATCTTTTTATCCCTAAATATAGGTGAACCATCAACATGTTTCTTCGTCTTAATCAGTTGTACATTAGACAGGTGAAGAAGTTCAACACAATCAGATGAATTTTCTGGTACGTTGAGCCAAGCAATCAATCTTGAAAATGCATTTTGGTTTAAACCTAAGTCAGAAACAATTGTCTCTGGATGTGTTACATAGTAAATATATGCTTCCTCAGAATTAGCGCATCCAATACAAAGTTCCTTTATCTGTTGACTTCCAGGAAGAACATCTTTTGGTATAATTGCACGTGCAGCGTCTTCAAGAGTAACTTCAATCTCGGTATCCTTATACTCATCAAGTTCAAGTACATCCAAAATACCAAAAATGTTACCGATTTCCTTTGTAACTTCCGTATATCTATCGAAAGACATTGTTGGAAGTCCAAGTGTATTGAGCATTTGCACAACTCTCGGATATAAAACAGAGTTGCATTGTGGATCTTCACACTTAAATGACCGTACATTTGCAGATGGAACAATTAACTGTTTCCCACAACTGGAACATGTAATCTTCCTAGGAAGTTTGTTTGCACGAATTTCGTTCTGTACATATATAAAGTTACCCTCCGAATTGCAAACAACATTCGAATTTTTCTGGATATCATTATGTACAACCTGTGGATACGGTACACTGTGTACCGTATCAGATGATTTTTCTTTAACATCGCCAAGAATATTTCCGCATTGATCCACAACGCACTTAACAGAATCAACTTGGAACATAGTAAGTCCAGTTTTAGGGTAAGTAACAGAACTATCTCTATGAAATACAATGTAACTTGCAATCAGTGGATATCTAAATGGGAAGTTCCGCTTTGCCATAGATTCAAACTTTGATTCATCAAATTCTGTTGGAATAACGAATCCTGGAAGTGTTGCAAACTGATTCATGACAAGCCACTGATTCGTAGCAACTGCGGTCATATTTACTGTATCATAAATACCATGCATATCACCTGCATATACTGAAAATCTATTCGGATCATCCATATATGCATGAAGGTATTTGTCCATAACACAGTTAGGTATGATCCCACGATTAAACTGTAATTCAGAACTATATAATACCGCACGAACATAGCAGATTCTACCATTCGTATTTGCGTGATTTGGAATCTGCTTATTGATAAGCATTTTAGTGAGAACCGGATTTGTTACATCCTTCCACTGGTTTTCCTCATGACCAGTATAAACTTTATCGACTGGTCCACGTTCGCTATACTGAATAGTAATAGGAAGTCCAAGTGGTACTAAAGTTACATACTCGCCTGCCTGAAGGTTTCTTGCAAACATTTTTGTTACCTCACTTTCTTCTGTTAGGATTAAAATTATTTATCATTGGGAACATGGGTAATGTTCCTTGTTTACTACTTCTCGGTTTATTTACAGCAGCCATTGCAGATATAACAGATTTTGGTGCCGGAGCAGAAACTACATGTTCAGTAGTAAGTGTATAACATGCACCAGCCAAAGAATCAGAAATATCTTTTGAACCTTTCTTTCCACCATTCATTGTTGTAGGGTGGTCAATTTTATTGTTTACCCTCTGTAAATGAATAAGTTCATCATCTCTCAATTCATTTCTAACTAATTCTATTCGTTGGTCATATAGAATACTTCGTAAACCTATATACGGTTCATCCGAACTATCTACGGATACTTTACTGGTTATAAACCCTTGAGCATTTAAAACTTCTCTCATGTAACTGGATTGATATTGATCAGTTGAAATTGTACCTATGGTAAATCCTTGTTTCCGTAACCACATAAGAAAATTTATAACTTTCTGAAATGATAACCTATCTCCATGTGGTGCTTCGATTCCTACAGAGAAAACTTCACGAAAGAATGGCATTTGGATTTTCTTACCATCAAAATCAGTAACAATTTTGCTACCATCAACACATACACCAGTTATACCTGTTCTATCATTCGTTTCTGATAAATCAAGATGTATATTCATAATTCGTGATAGCAAAATTTTAGGAACAACTTCTAAATGGAAAAATTCTTCAATAGTTTTATTATCTTGCGTACCTAATGATATTGTATCTGTATAAAATGGATTATATCTTGTTGTAGATAAATTCGGCGTAATTGCTTCCTGTGTGATAAAGCCCATAGCACCGGCTACGGATCTTCCGGCTATGTCTCTAAGTGCTATATCATAATCGGCAACAAAGTTCCTACGGAATTCTGCCGGAGCTTCCATAACTTCATAACCTTGTTTTATATATTCTTGCCTATGTTCTTCATCATCATTTTCTTGTGGAATGACAAATCCCTTCTTATATCTATCACCAACGGTGAAGTGAAACACTTCTGAACTAAATCTTTCTTTTGGTTGAACTATCCATTGTGGTTGATCTACTAAATATAGGTGGGAATTTCCTGCATTTTGTTGAGTTTCAATATGGTCTGATAGGAAGTCAGAATCTGTATTTTTTGATGATGCAGCTATGATTTTCCCATAGACATCACCCTTTAATCGGAATGTACCAGATACACGTGCATTTACTGTATCATATAGATGTTTCATATGTTCTTTTGCTAATGATATATCCTTTACACCAGACTTAGCAAAGTTAGTTTCATCCATCATGCAGCACCAGATCTGCATACCAAGGAAATTAGATGCAGATGATCCAGCAATAATTTCTATATCACCATCAGGCATGTATATCTGATTTACAGTACCACGATTCATAGAACCATGTTCCATAAACCATTTGGAATGTTTTAATGCTTGGTTAAACTCTGTAAATGCAACTCCGGCGGCCAAGTCCTTTGTCAGATTAGCAAATGCTAATGTAAGTTTTGAATTTGGTTGTAATCCAAAATATCCTTGTGGATCACGATAAAGCATCAATTTATATAACATATATGCCATAATCTTTACAGAGGTTGATGTTTTACCGATACGTGTTGCTCCACTAAGTATAATTTCGTTATATTGATTTCCATGGTTGAATATATCCGTCAAAGTTTGTTTCCAAAATGGATATACCATTTCACCATTCTTAGTAGTTTCTCCAAGATAATATGGATCACAGATAAATTGCTCTATGGATACAGGAACTTCCTTAAAATCTGCAAGCCACACATTTCTATAAGTTTCAGAATCCCCTGTATCTACAATTTCTTGAAGAATCTGCCGAAGTATCATCTGTTCATCATAAGAACAGGTACTATATATATTTTGAATTCGCTCGATTACGGATTCATCTATCACTTATTCTTCACCTTCTTCTTTGGTTCGGAGGATTCTGATTCTTCAACTTCCATAGGTCCAAGTATTGATAATACTTGTTGTGCGCTTGTACGTAACTTATCTCTAGATGATTTAGAAAGTATGCTTGCCCCATCCGGTGCAGATTGCACAGATGGAACTTCTTCAATAATGTATTCTTGAATATTAAGATATGGCTCAAGTATCTTGTGACTTTCTATCATATTCTTTTGTAGTTGTTCCTGCAATTTAAGGAGTGTAGCCCATGAAGTAATATTGTCGGTGTCAATCGTATCAAGTCTTCGTTCGATAGATTCATATAACTTCTCTTCTATACGATCCATCATATCCAAGTATCGTACAATTCTTGTAATCTGATGATATACACGCATCACGGTTATCCGTCGCATAGTCTGACTCACAGAATAAGAATCATCTGGACAACACAATAAGGACGTGCGCATTTTCGCCACGTCCTCACGTTGTTTCTGTATTAATGGATCTGACATAATAGATGCCGGAAGAGTATCAACGGTTTTGACGTTCTTCATTCTGTATTCTCCTTATATATGAAATTATCCCATCCTTTGAAGATTTTGAAGATCAAGAAGGATTACACTAAGATCTGCAATTTCTTGCTTTGCATACTTATCACCATTATTTGCAGCATCACCTAATGCATCAATAGCGTTTTTAACATGATTAGATGCAAGTGAGTAAAACTGCTTTGCAAGTCCAAGGTTCTTTTTTGCTTCAATATCTTCTGTAGAATCTTCTTCCAAATCATTAATATCTTCTACAGATTCTACGGATTCAGAAGATTCTACAGACTTTGTGGAATCACATTCTTCAATGGGAGTTTCTTTTGTTTCTTCTATTTCTTTAACTTCTTTCATCTGTTCAGATTCTTTTACTTCTGCATTGCATCCAGCATCTACACAATCTTTCTTTTTCTTTTCAATCTTCATTGAACCGTCTCCTTTACCATCCAAAGTTTTGCATATGGTGTATCATCACTGTTAATAAGTTCTTCAAATTTATCTAAAGCCTTAGCCAAATCTTCATCATAATATTCTACTTCTCTGGTATATAGACGAAGATTACTGAAAGCATTCCGAATACTATCTAAATCTTGACAAGTTTTATAAACCTCTATTTCTAAATCGGCTAATGCTTCTACTGCATCAAAATCCCAGATATAATTTCTGATTTCTCTATATAGCCGATTATATTGATATTGAATTTTGGTACAATTTATCATAAACCGAATACCTCAATTTCTTTGTTGATAAGTTTGTTTATAACAGAAGAATCTACAATATTATTTCTTGTCATAGATGCTACTTCTGAATAGATATTCATATCCTGTATATCCATCACATAATACTGATAATACTCCTCAAAAGATATACAAGGTAAATCACAAATTGCCTGTTTCAGTGTTTCTAGCATAATAGATATCCTCTATCTTCTGTACGAGTTCCAATGATTCCTTTGGAACGTCAACAATCGTGTTTCTATTTGCTATGTGAATGTTATAAAACCATTGAAGTGCATCTATACTTGAAGATAATTGATCAGATGTTGGAATTGTTATAGTTTCACCACCTGCATACTTACACAGTTTTAGCAAACTTTCATATCCAACAATAGAAAACAATTCCGGTAGCCATGCAAACTCTGGAACATTATGTAGCGGTAACATTAGTTCCAAAAGGTATGCAAAATCAAGTTCTTCTGTTATAGGAAGTTTATTTTTCATCAGATTCCTTAATTGGTTCTACTGGTTTAGTGGATTGTGTAATATCAAATACAATGGCATTATCAGTACGTGCAAGTCGGTTAAAATCTAAATGACCATAATCTGCGGAATTAAGAGAAGCAATTGTGGGTTCCATAACATTATTAAGATTGATAGAATCTTTATAATATACCCAAAGTTCGTTTTCTACTTTTACAGATACAAGTCGAACCCCAGATGTAGATTCCTGACTATTTAAAAATCCCATAATGGAATCTGTTTGGTCTGCAATAGTAACTACTGGGTTGGTCAGTGGAATTTCAGATGCCATAACAGGTTCAGCAGGTACATCTGTAGATTCAGATACCTCGGTAGTTTCTTCCTTAACTTCCGTAGTTTCAGTTTCTGCAACTGGTGGCTCACCACCTTCTCCTTCTTCTGCTCTCATCATATCACTGAGATGATGGTCTGCACGATGTGGTGCAGATGGTGCAGATGATGGTGTCGAACTTACGTTCACATTTACATCAACATCTTCAGAATCTTCCGGTTTATTATCAGTTTCCGGTTCAGAAGTTTCCTTGGGAGGTTCTTCCGATTGTGGATGTTTATATTCTTCATCAAGATATTCAGAAAGTTGCTGAACGAGTTCTACATTGATTGGATCAGAAATAGCTGCACGAATAGCATCTTGTCTTTTACTTGATTTATAAAATTTACTAGCAAATATGGCTTGCATTTCAACGCCCTCCATAATAGTCATAATCTAATCTGAAACGATCTATTCTATAGTACATCACTTCGTCTCCAAATATTCTCTAGCAACCCCCATATAATAATATGGTTTATCCGGATTATTGCTTTGGATTGTATATGCGAAGTAGAGTAAGCAAGTATCACCATTAAATGAATTTCTAAAAGACATTCTATACTGGTGATATCCAATTTCCATATTCAGCAATTCAGATCTAAATTTATACCAAACTCTATATGGTTCGTGCTCCCATGGAGTTTTCTTTTTAGAAGCGGTAGATTCTTCTGTGTCAGTGTCTGTATCAGAATCAGTATCACTATCCGAATCGGAATCACTTTCTGTATCGGTATCTGTGTCACTATCTGTATCGGTATCCGATTCAGTATCGGAATCTGAATCACTATCAGAATCTTCCAAAGGAATTGCTGTATCTGCTATTTCATCTACTTGATACAATTCATAATCGTGTGCAATATATGGTGGAATACGTATGAACAAATATTCTTGAACCTGTTGTAAACTGAAAAGTTCACTTACCATTGCAACATCTTCATGAACTACCGCATCAAGTCGAAATGCAGGAAACTCTTTTTCTGGTGGTCGTCTATGACTTAATCCCATGAAATTGTCCAACACCAATCAGGATTAGCTGCACGATCATTTTTATAAACCATATACCCCTTGGACTTCAAAAGTTCAACCATAGCATCACTAAGTTCTCTGCTCCACCGTACTGAATATGCTCCAGTGTTTGCGGCATTATTGATTGCATGAGCTACAGATTGTTGTTCAAGGATAAATGGGGCTTCATCTGCTCTTTGTTTTGCTTCAGATGCAGTAACCAAATCAATTTGTTGATAAATAGGGGTTACGAAATCCATGTTCAGTCCCTCCGAAAATTCGTTCTATATAATATAAAAGGTTGCATAGTAATTTTACCACACAACCTTTACAATTTCTATTCCTTTATTTTATTCTGATCTTGTTGTTTCTGTATCTGCCTTAACTTAAACTTGTAAGATGGGTTTACACATTTCGATAGTTTACAATATCCGGACTCATCTCTACAAGAACAAAATTTGTTATCACATTTTATCACTTCATTCAGTTCATCATTCATAGACTATTCACCAAACAAATTATATGTTTTTGTTACTTTCCGATTTAAAACTTTACCATCGGTTAGAATGATTTCTTCACCATCAATACGCTTTTGCGCTATATCGAAATAATGTTCATCTAATTCTATACCGATAAAATTGCGGTTAAGGAATTTACATGCAACACCTGTTGTTCCGCTACCCATGCAGTTATCTAATATAGTGTCACCTACATTTGTATAAGTTTCGACTAAATAAGAAATCAGTTCCACAGGTTTTTGAGTTGGATGCAATCGTTCCCTTGGATTATCACGATTTATACGCAACACCTGTGTTGGATATCTTGTACCATCATCACTATATTCAATCGGCTTTGTGGTCTGCTCATATCCAGACTGCGTAACTGACCACTGAGCATTTTCACCAATCTTATTTGTAACACGCTTCCCAATATGTTCTGTCTTTTGTGGATGGTAAGTACATTGATTTTTATAGAATACCATAACATTTTCAACTGTTTTACCAGGTCTGCGCTTTACCTGAAATATATTTGTAATTCGTTCTTTTTCCCAATACCAATCGTACTTATAATCGTTTATGTTACTCATTCGAACATAAGTGGAAAATGGTTCTTGACCAAACAATATAATCACGCCATTCTGTTTTACAATTCTATTATACTGTTCCCATAGATTAGTAAAATCTAATACATTATCCCAATCAATCGGTGTTGTACCATATGGTGGGTCACAAATTATTGCATCAATAGTGCTATCCGGTATATCTGACATAAGTTCTAGACAATCACCTTGCCATAATGTAATATTACCCATATTAATCACCGTATTTGCAATTAAATAAAAACTTAGCCAAAGTTGCATGTGGTGCAATTCGACATACATCAAGTTCACGGACACATTGTACTATGTATTTTTGTATGCGCTTATCGGTAAATACACTCATCATATAATTAAGTACAAACCGGATATCAGTTTCGGAACGATCTTGGTAGTGCCCTAATTTCCACGAAAGATTTGATACACAGTCATTTAGCTTGAACTCAGATTTGAACTTCTTATAGTAATCCAAATACTCAGGTTTCATCTTATATACATAATCAACATCTATGAGACTACGGACTCCTTTCCATACAGGTAATGATTTCATAGACTTATATTTTTCAGAATCTATAATTTTTGCATATTCATCTACATCAGACAGAATTGGTTGACCAATTGACACGCATGTACTTCGGCTTATGATTGTTTCAGGAATGTTATACCTGTTCCTACAAGTAACAACTATATAAACATTTGATGTTGGTTCTTCCAGAAATAGAAGTAATGTATAGGATGCAGAAAGTACACCTAAATCAAGATTCTCTATACAGAATACGATTGGACTTGTGATATCAACACTCCTATCCAAGGCTTCACGAATCGACTGTACGTTCGGTTGTACGAACGCAATATCGGAAATGTTCAGCATTTTTGCATATTGTCTTGCCAAATATGATTTTCCACATCCAATTGGACCTTCGATAAGTAAGCTATGCCTGTCAGATTCTGCAAGTTGCTTCAGTTCTTTCATTGGACTTTTCTGAAATCTAAGTTCCATCTATTCTTCCATCTCCATAAATTCCAAACTCGGAATATGCTTAAACCGCATCAGTCCAAACAGGTAAATTAAACTCAATTTTGCATCTGTCGCATACGATCTAAGTTTTCGTATTTCTTCATATGTATTCATAAACATATTATAAATATCCGATTCAAACCAATACTTTGCATAATCCTTTAAATTAGACTGAACATATTTACTATTGCTAAGTATCTTTTCCAATTCAACCATGGTAGATAATATTGTATAGAATATACTGTCATAGTCATCCACAGTTTCTAAGTAATTTACCAGATAATTGAAATTCTTTGTTGCTATAGCAATTTTTAAATCATCCACAGAATGACTTTTCTGTTTACCGAACAACGCAAGTATTTGTTTGTCGGACAATAGAAATATCCGTTCCACATCTACCATAGACATACTTCGGCACATATTCTTTGCGTCATTGTAGTCTGTTCCATACTGTGCAGCAAGATTAATTAGTTTATCCGGTAATTTGGGAAAATCTGTATGCAAATACTTAATTTTGAAGTTAATTCCCACAGAATCAATTTTAACTGTATAATTTTGCAAAAATTTATACAGTTTAGTCATATGTTTGTCTGATTCGTATATACAAACTACTGTTCCTATAATGTTTGCAGAATCAATTTGCTTTTCAGTTTGATCCGAAAGATTAGATACAAATGATTCATCATATCGAACAATATAAAGCATTGGTTCCAGCGGAATAATATGCATGGTGGACATAATTTTCAGAACGTCATTCACAGATTGATATTCTTCATATTTTCCATAATGTTCTTTCAAAATATCAAGATACTTACACTTGATACCATATTCCGATCCACCAAACACATAAAATTTTCTCGGAGTATTGCCAAGAATCTCCGTACCGACATCTTGAATAGTTAACATGAAATAAGTTCCTCAAATGCAGATAGTTTCATCAATAATAAACGATTTCTCTTAATAGAAATTTCATTTGACTTAGTATTAAATGCAAATAGGTATGCTGAATTGTAGTGATCCAATATAGAAAACAACATATCATCTGCGGCAAAGGACAAGGAATTCTTCACATCTTTTGGAAAATCAACAACAGTATAATCATTTGGAAGTTCACGTTCTGGTATAATAACCCAAGTATATTTTGCAAGCTGAGAACCGTTATCAGAAAAATACGCAGGATATTTAAATCTTGCTGTGGCTTCTTCCCAAATCTTCTTCCAAACCTGCTCTTTGAATACAACCCTATGATCTTCTACATGAGTTTTACATTCACCAAGCCAACCTTCACCAGATACATCACCTGGGAAGTTATTACGTGAGCCGCTACCAGTTACTTGTTTCCAACCGAGCAACTTGGCAACCATCTTTTCTTGTTTATCACTTGCTTCTTTCTTAGTCATAACTAAAACATCTCCATAATATTCAATATTATTAAACAACTTTAGTAAAACTTGTTATAAATCCGTTTCTGTTCTGTACTTTATCAATCTTTTTATAACTAATTTCCTTCTTAAAATCCTTATCTATTAAGTCTTTAATCTGAAAACTACCGCTCGTTCTTAGAGAATTTACATAACATAACTTACTATTCCATCTAACAAGGTCATATCTATGAAATCCAAACATCTCATAAGAACATTGATTTCGTTTTACAATACCCTCTTTTAAGATTTTGTCTTTATAAATCTTTCTATTATGTCGCCTTACTTTCTTCTGATAATACACTGTACCACTTGTTTTAGCTAAGGGATTGCCACTTATGCATCTTGCATCGATGAAATGATCTTTAGGCAATCCATTCTTTATACGATTGTTTTTTGTAATATACCCAAAAGTCATATGAACATTCGGATAGTTCTTTTTTAACTCACCGTAGAAAGTCCATCTCATAATACCCATAAATGCAGCATCTTTAAATGATGCACCACGCTTGATACTTTTAGGCAATATTACAGATCCTTTATGGTATCCAGTATGACAAGTTTCACACAAAGTAATCAGATTATTAGGTGCATTGCCACCTGTCTTTCTGCTTTCAATGTGGTGTACATTTAATATCTTATCACCAGATTTACCTTTGCAACATTGGCAAGTATGGCTATCTCTCCATAACACGTATTCCCTTATATTCCAAAAATTTAATTGATCACCATGCTGATATTCTTCGCCTTGTATATCCGGATTCTTAATCTTCTGGATATCAAAACTTGCAGTTTCAACTGTAATCTTAAATACAGGAAGAATCTTATATACATCTCTAACTACTTGTAAGTGTGTTTCAATTTTCTGCCTTACAGAAGGGGCTAACCACCCCTCTTCTCTTTTTCGGTTATAAAATCTAGCCTTACGGTATCTTGTTTTTCTGTTTCTTCTTGTTCTTCTTGCTTCCCTTTTAGTAGAGATAAGATCAACAATATCATTCCTTAGTTCGACATCTGCTTCGTATAATACTTTATTTTCAGTAGTTGCCGATACACCAATATGCTTACTACCAGCATCAATACCTAAGCTGATAGGTTGTACGTTTTCTTCACAGTCAAACAAAAGCTGAATAGTAAAAGGTACCTTCTTAACAACTTTTGCTTTCTTGTCCCTTAACAGATGTCTTGCTTTAGCCTCTTTACAAGGCATTAACGGGTTTTCGTTCTTATTTATTACATACACCATAATTTTAAATTCTCCTGTATGTTAGAGTAAAATCTCCCACGACAATGTTATCTTGAGGTTTTATGTCAGCAACACTGTTCCGACAATAACAGAACTGTTTAATCACTGCCCTTAGAGCTTCAGGCTGGAAGTACACCAAAAGGTAACTATGTATTCTCAAGTAACGTAGTTATTAAGATGCATTTTAATATTTCATCTTAGCAACTCAGTCTGATTATCCTGTTCCGTCCGGAGAACATATTATATACAAATATCTTAATGATATTCAACCGTACATAATATTATTGTGGATAATAAGCTATTCCTCAAAATCTTCAAGTGTATCGAATGATGTCATATTTGTATCACTTGTAATATACTTTTCAAGCATATCATAATATTCTTGATGACTATTCAGATATTCATATACTTTAGCCATACCCTGAACCTTTAGAACTTTACCTGTTTCAGGATCATCCAGAATTTCACCAGTGAATGGGTTTGCAAATGTAAACCATGCACCTGACTTTTTAATCAAATCATACTTAGTAAGTGCAGTCTGTGCAAGGTCAATATCTTTACGAATACCGGACTGAGCCATCAGATAATAAGATGCATTTTTCCTATCAAATGGTGCAGTTTTCTGTTTCGTAAGACGTACATTGATGATATATCCAGCAGGATTCTCAGACTTCTGTGGAAGTTCGTTTCCAAGGAAATCTACTGGATTCCCAATACTAAATTCAAGCATAAGTGATGAATAAAACTTAACTGCCTGACCACCTGGAGTATTTACTGCGTAGGGATTAATCAAGTTATCCCTATTCTGATTAATAAGAATCATAGTACAGTCATACCTATCGAGAAGCGGTACTGCCTTTACAAGAAAATCGGTCATAAGTCCAGCTAAGGCAGCTACAGTCTTTTCACCAAGTTTCTTTTTAAGTTTAGATTCAGGTATCAATGATGGAATACTATCAATAACCAATAATCCCATTTCACCAGTTTCAATCAACTCAAGTGCGGTATTCAAAATTTCCTCTGCAACTACATTTGGTGGTTGCATGATTTCAATATGCTCTGGATCTACACCAAGTTTTTCAGACCATTCTTCATCAAACGTATGTTCCAAATCAATATATAATATTTTCTTTATGCCACGGTCTTTATACTCTTCTAGTTCCGCAGCAACTGACTTATTTTCAGTCAGTTTTTCCTGCAACATAAGAATGTGGTCATTATATTCCTGTTCAAAAATATCATAAGCATTTTTACAAATATCAACACAAGTGGAAGTTTTTCCAGAACCATACTTCCCATAAAAATGAGATATTCTTCTTCGCGGAACTCCACCATAAGTTGCATAGTTTAACATTGGACTTGAAAACGGAATCTTTGGACTTCTTTTTGCCTTTGCACTATCCATAAGTTCGGCACAATTCCAATCCTTTTTCTTCTTGTTAATAATTGATGCAAATGTTGCGGCCATTTAAACCTCGCATAAATTACAAACCGGAATGATCCGGGGTTATATACTATTTATCATATTCTGGTAAATCTTCTGGAACTACCATACCAACAGGGTTTGAAAGTTCAGAACTTCTACGTGCATCCCAAATCTTCTTCGCACCCATAATAAGTTCTTTGGAAAATGTCTGCTCATTTTCTACACGGGCAATTATAGAACTATAGGCAGCATGTAAAACCTCATATTCAACCATCTTTTCTGCCACTACATGAGACACATGCTCATTTGTTTGTGTCTTGTTCAAACCATGAGCCGTAGCATCCGCTATAGCGTCATTGCGGATTTTCTCTAAAGTCTGCTTGTTCTTCAGTTTAACAACCTCACAGTTCAGACGAAGTTTATTCAACTTCTCTGCAACTGTAAACAATTCCATTGGGAATGTTGTTAAGATGTATTCAAGTTCAGCATCTGTAATTGGATGTACTTTTGACTTCATCCGTTTATACAGTTCCCGAATTTCTGCAAAATTTTCTTCAAAAAACTGTGAATACATATCATCGCAAAATTCCTGAATAGCATCTAAATCGGTGGAATATTCTTCTATAACTTTGATAATGCTTTTCATTGTGTCTCCTTCTTCTTCGGTACAGGTACGCACAAGTATGTAAGTGCAACTTCCTGAAGATAAGATGTACTCTTAAGATCTGCAATCATCTTCAGCAATTTACTTGACAACTTCATACAAATTACAGAATGTTTCACCCCATAATTAGACACCTTATCTGCATAATGTGCCGGAATCATAGTTGCAGTAATATCCTGCATAAATATGTACTTAGTTACATTAGTTACAAAGGAATGAAATCCTTCAAACCATTTTACGAAATTCACACCGGAATTATAAACTTTATTGATAAGTGTTGTAATAGATTCATTATCATGCTTTGCATAGGATGCTAATAATGAAAAATAATCATCATATGCTGGAAGATTAAGGGCAACCATCAGATTTTCAGATGTAATATTTTCACTATAAGCCAATGCTTTATCAAGCAAAGTACAGGCATCACGAAGTCCACCATTTGCACTTTTTGCCAAAAATGAAATAGCATCTTCTGTATAGGTAATATTTCTACCTTCTTTGTTCTCACAATCAATGATATACTTCAGACGTGAAATAATATTATCTACACTAATCTTAGACAACTGAAATACTTGAACTCTGGAAAGTATCGTAGCTGGAATCTTCTCAGGATTTGTAGTTGCCATAACAAATATGGTTTTAGCTGGATTTGCTTCCAATGTTGTCAGCAAGGCACTCCAGGCAGCCGAGGAAAACGCATGAACCTCATCGAGTAGCATGATTTTATAATTCGTACCAACTGGATAGGTATATGCCTGTTCAACAAGTTTACGAACATCTTCAGCACTACCATGAGATGCGGCATCCATAAAAGTGTACCCGCCCTTATTTTCATTTAAAGTGTTAGCAATGATATATGATAATGTGCTTTTTCCGCATCCAGCTGGACCAATCAAAAGAAAGTTCCGTACATCCATATTCGGATTTTCACAAAACTTTCGTAGCATATCAACTATGATATCCTGTCCTTGCACATCATCAAAAACTTTCGGTCTGTATTTTTGTGCTAAATTTGACAATTTTAATACACCTCACTAAATCATTCCTACATATTATAACGATTTTCAACTACAAAATCTTAGTATTCCTTACACACATTAAAATACGGACACCTTGAAGGATTACACCAAGCATCACCCTTTGGAAGTGGATCTGGTGCCAAATTCTTCTTTACTAAGTCAAGTACGCGTTCAAATCTTTCTTTAACTTCCATCATATCTGGATAGGATATGGTTATTTCAAAACATTTAAGTCCACCATACTGCCTATCTTGATATAAAAATAAAACATTTGGTAGTTGTAAAAGTGTAGAATAGCATTTTACTTGATCTATATGATGTGGTTTTGGATCAGTCAAATTGTCCCAAGATGAATATTCAGAAGTTTTAATTTCCAAAAGATATTTCTTTCCATTCCGCTGAACAATTCCATCACAGGCAAATTTGATTGGTGGTTCTTCTATTTGAACCAGAGATTCGAAACCAGATTCATCCTCTTCCAATGTGTATTTATATGGGAAATTGATGGATTCGATATGTTGTCTAACCGGAATCCAATCTGAACCAAGCATGTTCTTCAGATTACTTTGGATAATTCTATGACATGCAGTACCAATATCTGCGGTAAAATTTAGAGATGGATCAACAACCTGTATTTCCTGTTTTGACCCCCTTATGCGGAACCAGCTCCATCTATCACAACGGAAAGATGAAGCTGCGAATGTCCGACTGGAAGGTTTCTCAGCCTCAGACTTAATCTTTTGTTCCACATAAGAATCATAGTCATCTAGGAAATCAGAACTTGTTGATGAATTAAATTTCGTAAGATGTGATGCATCCCAAGTTCTAAAAGCCATAATACTATGCCATTACTCCTGCGCAAATTGTAGTAAGATCTTCATTCCAAATCATGATGCCAACAATAGTACTTGTCGGATCTTTAGCATCATAGTACATAGGTCCAACTTCAATCCATCTATCCCCATAATTGGAAATGACCTGCTTAAGCGTATCAAGACGGAAGTTTACTGCATATTCTAAAGATTCATCCCCGTCAACTTCTACCTGACCATTTACATTTTCATTATCCAAATACATAGCACCATCTTTTACAGATAATTTGATAATAGATGAAGATGCAGAAAGAAGCGATGCCTGATTTAAAAGTTTTGTGATAAGTCCGGTAAATACCTTATTTGACTTCTCCGGATGATTCAGTCTCTTAAAGATAATGTCAGATTTATAACTTCCAACTTCTTCATCAGATTCATATTGAGGTGTAAACTGGGTTACATAGTCATAAGCATCCTTAGAAAACTTTATAATATAGTCTGTTCCAAGTTTTGTCATCTGAGCAGATTCAGGAAGTGAATTAAACAGATTGATGATTGTATTGGAAAGCAAGCAAGTTGTACCAAGTGTACCCTTCTTAGAGTATGTAAACAGTGATGCATCAAAATCACCGACAAGAACATCACCATCCTCACTGATCCATGCCTTTGTATATACAGGCTTTACATAAGATTGAGATGCAGCAAACATCTGATTATCCTTAATAAATTTCCATGCTTCCTTATTTACTTCTACAAACTCCGCATCCTGTGCAGGTGTTGCAGGTGCTTTCAGTGAAAAATCATCAATACTTACAGCATCCCCAATACTGTTCCCAAGTGAAAACTTGGATCTACCGGACTGAAGTTTAATGCCATTTGCATCAAATTCAATAGAAACATTTGACTCAAAGGTATGAATAAGTTTCTTAAAAAGTGCAGCATCTACAAATGCTTTTGCAAATTCACCACCTTCTCCAACACCTTTAACGCGAATCTCTGTACAAATCATAGAAGATTCCACATTTACAGTAAGGGTATCCGTTGTAGCGGTAATCTGCGCAATACAACTTTTCTTATAGTAATTAGAAATGTTGGAATCAATGATTCCGAGATTCAAGGCTTCAGCCAATGGCTTTGTGTTTGTTGTAAACTTCATATTCTCTTCTCCTTTACTTTATATAATTCACTACATAATTTTCTACTTTTTCAATAAAATCTTCATCGGATGTAGCATTAAGCTCCTGCTTACATTCCGCAATACATTGTAAGTATTCATCACTAACAACACCATTTACACCTACAGATGCATCACCCTTTGGCTTTTCACCGTTTTCATCCTTGTAAACAGGAAGTACATATTCACATTCACAAAGATGATATTGCACCCACTTAACTTCATCTTCTGTCAGATTTGTAAGTGATTTTGGCTTTGGATACTGACACGGGTATTCAAGACCTTTCCACCGGATAGATGTTGTAACATCACACTTAGATGGGAATGGAAGAAAATCTGCGGCTTCACACATCATACTACTCAGTAATTCACCACCGCGCTTCACATGTTCCAATGGCACTTCTGCAATAATTTCATCATGTACTGGTACAAGCATCCTTCCACCTATGGCTTTCCACTCTTCGTTAGATTCAAGTTTCAACATTGCTAACTTCGACTGATCGGCAGCAGACCCCTGAACCACAGCATTAAGACATTGCCGTGTAGCCCTTGCAATCTTTGAACGATTATTCACAACCTGAATATGATATCTATCGTGTAATTCACGCATCCTTTTATATACTTTGCCCCTACTTTTGAAACTACGAAATTCCTGTTGTAATGCTTGCTTAATCCTATCAGGAATCGCATCTTTGTTTTTCAAAGTAGATGGATCAAGTGGATCTACATCTGGATTTACATATCCATCCAATGGTACAAAATCATATTCCGGTAACTGCATATCTGGAAGATGTCTCCGTCTACCAAGTATAGTTTCTGTGTAACCATACTGTCTTGCTTTTTTCTGAGTAGCAATCATTATAGCACGTATGTTTGGAAATGCGTTAAGTACTGCATCATAAATCTTTTGTGCAGACTCAACCTTTTCATCTTCCGACATATCTTTATTCTTACCAAATAACTGCTCTGCTATAGACGGAACAGATCTTCCATAAGTTATTCCGAGCAAAATTTTCTTTGCTTCGTTTCGTCTTGCATATCCGTCTGCTTGATATTCACCTGTTTCTGGATGATGCTCAAGACATCGTTCATATGGTAGATTAAATGATAAACTTGCTATACTTGCATAAACATCACGATTTTCTTGAAATGCCTTAATCATAGACTTTTCGTTTGCAACAAAAGCAGTAATCCGTGGTTCTTGGGCGCTGTAATCCGAAGAAATTATGGCATATCCTGGAGTTGCCCGAAAAATATGTCGTATATCCTCTGCATGGCTGGGAATATTTTGGAGATTTGGATTTCTTGAACTAAATCTTCCAGTGTTATGCGATATAATGCCATTGCTAATAAACGAATGTGTTTTTGGGACATGAAGATCATATACAGTGTTAGATGAATATGTAATGGATTTCACCTTTACTCGGAACGAATTGCCTATGCGTCTAGATTCGTATTGGTTCTTACAACTACATTTAGTATCTATATACTTTTTAGATTCAACAAATCCAATAACATCTCTAAACCTAATGTAATTATCTGCGTTGAACTTCATACGTGGAGATTTCCCATATTTATTATGATTCCAAAGTTTGCTGCAAATAATCCCCTGAGATGCGAGGTGCATCTGAACAAATCTAGCATCTTCCTCATTGCAAATACTCAATTCAAATAATGCTCTACCAGCAGAATCCCTACATACTGTAGAATCTAAAGTCATACCACGAATATAACTATTAATTACACTCACTGGTGACTTAAATATAGACTCAGGGATCTTCTTATTCTGCTTACTATGTGATAATATCCTATCTAAATCTGCAATTCGAATACAATTTACACTAGATTCACCACCATAATGTTCTCTCGAATCATCATAATATGCAGACTTCAAGTTAAATAATTTAACACATAACCTATCAAATTCAGAAATAACTTCTGGATCATCGTTCGACATAATTAATCGAAATGTACCACATCGATTTTTAGTAGAGCCATCGGCATGATACATGCCGAGTAAAAGTGCAAAATCTTCATCATAAAATTCTGGTAGTCTACAATCATTGTCTGTACGTCCACCGTATTTATATGGTGCAACTACTAAACCTGTTTTCTGATATTCAGGTGTAATTTGCGATGAATAATTGCACGGCAATTCTACGTAATCACCAACTTTTATTTCTTCAAGTTTCTTAAAATGCCGTTCTTCCCAAAATCCAGATAATTCGTCACTACCTAATAGTACCCTGTCAGATGAAGTATATTTACTAACCATAATTGGATGGTTGTATGTACCTTCAAGTTCAAATCCAAATTCCGTAGTAATCTTAATAGTAGGGTAATCCGTATATTTAATTACGGATGCAACAGATTCCGGAATTTGATCTTTGTTAAGTATTACAACATCATCAACTTCAACATGCTCAGACTCTATACAATTGTGGGAGTTACAAATATCACCTATACGGAAATAACCACTAGGTGTTGGTAGTATGGAACCACCAACAATACAATCGGCCCCAATGCTTTTAAACTCTGCATGAATCCGACTATCTGGTGTAGTAGATTTAGGCAACTTATCTACAAATGTACTAATAAGTGTATCAAGACTTCGTACCTTAAGTATCTGATTTGTAACAGGTAGATTTAATTCACCAAGAACTTCTTTTCCTGTACTATCTGTACCATCGGGTTTGTCTAAAGCCATTACAACATATAAAAGATATTTTACATGTGTATTTGAGTTAGGATTAAACTCTTTACCTGTAGTGAATGCTTTCTTCCCAAATGTTGGAATAGTTGTAGATTTTTCAAGTTCCTTATCTACAATGTCTGCAAGTTTTTCAAGTTCATTATTATATCTATTTTTGTAGCGAATCATAAGTTTTCTTGCAACATCCTTATCTACGAACATTCCGGTTCTATGAAGATGTTGACAAACTTTTATAAGTGGCATTTCCACCTGCCAAATCAGATCTGCAAGTTTGCTAAGATTTGCTTTTTCACATTTCGGATGACCTTTGGTAGCATATGGCAACTGCCACTTGAATAATTCATAAGTTATCTTTGCATCATTTGCAGCATAAAGTTTTGCAACTTCCGGCTTACTGTAAGGGAACAGCTGTGGAGTAAAGAAATCACTAAACTTCTTTGGATCCCCTTTACCATGTAAAACGTACTTATTGTAAAGAACCTTCAATGCGTTATCTTTTTCGTTCTCCTTTAAGCATCTCCATGCCAAGATTACATCATAATAGCAGACATCACATAAATCTACATGCATATCTTTGTAAATCATAGATAAGTCGAAGTCTGCATTTGCAAAAATCAACTTAATATTTGAATCTGCTAATCGTTGAAATTCTTCACCAACATCCTCGTAGGATAATTGGTTTTTATATGGTTCATCAAATATTGGAACCAAATGGCGAATAGGAATATAACACTCAACACCACCGGGGTAGTATAAAGATGCACCTACAATTGTATCCTTTATACGATCAAGTCCGGTGGTCTCGGTGTCTATTCCAGCATAACCAGATTCTATTGCTTTCGTGACGTAATCATGGAGTTCTTCCTTAGATTGAATCAAAATTGCTTTTGAATCTTTGAAGTATTCAATTACTTTTGCAGACATCTCAGCAAGTTGATCTGTAATACTGGATGCCTTACCGGATTGTTTCTTTGTGGAAGTTACAAGTTCTTTGCTTTTTGCTGCGATTCTGTTCACATCGGCTATTTGATCTTCTGTCCAGAATCCCATACATATAGCTCCTTCACACAAAAATTAGGGTAGATGATTTACACCTACCCTAACTGTTTTAAAAATCTACATCATCAATGTCACTATCCGATGGATCTTCACCAATGTCATCCAAAGATGCATCGACAGATACAGGATCATAGACTGGTGTAGATGCACCACCCGTTGTACGTGGTGTAACTGAATAGTCCGGAAGATCATCTTCAATAGAACTGCTTGTAGAATTTACAAACAGTGCCTGAAGTTCTTCCGAGGACATATCCTTGCAGATATTCTCATAGGAATCTGGCATCTTGATATTGAACTTCTCAAGAATTTCCTGATATGTCATAGGTGACTTACTGTAAAGTTTAATATTATAAGTTGTGTTAATATCACCAGCAATACCTTCACGTGTTATACGGAATACGTAGTTGCTCGGATTGTCACACTTCTTAAATACATCACGATTCAGCTGCTTTTCAAAAGCTACACCTCTATCCCAAAACAGGAATTCATCTGTAGTCAGATTGTAAAGCGGAATAAACAGTTTATTCTGAACTTTAATCTTCCTACCGCATACCGGACAATTTCTCCCGATACACTGAACATATCCACTGTAGTCAGCAGACTTTACATAGTGGACATCTGCCAAGAGAACATCATTGTAACTCTGGTACAGGAAAACTACATCTGCGAAATCGCCATTATCGGGCAGAATAAATTTTCCTTTGTACTTTTCTTCGTTGTACTGTGCTGCATTTTTAAATGCCATGTCAAACCCCTCCTTTTGGATTTTCGATGTTATACATATATAATAACGATACACCGATTCAAAATCTCAAATCGATGCACCGTTAATACCATATTGAAGATGCTATAACTTTATGCATACATAGCAACCTGTTCCGGTTCAAGCAGAGCCATAAGATCATCCTTCAAATCTTCAATAATCTCCATTCTCTTAGAATCACTGATTCGGTTGGATTCCCACTTTTTAAACTTTTTAATCATGTCCGGAGCATCCTGCTTATAAGTTGTCCAATCCATCTTGTCGCCAAGAAGTTCTGCAACAACTACAATAGTTTCTCTGCCCTTAGACTCAATCAAATCCCAAAATGCCTGACGATTTGCATCAACATCATAAGATTCATCTATGGATGAACCGATCATAGTATCAAAGATATCATGTTCATCATCAAACCCAGGAACTTCACTAATGTTACATTCGTTATCATTTCTTGACTTAAGACTTCCGGCACGAACCAAGCACTTAAGACAGTTTGAACATACAGTAAAAATATAGGACTTCTCAAATCTCTTCGGATTATTTTTTATGATCTCAACATTCTTACTAAGATACTGAATAACAGTTTCTACTGCATCTGTATCAGATACATAACTTGCGTTATTCTTATACCATGCAAGTGTAATCTGCTCATAGAACTGAACAAAAAGAACCGCTGCCTTAAGATCATCAGATGTATTCATCCATTCGTCAAAAGACATCGGTTTCTTATAATTAACATACTCTGCGAAAAGTTTACGTGTAGCGACAAATTCGGTAGTAGTCATAACTGTAATCCTCCGTTCATTCGAAATCTTGATATCTGTTGATTAGGTTTAAATTGTTGTTACTACGGTTCTATTATAGATAATACTACATAAAAAGTCAACTACTATTTTGGAAACATTAACTAAAAAATTATCATTATTATCTTGATGAAAATGAAGAATAACCTTCATAATCATCTATATTTAATCTCTGCTTTCGTATAACTGATCAAATTCATCTTTTGTGCAATCATTCAAATCTTTTCCATCTGGCATACGAATAGCCCAAACCATTGCTACAGACTTCAATGCTTTCTTCAACTTCTCTGTAGCCTTATGCCCAGCTTCATCACCATCCATACATATCACAAAGTTCTGTGCACCAATTTCCTTCAACTGTTGAATCTGGTATCTGTTACCTGTTCCAAGCAATGCCACCGCATGATATCCATATACAGTTGCTGTTATTGCATTAATTGCACTCTCGCACACAACAACAGTTTTTACACCTTTTGGCAACACATCCAATCCAAATACAGGCTTTGTTACACCTTCCGGATAGTTATATAATTTTCCCTTAACGCTTCTGCGACAAAAGAATAAAGTTCTACCTTCACGGTCACGCACCGGAATTGTAATGCATGGTACAGGTTTCTTTCTTCCAGGTGGAATCCAATTGGCATCATATCCTATGTCAAACAATTCAATAACTTCATCAGTCATCTTTCGCTCATACATATATGGGATTGTAAACCGATAGGATGCGAGTTCTTCTTCGGATATATATGTCTGCACTTTGTTTTCCTGTTCCTTGATATATTCCAACGCATACTTATTGGAAAGTGCATCCATAGTATCACGTGGTATAAGATATTCAAAGTCTGGATTTTCTTCATAGTCTGAAATATTCTCACTCAGCCATTCTTTTGCAGTTTTGTGTATTCCATGGGATTTTAGAATTTCATCGATACCACGTTCAAGACTTCTTGATCCACAGACAAAACAATTGAATGTTCCAGATTTATATGACATACCTCCAAGGGATGTTCCATGGATAGACACACCACAGGATGGTTTCTTCTCCTGTCCATTATTATGAAATGGACAGAAGATAGAATACCAATCACCCATGATACGGTTGGTTCGGATAAGTTTATGTGATTCTAAAGTTTCTACAACATTTATAATATCCATAATGTTTTACCTACTTAGAACTCAACTTCTTCATCATCAGAGAAGTCATCCAAAATTGCGGCATCTGAATCCATAGTGTGTGGTGTACCTACGGAAATGTTTGGCGCATTTACACCTGCCATTGGATCTTCTGTGTCATCACCCGGAAGATACTGCATATTACCAGTGTTAATATCCCAAGCATAACTTACAATCGGTCTTTGGTTATTTGCCATACGTGCTTTTTCAAGTCGGATATCGATTACATGTTTATCAAAAATCTGACGAAGTGCAAATGCCTGAGTACAAATACGAGCAGGATGGTCTGATGATTCAATGTTATACAGATTCGGGAATGGTTCACCCTTATCATCTTTACTCTCACGTGTTTCACGGTTTGCCTGTACTGCTACAACAACTGCACATCCATAAAGTTTACTTAATCTGAAAAGATCGGCACAAATGTTTTTGTATTTAATATGGTCTGGTTCATTCTTCCCACCACTTGCATCTGACATATAAGAAAGACCATCAATGATAACAAGTTTGATTCCATATTTCCGAACAAATCCAGTAATACCTGGTACATCCACTACACCTTCAGACATATTAGCATCTTCCAAGATAAATGCAGGGGCAATATCTTCCGGCAATTTACGAATATATTCTTCGTATTGATCTGTATACTTTCCTTGAAAAAGTTGGCTATTTTGGAAATGTCCTCTCCATGTATCAAATCTTGTAGCAAGATAAGATGCTTGCATCTCCGGCGAATAGTAAAGTACTGGGAAACCATTGGCTTGTGCCGATTCCATCATCTTTGTACATATCCATGACTTACCAGATCCAGTTCTTGCCAAAATCAGTAACAATTCTTCCACAGTCGATAATCCACCGTACATAAGTTTATCAATCTGTGGAAATCCAGTTGGAATACGTTGTTGCTTTGCATATTCCTGAACCTGTTTTGCTCTGGCAGGTGCATCATGAATAATATCAGTTGGTTTAGAATCGGATAAGTCATAAGCCTTATCACACTGCATAGAAAGATATTTCCATGCATCAGACACATCACCATCACCTAAATCTTTCAACTTATTAAAAGTTTCACGAAGGAGAATAGTTTTCTTGTTCTTCTTAATCTCACGTGCAAGGTATGTAAATGGCTCATCTACCCTAACTAAGTTTACATCTGGAAACTTTGCCAAAAATGTAAATGCATCCGGTACAGTTTTATATTTAGCAAAATGATCCAGAATAAACTGAATAGGTTGCTTGTATATAGCATAGTATGATTGATCAAAGGAGCAAAGTTCATTTAATTCCTGTTCATCATTACTAGTGAGTATTCTTGATATAACTTGAATTTCAATTGCTGAAGTCAAACATTACCACCACCTTCCCCCGGCTTGATAATGTTATTCTTCATCATATTGACAAGCATATCGAAAAATAGACTCTTCTTTCCACTTACAAGAGAACCTATCTGTGGTGATACAAGTATAGTAACTAAATTATTTGCCTGTCTCTGTTGAATCAGATTCAACATTGTCTGTGATTCAAAATCTTTGAAGTCTACATAATCAAAATTAGATATAATCAGAACCTTTGCGGTTTCTGACCAAATCTTCATGTACTGATAGTTGTCTGTTTCTGGGCCAGTCCATGTTTTCTTTGTTTCATCTATGAACTTAGAATACTTTAAATTATAAACATTGCAATGTAGCCTACTGCCCTTCCAATATTTGCAGATGGAACAATATGTAAGTAAATCTGCACTCTGTATAGTTGTATCACTGGAAGATACATATACACCTAATTTGCTGGAACGATTTTCTGCAACGGATAAAACACGTAACATATTTTGCACTTTATCTTCAGATGCAGAAAATACAGGATTGTTGAAGTTCAGATTATTTCTTTCCAACAGATAGGATGTTTCCACCAATACAGGACAAGATTTGTCGCAGAAGGCTTCAGTACAATGTGCAGTAAAAATACAATTATGCATCTTTCAGCCTCCTTAATATTGGATTTCTGGACATCTTATAATTTACTCTGGCAGTAACACATTTCTTAGCCATCTGTAAAATGTTATCGTATCCCATATTCATATAGTCCGTTGGTGAAGTAAATAGTGTGAGAAATGGATCTAATGTGCCGTAAAGTTTATACTTATGATCAATACCATTAATGTCACGTTCGAGTAGATACCGCCTTACAACATATTCTTTCACGTATTCCTTTGTATATGGAATTAGATTAGATTCCGGTAAGGTATTCCAAACTTCTGATACCTTATGAAGTTCTCCATCAATCTCTATAGTTGAATAAAAACTATCTAAGTTTCCATCGACTTGTTTTAACAATCTAAATATGTGCGGATACTTCACAATATTATCCACAAGCTGTGCCTTTGTATATCCATCAATCGGTAAGATTATCCCAAGTTTCGGATCAAGTAACAAATCACCATATGGTTCATACATACAAGCAGCGCGAGTTCGAATCAAGCAATTTGGATATAATTTCCGTAAATCAGTATCTGACATTTTACTTACATCCGTAGTCATAGAAATTTCATTCTGCTTTGTAGGTATGATTGGGTAACTTGGATAGATTACATACGCAGTATCATCAATTATACCGGATCTCCATGGATGTGATATGTCGAATCTAGGAACCACAGGTGGTTGTATGTATAAATCGCTTTTATCGGTTGGAACTACAGCTGGATTCGATGTATGTTGTGTTGAACCTGCCATAGTTGGGTTAACTGCAAACTGACGAATCGGTGTTTGCACTGCAACCGGTGCAACATTAGATACATTAACTGTGGAATCAATCAATGTTTGAGATTCAGAATCTGAATCGGATGACTGTTCCGGAACATTGGACCAATCAATATCCCTTGTGGAAATATATAAATCACCCAATGTTTCTTCTAGTTCATCATCATCAGTATGTCGATATGTATGTATCGGATCTGTTTCATCCCAACTGAATGGCATAGAATCTGATGACATATACATATAAGTAACACAGTTAATTGCATGAACTACCTGCAATTTTTCAGTATGTTTCCCAGTAAATGTTTCGAGAAATTGATCAATCAAAGCTGCATGTACAGTTGATAACTTACCACGGATAGATGGGGGATATGGCAATTTTGTAGTCAGTTGTAAAAAGTCTATAGACTTACGCATGTTTTCTCACCTCCCATCCAAGCGTTGTAAAAACTTCAGGATGACTAGCATAATCTGTGTATGAATCCAAAACAGATGGATTCAATTCACTACACAAATCATAGACTGCCCCTTCACTAAGAAATAAATCATCTGATGTATGTGTACAGAGTTCAGACAACCCATTGTCCAAAAGAATATCCCAAAGTACTGCGGCTTCCATTGTCATATCATCTGCACACATATCACGTTCAAATTGATACAAATCATACGGAATCGAATACAAATTAGGTGAATCAGATTCCGCAAGTAACCCATCAACCCAAGATCTTACATTTTTATCCAAGTCAAGATAGGTATTATCCCGAATGGCTTTTCCATACATAAGAACAATATCACGCACCCATACAGGAAACTTCTTCATGTTGTAACGAAACCCAGAGGTTCGTACTGTCTGTCTAAACCGTACATCAAACCAATACCAAAGAAACTTAGCACACCTACTAACGTAGTCATACTTAAAGTCAACTGTGGCAATAGATTGAAGTACATCCGTATATTTACGAAGCGCACCCTTCTTTGAATTTGTGAAAGTATTGGATGTGGAATTGGAACTTGATGTAGATTCGGAAGATACTCCGGCAAAACTCCGCAACTGATCCAACTGTGCTTGCATACTCTGAATTGCATTTGCAATATTCGGCATAGGTTCAGAATTAAACTCCACAATATCTTCCGCAAGAGCTTCATCCTGAATTACACTGGATATTACAGTAACAACTTCCATACAAGTATCCGCAAGTTCTTTTAATCTGTCACGGGACTTTTGATACATCCTTGGCTTAGATTCAGCCAAATCTTGAGCGTAGGCAAGAAGTTTCTTGATACTCTTTTCAGCACTATTGATATCCATGAAACTCTCCCCCTCTTAGCATCCCATAGTGTCATAATCTGAAAATTATAACGATTTTAGATACAAAAAGTGCGACGTTGAAGTGTGAGCATCCTCTTTCCCAGCCGAACCATTCTGACACCATTTACCGCGGTATGGTCGAAGTTTCGTAAAGCGGAACTGTGTGGGGTTGTGGGTGCGGCCACTTATCCACCAGATAATCACACTTCAACGCCGCACTCGTTGTGTAATCTGAATATATCATACTGATTTACAGATTGCAAGCAGCAATTTTAAAAAGTTTCGTGTGAAGGGAAGGGGGTAGGGGGTTAGGATGTTGTAATGAGTGCGGGGTAGTAGATTTTTATTTCCCTTAAATTTTCTATTTCTAAATCCACCAAATTTTATTTATTTTATTTAGGATTTTAATGTTTTATTAATATATTTTATTAATATATAGGGGCAGAAAATAAGCAAATCTGCAAAAATTCATCATACATTTTTGTAATATTACAATTTTGTATATTTATAATTTTAAATAAATATGTAGGATTTATAATTGACATTTTATTCAATTTGGATTATAATGAATAAAATAAATGTCGGATATTTGCAAAAATGTATTTATTACTGAATCTCAGATAATTCTCTACAAGTTTAGAATGTGCATGATTATAAATATTTGTAAAAATGCAAATATTCATAAAATAAAAATAAGGAGAAGTACAAGTATTATGGAAGAATGGAAACAGATTAAAGGTTTGCCAAGTTGCTATGAAATTTCATCTGCTGGCAATATCCGAATTGATTGGGTAGATCATTATGAACCTGTAGAAACTAAGGATATTAAAACAGGGACTGTTGCCTATATACTTAGTAACACCTATAAAGTTCATAGACTTGTTGCAGAAGCGTTTCTACCTAACCCTGAGGATAAGAAAATGGTACGTCACAAAGATGGTAATCTACATAATAATGATGTATCAAACTTAGAATGGGTAAATCGATCCGAGGAATCTAAACGAATGATTTCATCTGGGAAAGTAAAAGGCAAACGGATATATTGTAAAGAAACAGATAAGCTATATGCCACATTAACTACTGCATCAGCATGTACAGGAGTTCCAATCTGCGCGATTGAATTTGGGATTGCAAACAATCAGAAAATGTTTGGTTATGAATTTACGGAAGTATCCGGTGATGTAAATTTTGATGAAAATATAGCATTTTTATCTAAGTCAGATATTATCAACCTTGGAGTTAATTATACATCTACAGAGATTTTGCATAATATAGAAAGGATGTGATTTTATGACTCAGACGTATCCCCCGTTACAGATACTCAATGGATTTAGTAAATATGGTGGTGGATTTGAATCGTTTAAGAATCTATTTAACTTTATCAGTGGTGTAGAAAATATAACTCGCCAAGATGTTATAGATTTCTTCACAAATCCAGAGTTTTTATGCAATCCACCGGATCATTTGGTAAAAGTTAGTAAACCTCCGTTCTCCGCTATAGAGTCTATAATGATTAACAATGGCTATTCATTATTTAAGATAGCAGGATATCCGCAGAAAGTATTAGAAGCAGATGACTTTAGTGTATCTGCTGAGATGCGAGATTTGTTCTTTACATCTATCTTGTGGGAGGAATGGAGTTTTACAAAACAAGTATTCAAGCCAGATATGTATTTTGCAGACTCACTGATTCATACAAACAACTTGCAAATATCAAAACATATGATACAACATCTGCCATGTAATATATTTTACTTAGATTTATCTGACTGTCCACAATTTGGTGCTATTTGTGGTGTATTAGTGTATATAAACAGTAAAGATACAGAATGTAGAGTCACAATGTATCTTGTATCAAATACACTTGGATTATACTCATTCTATATATCAAGTAAATATGATGAACGAAATTTACTTCAGATAAATGCAGATTCTATCAAATCCGTTGGTGAAAATCAGTTTACTGGATATAATTTGGATTCTGTATTTTCTGATAAAAATTCTACATATGATATTCCAAAGAAACTATATACAATGTCACGTGCAGAAATCCACTTGTTTGTGCTTCAAATGATTAGTTATTTATCTATAGATGAACCACAGATTACAGAATCAGATCTTACTAAACGTACATATAGGCCGCGTGCAGCTAGTTCTCCTATCCGTAACAAGTGGTCAGAAGTTAAAATTGACGATGTTGGTGTTGTTTATGGCAAATCGTTTAGAAAACAATTGGAAGAAATCAAGAAAGATACTACAGAAGAATCTGATTCAGATACGGATGAATCTAAACAAAGGAAGAGAAGGAAGTCACCTGCTCCGCATTTCCGGTCAGCACATTGGTCTAAATATTGGGTTGGTAAGGGAAGAACTGACCTTAAGGTAAATTGGATCGAGCCGACATTTGTAGGCGCAAAGCAGAGTAAAAATGTAGTAATACACACCGTGGAATAGGATTTTCAAAAAATTTCAAATTAACTATTGACACAAATAGTATCTTGTACTATACTGACAGTAGTACAAGATACTATTTTTAAGTTAAGGAGCAGTCAAATGAATAATTACAAGTATTCTTCGGAAGAAGAAAAGCATTATCTTGAATCTTATGATGTGTCACAATATGAAAGACCATCTGTAACAACAGATATTGTTATCTTCACCCTGGATAAAGATGATGATCTAAATATTCTACTGATAAAACGTGGATGTCACCCATATAAAAATCATTGGGCGATACCGGGTGGATTTCTAGAGGTGGGTAAGGAATCGTTGGATGATGCAGCTGCACGGGAACTGAAAGAGGAAACAAACATTGATAATGTATACCTAAAGCAATTATATACATTTGGTGAACCAAATCGTGATCCAAGAACTACTGTAGTTTCTGTAGCATACACAGCATTAGTTCCAAAAGAATCATTAAATGTAAAGGCAGGAGATGATGCGGAAGATGCACAACTGTTTAAGATTAAATATGATGTAAATGGAATTATCTTCTGCAATGATTCAATCAATATCACAGAAAATGATCTCGCATTTGACCATAATGAAATTATCCGAACCGCTATCACAAGACTCAGAAACCGTATTGATTATGAGGATGATGCGTTCAACCTACTTAAAGATAAAAGTTCATTCACCATATCAGAACTCAAGCGGATTTATGATTCAATCAAGAATACTACATTAGATCTACCGAATTTCAGAAAGATGTTTTTAAGAGAATATGTTAAAACAAAAAAAGTAGTTGAATTAGATAAGACTATACTATCAAGAGGTTTACCTACTAAAACATACAAGTATGAGGGTTGAATTATGAATGCATTAAATGAAAAAACAGCTAAAACAGAAAAGGTCATACATATTATGGTTACTTCATTATGTAATAGGAATTGTAAACATTGTTGTAATAAGCAATATAGTTTAAATGATATTCCCTATGTAACAGATGAAGAACTTAAAAATGCACATACAATTTGTTTGACAGGTGGGGAACCATTTTTATATGCTGAACCTGCTTCTATTGCTGAATATTACAAAAGACATTATAAAAATGTCAAAAATATTTATGTATATACTAATGCAAAGGAATTAGCTGATTATTTGAAGAATGATCATTTGATGAATTATATTGATGGTGTCAATGTTTCTATCAAAACAAAGGCAGATTTAATTGCATTTGATAATATAGTAAAGGATGAACAAATCAATAGAATGACAAGTAATTTGTTATATGTATTCAATGATTTACTGCCAGAAAATAAGGGTAATTTTACAGTAGTTAATAGAGAATGGCAAAAGGATTTTAAACCTGCTGATGATAGTATTTTTAGAAGAATTTAAAGGTGGTGATATTATTGATTGTAGGATTTTATGGCGGTAAGTTTTTACCAATGCACAAAGGACATCTATATTGCATTGATACCGCTGCTAGACAATGTGATCATGTAGTAGTCATCATGTTTATCAATGGGGATGATGAACTTAGGATCATGAAAACAAATCACAGTGAAGAACTTAGTATAGAATCACGGACAAAACAGGTACAAAGAGTTTGTACACTTTACAACAATGTAGAGTTCCATATTGTAGATGTTATGGATCTAAAGAATCCTGATGGCACAGAAGATTGGGATGCGGAAACCCCATTAGTTAGAAAATATGTACCTAAAATGGACTATGTATTTTCAAGTGAACCACAATATGGCGAATACTTCAAAAGGGCGTATCCAGAAGCAACCCATATAATTGTGGATGCAGAAAGAAAAACATATCCAATCAGTAGCACGATGATTAGAGCGATGAAATTAGTAAAGGAGAAAGAATTATGGATGGTATGATGAAAACGATGAATGATGTTGTAGTTACTGAAGAACCGAGTTTTATCGGAAAGATTGGAAAAGCATTTAAAAGTCTGAAGTGGTATGAAATTCTAATGTGCATAGTGATGCTTGGAATCTCCATCTACTATGCGATTCAACCTCAGGAAGGAACCCCACAATGGCTTGCAATTATCAATTTCATTTCCGGTCTTTGCGGAATTATCTGTGTATTCTTTTGTGCAAAGGCAAACCGAATGAACTTCCCATTTGCAGTAATCAATACAACTGTGTTTATGATTTATCTTGCATACTTTGGTATTTGGGCAACCTTTTGGCTGGAAGCAATTGTATATTTCCCAATGAATATAATTTCTTGGGTGAACTGGTACAAGCACAAAGATGAGGAAGATAAACTTCTGGCGAAATCTAAGAAACTTACCATAGTGCAAAATATACTTGTTACACTAATTATTGTTGCAGTAACAGTATTCGTACACTTTGTACTTCAGTTTCTTGCTGGAGATACTTGGATGAAGTTTGCAACACAGTTTGGCTGGAATGTAGAAGTTATGAAGTGGCTTGATTCTGCAATCTTCGCAATCGGTGTTGTAGCGGTAGTTCTTGAAGCACTCAGATACAAAGAACAGTATGTATGGTGGATCATTACAGATGTAATTGCAGTAGCACAGTATGCTATCAAAAAAGATCCTGTATATGTAACTAAAAAGGGAATCTATCTGATTGAAGCCGTTATTGGTATCAAGAATTGGCACAAGCTGTCTAAAAAGAATGAAACTAATGAATAAGGAATCTTAGAATATGGCTAACTTCTATTTAATATGTGGCATTAGTGGCGGTGGTAAAACTGTATTAAGCCATAAAATAAATGAACTAAATCCAAATATAAAAATATATGATGTGGATGAATATTATGCAAAAATAAATGGAGATGAATGTATCCACGAAAACTTCTTTGACGTATGGATAACATTGTGGAGAGATTTGCATAATAGTGAATTGAATGGTGAAGATGTGCTACTTACGACTAATGCACTTATAGTTAGTCAAAGACGACAATTTATTGAATGGTTTCCGACATTTAATCATCATTTGGTTTGGGTGACTGCCCCAAAGGAAAAGTGTTTTGAGGGTAATAGAAATCGTAAAAGGAAAGTGCCGGAAGAAAAACTTATTAAGGATTGGGAACAAATGGAATTCCCAAATGCACATGAATCTGGATGGGATACAATATGTCAGATTACAAATTGTTGGGATGGTGAAAACTACATCATCTTTAATCTAAAAGGTAATATAGAAGATTTAATTAAAATACATAAAGGAGTGTGATTTTATGAAGAAATTGCTGATTGTAGTAGATATGCAGAATGATTTTATTGATGGAGTGCTTGGTACACCGGAAGCACAGAAGATTGTACCAGAGGTTGATAAATATATTAAGATTTTTAATGGTGACGTAGTATTTACACAAGATACACATTTTGATGATTATATGACTACACAAGAGGGTAAAAATCTTCCTGTAAAACATTGTATTAAAGGTTCTGATGGTTGGAAGATTACTGATAAGATTTATATGCCTGTTGATAGTGAAGTATTTGAAAAATACACCTTTGGAAGTACAGATTTGGGTAATTTTATCAAACTGAATACTAACTATTATGATGAGGTATATATTTGTGGAGTATGCACTGATATTTGTGTAATTAGTAATGCTTTATTGATTAAATCATTTTGCCCCGAAATGCCGATTAAAGTTATTGAAAGATTATGCGCAGGTGTTACTGTGGAATCTCACAATAATGCTATTAATGCTATGAAAATGTGTCAAATTGAAGTGATATGAAAATAGGAATTGTATTCGGATGTTTTATTCCGTTACACTCCGGTCATGTGAGTTTAATTAACCGATCTTTATCGGAAAATGATAAAACAATTATTGGAGTATGCGGAAAGGACACAGACAGGGGCAAGGACTTTATCCCATTCAGAGTAAGATTAAAACTCATGCGGCAGAAGTATCAAAATGATAATATCGTTGTAGTGCCTATAGATGATGAGAAACTTAAACTGGATGGAACATTCACACATGACAATTGGGTTAAATGGGGAAATGAATTATTTCAAAATGCAAATATTGACCCATTTGATCCGAATGTAGAATTCACTTGGTACACAGGTGAACCAAGTTACAAAGAAAAACTTGGAAACATCTATCAGAAACATAAAATCGTTCTTATAGATAGAAATATCAACACTGTATCAGGAACAAAAATAAGGAATAATGTAGAAATGTATAAGGACGAAATTGACAAAGATTTTTTAGATTATATTAGAGGGACAAAATAATGAAAGGAGGATTTAATTGAAATACGCAATATATGTCATAAAGAATGACATAAATAATAAATGCTATATTGGGCAACATATTGTCAAAAACGAAAGTGCACGAGCATATATGGGTAAAGGTATTGGAATACAGGAAGCCTACAAAACTTATGGAAGACATCACTTTTACAAAGAACTATTAGAAATTATTGAAGATAATACAGAAAATCGAGTAATAGCATCTGAACGAGAAAAGTATTGGATTAATACGTTGAACACACTTGAACCTAATGGATATAATAGACACCCTGGCGGTATTGGTGGATGTACTAAGAAATCCGGACAAAAAGGTGCAAGAACTCGAAAATTAAATGGGTATAAACATACACAACAAACAAAAACTAAAATAAGCAATAGCAATAAAGGAAAAACCTTGTCAAAAGATCACAAAAAACATCTATCTGAGAACCATCATTTAATCAAAACTTGGATTTTAGTACATGAAAATGGTACTGAAACTACATATACTGGAAGTTTACATGCGTTAATTAGACAGGAAAATTTGGGATCGTTTAATTCTATAATACGACATTCGTATAAGAAAGAATTTGTTAATGGCATATACATCAAAGATATACGCAAAGAAGATTATGCTATATTACGAAACCATAATAGTTCTAAATCAACATTGAGTTGTTATGATCCGATACTTTGTGAAATTTGTACATATAAAAATTTATATCAAAGAAAACGAAGAAACAAGGAGCTCTATAAGGATGTAATAGTGGATAAACAAATTATTAAGGAGGATAAATAATGAAATTTAACAGAATTATCAACAATCTATTAACTCAAGATTTATATAAATTTTCAATGACTCAGGCAATCTATCATCAGTTCCCGGCATATAAAACCACATGGACGTTTAAGTGCCGTAATACAGATGTAAAATTTACACCAGAAATGGTTGAAGAAATTAAGGAACAGATTCAGGCATATTGTCAGTTACAGTTTACAGAAGATGAATTGGGATATCTAGATAGTATACCTTGGCTGAAAGGAAGTTACATTGATTTTCTTCGTTTGTGGAGACCAAGGTATGAAGATTTTGAAATTACTACAGATGCTGAATGCGGTCTTTCCATTGAAACAAGAGGTACATGGCTGAACACATCTATGTACGAAATCCCTACACTTGCTATTGTAAATGAAGTATATTTCCGGATGGCTTACAATTATGATGAACTTCTAGCAAGTTTTAAGGAACGATTGGATGAAAAGTATAATAAGTTGCATAAGTCTATCTGGTATGCAGGTACCTTTTCGGAGTTTGGACTTCGGCGTAGACTTTCCGCAGAAGCACAGGAAATGGCTGTTGATAAGTTTTCACATCTGAATGACACTATGCACGCATCTTCTAAGTTCATCGGAACTTCTAATGTATACCTTGCAAAGAAATTTGGTGTAAAGCCTGTAGGAACTATGGCACACGAATGGATCATGTGTACAGGTCAGGGAAATCACAAACATAATCCAGCATATTCTAACTGGTATGCACTGGATGCCTGGGTTAAGGAATATGGTGTGCTAAATGGTATTGCGCTTACGGATACTATCACAACAGATTGCTTCCTTAAGGATTTCCAGCTTACATATGCTACTTTATTTTCTGGTGTACGGCATGATTCTGGAGACCCATATGCTTGGGGTGATAAGATCATCAAGCATTATGAATCACTCGGTATTGATCCGAAGACTAAGACCCTTCTGTTCTCTGACAGTCTTGATTTTGAACGTGCAGACAAACTCTTCCGCTACTTTAATCCGAAAACAAATGTAGCATTCGGCATTGGAACATATCTTGCAAATGATACGTGTGTTCCTCCGCTGAATATTGTTATGAAGACAACTCTGTGCAACGGACAGCCGATAGCTAAATTGTCCGATGTAGACGGAAAGGGTATGTGCAAAGATGCAGAATATGTAGATTATCTCAAAAGAACAATTCAGTGGCGTATTGATCATGAGTGAGGTGCTATATGGAAGATTACAATAAACTGAAAGATGATATAATTAAAAATATCAGAGATTGGTTTGATAAAAATGGTTCAACAGCAACCGCAGTTATCGGTATATCCGGTGGTAAAGATTCTACTGTGGCAGCGGCATTACTGGAAGAAGCTCTTGGAAAAGATAGAGTATTAGGTGTTATGATGCCAAATGGTATTCAGCCGGATATATCGGATTCTGAACGAGTGATAAAGATTTTAGGTATTCGCAGTATAACAGAAAACATCAATACCATTTATGCCACCTTTATACAACAACTTATGATGACAGGAATCAATGTTAGTAAAGATACTACAATAAATCTTCCACCTAGATTGCGAATGGCTACACTATATGCAATTGCACAAAGTTTACCTGAGGGTGGCAGAGTTATCAATACTTGCAACTACTCAGAGGACTACGTGGGGTATAGTACAAAATATGGTGATTCCGCTGGGGATATTTCTATTCTTGGAAATTGCTTTGTCAGTGAAGTCATAGGAATTGGTGATGCACTTGGACTTCCGTATGATCTTGTACATAAAGCACCATCGGATGGACTTTGTGGTAAAACAGATGAAGATAGGTTCGGATTCACCTATGATGACATAGAAACATATGTTCTAACCGGAACAACAGGAAATGCGGAAATTGATGCTAAAATCTTGAAAATGCACAAGGCATCCAGACATAAATATACTGAAATGTACAATTGCACACAGAGATAATTTATGCGCAGTGGTAAAAATATCGACATTTTGCTACTGCGCATATTCTATATCGTGTATCAGATTTTTGAACAATCACAAGATTGTGTGTGATTTTTGTAGAAAATATATAAATTTTCTGACAATTTTATTGACTTTTGGTAAAAATCGTTGCTATAATGGAAATGTCTGATATAAGGTTAGATTTTTGTATAACCACGCACAGGATTCCGAACAGGTGTGCGTGTCTTTACATTTTGGGGGATAAACCTTAAATGACTAAGAACGAACAAATTAAGCAACGAACCAGAGAATTATATCTTTCGTTGCCACAGGATAAAGCGGCTCGGATGGCAAGAACTGATGTACGAGATGAAGTTCTTCAACTGAATTATACTTTCTTTGGATTTGTGGCATCACATACATTCGTAAACAATTCTTCTATTTCTTATGAAGATAAATTCCAATCAGCATGTATGCATTTTTGTGAAATATGGTGGCAGTATCTTTGGCAGGGTGATGAAACCCATAGGGGATATCGTCAGGATCTTTCTTTTAGTGTGTTTTTCAAACCAAGAATAGGCGAAATGATAGGACGGGAGTTGAATACAGTCAAATATTCAATTCGCCGTTCTTTGTGTATGGAAGTAGGAAAAATGGTTGGAAAACATTGGGGTAAGGTTACTTATGAAGATTTATTTGATCCAAGGGTACAACTTCCACCGGATAAGATGGCATCGCTAAAAACAATCTTCTGCACACTTTGTCCAGCAGACATTGAAGATTACATGATATTTATAGAATCACCCAAAGTAGATACTACTATGGATTCCCTACTCACAGATGATTATGATTCTATCGAAGAATTACTTATTCAGGAAATGTTAGAAACAGAAGAACGTATGACAGAAGATAAATTGAAAGAGATGGCTGAAATATATCAGGTAAATATACAACAACTTCGTGATGCATTACCAGAAGCAGAAGCAACCCTGCATAAAAGATTACATGATAGTATGGATTTGCACTTTGATGAGTGAGAAAATGCCCTGCAATCAGAAAGGGGGTGAACTGACTACAGGGCGAAGGGTAAAATATGGAATAAGAAAAGCTCTAATTACTTAATGAATCATATAATTCCTGAGTTTCACATCTATCGTGGATTTGATATCCATTATGTTTTCTACCATCGTACATAGGATCTATGATTTTATATCCATCATCAATATAATCCTGTAATGCAAAATAAGTATCTACTGGACCATAATATGGCGCATAGATTGGATTTGATCGAATATACTTTTGAAACTTGCACGGTATATAAACAGGATCGTCAAAAACGCCATATAAAACTATATAACCTCTGAAGGAATCAGATTCTACAGGATATTCTTTATAGTTTCTTGCTTCCCAATCAATTTGCTCCCACAGATCGATGTCTTCCTGTGACCATCCATCAAATTCCTTATACATTGAACTTTTAATATATCTTTTCATAATAGACATCTCACTCCTATCTTGTTACATGTATATGTAATTCCATTATATGCATGTGAATCTTAATTACCTAATAAGTTCCCCATCAACATAGTTTTCATCAGTAATTCCCCAATATTCCAGAAGTTCACCACAACTATCCTGCCAGTTCCCAAGTTTCTCAATACACTCTTGTTCGGAATCTCCAGAAGCTAGACGAGTTCCGCCATTTGCATATTTACCGCAGAAATAGTACGGAAATAAAAGTTCTGATGATTTAATATATCTTTTCATAATAAATTCCTCACTATCTATCTTGATTAAAAACTACATTATGGTGAATTAACTCCACCCTTCTGTTTAGTTCTCTTATCACCTGTCAGTTTTGCAAACGTATATTTTCCACGGATGTATTGCCAGAAAAAATGTCCTTTGGATGGACTCGTATGCCACTTCTGATATATCTTTGTGGGAACGTCATAAAAAACATACACATCCCCGGGTCCACCCTTTCTCCCTTTAAATTGCACATATACATCACCAACCCTATCTTGATTTCCTTTGACATTGATGTTATATGCCCAAATATTAGAAGATTTAACACGAACCATATTCTTCGTAATATCTCTGGAAGAAATGGCAGCGGTGATAACTTCCCTACGATCCGTAGGGTGCATACACATTTGTATAATTGTTGTTGGAATTGTTCTGTGTATAATACGCATTTAAATAAAACCCCATCTAAAGATAGTCTTACTTATAGATAAGGTTTTAATTCTTTTCGATATTTCTTAGAATACTTTTTGAGTATAGCAGATACAATTTCTGTATTCGCTTGTGATTTTCCACAGGAGTATGAGATGTACCAATCCTTTGGAAGTAAGTAATCCGCAAGAAATTGAATCGCAGTATCACTATCCATCCCTGGTGGAAATATGTTATTAGAATCCTGATTTTTATTTAACCAGTCGGTAAAAGATGTAGTGTCTATATCTTTCATAGCAACACCTCCTGTAATAAGTATAAAATGCGGATAGAGGGACTCGAACCCTCACGAGTTTCCCCAATAGATCCTAGGTCTATCATGTCTTCCGTTCCACCATATCCGTGATTATATTACATACCGTACTCAAAAGCATCTATTTCAGGATTTCCTGTAATTTCTGCGATATGGTAATGATGATCTACAACAATATCGTATCTACTACTATATAGTTCAAATGCATCAATTATCTTCTTCAAAGTATCTAAATCTTTTGAAACAGTTTTGCTACAAACAATTTCGTAACACATAGTCCTAATATTATAGACAACTCTACCACGTTCAATGGACTTGTATCCCTTTGGTATTTGATCTCCTGCACCAAAGTCATTCATCAGTCTTCGCCATTCTGTAAGATGATTCTTAAATGCATCATAATGAATGAACGATCCGTCATTATATCCATTGTCAAGTGATACTAAATCTGCAATCACTTCTGAATTGTATATCCACCATATACCTACATATCCGGAAGTCATACCACCTTTTATGTATCTCTTCAATGTACATCACCTACCTTTCTTCAGGATATTGAACGCTCATCCTGCGTGTCTGCCAATTTCACCATATCCGCAAACATATGAATAATCTCGCCTTACGCAAATCTACTTTACGCCTAGACACTGTTAGTTGGTCTGCGTAGCCACTCCTAAACCTATCCCCTCAATCGCTGTAATTTGAGATTATTCATCTGTTACCTACATTATCTCCTGAGATTCATGCTGACAGTTCACTAAGAGGGTACAGACTCTCTATCTCAGTAACTTCCTGTAGGGTTTTCAGTAGTATCTGCAGCAAGCAATTAGCCCACCCATCTGTACTTACCCCGATTTATCGTATCGGTAGGATCGAATAACGTATCTACTGTGACTCCTTGGTATATATCGTTTCAACCTTGGCAGTAGATAATCGGAAGGGTGAGAGTCGAACTCACGGCAACAGGTTTATAAGACCTGCCCCATCACCGCTTGGGTACCTTCCGTGCAATGATTTATATAGCATCTAAATCATCAATATTAGATTCGTTCAGCTCTATCAACATATTGATAGTCCTGTACAGTTTCTTTAACTTGCTATCTACGATCAATTTTCGAGCTTTCTCATCATCTCGTTCAAATGAAAATACATGCGACCCAATCTGTGACCACGTATCACGCAGTATGATTTCTTGGGAACCAAAATCAGAATGATGGAGTGTGCAGTAATCTCCTCTCCATTCAACCTCTCTAGTTTTATGTTCAATCTTCATGGGATGGCTGAACGAATTCAGATTATAATCATGTACGTGTGTAACAACTTTCTGTACCATAATAGCCCCTCCTTCCATGCTCTTGCACTATTGATACATGTTTCTATCTGTATATAAGTATATACTATATTGATAAGATTGTCAATAAAAATTTTAGTAGGATTTTTCTTTATGTTATATAAATTTAACTCCTCTTATACTTCAATTATTATAACGATTTATCCATTTAGTATTTTATTACAAAATGCCTTAACTTCCTTAAAGGATTCAAATCTGGCACCTTCCGGTGTTACTACTGAGTATACATAATATGCATCCTTAAAACCAGAAGAATCAATTACAATATCAATTCCAAGTTCCTTATATTTCTTAATTACAGATTTCTCAAACAAACATATCACCTCAAATCAAAAATGTAAGTGCCGGATGATTATTCCGGCACTTAATTGTATGTTACTCTGTTGGTTTTGTAAAGTGTCCTAAAATCTCTGTCAGAAGTTTCAACTTATACTCTTCAATAGATTCCAGGTGTTCAATTCCTTCATCATCGAATACTAAGGAATTAAAACCCTTCATCCGATAAAGTCTTTTTGGTGTAAGATCATCATCTGCGGAAGATACATAGATTTCTTCAACTTCGACTATAAACTTAGAACCTACCCGTGCTATTGGTTGCATACAATTCACTCACTTTCTAGAAGAAACTTTCCTCATTCGGATTGGATAAAATCTTTTGCTTATTTTCGACAAATTCACGGTCTGTTACATAACCGTCCTTATCAAAGTGATAATCAATTCCACGAATCTTTACTGTACGGTTTTTAGCAATCCATCCATGATCGTCCTTGAACCACCACTTACTTCCATCTTTATTCTTATGCCAGCTTGCCGGATATTGATAATCAAATCTACCTGTCTTACCAACATGCCAATAGCCCTTATCCGGCTTTTCTGGATGGTCATCATATATCCAACCGTCCTTTGCTAAACTACCATCAGCAAAACACCAGTACCAATGCCCATTTGAATGCTTTGTCCATCCAGTAGTCATCTTACCACTCTTATCAAAATGATACTTCTCTTTCTTCCAAGTGATCCACTTATTAGATACCATTGCACCATTCTTTCCGAAGTAGTACCAATCTTTCTTAATCTGATACCAGTAGGTAGCCATCTTTCCATTGGACTTCAGATAGTAGCGGTTTCCATCATCCTTCAACCAGCCTGTTTGCATTGTGCCATTCTTATTGAAGTAGTACCACTCTTTATCAATCTTCTTCCAACCTGTTGCAAGTTTGCCATTGGCAAGATAGTAGCACCAAGTACCATCATAATTTTTAACCCATCCACGTTTTGTCATAAGTTCATAAACATCGTTACGAACATCTGTCATATCTTTTCCAATCAGGGATGGGAACCAATCGTAAATATCATCGTGATTTGATCCAAGTCCGAGTTTGTAGGAATCATAATGACACAAAATATTTGGTACGATTACACCATTCTTTTTATGTGTACCCTTAGGATCAATTTTGTATTTTTCGCACAACCAAGCGGTGCATTTCACGGCTTCGTCATAAACTTTCTGAGCATATACTTTATCATTCTTCGCATCTTGACAGATTTCGAATTGAATCGCACAATCATTTTCAGATCCATATTTTCCGGATCCACACCCCCATGGTCGCATATCCCACGGAAGAACCTGACACGTCAGCACATTTCCATCCTTGTCAACCCCAATGAAAGCATTCACACCGGCTTGTCTGTCAGAATGATTCCAATCATTCCCATTTGGGTTTTTGCCAATGATATTGATAATTTTCTGATAGTCCTTATCGGAAGTCAACGGTTGTACGTATCGTCTGATATTTCTGTTATTGCATCCCGTATCATGCCAGAGAACGGATTTAGGGTCATCCTTCATCCTATAGCTCTTTTTGTAGCAGGTAGAGTTTGTCATAATACATTTTAAATATTTCCAATCAATTGCCATAATAAATTACCTCCGACATTAGAATAAGAATTCGTAATCTTCAAATCTCTTTGTAATTCGTTTCCTAACCTTTGTCATGATAAGTTCAAGGGCTTTATTCAGATCCTGTAACTTTTCAGGTGGGAATAAATCAAACCCAAGAGTTTGTTCTTCCGGTGTAACTTCAATCGTATCAACACGAATCTTATTTTGATAAGTTGTAATATTGATATTGATAGTCATCTCATTTAACTTCGTAAATTCAGGTGCAGTAAGATTATATGTTTTTCTTATATGCTCTGGAATTTCATAAACAACAATAAAATATACATCATACATATTTGTTGTCTTTTTGAACTTAAATGCACCATCAATATGACGATATAAGTAATTTCCTACTTTGTTTACTAATTGATTTGCTTCCATATATCCCTCCGAAGTTTAAATGTAGTTATGTCGGTGATTCTAAATATTCCGCAGATTCAACCTGTTGGCGAATTGGTTCGACATTAGTATATGCTGAATGGACGTTATCATATGGATCACCAAAATATCCAATAGCAATTATATCAAATGCAGTAGTTGAACATCTATTAAGGATTTGAATGTATTCAGTTCTTGTATCATTGGTTGAAACTGATCCAGAATAATGTGCACGAATAATCAATTTTCCCCCGCAATCATTTGGATTACTTATTGATGGATTTTCTGATAGAGAATGTAAAGTGCAGGCACCTGCCCACCTATCAATCAGCGCAACTAAATGAGCTTTTACATACTGAGATGTTTGATCACCGGGTACATCACTCCTATGAATAATTAAAATTCCATGTCGCATAAATATATCCTTACAATTATAAAGTAGTTCATCTGAATCCCCTGATCCAGCTATGGATGTAGTATACATTCTATACTGATTTGCAAAATGCCACCTACGTTTGCCATCCACAAGTTTTAAAACATATGAAATATTATTATCGGCATTACCATCTACAATGGCATAATCAAATTGAGACGCATTTGAAGTATATGGAAGATTATACCCAAGATATAATTTGTTCTGAGTATTGGATCCAAAAGAGATATATGCCCTTCCTACAGAACTATCATAGTCATCAGTATCAATCTCTTTCTGATTCATATTTGTTACAGGTTTAGTCAAACTGTATTTGAGTTGTTTTAGCTTATTTCCAAGCAAATTTATAGACTTATCTTCGATTAGCGCATTTAGTAATGTTGACCATGCTAAGTTATCATCAGGTGTGTATGTAGTAGAATCGTGAGTTGTTGAATGTGTAACATTCAGTGAACTTGAAGGTACTGCACTAATTGTATATGGTGTTGGGCTAGATGCGGCACCATTACTGCTAAGCATAAGTCCATACCCCTTTGTAGATCCTACCTGAACCTGCATCATCCTTGGGTGATTACTAGATGCATCATATGTTTTAAATGGTGTATCAAACACTGTATTGTTGTTGGTTAACTTTACGCTTGATACAGACATATCCCCTTGATTAGCAAGTGTAACAAACTGAGGATTCTCTGGATCAGAATCATCAAGTATCTGAATATGATTATCATTTGTATGATTCATAGCCCATGTTCCAGGAAATCCCATTTGATAATCTTGTAGTACCCCTTCATTCATGTTATTGAACATTTTAATTGTTCCAGGCGCAACTACGTCTAATGGATATAAAGAAGTATTACCTGTAGATGTAATACGTGTACCCCAAAGAGCGGGAGGATAGTAATCGTTTTTACTAAGTACTGTAAGTGACGCAGACGCTGCTCCAGAAGGATGCACAAGTTCAGATACATAAATAGGATACTTAGGGTTCATTATTTCTACGTCACTAGACCCTGGAATTGGATATGTAACCGGATGGTATATTGACCACTTAAATGTATTGTAATCTTCGTAGAAATCTTTCGGATCGGTATCAACCATGTCAATGATCGCGTTATCCTTAACTTCAGCGGAATCATGGATAGTCCGAACATATTTAGTATCTAGATTATATTGCAGAAAACTATTAGGTACCGAAAATACTATCTTAGCAGCCCAAGGAAACTCCGCAGGTCCAAGAAAATCACCATTTTCTGGATGTGCGGTATTTGTTGAACCTTCTGTACCAACACAACCGGAAAGTACACTGTTAAGTGTGAAACCTGTTAAAAGAACAAGCGGATTAGAGTTGATATTACCTCTAACTAGGAGACGAACACGAGGGTATGTATCAGTTAAGTCAGGTTTAAAATCTTTTGCAGGAGGATACGATGAATTTTCAGACCAATTTCCGGGTTGGATAACTACACCATCAATGATGTGCATATAATCTCGAATTTTGTCTAAGTTCCTATCATATAGTACTTGAGTTGGCATACCCGTTGTATACGATGCTTCCGGTCCAACATATCCGGTATCTGGGCTGTCTATCGAGTTGTTAGATATTAGCACCCCATAATCTGTGATCTTTGTAGCCCACATAGAATCACTTGAATGTTCTGGGTCATATGCTGGAAATTCTGCGAATCCCTCGAAATAACTTGCAACTATGGTATTTGCTGCGGCAAGATTTGAATTGCGAGGTAGCTTGATATCTAAACAGGTTAGACGAGTTTCTGGCATACCTCCGACAGAAGGAACCTTGAGCACCATAGACGCACCCATAGCCAAACTAGATGCAAGCCATTCTTTTTCTGTTGCAGGAGGACTATTTGGATCTTCCGCAAGATGTTGTTTCACGTATATTTCGTAAGCACTTTCGCCTACAACTCGACCCTCATTCCATATTTCTCTAGGCATGTACTATACCTCACTTTCCACCAAATTCAGAAATTAACCATTTAATAACATTTTGAATACACGTCTTTTTATTTGTACTTGAAGTAGCAGATGCCAACATATCATCTGCATAGGCATTAAATGATATCTGACCATCATCTGTATAAATAATCAATTTTATTTTATCTAACGTATCATAATCGTTACTATCCATCTGTACTGAGATTGATCCACCCCAATATTGTTTTGCGTATTCGGATAATGCTATATCTAAAATCTCATCTATTTCATCAGCAATCTCAGAATAAAATTCTATATCATAGGGGGATATTGACCATTCCGGATTTGATAATTCTGTATGAATTGTACCATGGAACTTCGAACTTTTCAAAGTAGATAACTTCCCAAGTCTACGTTCCGCTGCTTTCTGAACAGATGGATCTTCATCCTGTACCAATTTTTCTAAAACATCTTTATCTGTTGTTTTTTCAGCCACAATCTTTCTAACCTCAGGAGATTCATCATCCGATGCTAAGCTAATCATATCTCTATCATTTACACGGTTTATAATATTGATACGAACTTGTTCATCATCATCAAATAGCATATTTTCAAGAACAGTTTGATCTTGACATTTTGTAGAAACAATTCTACGTATTCTAACATCTTCATCTTGAGATAATACATCCCAAACCTTTGGATCAGAAGTTACTCTTGCTACTGCCATACGGATCCTAGGATCATCATCTTGTGCAAGTCTGCGCCTATCAGATTCCTTTGTAGCAAGATTTCTTGCAGTTGCTTGACGAACTAATTTTGAATCATCATAAGAAAATCTAGAAAGTTTTGATCGGTCATTAGAACTTCTTGCAAGTTTAGCACGTTCAAAACTATCCATATGAGCTGCATAAATCAATTTCTTCATCAACATATCCCCATTATGATACATAAACTATATTTCCACAGGTTGCTCTAATCCAACCTAATTCATTTCGTATCCATAAATCATTATTATCATCATGCGTGAATGATTTACAAAATACACCGCTACCGGGTGATAATGTAGATACAATCGTTGCATCATCTAAAGTTTTTACTCTAATCTCCAAAGGTGTTAAGGATGTTACTAAATAGGTTTTACCTTTTTCGTAGCACATAATTTCCTTTCTGTAACCCCAAAAGAAAAGCACACCCCATATAAGATATATAAGGTGTGCTAAATTAAATCTATTCCGAATCACTATCTGAATCTGGATCGATTACTGCCCATCTTGGGAGTTGAGATACTTTAGCAATTGTAGTATCATCTTCTACAACTTGTTGAATCTCAGCAGTCAAATCCCTATCAGATACACCAACGGTATGTCCAAACTTATCTACAAGAATCCCATCAATAACTGGAACACCTTGTGATGTAGGTGTATAAGTATGTTCCTCACCAGTTCCAGTATCACCATGATGTATTGTTACATCATCTGCAAGTGTTCCACCACCTTTGATACCTTCACCTGCAACAATGTTACGTTCCTCAAATACAAAGTTAACATCTACCCACTTATGTTCATTGATTGACCAAGCATAGTATTCCGGCTTTCCATCAACATCATTGACACGAACTAATTTACCATCTGGTGTTTGTCTTGGATTCAGCTTATCGCGTTCTTCAATTGTTGGGAATGTTACAAATGCGCTTTTAACCTGATATGGTATAATTTCATCATCTGGTGCAACTGGTGGGAAGATTGGACCGTGCGGACCATCCGTGGAACTTGGTGCTACTACATAATCAGATGATTGATAAGTTTCATTTGTAATATCTGTTTGAGTTACTTTAATAGGAAGTACATTCGGATAATTCTGATCAAGATTGTTCGTCTTAGTTGATACAACAACCATTCCATCAATTTCTTGCGGAATTACAGGTCTTACAGATTTATCTGTAAGCGATGTAAGATACCAACCATTAAATAGACGATTATCCCATGTATACCAACCTTTATGCAGAATCCAATTTGTGTTCGGTATTGTTTCAATAGAAACAATATTTCCATCTACAAGTTTTAGGGTATTCTTCTCAGATACCGGAAAATAGGTATCATTCAAATATTCTGTTGGTTCATATGGTTCCGGTGGATTCTCAGGATCAACTGGTAATGTTGGTCCTTCCAGATCAGATGATGTAGATAATACTACAACTTCATCTAAATCTGATTCTATAGCAGGAACAAGTTCATCGCCCATTAAAGATGAAAAATACCAACCTTTATAGTATTTACTTTCAAAATTAAACCAACCGTATCTTACAATCCACTTCTTATCTGGAAACCGTTTTAATGCAATGATGTTCCCCTCATAGAGTTTAATACCAAGGCTGGCTATAAGTAAGTAATCATAATTCATAGCACCACCGCCTTAGGTTTCTATCAGATAAATATCATCAAGATCCGTTCTGTATAATGGTTTTAAATCACTGACATCTTTTATATTGGTAAGATACCATCCACAAACTTCACGATTTCCACCCCAAGAATACCAACCGTAGGAAAGAATCCATGTAATAATATCAAATCTTCCCAACTTTACACGGCAACCTGGTGTAAGTGTTATATTAAATTCAGGTATTTCAATGAGTAAATCTGTCACGATAACACCACCATTTCATCAACTATCAAGTATTACTAATATAAAAGGTTTTGGGTGCAGTTATAGATTAACCACACCCAAACGAATTATGAGCCCATATTATTTGACTCCGCATCAGTTTCCCAATCTTCTTCTTCCTCACCGGAATCAAGTTCCAAAATCTCACTTTTCAGAAGTTGCAATTCTGATTTTATAGATTCCCGTCTTTTGTTGAGTTCCGGATTATCACCTACAGATGTAAGTAACTGATCACAAATGCTTCTAAACTCTGATTCCTTTTCAATGAGTTGCTTTTTAAGTGCTTCTAAATCTGCCATACACATCCACCATCCTTTACCATTTTATTGATTTTATCACTACGATCTTAGGTTCACTATCTCCCCAATCGTAAAATGTGCCACAATTATCACAAGCATTATCAGATTTGTATCCACTGATACTTCTCCCACAAGTTGGGCAATAGTATTTAATAATATCCAAAGTTCTCCATCCGTCATCATTGTGCGCTTCTGAAATCATAGCCCTTGGCCGAATCTTCTCTACCACTATATTACACCCTTTCCATAATATAATCAATTAAATGATGCCTACCTATCCATGGTAGGCAATCCACATATCTTTTCGTAACAACGTGGACAACATATCCACGTGTCTGCATTTCAGACCACCCATACTTATTTCTCTGCCACTTAATGTCAGGAATAATATCAGTCAAGGCTTCTGTATATATGTCATTCAGTTCTTTTGGACTAATCTTCATACATAATCTCCAGTCCATAGAATTCTGCTGTCTGATGTTCAATTACGCAACCACGTGCCTGATCCCATCCTTTGCAACAGTAGATAGCATCACACATACTCATAACTTTCAGGGATTCAGACAGGTAGAAGATACCGAGATTACTGTATCCAAAACTCTTAAGTTTATCCTCAGAATAGTCGAAAAATGAATTCATCACAGAATATCCTTTTGACTCCAAAACCTGCTTAACTTCTTCCCGCTTTGTCTTAATCTCATCATCAGACAATCCATTCATCGGCTGAACAATCATTGCTTTCTTCATAAATGGCACCACACATCCTTTCTAAGTTTATCTAATTCAGAATCTTGTAAAAACCAATCGCTAAAATTTGGTTTATATGCAAGATTTAAATTGTGCATTTCAGTTTTTGTAGTTATGACAGGGACAGAAATTCCACAACATTTATTAGTTCCTAAAGGGTAGATGTTAAATTCCCTACAAATGTATGCACTTAATGCAACCATAGAGTTGTATACTCCACGGCAATATGATTGGTAATAGTAATCAAGTTCTACATATGGGTGTAAAACCATAATCTGAATCCACCCATCATTTCCAGATCCTACACGACCCTGACCGCATCCCCATCCACGATAATTTAGTGGAAGTGTCTGTATGACACCTACAGAATCATGTTCAAATCGACCAATCCAAAATGTATAACCTTCCTGTTTATTTGTATGATTATAGTCATCATCACATTGGTTCTTACCAATGATATGCATAAGGTTTTCGTAATTCGGATCATCCTCTGAGGGCTGAACAAATCTACGCAGCCTAGAATGACCGATAGTAGTTGTACAAAAACAAATGCCTTTAACTTCCATAGGCTTACTATTTTTATAACATGTGCTATTTTCCATAATGCACTGTAAAGGATTATAATCTCCCATATTATCTACTCCACCGATTTATATGATATCTGTTAGAAATATGTATCTTAGACTTCCGCTTATTCTGTTTTGCCAAAAGTTCTGATGTCTTAGTGAATTCATCTTTAAGTTCTTTGAATCTATCAATGATTTCATAATTACTATGCTCTTTTACCTTGTGAATAATCTGCATACCGATCTATCTCCCATATAACCGTATAATCTGACAACTTTCATCATCTGTAGTCTTATGCAGCATAAAATCATCTCAATTCCACATATCTTGATATTCTTCTTGCCCCCTCATACGGAGTTCCATGTTGCTTGGCTTTTCATCCGCAGGATCATAACCATAGCACTCACCGTTATCAATCTTCTTTCCTTTGTAATGACAGTATGGTGAATTTGAACCGGCATATCCACCGTACTCCATAGTATAGAAATATTTACATGATTCGCATTTCCTACGATCAAATTTCATTCTCACCATATCACAATCCCACCCACTAATATCCGTAATGTAGAACTACCAGATCACTCCATTCATTCGGATTAAATCCCTTCAGAAGTCCCAGGAATGGGTAGTATCTACGATAGTAATCTTCGTTGTGAATTACCTTGTCCATAATATTCACCATATCAGCAATCGGAATTTCTATCATATCAGCACCATATGCATCTTTATTGATTACTGTATTACCATCATCTGCATAGATATACACATCTGTTTTAGGATATTCACGTATCCGGTCATACACCATTGGAGCCTTGCAAAGATCAAACATTGCTATTACTTGCCCCCAATATCTCTTACCATCAAGACTCTTCTGCGTAGTCTTATTCACCACATAAAATCTGCTTTCGTATCCCATAATTTTCTCCTTTCTGGATTATTGATATTATTTATAATCATCTGGATTATAGTTATTCATCCAATCAGAAACAATCTCACATGCATCATTATCAGTAAGATCAAATGCATCTTTCAAGTATGATGCAGAACCAAACATATTAACGGCTCCAGATCTGCGCAACTGCTCAAGGTAAAGCCAATACTTATTGTCCGTCATACTATTACCTCCTATATAATCCACAAGTCTAATATCCAACTTCTTTCAGAAGTCCACGCATTTCATAATACAAGGAGGTATTGCTTCCTGCTTCTTCCCTAACCTTGTCCATAATGGAATCTACGGAAGATTTTACATAATCGTAAAGTGCGTCCAACTTAGCCAACTGTTCCTGATACTCAACAATCTTTTCTTTGTACCTATCAATAGTAATCTGGATGTATTCCATAACCTGTGCAGGAGTCATATAGAAATACGGTTCATAGAAGGATTCCTTAATAATCTGATCTTCCGCAGGAATAATTCTACTATATTTCACAACTTGCTTAATGCTTATACTATCGCACACATACTTTCCATCAATACGGATGGAATAGTCACTCACACAGATTTCAAAATCATCTGAACAGATGCGTCCACGTTCGATCTTAGCATTCGCAAAATTTTTAGCAAAACTCTGAAAATCTGAACCGTCCTTCTTAGTAACCCTCTTTACATTCGACCAAAGACGAATCTTCGCCTCGTAGTCAAGGATATAGTCTTCAAACTTATTTCTGATATCTTCTTTCTTTTTCATAACTGATCCTCCGATTCTTAATCCATATCCTGTGATTGCACCTACAAGGCTATGATGCCTTGTAGGTAAACTTCTTATAGCTGCTTTCCTTGCTGTACTTTGCATATACATCCGGAAGATCTGACTTCAGAGAAGTGCTATCCAGTCGCTTCTGAGAAACAAGTTTGTAGCGGATTACATAGGAACCAGTGTTATACTCATCCTCATTCTTTTCTTCCAGATCGGCCTTGACTTCATCCTTTACAGATTCAAGCTGTTTCTCAAGAGCCTTGATCTGAGCCTCAAGTTCCTCTAACTTCTTCATTCTGTTATCAAGCTGTCTGTTTGTCATCATAGTGATTCTCCTTTCTGGATAATTGATGTTCTCTATGGTTTAATATTATCACATATAAGATAACATGTCAATACATATTTGATAATTTTTATAATAAAATTATCTTTATATAAATTATACCTTACACATATTATAACGATTTACAAAACAAAAGTCCGACATATAGGATAACAGGAAACCTATATGCCGGACAGTGCTTTGGGTTTGTGAGCCAAAGAAGAGGTATATATTGCAAACTGAGAAAATGGGTAACTCAGTAATGCTCATATGTGTAATCTGTAGGTAAGAACTTCTGTCGCGGAGAAGAGACCCTTGCAGTTGTCTTTTCCATGGAGGTTCATCAGTGTCAAGCACCGACTTATGAAAAAATATGACGATAACCTGTGTACAAAACCATTTCTGGGAGACTTCCACAGGAAGTCTTTAATTAGGAGAAAAAACGATGCCAAAAATGACAATGTATTTATTATATTAAAGGTTGATGTACAAGAACTCGTTTCTGAGAGACTTCCACCATAGTCTTTTATGATTTGTGAAAAGGGAAAGGTATCCTAAAAGACACCAAATCGGAGTGACACGACTTGAACGTGCGCCCTCTTCGGCCCAAACGAAGCGGTCTACCAACTGACCTACACCCCGGTTATACTGCAATTACCACTATCATCCCCACATACTACTTACAAGTATAATTCCACCGATCAAATGTATTCTCTACATGCTTTCTATATGGTCTTAGGCTTATTGCAGGGTTGCAGAGTTTTACAAGAATCACAACCGTACTTGGCTTTTTCAGTTGTCCGTACAGAGGTGGTAGAATCAACTACATTCAACATGATAACGTCAGAGCTGGAGTTTCGCATCTCATATGGAAATTCACATATTCTGCAGCATATGTTAGGTATCCAATTATTACCTATAGACGCTATCGTGGGAATCGAACCCACCCCTTCCCGCCGGATGTGCTTGCCCAGGACACCTGATAGCTCATACATTCGTAATAGTACATTTACCTGTCCAGATTATTATGCTTTTGCATAAATCCTACCACCTACCACTAAATGTTTTCCACTCAGTAAGACTATCCTTGATGTATGCCAGTGGCATTTCATGCTATGCCACAAGTGAATACAACGGTAGGTACTCCATAGAAGGTGTGCAGTCACCATTAATGTCACTATAGAATATCTGCATCCTACCAATTGCATAACCCCACATTCGGTTACGATCCGAATCTTCCTCGCTCTATCAGGTGTGCTGCCATTAACACTATGCAGGGTGTCATCACATGTTATTACAGAAGTTGATCCGACTTCATGCAGTGGCGAGCTCTTACCACACATGTAAGTAGCGGAGGCAGGATTTGAACCTGCGACCTTCAGGTTATGAGCCTGACGAGCTTCCGGGCTGCTCTACTCCGCGTTAGTGTTACGCAGATATTTGATCTTAAAAATATCTGCGTAACTATGTTAGGTTTACTCAACAGTTATAGCTTCATATCGTTCAGAGTTGATGACTTTCATCATCATCTCTACTGGTGTCATTCCGATACACTTCATCAGCTGCTTGAACGTTGTTGCTGAACTACCAGATACGAGCTGAACACCTTTACGATCCTTATCAGCATGGAATACATCATGTCTTGAATTGACATTCCAGAATACTACGTTCGGGATCTTGTATCCTGCTTTCTTAAACTCGTGTCGCATCTCTTCGTAGAATGACCACTTATCCTTCCGATATCCCCAATCAGATGTTGCTTGATCAATCTCCATATCTGAAATCACGATAATGGACTTAACCATATCCTCATCTGCAATATGATTCTTTACAGCAACATCAAGAATTGTCTGGAACGCAGATTCAAGATTTGTGGAACCACAGTAGCCATTACCAGATTTAACAACAGAACGGATTTTCTGAGCAAGTGTGTCACCCTTAATCTCAACGATATGAGATTCACTTGAGAATGGGATAAACATATTATGGAAATCACCATGATTTCTTTCAGCGAAGTAAATTGCAAGTCCAATCGAATTCGCCATAGGAAGTCCATTATTGCATGTCATAGATCCGGAAAGATCAGATACAACAATTGCATTAGTGTTTTCTTCCACGTAATTCGGAAGCTGTCTCCACTGGGCTTCTACAGTATCATCATTACCTACAGAAATACCAAATCCCATATGGCAGATTTTACGAATAAGATCATAAGGATATAGAGTAGATGAGTTGATCTTCTCTTCTCCAGTAAGTGCTTTTGCTGTGAACTCTTCGAATCTAACTGTATCATGACGCGTAAAAGCATTTCTGTAGATCATCATGGCTCTGGATGGAACTGCTGAATACTTAATCTTATCCCATTCTCCGGCAGACATGAGACTTTCAACAACACCAATCTGCTTACGAAGTTTACGAAGAATTCTCTTGAAATTGTAAACAGGATATCCAAGTTTCTGTGCAGTAAGAATACCAAGTTTTCTTGTATTCTCCGATGATGCATCCGGTGTCTTGATCCATTTAGCGAGAAGAGATACTGCATTATCTTTATGAAGATTCTGTACATCCTCTTCAAACTGATCCTTCATCACTTTCCACATATCATCTTCAAGTGGTGTTCCAATAAGAGAATACAGATCATCATATCTTCCATATACGCCAATCAGATCAATGTTTGGTCTGATGGATTCCGGATGATATTTAGCAAGATACTTGATCAAGTCTCTGAAGACTTTACGTTCACCACAGCCTTCTCGGATGTCACGGCTATAGAAAAGTATCTTAGTTGCAAGCAACGGATCTTCTGCATATGCTTCTTCAAACAATCGCTGAACATCGACTTCATCTCTTGAACGAAGTGCTCCGATTGTTCCGAAAAGATCGAGACATGCATCGCCGGAAGTATTCTTTGCTCTTGCACCATTCTCAGTAAAAGTTTTAGTAGCTTCGTTTCTCATTGCATCTGAAAGTTTCATTTGCATTTACCACCTTTCGTAAAATTTTGATTTTCTTTGATACCGAAAGGGTATCAGGACACCAAATATAGAAATGAGTGGAAGTCATTTGTTTTATATTTGCTGTAGGTGTCCCATAACGACAAGAACAGGAGTCGAACCTATACCACGCCTTGAACAGAGGAAAAAGAATCGCTGTTAACACCACAGGCATGATGTATTGAATTCGTGTGCTACCGTTACACCATCTTGTCAAAAGTTCAGGACGCATTCTTTGTTGGGTTACAGATTACAATTCTATTCCAAAAGATGTTTTGCTGTATGCGTCCCTTAGTCGGCAAGGATGGACTTGAACCACCAACCCTCAGATCCCATTCAAAGTAAGTTGCGGTTTATATCCCAAACAGGATACAATAAAAAATTCTGATGCTCTACCGTTGAGCTACCTGCCGAAATATTAAATTGATTCATGACACTGCGAAATGGTGGATAATCGTGCAAAATTCATTGCTTGATTGCCTAACATATTGATATTGCTGCTAGTGTCACGTAGTGGACGGGACTGGATTCGAACCAGTGACCTAAGATTTTACAGATCTTCGCAAAAATTGGCTGTAAGAATCACATACATGATTCATTTGCATTACGCTCTACCACTGAGCTACCCGCCCTTATTTTCATTTCATATATTATAACGATTTACAGTTTCAAAAATATCCGATCTCTAACCAACCTACTCAATCAGATCCGTACCTAGTCTGAAAAAAATTGGCATTAAAAAGAACTAGGCTTGCAGAGCATCCAAAACATCTCTGCTAGTTCCAATATAGTTAATGTTCACGTATCATGAATCCCGCGATTCCTTTTTGATACTTATAATCGTCCGTTAATTCACGAATGATCTTAACATTTGTAAGTAAAGGTTCTCCACAGGATCCTACTTCCTCAAGTTCTTCACCTGTGACAAGATACACACGTTTATTTCCCCATAAGTAGCTGATATAATCTTGTACCGCGCACTCATTAGGATTTTCAGGTAGAATAGGATAGTAAACATTGTTAGCAATAGCAGAGTTCCATACAGATAAACCTTTTTCTTGTTTTACAATTTCATCACCACGATGAACACTAGACACTCCGCTCTCTGGAATTCTGCCGAACCGTATGTAGTATTTAGTTGATGAACAACTTTCCATATGATTTTCCTTCGTGTACAAGATATGCGAAGAGAGCCAAAGGAGGGCTCGAACCTCCATCTCCTGTCTCATACTAACAGGTATTTTACCACACCAACAAGGCTTTAAACTACTAGGCTAAATGTGTTTCCTTGAACCAACCTACTCAGGAAACGGTAGTAGCCCAAATCCGGTGCTACAAGTTCCATCTAATTTGCCCATGTACAATGCTTTCTTAATCACAGATCGTTGTGATAAGGTTGATTGTACGCTCCTGTCGATGTAGGGCCGACACCCGCTATCGCTAACCGGGACAGCTACGGCTCCATATATGTATAGCAGTTCTGCTATCGGTACCGTAACATATATGAAGACTGTCATCAACTGAAGATTCGAACTTCAGACAGCTACCATTTTGCAGATGGTATTATTGCATCGCAGAAGTCTGCAAACTTGATGGTCATTCTCCATCTTGCTGCGAATACACTTGCCTCGTGCGTATTGATGATAATACATGCCGCTGCTCCCTCAACCTAGCTTCATACTCTTGGGAGGTTGAACCCGCTAAGATTCTTCTTGATGTGCCGGAAGGGACTTAGCGTAGGATGGCATACCCTTCTATCATTATTCACATCAACAGAAGCATGATCAGAGGTACTAGGACTCGAACCTAGTCATTCGGGATCAAAACCCGATGCGCTACCGAATACGCTATACCCCTGTGTTACTTAACAATCTCATAACTGATGATAAGCGATGCTAAGGTAGGACTCGAACCTACAACAACCCGTCGGCATTCTTCCAATTGAATTACTTAGCACCTGGCAACCTTTCTAAAACACTCAACCAACTTCTCTACTCCGTGTAGTTATCTCTGTTCCGCTCTTCCTCAGTAACAGCTTCAAGTAAATCGAATTCAAAACTCTATTTGCCTGTTGTAGTTTTGATAGGAACTATAGATGATACACTTTTGCGGCCAAGCAAGAATATCAAGTTCCGTCTGCTTTCACCGCTTGGCGAAAGCGATATTTACCTTACATAACCAATTATATACTACAAAATCATAATTGTCAATAACTTTTTGATAATTTTTTTAATATATTTATCTTAATGGTACGAATTGGATTCGAACCAATTCATTATGACCAATATTTTATGGCGGTTTTAGGTAAGCCGCCAAACCGCACATAGCCACCAATGACCTGATTTTCAGCCAATAATGTAAATACTATATCTCAGGTCTGTCCGGTACAGTAATTACACTACCAACTTACTCAGCATTGAGCCTGTGGTCCATTTGCTACATCGGCTCGCATGGCAGGTAGGGAATCGAACCACTACGAAAGTTCCACACAATAAGGAGGTTTGTGTTAACTTCTACCACCTTTGTTTGAGAAAGGACAATCTATATGAAATAGACAACAGTTATGAAACCCTGTCGATTTCATTCACAAGAATGGCCATAGCCATCTTCAGGCGCACTTCATATTTATCTCTTAGTGCATCTAATTGTGCATTATACTCACTACGGACTACATCTACCAAATCTAATGCTTTCTGAACGTCTTTCGGAATTTCAACGTCTGGATTAAATCCATATTCCATACACTTATCACGAACAGATTCATTCGCATTTGCTAATACGGAATCAAACATAGACATTAAAAATTCCTTCTTGTATTCAGATTCAATAGATTTATAGTCAGCCATAAGTACCACCTATTTGTGTTTCTTTTTCTTTTTGGAATACTTACCACTACTAATCCGATCTTTGTACCGAATATCTTTCTCATTCGGTGGATAATCATTTAAAAGTTCTTCAAACGATTTTCCATCACAAGATTCATATCGGTCAATTTCAGATTGACGGATAGTAAGTTCCACAGATTTAACTTTTCCTGGAATAGCATATACTTCAATCTGTTCACCAACATTCATAAATTCTTCAATGTTTTGAACAAATGTATCAGATATATGTGAGATATGTAGCATCTGTGTAGATTCATCCTTAAATTGGATCACTGCACCAAATGGCTTTATCTCAGTAATTGTACCAATATATTTCTCACCTATGTTTAAACGCATTTTATTACTACACCCCCAGCAACTACTCTTCTATAAGATCAAATATAGCCAAAAGTGCATCAGATGGAATCCCTGCGTTCATGATATCCTCTGCCTTGAACTTTGTGAGTTCGATATTTGCATCATCATTCAAAATAGAATTAACATCCTTTTGGAAAGATTCAACAGTACCTTGAAACTTCTTTAAAGCTGCATCATAATCCTTGTCAGATTCAAAAGACTTTCTTTCTGGTTCGAAAATACCCATTGAACCATCTTCTCTCTTCTCTGCATATTTCTGAAGAATCTCTTCACGCATCTGCTGAAAATTCTGTACTACAGGTTCAAACTGCTTGCGCATATTCAAAAACCGGAATTTAATCTTGACATCCATATTAGTGTTATCAATCAGATTCTTCATTGTGTCATCATACTGCAAAATTTCATTAACCTTCATTTTCATTCTCCTCATACATTAAAGTTTAGAACAAGTTACCATAAATCAATAGTAGCACATAGGTTCGAAAATGTCTATTGTAGGTTTTAGATAATTTTACAAATTGGATGGATCAAATGCAACTTCTGACCAATCAATTCCATATTTCTGAATAATAACCTTAAAATCTTCAAGATCATGTGGTCGAATTACAAACTTATCCTCTTCAATTCCAATATGAAGTAATTCGTGAAAAATTAGAATCTTCAACTGTTCATCATTGAAATCAACAATATTTGGTTCAAAAATTGTAATTGTGAAGTCACATGGGATTCCCCATTTATATTTCTCAGGAATTTTCTCACACTGACCAAATACAAGTTTCCCACCACTTTGCTTCGTATGTTCAGATGCAAGATATACAATCTGCACATCTGCAAGTTTAAGTTCCTGCAATTCAGGCATTTCTTCAATCAGTTGTCTACCTATTTCTGTATATTCTTCCGATATTCGTCTCGAATCCATCTTTATAACCTACCTAACAAATAATATTTCCATCATGCAAATGTTTCTGAATAATATATAGTGCAGCATCCATACCCTGTGCATAATCTTTTGCTCCGCATTTTCTGAAAAACTCAATCTTATCTGACAATTCGGAAATAACACCATCCCATGCAATCAAACTATCTAATGCAATGGATGTAGCACTATCCAATGAATCCACACATTGCAATTGGTCTATTGCTTCTTTTCTGTCCATAAGAACATCCTCCTACTTATATATATATTATATATAAAGTGGAAGATATGAATGAAGTTAACCAATCCTTCTCTGATTGGATTTATTCTGAAACTTACGTTCCCTTTCCTGAAGCAGTTTAAGAATATCTTCATCTAAACCCTTAATCTTAATCAGACGATTTTCAATCTGTTCCAGAATGTAATTTGTAGATTTCTGATATGCAATCTGATCATTCAGAAGTTTATTCTGTGTAATCAAAAGATCTACAACTGGACCAAGGTCGATTTCCGGAAGTTCAGCAATAACTTTAATCGGTTCAGCCGATTTCGAAGATTCAACAGGATCTACAGATTCTGTTGACGATTCATTCTGTGTATCTGTGGAATCTTCCAACACAGTATCTGACGGAACAGGTTTTACAGTTTCTTCCACAGCTTCAGGCTCTTCAACCTTAATCGGTTCAGGAAGAATATAGTCCTTTGCCTTAAGTCTATAGAATTTACATACCCTGCGAAGTGCATCTTCTGAAATCGTATTCTTCTTAAGGCAATTGAAATAATAAGTATTTCCCTTGCCCATAACGATGGCACCTACATTTGTACCACTGTACCTATCCCCATCAATTTCGCGGATAATATCATCTAATTTCTTTGCATCATAAAATACATTTGGTTTCCTTGCCATAATAACTCCTTCCTTTTTAGAATATTGATTAGTGATTAGTTTTGGCTCTTACTATTTTTATCATCATCTTTAAACATGTAGTCTGCTAGTTTTGTTACTTTATCAGATGTTTCAGTACCACTTTACATCATGATTTATAAATTTACTTCTTAATGACTTCTTCTATAGTATCTAAAGTATCGCGAACACCTTTCCAATACAATGTATCTTTACTATTAGATTTAAAAGATTTTTCGATATCCATTATTTTTGAAAGTAATTTTATATATTTACACGAAATATTATTTGCAGCATCTAACTCAGAAATGAGTTCTTTCCCATCAATACCATAAGACATTACAATTCACCTCGCATCTTCTTGACTTCAATAGTGTTATCAAGTCCATTGTATTTAACATATGTGTACTTTGCATAAGCTGCATCTGCACCATATCTTGTCTTGGTATTACACATCACGGTACGGATATCATATCCTCGCTTACGTAACCGAAAGATAATCGATGAAAGTCTTGTAGCACCGAACTTGTTAATCGCTTCCAGACTTGTAATACTACGATGCTTTTTGAGATGCTTCAAAACTTCGTTTGTCTGTGTCTGAATAGAATCATTTGACTTCATGTAACCCTCCAATCGAAAACAAATACTTTATCTATGTAACCTTACAGTTATAATAACGATTTACAAATTGAAAACTATTCAATTTGAGAACTATCTTCATCCCATTCCGGCAACATAAATGCAAGTTCACACATCCATGCATCTACTTCTTCTGCCGTATCTTTAAGTAATTTACGAATAGATTCACACTTTTCATTTACACCGGAAAATGTAAGTGGATACTTCAAATTATCAATCATTTTATCAAGTGAATAATGAATTGACTTTATAGGTATGCTTGGAATCGGATCATCCATCAAATCTTGAATATTCTGATCAAACATTTCTTCTGCATTTCTCCATGCCTTATAGTCCTTGTCCAGCCCAGTGATTGTATATCGATCATGCAATTTTGTTATCCAAGCACCCTTTAAAGATAATGCGGGGTGGATGATATACACATCTTCAGTAGAATCTTTCAAGGCTTCCCTGACTACTTTATGACTCGAAGTGAATACTACATATCCCTGTTTAGAAAGGTGTTCTGCAATATTTGCATAAATGGACGCCCAATTATCGTCACGTTTTCCGTCTACCCAAAAGTTACCAGATTCCAAATCAATATATCTTCCGGAACCCTTATTACAAAGTGTACTTTTACCAATTCCCTGATAGCCGATAATAATCATTTGAATACCTCCGTATTATGAATGGTCTCTGTAATAAATTCATGTACCCAACTAAGATATTTTAATAAGGAATCTGCATCGTTCTCCGGTAATTCTACAACACCATGATCATGAATGCATCCTGCAATCTTATCAAGATGATCCAGACATTCGCTTTGTTTGTCAAATAGTTCACTTATCTTCATTTTCCTTCTCCTTTTCTGCAAGTTTCCTTAAATATTCAATCTGCTCTTCATCATCTTTTTGTCTTTCCTGTGGGCTTTTATTTGCAAATAAACTTGCAAGTAGTACCCCAAAAGCAACTCCACAAAAAGCTACACCAATGTATCCCAACATAATCTCACCATCCTAAATAATTTATTTTTTAATATTTAATGTTCCTTATTGCTAATCCATCTCAATGTTTCTATCAGCTCATCCACATCCTCTTCCGGATCATATTTAGCAATAGACTTACGAAGATAGGATTCATCTTCTTCAGTCATCTTTTGATGTCTTTCAACAATATCCTGCATAAGCATTTTGTATTTTACAGTATCTATAGTTTCAGCCATAACACCAGTTGTGATAGATTCCAAAGATGTGTTAAATTCATCTTCAGTGATTAACTTCTTATGCAAAAGCAATACATATAGCGCATTAAACTTTGCATCTACTTCAACAATTGCGTTCAACAATCGAAAATCTACATCCATCGCATTTATTACCTCCTATATAAATTGTTATCATTTATGTATAAATATACTTAAATGTGTTTATGTTACATTATCTAACCAATATATCTTTGAATATTTCCAAAGTAGCTTACACTTTTTAGCATTTACTTTCTTACAATGCTTTGTTAGACTTTGGAAATTCAATGCATTTAATTCTGGATAAAGAGCTGTTACATAACCTCTATGTGTTTCTCCATTCCTAAACGTATATTCAACTAAATCTCTATGCTTTATTCCAAGTACATTATCTGTTTTTGCTTTACTCTGTCTACGCATAGGTTTAATAGTCCATTCTTTTACTTCCGTAGTATCCGGTTTCAAATCTGTAATACAAATTGCATCATTTGAATGAGATTTTTCTATATCCCAGTCAATACGTTTATTTGATGTATCACCACCAGAAGTTAAATGCAAGATGCCCAATTCTGATAATTGCTCTCTTAACCAATGTTTTCCTATCATTACATGACTTGCGTAGTTAAGGTTTTTGGTATCAGAAGAATTGAGCAGATCAAAATAGTGCTGCATATATTGTTCTTCTTTGCCTTCGGTCTTTTGATGGCATTTTTTGCAAAGACTTATCAAATTCCCTAACGTATTAGAGCCATTCCTTCTGCGTGGGTTTATATGATGTACTTCTAATTTTGTATTTGTCTTTCCGCATTCCATACATTTACATCCATCACGCAGAATTACAGCTTTACGTATGTTCTCATCTAAACGATTTGATTTTTGATACTGCCAATTATAAGGCTTATAGTCATCCGTTAAGGCCCTTATATCTATTGCAACATCTTCAAGCCAATAATTTGTAGTGTTAATCCACTTGTTTAAGTGATATATTACTCGCATAGTGGCTTGTCGTTTTTGTAAGATACTTGGTGCTATTCTGCCTTTTCGCATAGATGAAGATCGGTTATTAAACCTTGCTTTACGATGTCTCTTTTGTTGTCTGTGGTATCTGCGATAACTTTTACGAACATCCATAAGATACTTTATGTCATTACGCTGCTCTATTGTTCCTTTGAAAAGCACTTTATTTTTGGTCTGACATTTTTGTACAAGGGCAATACCCGTATGTAAACCTCCATCATCAATGCCACATCTTACTTCATCTTTACACAATTCATCATCTGAAATTACTCGGTTAAGCTGTATCACCATTGGGTATTTTGCTACAAGTTTGGCTTTACCCTTGCGTATCATATACCACGCTTTTGTTTCTTTCGTTGGACTTAACGGTTTACCGTTAGCATCCAACACAAATGAATAATTTGTCATTTCTGACACCTTCCTTTTGGAGAATTGCTCCTCGTGCCAATGACAGAGAGAAGTATATATGTTTCGCTGTTTTCACCGCAGGACATTAGCGGTGTTTCTTGCTTGGCAATCACAGAGCAACGGACTGAGAATACATCCGATGGTGTGTCTTTAACTTATCTCTCTATCGTAGTTCATCGTGCAGAATAACTTTCGTCATCAGCACTCACTTAGGCTCGAAACCTGCTGTTAAGTCCATACTTAAAAGGCTAATGTGTCCACTTTTTAGTATGTTTGAACATATATAACTATGTTTTTAGTTACTTAACAGTGAGTCCCCCAACTTATATCAAATATTGCAACTTGTCGGTTATTTTCATAAAAACGATCTAAATTTACTTCTTCGCACTTTCTAATAAATTCTGCGTTATAACCATCATCACACAATTTATCTATTACATCTTGATAATGGATATATGTACGAATTTTATATTTTCCATGATTTATAGCTTCATGAATCTGTCCATAAATGTGATTTAACTCATCCATTGCATCTTTATTGTCAATAACACCATTTGTATTATCTGTAAGTTGTTTAGCTTCATCTGCCTTAATTGGTCTAAACGTCATTTTATTCATAATTACTTCTCCAATTCTTCTGAAATTTCATCAACTGTAATAGTTCCAGTGGTGTAATAGATTATATGTCTTTTTCCACTTTCATCATCGAATAAAACTTTATCTGCATCATGTTCAACATCAAATTTTCCACGGTAAGTAACTATTACATCACCATTCATATCATATACATTTACTTCCCGTGTAATACCACCATTGAAATTAGATTCTTGTGACTTCATTGCACGTTTGCCACGTTCTGTGTGATTGTAGTACCAATTCCCACCAATCCATACGCCAACAATACCAACAATAAAAATTATGATTATTGACAACCCCTTTAACATATCGCCATCATCAATTATACACGCAAATCCATATACAATACATATTGCAAATATTAACGTCAATGACACACATAGAATTATTCCACCAACTGTCATTTCATAAATCCTCCAACTGTACTATTTATCTTAGTGACTACAAAACGCTTTAAATCCAGTAAATAACTGTTTTCACCACCAAAGCATGACTGGAATCAAATTTTGATATATTATCAACTTTAAATCCTAAACTTCTGAAATGCTCTATTGATTTAGATGATATCTGATCCAGCTCAACAAAATTTTCACCGTGTTTCGCTGCCGACATAATTTCAGATTCGATATGTTCTACTTCAACATTACACCAATAGTCTTTATTTTCTTCGGTCACTTTTCCAACAGTAGTTGATATATCAAACAAAAAATACCACCCCCAACATAAATTATAACGATTTTAATTGCAAAAACAGATTGCATAGATTCAATTTGGAACGTATGCAATCTGTTTTAATCATTACGCAAGTTCGACAACAAAATCACCGGATATATCTTTTACACCAGCAAAAATCATCTGAACATTATCAATAGTCATCAGTTGTTTAAATAGCTTAATCATATTTACATTATCCAAGTGATCCATTAAATCGTCCACCATAACAATCTTCAATGGTGAATTTGATTTATCAACCAAACTAATCATCAGTGACAATGTATAGAGACATTTTTCACCACTTGAAAGAAGATTAAACGGAATATAAGAACCGCCTCTCTCAATGCCAAAACTGAAACTATTTGCTTTTGCTTCCAGATTAAATTTAGATTTTACAGATTCACCAAACACAGTTTGAATATACGTATTCATCTGTTCTGAAAGATCTGTAAACGGCTTTGTTGCTGAATCATCATTCTGTAATCCATTAACACCTGTAAGGTTGATCCAAGATTTATATGCAGCAATCTCACCCTCAGCCTTAAACTTTTCAGATGTCAAAGAATCAATAAGTTCATTGTATCTCTTATTGGCTTCAATCTTTATAAGGATATCTCGTTTCTCCTTAATCAATGAGTCATAATCTGCATCCGGTTCTTCCACAACAGGTTCTAATCCAACGGATTCCTTTAATGTATTGAATTTTTCGTACCTTACACGAATCTTTGCCTGATCTTCCTGCGCACTATAAATATTTTGTTTTATTTTTGTAATATCATCCGAAATCTTACGTGATTCCTCTGCAAAAGAATTTAACTCCTTAGTAAGGTCAATTATGGATTCCTCTGCTTCTTTGATATGTTTATTATACTCATCTAATTGCTCTTTATATGATTTCAATTTAGATGATATTGTATCACAGGATGTAGATGTAAATGGACACATGCCGTTACTATCAACAATGTCCTGAATGACTTTTTTGGATGCAGTAAGTTCACTAATATATGACTTCTTTTCTGAAATATCATCTTTGTATGCATCTGAATTGGTTGCAATATTGTGCAACTGGTCTATCTGATTGTCATAGTCCGATTTAAGCTTATCAACAATATTACTAAATTCAATAAACTTTGGATCGGCTTCTGCACAGCCATGGGAACAATCAGAATATTCATCCAATTTATGTTTTGCAGATTCATATTTTTCCAATCGATCAATAGCATCCAAATGGAATTTCCGTTTTTGTTCCAGATCATCAATCTGACTACGAACTTCTGATTCATCCATAGCAACATCAATATCGTCATAAAATACTAAAGACTGAACTGTAGATTGCAGACGCTCTAATTCCTTCTTCTTGAAAGATAAGGCATTTTTGAAATATTCATTTGCTTTCCGAACTTCATCAACACCCGATAACCCATACGAAGTAATTTCCTCTGCACAGGTCTCAATCAAATCTTCATCAATATTATGCAATCCGGACTTAATCAAATCTTCTTTAAGCACGATTTTCCAATCAATTTCCATTTCGGAAGATGGAAGAAAATTGATAAACCAATCCTTCAGTTTATTTGCAGTCATATCTACAAATTCACTGAAATTAAATATTGGAAGTTCGAGTTCTGATATGATTTCTGCAATATCGTACCCATCCGGTGTAATTTCTACAATGGAATTGATCGTAGATCCAGATCCTGTCCAGATTCTGCGAATGGATACACCATCACTTAAATTAAGAGTAACTGCCATAGTATGATTATTCGCATGACGGAATAATTCCGCTTTCGTTTTAGCAGTACCGGGGATATATCCAAGTAGTGCAAGCTGAATTGCTTGCATAACTGTAGACTTACCAACACCATTTGGACCATGCAAATATGTAAGATTAGAAATATCATATGTCTTACGAACTACATTATGCATCCCTTCGATTGTAACAGATACTATTTTCATAAAATCTCCCCCAATCTGTAAATTAGTCATCTTCTGACGTAGAATCTGATTCATCAGTTCTTAATGATTCTGTCGAATCATTATCAGTTTCCTCAGAAATTCTCTGCGCAAGTTCTCCATCATCTAAAAATAGTGCAACATATTTTTCTTTCGTAATAGTAATCAGATATTTATTGTCTGTATCAGATTCAAGGCATCTATGCACCATACCAGTAGGAATCTTGTTATTATTGAATAGCGCAACCTTTTCAATAACCTTATCACCTACCTGTAAATTAAATGGTAAAACTTCAATGTGGCTTCTCATAATATATATACTCCTTTATAAATTATTGTTCACCAAATAGATTGAATGTCTTTGGTTTCGTTTTATCTGGTTTACTTAATTTTACAGAATTATCATCTTCAATACTAATATCCGCAGTCATAGCATAGTCAATTCTCGCTTTAGAAATCTCAAGATATTCTTCCGACAAATCAATACCAATATATTTATAATTTTTATGTTTTGTACGGTTTTCTAACATAATAGCCTTTCCGGTACTACCGGAACCGTTGAATGGGTCTAAAATGGTACTTCCTTTGGGCGATACAAGACGAACTAAGTAAGTCATAAGCGAAGTCGGCTTAACTGTAGGATGTGTATTCTTTCGTGCTTTTGAACTTCTATTAAATGGAACATCCGCAGAATAACAATCTGGGTTTCTATCACAATCGATTCTTGGGTCAAATACATCCAACCCTTCATCCCTATCTAACTTACTTGCTTTAGCACAATAGAAGTATCTTGATGCTGAACCACCATTATCGTCATAACCTACCATCTCCCCATGTTTCTGAGTAATATTTCCCCAACCGTCGTATTTATCAACACTTGAATAGATTCTATGTGGCTTACATCCATCGCTGTCCGGAAATCCACCGCATACTTCATCAAAATCAGAATCATCATATGTTAATATTACATTAGCAGGGAAACGGCCATTTGGATTTTGAACAAATGTATTCTCTGTACCATCTTGGAACATACCCAATGATTTACCTGTACGATCATCACCGGAGTTTGTTCTAAGTACACCGCCATGTACTAATGTATCATCTGTTGGCACTCTACATTCATCAATATTTATCCCACCAACACCATACTTTAATACATTGTCAGTTGTACTACCTTCACATGGTTTACGTGCGACTATCACAGGTTCGAATGCCGGTTTGAGCGCAGTACCCCACCCATTCCAACGCTTACCTTCTTCTGTTGTATAGTTTACTTTAGTTGTATATCCTTCGCAGCTATCATCATAATTACTACTACGGCATCCTTGATCGAATTGTCGTTTATTCATCCCCCAACTACCGGATTCAGATTTCTCACCATCAAGATTCTTAAACTCTTGCGTGTTTGCACTACCTGTGGTCAGTTTTGCTTCAACCGCTTTGCCTATATTCATTGATTTTGGGAATCCACTATTCCCGGAAATAAACGCTTTGCCATTCCGTCTAACCACAAATGCCCCTGTTTCTGTTTGAAGGCAGTACACCATCCCTTTATATGGAATATTTGGTTTACAATGTCTTGATTCAGTTTCAGTGCTATTGTGAGCAACATTGAATTCTACACATGACTTAGTTCCATTACTTATATATGCACGATAGTTCAAAGATATGCATAATGCTTGAAATATATCAAGCCGTTCTTTATTCGTACTCCAAAAAACCCTAGCATACTGACCATTTCTATAACTACCATCACCGTCCATAAGACCTTCAAGTAATGCTTTACGTGAACTTATGTCCCAATTTAATACATCCCAAGTCAATACCCTATCATAATAGTTAGATAATAGTTTATCTGCTAATTCACCAGTAACGTAAAACGTATGTTCATCATTATGTTTTGGGTTGTTGGATTTCTTTATATATTCACTATATTTAATATTATGTTCATCGAACCAATTACGGAGTTTATTAAGCGTCTTTGGTTTACTTTGGCTAAACATACATGCTTTTCCATCTTGGTGTCTCCAAGCATCTGTTAACCACCATCCTATTATATAAGCATCATCCTCATGGACTGATCCATCAAGTTCACCTGCTAATGGATATGATACAATCCAACTTTTCTTAAAATCTTCTGCAAGCACAAATTCATAAGGAGTAAACTGTTTCCTGCGTTTCTTGATCTTCGCAACAACCCTATGATTCTTAGTAACTAATTGAGATACATGCCTATTCTCAAACAAACATAATTCATCATCAATATCATACTCAAAGTAATTCAAAGGGTGTATCCAAGATAATTTGTTCGTATCCTTATCCCATTGCAAAATTTTTTCAGTATGGTCAAGATCATAAAAATATTTCCAACCGCTATCAGTTAATACCTGTGTATCTTCAGAATAACACCCCAACAGCCACATAATAGTATCTCTAATTTCAAATCCAGCATCTTCGATTGCACATGCAATTCTGTGGAACGTCCTCGAACCGCCGAATGATAAAATATATCCACCCGGCTTTAATACTTTCAGACATTTCTCCCAGGTCTCTTTCTGAAATGCAATACCACTTCTGTCCCAACCCTTATTCATAAAATTTAATTCATACGGAGGATCAGTTACTATTGCATCAATAGAATTCTCCGGTATTACATCAAGCATATCTAACATGCTACCTTCGTATAATTTATATTGATCTGTTTCTGTGTAAAGTTTCATTAGTTATTACCTCAATCAAACAATTTATATGGTGGATGTGTATTGTCTATCCTATTTTTGGCTATCTCAAAGTAATCTTTGTCAAGTTCTATACCTATGAAGTTTCTATACAGATTTTTACAAGCTACTCCGGTAGTTCCTGATCCCATAAACGGATCTAATACTACATCATCAATATATGTATTCATTTTTATACATCTTTTTGGAAGTTCTTCTGGAAATGGGGCAGGATGTCTAAGTATTTGCAAATTATTTTCAGGAGGAAACTCCCAAAGCGCATACGCATATTTGATAAATTTTGATTTTGTAATATCAGTTTTACCATCATGTAGTAATTTAGTTTCTTTGTTTGAAAAAAAATAAGTATATGTTCAAACGGTGTAGGGTAACTTGGACTACTTGGGGACATAAAGCTACCCCATGCAGTCCTTGCGCTTGTTGTCATCTTGTTCCATATTATGTGTGTAATCGGTATGTATTTAAGATCAACCATTAGTCTTATTATATCGCTACTCGTTGGTATAGCACCATTTTTCCATCCCCTATATTTATACAAACTCTACCATCGTCCGACAATTTATTTTTTAATTTACAGAAAATTTCTTTAATCCGTCTTATATAACCATAATGATTCTTGTTATCAACATAGCAATTATAACCAAATGTATTATATTTGTTATTACCTAAGTCAACATTGTATGGTGGGCTTGTTATTACGCAGTTTACTAAGTTATCTTGGATATTATCTACAAGATCAAAACAATCACCTTGCCACAACTCAATCATTTAACCATAACCCACTTTCCTGTGCCATAATCTCTAAGACCATAATACGGTGGAGAAGTTACACACATATTTACAGATTCAGAATCTAATGTTATCAATACATCTAAACAATCACCTTGAAGTATTTTCCAGTGATATAATCACAAAATTGACTAAACTATTCAAATAAATTATAATTTGGATAAGTGCTATCCAATCTACTTTTTGCAATATTGCAGTATTCTTCACTTACATCAAATCCAATATAGTTTCTATGAAGAAGTTTTGCTTCTATAGCAGTTGTTCCAGATCCTAAAAATGGATCAAGCACTAAATCACCACTGTTACTCCATGTTATTATATGATCATGTGCAAGTTTTGATGGAAACACAGCAGGATGCCCTGTACGATTATTTTTTTCAGATGGCACATCCCAAACATTAAACCTATTGCCAAATTCTCCACATATAGTATTAGTCAAACTCTCAGAACGCCTAACTGTATCCCCATTAGTAGTACGATATGTACCATGTACCTTTGTACCATACCACTTATTACGCCTATCAGATATTAGATTAACTGTTTTCGGTTTACCGTTACTAAAAACAAACATGTACTCAAAATTTTGATAATACCGTGTTGCATCTGGTAAGGATCCAGAATCCTTAACCCATATCATAGTATCATGAAGATTAAGTCCAATATCTCTGAAATAGATGGCTTGTTTAAAACTTGTACATGTCTCACTTCCGTTTACTGTACTATCATTAACTATCCAAACAATAACTCCACCTTGTTTCAGAACACGATATAGTTGTTCCGCAATGGTTTCGAAATCAAATGAATATCCATTATATCGACGTAAGTTATCATATGGTGGAGAAGTTACAACAAGATCAATACAATCAGAGGGTAATTGTTTTAATAATTCCGCAGAATCTCCGCATCGTACATAGTTCATTTCTAACATAGACATCACCTATTTAATCCTAACCCACTTTCTTCTTTTCTTCGTAGCCGAAAGAATATATTTATATACACCAGGAACAAGTGTTCCATGGTTAAAATGTATTTGTCCAATATTATCTACATACGAAAATGCAGTATTCTTGAACTGCGTCATAATTACACAAGATACTATATCTATTAAATCTGTAGATCTTCTATGATGTGTGTCTGGGAATACTTCCCGTTCTGGATAGAATAGAATTATATCATCAGCATTTGAATATTCCTGTATCCGTTTTTGTTGGTCAGGGACATCGTATTCTACACCTATGCAAACAACATATTCTATTCTTTTACAATTCTTCCGGCTTGATAATCTTTTTGATATAGCACGAAGTAATTGCATCGTTAATTTACTATCATTCACCATAAGTCACCATCCTACGAATAGATGATTAGATTTTCTTTTGCCCTAGTAATTGCCACATAGTAGCAGTTTTTGTTATCTTCAGAATCGAGTTTGAACTTTCTGCCATTCACACCGATAACATATACCGTGTCATATTCAAGTCCTTTTACAGAATGAATTGTTCCAACATATACAGAAGATTCCTGTTCCGGTCTATGTTCTACTGCAAGTATTATTTGATTTAATAAATCGGATACAGTAGATACTTCTGATAAATCTACAGCAAGATTCGGAAATCCAAGTACATTTAAAATTGCTTTGCATTTGTTGTCTTTATCCTTATCGCTATTCAAAATACCACGAATCTTATAGATAGATTCGGATCGTACTTTGATTTCACGATTTGTATTAAATTGATTTAAGAATAATCGTTCTGTGTATTCCTTCCCCTCAGAAGTAAATATGGTTGACATTCGAATAAACTCTGAATACTGTTCCGATGGTAAAAATGTTGCAAGCCAGTTTATCATATATTTACTATCGGATACACTTGGCAACATGAATCTTGCATCAACTTCTTTATGGCTTGTGGAATAAGCAACACCATTTTTATCCAATTCGTCACGGATGATAGAACACTCAGAATTAGTCCTAGAAATAATGGCAACAGATCCGGTTAGACATTTACATTCCAATGCAATCCTCTTATAAATGTCCTTAAACTTAGGGGAATCAGTTAGATAAAAATACTGCCTATGTTCTACAGGTCGTCCAAGTCGTTCTGATTCAATAGGAATACGATACGATTCATCTGCGTATCCTGCACTAAATTCATTTGCAAAGTTACAGATTTCTTTAGTTGATCGATAGTTTTCAGACAACCGGATGACTGTCCAATCCTTATCTACTGCAAGAGATTTTATAATTTCAGGCACTGCACCCCTAAATCGATAAAGACTTTGCAGAGAATCACCTACTACAAAGATATTAGCGGAATCCGAAAAGGACATAACAAAGTTATGTTGCACCTTATCTGTATCCTGATATTCATCCACATGCAGATATTTTATCATATTTCTATACTTATCTACAATCGGATCTTTTGAAATAAATAATTTACATACACCCTGACAAAGTTCATCAAACGTAATGAGATTTTCCTTAACCATCAACCGTTTCCGAAACTTCATAAGAATCTCATAATCTTTCTTTTCTTTCATAGATAAAGAAGCTGGATCAGATATTTTTGTTTTTGACAATCGAATACCGGACTGAGTAAGTGCTTCACTTTCAATCCGTTTCTGCTTATAATCATCTGCAATTGATGGCATAGATGTATAGCCAAGTGCATTACGGACTTTAATATCTTTGGACATTAAATCATAACAATAGCTATGAAATGTACGAAACTCAGGTGATTCACCGCTATCGACATATTCCCTATATCGTTCTTTCATCTCAAATGCAGCGGCATTTGTAAATGTCAATGCAAGTATAGAAGATGGTTCCACACCTCTGTTCACCAATCCGACAATGCGTTCGATAAGTGTTCTGGTTTTTCCAGTTCCTGCACCTGCTAAACACAGAATCTTCGGTGATTCTGAATCAACTGCAATCTGTTGTGCTTTGTTAAGAGCATATCGCATACATCTTACTCCTCATAAAATAAATAGGTGTAGGGAACGAGCCTACACCTATTATAACGATTTAAAAAGATAAAATCTTATTCACTGATCGGTTCAAGTTTCATATTCTTAATTGATGATTTTCTGAAGTCTAATTTGTATTCTACATCACTTGTATCATACTCTGTATTTACTTGACCATCTTCTTCACTGTATTCATCTACTGATGTTACACCGGAAATTGTGTAAACTAAAGTTATATCACCGGATAATTTGTAATTTCCAGTAGGTGCATCAATCTCAAATGCAATCACATCTAAAGTGTCATTTAATATTATATCAGATGGAACTTCACGAATTTGTCCTATGTTGGAAGATAAATTAGAATCAACATCATTCAGCCAATCTGTATCTTTAAACTGAACATCTGTTCCCCATTCTGTATAGATTTCTACATCAGATAATGTGAATTCAATTTCGTCTGTGATTCCATCTTCAATCACAAGATCTGCATTTTCTTCTGGTGGATCAATCGGTTGTTCGCTTTCCGCAGTAATATCTACATTCACTTTAGCAGGAATACCACAAGTATTTGTAGCAGCGGCAATATTATCATCATATACCCATGCTTCGATAATTCCGCTTGTTACAGGTTCAAAGTAAGAATCTGCATCATACTTTTGAACAATTGGATCCAATGCTTCACACAGATCCATTAATCCACCATAGGAAAGTTCTGCACGGACTTGAATCTTAGTTGCATTATATTCTTCAGAATATTCCTTAGAAATATGCAGATAATCATCAACATCTGACTCTGAAAAACCATATTCCTGAATCATGCACATCCTTGCGGTGGCTTGAACTTCTTCAACAACAGAATCTAAATCGGCATCAAAATTTATTGATTTCTCACACTCAATTGATTTGGAAGAATCTATAGAATCAGCATCCTTCTGAATCTGTTCATTGAAGTCTTTGGCAATCGGTTCAACATATTTAAACAAATCAGATGGCTTTTTAATCTTTCTAAAATCAATCTTTGTGTCATTAGAATAGTTATACCAATCCTTTGTTTCGATTTCTATATGGATTACGTTATCTTCAATCCAACTATCAATTACATGTGTATCCGGTGGTAATTGATCTTCAACTAAATTGCATAGTTCCACTAATTCTTCCTTTGTGAAGAATTCATCGTAGTCAATCCCATATAGACCTCTGGATGTATATACTTTCTTTTGTATCTTCATATCAAATCTGCTCCTCAATTAGTCCACATTCACCGGACTTTGCATAGAATCTATAATCTGCTTGATTGCATCATGTTGTCTTTGTTCCTTTAATCTAATCACGTGCATATAGCAATTGTGACCACAAAAGTACAAAGTATTGTTCTTATAATTCAACTTAAAAATATTACAAGGTCTGCGTGTATGTTTTCTACCGCAAACACAGCAAGTATATATCTTCATATCACTCGATAGCCTTTACTACCCACTTAATATATTGATCGGTTTCTTTCTCACACAGTGGACAGATACCAGAAATCTTATCAACTTCCTGATCAGATTCAATCATAGCAGAAATGAAAATTCCATGACACTTATCACATTCAGCAATCAGATGACCATCAATATTGTTGTCAACCTCAATATCAACATCATCTTCCTGAACTTCATCCAGAGTGTCCTGCATATCTTCAATGTTATCTGCCATTTCATCTAATGTGTCGTCAAACGCATCATCTTCGACATCTGCATCATCAACAGGCATATCAAGATCTTCGAATTCATCTTCTCCGGCAGCCATAATTGGATCACTTGCAGCATCAACGCTACGTGTTCTTTTTTCAATTCTCATTGTATAAATCTCCTCCGTGCCTCTATTCTATTTCTAAGTTCATTTGCCACTGTATTTATATCATCATGGTTCCAGAACTTAACTACATCACCATCTACAAAGTAGTCCCAATCAAATTCTATGTGTTGCCTTGGATCATATCCGAAACTGATAGTGGAGTAGACAGATACATCAAATATCCCATCTTCACCATCCTCCAATTCCAATCGTAACCCAAGTAACTCTGCATCCAAATCTTCATCCATATTAACGATTTGCAACATATAATCTATATCAGATTTAGCGGAATTTTGAACATGTAGTGGTATTGTAGTCATCATAATTGAAAATCTCCAATCATTTATACTTAATAGTATAAAAGGTTTGGAAAGAAATTGCCGGAGCATTTAAACTCCGGCAAATGCAATAAATTACCAACAAGTATAAACATCGATTGTCCCATGAGAGCATCCACAGTCATAAACTTTTGCAGGTCCAACTGAAGTAAGTATTACAGTATAGAACTTATAATCAGAAGAGGCTACACAAACATATCCGTCTGCATCACGAATAGTACCATCATCAGCAACATGCTTACCTGGAATATTGACCGCAGTAGCTTGACCACAACCTTCATTTGTAGAATACCAAGTTTCTCTATGTCCGTTAAATCGTATAGAACCGTTACTTCGAGTTAAATGGTTTCCAGTAACATTGTAGGTATCACTGTATTTCAAAGTATATCCACATGCAGTTTTCGATGTAGATTTGGAATCAGTATTCTTTTTAGAAGATTTCTTTGATTTGGAATTAGATTTTTTAGATTTTAGTTTCATAGACTTATTTGAATTTTTAGATTTTGTGACTTCTTCCGGTTGCTTCGGATCTGACTTTTGCTCTGTAGCAATCTGCTTTGGTGAATCTTCTGTAGTAGGTGTAACAACCTTTTTCGTATCCTGCGTACCTTCCACAGGTGTTGTCTTTGTCTGATTTGTATTGAAATTCCGTTGTTTACTATCGGTAGATTTTTCTGTTGATGTTTCCGTAGTTGCCGGAGATACATTAACTTTAGAATCTGTAGAAGGTTTTACGGAATAAATCTGCTTCGGGTTCACTGTCCTTGCTTCGCTTTCTGTGACTGCATTAGGCTTTTCCTGCTCGACATTAGATGTACCGCAACCACACAAACAGACTGCCAAACCAGCCACAATGATAAGTTTCTTCAAAATAGTCCTCCTTAAAAATTTTAAAAATTTTGATCACTTTGACGTTTTCCTTTTTCGAACAACTTACAATTATTGTAGTCAGAACCACGTAAATCTACTAATTCTTTCCCAACTAAACGCAAGCAGGTTGTTTTATTACACTTTGCGTATTCACACATAACATGATTTAGTGCAGCTTCATTGGAACTATACGCATTTTGTGATTTCGATCCAAAATATCCATGATACTTGCACTGTTCACATTTCTTCTTATTAAATTTACTTTTCAATATTAACCACCACCAACGTATTATACACCTATATAAGGTTAAATGTTACAATTATTTTACAGAACTTTTAATTTTTGTAATCTTTTCATAAAGATTGAGGTTATTTGCTTCCCCTTCAGGATCGATTAACCGTTTTGCATAAGCAGCAAGAATGTCAATATAGAGTTTCTGAATCTCAATATCACTATATCCGGATTCTGCTAACTTTACCATTTCCATCACAACTACAGTAGCAGCATCTACTTTAAGTCTTGCTTCTTCCGCACTGTCTAAATGCATTTCGAAAGATTCTAAGTTTTCACTAATTTCTTTTGTAACCGTGTTAAGTTTGATAACCATACTATCACCACCAATCATTTAATAATCTACACAAGAAAGTCTATCTGCAAATTGTAACAGATATACCATAGGATACTGTCTGCAAGCCTGACTAAACTCAGGCATTTCACTATCTGCCACATTATATTCCCCCATATGCCACCGGATAGCCAATGCTTCTTCATAAGATAGTTTGAAAAACTTAGATGCGATAAACATGGATGAAGCACCATGACCAAGGCATACAGACCGATTCTTTTTGTATTTATAAGATGCAACTGTATCCCATGAATCAGTAACCTCATCCTTTACATTCCTATTGAATGATTCATAAAGCCCTATCTTACACCAGTCATGTACAAGACAAGCACGGATGGCTCTTGCAACACTTACTTCATTACCAAATAATTTAGCACCACAAAGGTCTATGCATCTATTTGCAACTTTCAGTGTATGCAGTAAGAGTCCACCAACAAAGTTATCATGGTACTGTGTAGATGCTGGACAGTTATAAAAATCAGTAGTTCTAAGCCAATCTAAGCACCTAAACACAGAATCCATCATTGAATCTGGATTCTTATCATCTTCTTCAGCAATAATCATTGTGGTTGCTAGTAAAAGCCGTTCATACCGATCAATCATATCAACCTGATTTTCAAAGGAATCTTTCCACACATAGAATTGAAATTCTGGACGTTTTTCAAACTTACTCCAATCATCTGCGTACCCATTTTCATCCGCAAATTTTACTGTAAATGCGGACTTTGGAATACTTGTCATATGCTTTTTATCTGCAATCGGAATCACAACAATATTTCTCGTAGGAATATGAATGCGAAACCAATTTGTAAAGGTTTCATATTTAGCCATGTCTGAATAATCTTCCCGTTTTATCATTTATCAACACCATCCTTCATAATATTCTTGAATGTTTTGATACAATCATCTATGGTAGAATTGATTAATGCACTTCTGGATGTTTTATCTTTACGTTTCAAGCATTCCATAGATGCAATAACCTGTTTTGTTGGACACATCTGATAATCAACCTGTAATGCAGCTTCTAATGTAGCCAAAGCCTTTAATGTTTCCAACGGTAATCGTTTTTTAGCCTTGAGTGGGAACTTTTCCAAATCTTGATACTTTAAATATTTTTGTGCATCAAGTAGAGTTTTATAGGCTTCTGATCTTGTCATAGTAGTGAACTCCAATCATCCAATCGGTTATATACATAAATTATAACGATTTCCATACACAAAATGGATGAGCCTACCAAAACGGTAAACCCATCCACTCCTCATGATGCCATTATATGTATGTTTTACTGAGGTCCATCCTCATCATCAGATTCATCTTCTTCAACAGGTTCATCTTCCTCTGGATCATCAGAATCGTCTGATGATGAATTGGAACCTTTCAGAAGTTGCTTTGGAATCTGATGTATTCCTGTTGCAGCAAAACCGGATACAACACCGACTGCTGCGGCTGTAATAATATCTTCTGCTGGGAAATCTGGAATCTTGATAAGATATGCAACTATACCAAGGATAAGTCCAAGGGTTCCACATACACATGGAATCCACTTATCGTCCAATACAGTAACATTCTTCCAAATGTATCCAGCTAAAAATGCTATTACAGTTATACTTGCTACACTAGCAATACCAAAACCCATAACAAACACCTCCGCTACTATATTTTGATAATATAAAAGGTTTTACATACAAAAAATAAGGAAGAGCCTAACACCTTGCAGGGGGAGAGTGGTGTTAGACCCTTCCTAGTTGGAGAAGGACACAGATGATGAAATTAATCCCATCCAATAGTATATAAGGTTAATCTTCCTGTTCAGACATTTGTTTCAATGCCTCTACTGCTAAATCTAAGGCTGTATTTATCTTAACAGTTCCATCGAAGTCCATAGGATTGAATCTATAACATTCTGATTTTATAACTGTTATTGCTTCAGAATATGTCATTTAAATTAATTCCTCCAGTTCTCCAGTATAATCTAATAAGTCTTTTCTGCTTGGTATTGTCCGTATCTCTTTGTATGGAATGCCCCACTTATGTACCTTTAGCACATTTAATGATTTATGTCCACTGTTTTCTAAATCAACAATATCCTGTATCTTTAATACGAACGCACGTTTGTATGTAGAAAATAGTACAATAACCAGCCCATAGCATCCTTTAATTTTTGAAACTTTTAAAAGTCCATCGTGCTGATGCGGTTGAATCATATCAAAATCAAATCTATCGTGACTTGTTTCTTTAGATTCTATGTAGTAGCAATTAGGATATTTATAGCAGATGAAATCACAAATGTTCCGGCTAGTCTTATAATAGCCTGACATCTGATCATAAAGTCGAGTAAAAGAGTAGCCATCCTCAGGTCGATTTAGCCACTCTTTTATCTTCGCTTCTGCTTTTTTACCTAATAGATTATCCATATTACATATTCTTTTCTGCCCACTTATCAAGGAACTCAGATGTTTTCATAACTTGACCGGATAAACCATTTTCAGATTGTTCTTTATAATCGTTATCCATATCTCTATATGTTTCATAGAAAGTAACAACATCGTTATCCCAAATAATTACATACAGGTTGTTGAATAACTTCTCAGTAAGTTCCTTTGTCATACCTTTAGGTGCTTGCTCTTTGATTTCATAGTCATTTAGAGCCTTAGTAGTAAGAAGTTTATCCGTAAGGAAGTACTCACCACCATCGGCTTCAAGTGTATAATACACTTGTGCACCCTTCGGAATTGATCCGATACCAACACCATGTCTTGTAAAATACCAATAGCAGTCATACGGTTGATTGTCATACAGATATTCAGATGCAGTAATAGTTCTCTTTGTAATCTTCATTCAATATACCTACCTATTCTAAGTCTAAGAAATCATCCATTTCCCCGATAATATATTTCATATCATCTAATGGATTATACTCTAAATCATCTCTTGGTACTTCATACACCGTAATGTCAGAGTATCCAAGATCATCTGTAGCGGTTAATGTGAAGTACAAATTCTTCTCATCAGAATCAAATTGTACTATAATATCTTCACGTAGTTCTACAATCTTATCAATCACCGCATCACGAAGTTCAAGTATATATGGATCATTTTCCTCATCTTCATCAGGTCGTTCAATATCAATCACTTCCATATTAGATGGGGAATCTTCTACCAATTCTTCATCAGCAGCTATTTTTGTAGATGCAGCAAGTGGATGATTAAATGCATCCAATGGTATTTCAAGATGTTCAATCATAAGATGCTTTGCTTCATCCATAGATACGCCAAGTTCATCAGCAATTGCTTTCTGTTCATGTTCAAGTTCTGTAGCCCAACTACCGGATAATGGTGTATCACCTGTATATCTATCGGATATTTCCCAAAGTTTATCCCAATCAATTTTATGATTGTCTGATGCAGTGATGGTTCTATGAGATATTTTCATACCATCACCGCCTAATCAAAATAATTCGGATCAATATCCGTTACACTGACCGGAAACTCACCATTGAAATCCTCAAAGTACTCATCTGGATCTAATCGAACTTCTCCACCAGTCTTTGTATCGAAGATCAGTGTATAATCACCATTAGATAGGAACTCATGTGCCATATCTGTAGCTTCTGACCAATCATCCGTTTCAAAACTATCGGCAAGTCCTACATATCTGGCATCATAATATCCTTCTACATGGAATCTACCTTCTGCATCATCCGTAAATCCTTCATAGGAATTAAACCATTCCAGTGCTTCTGATTCGTTATCAAATTCCATATCATATTCACCATCTTCCGGCTTATAGATATCAGAATCACCGAATACTGTGACATAGAAATCACCATCTTCATTATAATACAGACTGTAATCTGTATAAAAACCATCAGAATCTTGAACAGATTTCTTATCTACAAGTTCCCATGAAGAACCATCATATTCATCTGGTTCTCTCCAATCATCATAAGAATTCAGTTTCATAATTCACCACCTAAACTTGCTCTGTAATTGCAGAAATTACGGATTGAAGGGTATCGGAAAGGGCTTGTGCCTGTTCCATAGCAATACCATCATTACCATCACGATGCAACTTCTCAATACCTGCAATTGCATAATCAAAATCATCACCAATAGAATCAATCAGTTCTTTCAGTTGATCTTCTTTTGCACCATCTGCGGCATAAATAAATTTCTTCATTTTATTTTCCTCCGGCTAATAATAAGTCAAACAGTTCTGGGTTTCTACTTAAATCTATTCTACCATCTACGATATACTTTGATATGCCTGACTTAGTAGATAGAATCTGCTCCACTTTATCGTCAATTGTGTCTTTTGCTACAAGAGTAAATATATTTACAGATTGCGTTGTTCCTGCCCGGTGGCAGCGATCTTCTGCCTGTTCCTTATCCGAAGGATTCCAAGGCACGTCATAGAAAATTACATTCCTTGCGACTGTAAAAGTATGTGCTGTACCTGCCGCACCAATGGTCCCAAGAAGAACTGTATAATTGGGATTTTCGATAAAGGTTTTCTTATGCTTTTCTCTATCCTGCGCAGACATTGTACCTGTAAATACACACGTCTTGTATTTCTTACTTATAAAAGTATATAAGGTTCGGAGTGGTTCTACCCAATTTGAGAATACAACTGTCTTTTCACCACGTTCGTGTGCCTCTTCAAGAAGTTCCAATAACCGTACAAGCCTTGCATTTTTCTTAAGATAATCAGAGTCATTCGGACTAATTTCTGTATCAACCAATTCCGGTGAACCATTTACCTGACGAAGTTTAAGTAACTTAGTCATTGGATTTACTGCAAGCATAATTTCATCTTTATTATTGATGATATCATTTGCAACCTGTGTATAAAGTTTCCGCTGATACGGAGTATTTTCCACATACTCCGTATAATGAATCTTTGGTGGAAGATCTAACACATCATCTTTTAATCTACGAATCATATTGTGTTGAAGTATATTTTTAAGTCTTGGAATATTCCTATACCCAAGTACAACATGATCGCCAAAGCCGCCATAGATACAAAAATATTGACACCACTTATAATAACTTTCCACAGTATGTCCTTCACAAAGCCGAAGTGGTACAAATACATCCATAGGTTGCTTTGTAATTGGTGTACCTGTCATAGGTATCCACATACAGTTCTGCTTTGTATATTTCTTAATGCGAAGCAATTGCTTTCCCTGCTGAGATTTTGCAGACGCATTTTTATGGATTTCATCCAATGCAATCATATTTATCTCACCGGAATTGATTTTATTGATAATAGCATCTGCGATTGCGTACTGCCTACCTTCTGTATATCTCAAGGCTTCTATATTCATTATAATAAAATATGGAAGTTCCTGTTCACAATCTTTACTATATTTTTTCCAAGTGATTAAATCTTTACATTTATCTTTACCTGTTGTATCAAACTTTACATCACCAGACTTCTTCAGTCGGCTACCAATAAGATATGGCTCGTATTCACCATTTGTATGTTTCCTGATTTCGTCCATCCAGTTATACTTAGCAGAATTTGTACAACATATAATTAGACAGTGCTTAAATCCATAATGTTCTTTATTATAAATCGCAAGATTTATAAGTTCTATGGATTTCCCACATCCCATCTCATCGGCCAGAAGAAACCCATTCAAGTTATCTGACTGTTCTCTTGCAATACACCACTTCATAAAATCTAACTGATGGGAAAATGGCTTTGAACCTTCCTGAACGTAAAATGGAACATCTGTAAGATCAATATCCGGTATTTCAGTTGTCTTATCAATATCTGCGTTTTCATTGATATGTTCATCAGAAACAATATTGATAAGTGGTTCATACCTTGTACCTTTCAATTCATTTAAAAGAAAACCAAGATGTTCCTTTGGAATTGTCCACATCTTAGCATTTGGCAGCCAGCATTTCCCAGGAACAGACTTAACAATATCAACAATCCCTGCATCATACGGAAATGATACTTCATAAACATTATTGTTTTGCTTTATATTTATCATAGAAATCACCACCTAACAAAATAAATAGAATTACAGTATTTTCCTATATATAGTAACGATTCTGATAATCAAAAAAGTCCTGCATAAATATGCAGGACTTTGTATAGTTGCACAATTAGATGTACTGTTCCAACAAATCAAAATCAATTGCGGCTTCCAAAACCTCTATAAATGTATATCCTTCAGATTCCACCAAATCAGTAAGCACACGATCCACATTGATGTCAGCAACTTCATACTTAGATAAATTCCGCTTAATGATGTTATCTGTAATCGGTCTGATGAATCCATTATCTGCTAAAGTTTTAATCGGATAGTCAACCAATATATCCTCTACAAATTCAACAGGTTCGCCATCAATCGTAATCGGATTATAATCTGTAATCAATAGATATAATGTTCCATCACCATCAATAAGACTTCCTTCGAATTCTTTCCCAATATTGAAAGTATCAAACCCATAATTGTCAAGTAAGTAGGACATTATAATGTCGTCTTTATAAAAATCTTTTAAATCCTTTAATGTTGTTTTATAGATATTTGTTGCCATATGATTTACCTCAAAAATATTTTATATTCATAGATAAGGTTGATTTTTATAAGGCGCTATTTAGTCATAATATCTATCCACCGAACAACTTCAGAATCTATATATTTAAACGCTTCTTCATAGGAATTAAACTCTGTCGAGTTAACAATTATAGATTTTGGATATGCCTTAGGTATTGGTCTGCCATTCAATAAATTTAGTAACTTTTCGGATTCTTTTTCTTCTTTCTTATGTTTCTGTGACTCTTTAGAACGTCTAGGGTTATGGTTGGATATTCGCAATCGAAGTCTGATTTTGAATAAAGCATTTCCAGATTCATCACAGGCAAGAAAATTATAATATTTGGAATAATCAACAGATTTCGACTTATATACAAGAATCAATCCATAATAATCTTGTAGTAAGTCTTCAACTGCTTCGATAAAATCTTCATAATCTGCAACCATCTGCTCAGATGGAATATCCCCCTTTATACCTGACATCAATTCACCGTCAGGTATATGGATCCCATGAAATTCTGATGCCGCAATATATGGTGCATATGGGTCAATTATACAATCAATATTGAATACATAAACACCATCAGAAATAAACTTTTTCATACTAATCACCCCTTAGAAGTGGTTTGAGATGCAGATTCGTGTAAATTTTCCATAACAACAGTTTCGATTGCTGAGAGCTTTTCGGCATCAGATATTGTGGACTTAAGGAGACCATATATTACACTAAGAACCCCATCTGTATTTTTTAAATAATATTGATCTTCTGTGTAATACCTGCGATTTGTAGGTGTCCGGTATGCGATTAAAGTTCCATTTCTATCCCAACGCTGTAAAGTATTAACGGACACACCGAGCAATTTTGCAAAATCTTTAGGTTTATACGTAATCATAATATCTCCTTAAGTACAATTTAACACATTTAAATATATTTTGTCAATACATTTTACAATTTTCCGAATTTCTTCAGAATTAAAATAGTAACTACAAGTACAACACACAATATCGTACTTATCCAAATTGGTGAAAGCACCCACCACCATGACCAATCTATTACTTTACAGAGTTTTAAAGCAATGAATAATAATTGTAATCCACCGACAAATCCAATTCCGGCATTATTCGATGTAGTATGCATTATTACTTCTCCTCAATTATATAAATCAATACACAGATGCAGACATCCCAGATGTATCATGGATATTATTTGGAACATCACCATGATAAATTCCAGCTGAACTAAGTTCTTTAAGCGTATTAATCTGATTAGCATTCATAGTGTACCATTGGACATAACTATTCCACACAGCAATAGCCTTTGTTTCTTTACAAAGCCAAGTAATCACGTCAAAATAGAAATCATCTGGACAAGATGCAAATACTTCATCTCGTGTTTGATTTCGCATAGACATTAGAAGTTGTATAAGATACTCTTGATGAGATGGAACCGCATAATGCACAACACCATCTTCAGTTATAATTACTTCGAGGTAGTTAACATATGTCTGTTTGTGTTTTTCAATATCAAAATCAGAATAGAGATCATAGGTCATGGTTATTCTCCAAAAATCTTATCAACACGAATACAGAATTCACCGTCATAGAATCCAAATGACTTTACAGTAAGTCCGTTTACAACTTTATTATGATAAGTTTCTAAGCCTGTGCCATAGGCAATTCGGCAAAAGTTCATATCATTTACAACTACACCAATGTTCCAATTATCGTACAATTCTAAAACTTCTTTTACAGTCATGTTTACATCCCCCATGTTCTCCATAGTATATTAAGTTTCTTCGTGCAACTTGCTCACAAGAGGACAATTATCAATGCTACAAGGAATGTTTACTTCTCGCATCATGCAGATGTTCTCTACTTGGTTATCTGAAAATCTGGAAGTACGATATTTGCAGACACTTTCAAGATTAGTATGTTCTATTATACACATCATTTTGACTTACCCCTTCCGGTTATAACCATATCCACTTCATCATCTGAAAATGATGAAACATCGTACTTATAACCATATACTGATAGTAACCATGTTTCAAATAGTGCAGCAGATACCGGATCTTTGCACGATTCGTTAGCACAGGCTTTATAGTACTCCCGCTTAAAATTACGCATCGCTTCTTCAGAATTCATCTATGTCATCCTCCAAAGGTAGATTATGGATAAAATTAAACAATTTCCTCCAAAGGTAAATTGTGGACAAAATTAAACAATTTATACTGACAAGATTCACATAAATCTAATGTAACATCCGGTAATCTTGAACCATCTTGTATACGCCATATTTTGAATTGGAATGCAGCTTTCTGATATTTGCCATAATTCTTATCTTTTTCAAATAGTTTTCCACATCTATCACACTTATATGCCATTGCCATAATTTTATACCATCCCTATAATTTCCACAACAGATTCATCAACATCTACAGTATTTCCACCAGACAGCTTAATTCTTGTCTTAAAAATACTATTATCAAGCCTAAATATATATTCAATACGATTTACATTTAAGTAAAATGATTTTTTCGTACGATGCACTTCTATAAAATCTGACAGATTCTTAGGAATCTTTGGAGTTTTATCTTCTGCTTCCAACACAAATACAGGATCGATATAACTGGTTGTACATGTAGAACCATCACTATTCTTAGTGACAAACTCTTTTGTATGTGATAACAACTCATCAGCATCAATAAGTTTACCCATTTTATCAAATTTATATTCAACATTATCTGACCTAATCATCATATTTATTCCTCCCCAATTCAATATTAACACGATCAACAAAACTTATAATCACACCGGAAATAGGTTTCCGATATTGCGGATACCATCTTCCATCACAAGTATATTGATCATTCTGCAAACTATTCGGAATGTTTGAATCAATTTGTATCTCCATAATAATCACCATCATCTAATATATCATCAGAAACATCTAATTTTGATTCAAAATCTTCTGTAGTTAAGATATGTTTTTCTATTGGCGTAAACTCATTATAGAATGTATGTTTCTTATACACATTACGATATAATATGTTTAGAGCACTACATAGAATACCAAAACATATACCTACACCCATAGCAATATTACAGACTATGCGAGGTACTTGTGCATCAATTGCAAGCATAACAACACCAGATGCAAAACTAGTAATACCAGTTAATCCTGTAATGATAGACATTATGTATGTATCTTTTGGCTTGGAATCAAAATCATATGGATCACTTTCAAATTCGCATCCACATTTACGGCATGTGAATTCCATAACTTCCCAAGTTTCTTTCCAAAAGAAATGTGTATTTGTATAGGTATATTGTTGGGAATCCAAATGACTTCGATTACTTCCGCAACAAGGACATTTTTCGCACTCACCCAAAGCTAATTTTCTTTGAATGATTTTTGGATTTTCTGAATTAGCGGGTTTTGTTATCTTCATTTAATCTCCTTAGCAAATAAGTTATTACATCTATTATAACGATTTTCCAAAATAAAAAGTCCACTGAATCGTACATTGACTCAGTGGACTTTGACACTATTCTCCATCAAGTATTCTTTTTACATCATCATATAGTTCCGGTGGAACATCATCTAAGGACATCAACCCCTTCTTTATTAGTGATGCATATATTTCTGCCATTATTTCATCCCCCTTATCATGCCGTATAATTCTACAAGTGCTAGTTGAATATTTGTAATATCGTTGTTGTCTGATGATATTGACTGAATAATATTTTTAAATTGCATTTCAGCTTGTTGATCTTCTGTAGGGTAGTAGAATTGGAATTTGGTTTTATATCCTTGCTCGATCTCTTCATCTGCAAATAATAATGTTTCGCACATTGTACCTTGTCGTTCATCAATGATATCATTAGTATCTTCATCATAGATTTTAATATCATCAAAAAATTTGTCATTGATTAAGTTGGTATTAAACTCTTCTGTAGAATAGTACATACTTCCCTGTTTAATACAATGACTAATATATAAGTCATTTGTAAAGTATATTGTATACATGCAATTCTCCTTATTTATGCGTCACGGAATCTACCAATCATAATTACTTGTATATTGCCATTGGTGTTATTTTGTACCTGAATAGAAGTTCCTCCAGTATAAATAGATACATTTATAGTGTTTACATGGTGTTGATATATCACATTGTCACTGGATCCATCTGTCCATTGAGATACATAAGCAACAGTAGCAGTTGTAGCGGATGCAGTATATCTGTAACCAATTATTATTCCACAAGCTAAATTATATGTAGTAGTTCCTTTAGCTTGAGGGCGTACTTGTACAGCATATCCATTTGGACCTATTCTATAATATCCATCTGCATCTTTCCAAAAAGCCCATTGACCAGCCATCATATCATAAATGCCTGAACGAGGAGTATCTGTTGCGGTAAAGCGCATTTTATGCCCCATTTCAGTTATCTCCCAAGAAGGACTATATACTTCAAAGTTAGCCCCACTTGTTTGACTATAAAGTGTGCCAGTTATTTCATCACCAGACTTATTGAGTTTAGCACCTAAAGTAGTATTTAAAGATTTATTGATACCATCCCATTTATGAGTGCCAGTAAATAATATGTCGCTTGAAGAACCACTAAGTGTTAAATTACCTGCTATTGTTTCATTACCTGACCAATCTAATGTACGAGCATTAGATAATGCGTTAGATGCTGTTCCATTACCGACTACTTCAATATAATTTCCACGGCTAGTAGATGCAGCAGATGAGTTATCAACAATATTATATTGTCCAAAGACATGTTGGTATGCATGATTTGCAGTTGTGCCATAGCCCTCTGCATGAGATGCCCAATCACTTGCAGTTGTATTAGAACCTTCGGAATGTGCTGCCGATCCGCTTGCAGTTGTTTCAGTTCCTTCTGCATGAGATGCCCAATCACTTGCAGTACAAAGAGTTCCTAATATAGTTGCAAAATTGCCAACTGTGCTGCCAATAGCGGCAGAACCGACAACAAAAGACATAGTTTTTGGATTAAATTTAACAGTGTATGCCTTATACACAGAATATGTTTCAGTCGAGCCTCCAGCAGATTTACTGATAAGTAATTCGTGAAATTCATCTGTAGCATATGAATATTCAAGTGGATCTTGAGTTACTTTAGTGTCTGTATATGTTGGAGTAACCCAAGTGCCATCATTCCGAAGGAACGTAGTAGTATCAGATCCTAATTGCGGGCCTTTTGTAATAGAACTAGTACCATTCCACTTAGCAAGATATCCACTTGTTCCAGTACCAGTTACAGTTCCCGTATTTGCAGTAAATGTTGCCCAGGTACCTTTCTTTGTAAGACATTGATTAGTAGTAGAATTATCAAATGTAATAGGAGACCTTGCTACTTTTGGATTAGTAGAAGTATCTGTAATTACAATCTTAGCACCATTTGCTATTGCCGTATCAGAAGTTATCTATCCACCATTAGTAATATTTCCGTGAGTATGTGAAAAATCGCTTACTTGAGATTTTGTTATGCTTATGTTACTAAATGTAGCAGTGACTCTACCGCCTGTTTGATAAAATACAGTAAGTGTTCTATTTGCCGCAGCAGATCCAGATATAGATCCGGCAAGAGTCCCTAATGCGTCAGTTATAGCCTTACCAGTTGTAACATCAGTTCCACCAGAAGCGTAGACATCTGTAACGTCTCTTGTTGCAGCACTACCAAGTCCTAGATTTGTTCTAGCATTTGCAGCAGTCGTAGCTCCCGTACCGCCATTTGCTACAGCAACAGTACCTGTTACATTTGCGGAAGTACCAGAAACACTTCCATTGATAGTATTTAAGAATCTGGCTGCACCTGTTACAATTAAGTTTCCAACATTATCTTCGGTAATGTTTGCGGTATCTGCGTTAACTGTACCAGATGTTAAAATTGTAGATGTGAGTGTTCCTGTAGATGGATTAAATGTAAGATTAGAATATTTTCTTGCACCCTCTGTTCTGGTTGTGTTATCAGCAGTTGCAGAGAACAAAACTTCGTAGTTTGCGTTTGTGCTAGTTGCAGTTTGGGTTACTGCGTTATTGTTATCCGACCAAGGAATATTTACGGATAAATACCCAGATTTATCAAGTCCAACTGCATATTGTCTACTACTTGTGGAACCCATCGCAGTAGAATCCAATGTAGAAGCTGTATCTGATTTCAGTTTCAACCCAATACTAACTTGATGATCCCCACCAGTGCTTTCTACATCAGCCGATTCTATACCCTTACCACTAGCGGAAACCGATGTAATGCAGTTAATATTAGCACTTGCTGCACTACTTTGATTTGCAGTAAATGTACCTACACTTACACCATTTCTACTTATTGTAAGTGTACCGTTATTTACCGTAGGGTAACTTGGTACAGCCCACGATCCATCATTCCTAAGAAATGTTGTTGTGGATGACCCTAACTGTGGGCCGTTTGTTACTGTATTTGCTGCACTAAATTTTGCTAAGTATCCACTTGTACTCGTCCCATTGCTTACTACGTTGTTTGTAATTGATGGTGTAACTGTTACAGTTTGTTTTGAACCCCCAGATGGTGTTACATAGAAGCAATTTGTTCCGTTTTCAAATGTGTAGGTTGTGTTAGTATTTGTTGTATAGCTTGGTGCAGCCCAGCTACCATCTTCTCTCAGAAATTTAGTGCTTTGGGATTGAGATGATACTGCTGCGCTAAATGCTAATGATGACCTAGCAACCTTACTACTGTCTGAGCTATCCGTAATAACTAACTTATCTCCGCTTGCTATTGCAACATCTGTTGTCTGTAATGTACCACCATTTTGTATATTACCATGAGTATGTGAAGTTGGTGTAGCAGATCCGGCTGTTGTAGCATATGGAACAGTAATAGGTGTCTGTGCTGTTCCATTCTTAGACAACACAATTTGCTGAGTTCCGCTTATACCTAATGTAAATTGATCATTTGGAGGAACTTGCCAAGTACCATCTTGGCGCATATATTTTGTTGTTCCGTTAGTTCCATCGGTACAAGCACCATATATTTTATTTAGAAACTTTGCTCCGCCTGTGCACAAAATTGAATTAACCTGAGCCATGTATACTTCCTCACTTACCCTCTATCGTATCTAAATCATCGGATGATTCAGTATAATTTATTACTTTGTAATCTTCTAAATTTTTGTGTTGTCTATGAATATACCATAGGATAAACAGAAATGCTATGGAAGTAATTGCAACTAATCCAAGGATTACGCATAAGATTATTTTCATTCATCATTGTCCTCATTAGGATCGAACTTTACAAGTTTTACAGTCCAATCAGCCGAAGTTGTTTTATTCTTCGGCTCTTCCTCTTTCTCAAGTAATTTCTTGATCTCATCTAATTTTCTGAAAATCTTCTGGTTACTTCTAATTCTATATGCAGTTGATAGTACAATCCATGTCAGGATTGTAGATGCCATGATAAGTTCTGGTAGTGTCATTTGCATTATTATTCCCCAATATCCTGATTATAGTAATATAAAAGGTGTTAGTTAACTACGTGCCTATAATGATCTATGTCGTATGAATCATCCTTACATTCAGCTGCATGTTTTGATCTTAGAACACATATTGGGTGTTCATTATCTGGTGAAGATATGAATGCGCATGTTTGACATTTCTCTTCATCTGCTGTAATCTGAACAGGCTTCCATTCTTTATTAAGAAATTCTGTTGTCACGTTATCATCATCAAACCACCCACCTGGATCAAAGAACATGCTATATTCTTCTAACCATTCTAAAAATTTATCTTTATCACCACACTTGATTGCATTGCATAAGTATTCGTAATTTGTCATAGTCGCCTCCAACATGTATAAAACCATCTTTGGAGATGTATGAAGATTCCGGAATTGGATATCCAAAATACAATGCCCAATTCTCCATAGTCATGCCATGTTTCAGATTATCCGGTAATTTCACAATCTCTGGTTGATTCGATTTTTCTAAGATACTTTGCCAATTTGTCATTTACTTCCACCTCATATACAAACAACTCACTTATGTCAATGCAATCAGTTAATTCATCAACATTCAGTGAGTACCAGTAGTCTTCGTCTATAAACATGCAGCATCAACTTCTTTCTCGCCTATATAGATAAATAAGGTGATGTTGATGCCTAAATTGTAGTTGTGGTCAAATAGTATCGTGAAAACTGCACTCATCGCAGTCACGGCATTCGCAGAAATGCTCATTGTAGCATATCATATCTTCTCGGCAATCAAGGAATTCGTCGGCATCCTTGATTCCTATGACATTATGTTCTTCTGAAATATGTAATTCCACAGTACCCCTCCATCAAAAGTTACTTTTATTTAATCTACATAGTCAGTACATTATGGACAAATCTGACACATTAACTGGCAATATTGTACTTAATGTGTCAGTTTTGGCTAGTTATTAACATCTTTCCACTCTCCATCTTCACACATTTCTGATAGCGCTTTTGGCAGATTGTGGTAATGTTTTGCACACGCCAAACCCCAGTCACTACCGCCAAGGAAATATTTACAGTTAAAGCAGATACGTTCTTCACTCATATCTTTGTTATAGAACCCGCAGCTTTTGGCGCTTTCATTTACCATGATAGTATTTGTCAGCTCACAGGTTACACAATCCTTTCCATAGAACTTCATTGTTCCTCTGTAATGACTACAATTTTCACACAATTGTTCCATAAGCTCTCCAATCAAACTATTCTTCTATTCTATTTTTTCGTTTTCTTTCAACTTGTTCTTTTGTTTTAATAATTCTCATATACTTTTTTAATTTCATCTTCTTTCCATTTTACTTGGTTTTTTAAATGCTCAAGTTCATTTTGTAATCTTTCTAATAAAATCTCTTTATTTTTCTTTGCATCTTTCCGCACATAATAATATTTACTGAATTGATATCCACCACTATCTAACGCAACATGCCATCTATCTTCTTCATTGTAGTCATAAAAATCAGGTGGACTTACTTTACGAACATCATTCATATCAAATAATAACTTGAATTTATCAAAATTATCGTCTGTTAATTCAATACTAAGACCGCTACCACCAGACCAATATGTGTCATGCATGTAATATTTATTATGATCCTCATATGCCGCAATTTTAAAAGTCCAATTGATACAATGATATGGATCGTTTCTTCTCCAAGATTCTATCCAACTGAGTACAGGTTTACACTCATATATTCCGGTCATACAGAGTTTATTTATATTTTCTTTGGATAACATATACACCCCCATCAAACTTTGTTCTATAATATTTTATAAACAAGCGCAATCCAAGTAACTACAATTTGAAGAATATGACAACTTTGATCTACGACTAAGTTAATTGTTTTTTTATTAGCTTTTAAATGATCTATTACTGTATGTAATATCCAATTCATAATAAAATATGTTATATAAATTGTGTTAATATAATTGTTCTGTATAATCATTGTTACGGTAATTGGCAGCATAATCATAAATGTCCAACTAAAAGCGTGCTCTATCAATGCGACGATATAATCATGCTTGTACAACGGATCTGGTGCATTTTCTTTCCACCAATCTTTTTGTTTCATGCTGGCCAATATACCTTGTAAATAGTAGTCATCTACAATATGTAGAAATATCATAGATAGAAGTATTAAAACATTCATATGTCCCTCCAATAAAATATTTTATCCGTATCTTCATCTATCCGCTTATAGAATTCCTAGGAGGATGGATAGGGAGACCATGGGTCTTGTTTGCATAGATAGTATTACCAATAGGAACAGGGATAGATTCATGTTTCTCTGGCGGATATATCGCTACGTTCCATGATCCGTCAGCATCGCAACTAATATCAACATTAGCACCTGCTGCTATAGAATCATTTACTAGCTTTCTAACTTTCTTCCAAGGGATACTGGATACGGAAGATACGAATGTAGTTGGTACTATTATTGACGGATCAACTAATGTCAATTCTGGCTGATTATCAATAATTTCATGCATCTTAATATTATCAAATGCATTATTTAGTAAATCTCGTTTAAGATAATCTGCATCAATCAGTTTCATGATTTTCCTCCTTGAATCGTATTAGCCATGTACCATAATCGTGTTCGTATTCAATGTAGTCACACTGTTCTGATAATTCTTGAACTGTATATGTATCATTAAATATCACCCGAAATGTATGACTGTTTCTAAGTTGTGCGAGTCCTACTGCAAATGCAACAGCACCGACTGCTAATATGGGAATACCAATCGTAGAGAGCCAACCATAATCTTTTATAATATCTATTATTAGTAGCACGAGTCCGATGATAAGTAGAATCAATCCAACTTTCCACACCCAATCGTAGTTAATTTCTTTAATTATTTCCATTCTTCTTCCCCTGTTCTATCATAGAATTGTATAATTCTATCGTATCTTTAAGGATCTTAATCGTTTCATCGTAGTATTCCCACTTCTGTTTCTGATACCTGCGTTCTTCCTTAATCAACAGATAGACAGGGAAACATAGTAGAAAAATCAATCCAACTATACCTATGACGAGCAATGTAACTAAAATAACTTCATACATTATTATCCGCATTTCCTTTCGCAATCAATCCATCATTATATCCACTTAAATAAGCCAAGTCATATAACCGATCTGCATAACTTCCCCAGTCATCTGTAGGTGGTTGTAGTTCAGAGATAGCTTTCTGTTTTTCAAGCCGATTAATTACTTCGTTAAGCGTCTCATGCCAATTAGTATGTGGTCTACCATATCTTGACAACCAGCCTTGTATCTCAATGATGGTCAATATGAGTTCGTCATTTGTTGCATTTTCTCTTCTTGGAAACATCATCCGTCCACCTCACATTTCCTGTTTTATCTGTTCGATCATTCGTAAAAATGCTATGGTGTCAGCTTCACCACCTATCGGTATTCCACGGTTTAGGTTATCATAATTTTCACAGAACTCCGATACATACTCATCACCTAGATTCTTACTAACCCATTTGACACCTTCTTTTCGTAAATCGTACAAACCTAATTTCTTCCTAATCTTCAGCATTACAATTAACACCACCTTTCATAGTTGCACCACAATTCGTACAATAATGCAATTCAATTATTCGCTCCGGGAAGTCCGGCTCATGCCATCCACATTCTGAACACATAAAATCATGGGCTTCTGTATTTCCAATAATACCCTTATCAATCCACTTCCCCGGCTTTCGCTCTGACTCAACAGATGGCATATGTTTCGCATAATCAGCAATAAAATCAAGAGCCATGATAAATCCAGTATTCATTTCTCCAATATCACTTGTTGCCTTAGCTGTATCCTCACACTTGCCGATGATTGCTCTGCGACTGATACAATCTTCGCACCTCTCCGGCTGTGGTGTGATGGATGGAGCATTTTTGATATTTGATAATAATGACAATATATGTTCATCACTGTTTACACAGATATTTTCCAACTCCTCGACAATCGACTCTATGTATGCTCTGCTGATACAATCGCTACACTTCTCTGGCTTGACAGATGATAACTTTTTAACCTCTTGCCATACTTCGTGATATGGTCTTACTGCATCACATTTCTCTGCGAATAAGTCAAGCACAGCCTGTCTGCTTATACAATCTTCACAAGGCTCTTGCTCCAATGCCTTTAGATTGTTGCAGATTGCCTTGTTGACTTCTAACAGAAGTTTGTCCTTATCAGATAGAGGCGCTTCTTCATCATCCTCGCAAACATCGAAGAATTGATATATTGTTTTGTGGATTATATTTAGTATTTCATCCATGACTTATTCCTCGCTTCCTGCCTTGTACTTGTTGATAATCTCAATAATGTCTGATATATCACCTACTGACCGATACTCTGATATATCATTTTCCTCATAATCATAATCCTCAAACCAATCGCAGATACTACAATTTCCAAACTTCTCTATTATCTCGGCGCTTATCTTGTCAAGCACATCTTTAGACTCAAGTGCTTTGATTGCCATATCAAGTGCATTTAACGTGCTAACATCCCATCCATGTTCTCCTCGGTGCAGTATAATGAAATCTTTTAATTGATTTATTGCTTCTTCTCTTGTCATTCACTATCCCTTCCTTCTGACTTCAATTCATCACACCACGATAAAAACGCCCTTCTTAACGGATTCAAGTTTCCATCATCTGCCCAACCTGCAAATCCGATAAACCCATCTGTGTTAAACGAAATAGCTTCTCTTCTTGTGAAATAATGGGAATTAAGGTACAGATAACAATTCAAAATTGTTCCGTTCGTATTCTTCCTCATATCAATCTTCTTACTTAAAGACATTGTATTTACAGATGTTTCGCCAACCTTGTTTGACTTCTTTAATTCCCTGTTAATCATCAATACAAGTGACAGGATATCACCCTCAGTAATATCGTTATATGTTAAACCACACCTTTTGAAATAGTCTCGTGCTTCGTCATTGGTACATACTGGATCAAAACCCCTTGTCATTCCTTATCCTCGCTTTCCGGAAATTCAACCTTGCACCCTTGCTTTTCCAATAATTCCAACTTGGCAAGTGCTAAACTGATAGATGTTGCCGTTCCGTATGGTAGGTTTTTCTGGATCATGGAAAAGTCCTCTTGTGCTATTTCTGACATATTGTCATTCCAATCAAATGGCTTTGATACTATCTCAGTCATGTCTTATCCTCACTTTTCTTCGTAATTTAATAAGCACTTATTTATTGCCCCTATCAATTCAATTCCTTTTATTGTATATCGTTTTCCTTCAACTTCCAATTCAACCATTGTATCTGAATAACACCACGCATTGTGTACTTTGATTTTTGGTTGTGCTGGATTAGAATAATCATTTACTTCACAAGTTACATTCATCAGCGTTATCCTCACTTTCATAGGTAAGTTTTATGACATATCCTACATGTGTTTCACTGTAAACCAATTCATCATCGGATCTAAGCAAAGTTTCTATTGCTTTTTCAATTTTAGGACTTGTGCAATAGTGCCGAACTGTATGTGTTTTACTATCTTCGATATAGATTCCCATTTTATTCCTCGCTCCTGTTTATTCATACTTCATCTGCCACGTATCGGGTTCATTCATCCCATCATCCTCATGCTTTACAATAGGTTTCCACTTTGATATAAAATCTGAATATGCCTGTTTTGTATTCTCTTTAGGCAGCTCGACACACATCCTTTGTGCTAAATACTTGGCATATTTAACTTGTCTTTCTGTTGGATGCATACTTCCTCACTTTCTGTCTTATCTGCTTCTATGATTGTGTCAGCACATTCTATTTGTGTAATCCCTATAGCAGTAAATACATTATGCTCATCGTCATCATAATACACAGAATCTATTCGACAATCGGGTACTAATTTGTCTGCGTCAATCAATCTTCCATGACCTTTAGGTAGTGGTGTGCCGAATGCTATACAAGACTCTGGTATAGAACCTCTTCTTTTTTGCCATATTCTTTTATAATGCTGATATATTTCCTCGGGTATTTTAATAACCAACTCTATATTTGCCATAATTTACAATTCTATTCCTCCTTTATCTGCTTCTATAATTGCCGGAACTTCTGGCAAATTATGTCGTTTAACACATTTCTCTCTATTACAATCTTCACAATTTCCCCAAGTACAAGTTTCATATTCTTCACACTGCAAAATACATAATAAGTAGTTTTCATCAATCAATCTGCCGTGACCTTTTGGGAGGGGTATGCCTTGAGTAACACTTCCACAAATAAACATAGATTGAATCTCATTAAGCATCCCATCTTTTGCGATATTAAATAACTTTTCCGGTATATCAATTACTATGTGCATCTTCCTCTCCCCTCTTGTATGGTGTGTTCCACCAATCCTTTGGATAACAAGTGCTATCGTGTTCATCAATAATTACATCGACATATGGATAATCTTTATTATCTCGATTGTCATATATCGTTAAATCAGAAAACATTGCTTTAAATATATCTCCGTTAGTTGCATCTCTTGGGAATGATGTACCGTTCTTAATCCCTTGCACTACATTCTCAACATCTGGTGGCAACATACATCCGTTACAAGTTGCTTTATAAGTTTCTTCCGGTATGTCAATTACAATCTGCATCCTGCACCTCGCTTTCTGTTTATGATTTTACTTCACATAAGTATCATATCTTTGCATAGTAATTCTTCGTATTTAAAGTATTTATTTTCAGTAAATTTACCGTAAATATTATCCCATTTCCAATAAGTGAGTATTCCGCTTTTACATATTTTAATTACATTATAGGCTATTCCTGCTGATTGGTCATAAATCACGTCTTTTTCTTTTATTTGTGACAATTCCTTTGTACTCATCCCTTATCACTCGCTTTCTGTATCTTCTTCTATGATTTTTACTGTGGCATTAGATAAACCAACTTCACTTATCCATTTTTGACAAGACCAATCTAAATTTATTTGATTTTCCTTTAACTTATCTTCGGACAATATTATCAATCTCCCATGCCAATTTTGAAGTGGTGTACCATTTCTTATGACTGAATATGTTCTTGATGTAAGACTATTAAATACATCAGGAATGTCTTGTATTCGCTTATAATCTTCTTCGTCTATATCAATTACTATCCGCATACTTCTACACCCCATTATTTTGTAAAAACAAACCTGCACTTTGGAGTTCTGCAAACAATTTTGATGGCTGCGCATAGTAATCTGTTCCAAAATCCCCATTAGGACAATAAACACAGGATTGATAGGTCTTTACGCCTATTGGTGGCATATTCCTATATGATTCGCTTTCCAATTCCGCCCCACATATCGGACATTTCATTGATCTACTTCCTCACTTTCTGTATCTGCTTCTATAATTGTTGTAAATTCATCGAGGCTTTCAACATTGTGGCCATTACACTCTAATTCTCTAAATGCTGTTATCTCATTTGTATCAATCAATCTTCCGTGTCCTTTTGGAAGTGGTGTGCCAACACTAATTACTTCATGTAAAAATGGTATATGCTCAAAAGTGTTGACTTTTGTTCTAACCTCTTCTTTTATATCAATATACATTTCTTCCGGTATATCAATTATCATCTGCATTTATTTCTCACCGCCCTCTTCTGCTTCTATGATTGCTGGTAAATCATTAAGATAGTCAAGACTAATTGCTTCTATGTATTGTCCATCTATTGTTAGATATATTATAGGGTTATCCTGTTCCATCCTATCTTCATCTATCTTACTGATGTCTACTAATCTGCCGTGACATTTTGGCAGTGGTGTGCCATTATAGATTGCTCTGTGAATAGTTGGGTCCATTCCGACAACACCGCACCTTTTGGATGCTTCTATTCCTTCACATATGGACTTATACTTCCATTCCGGTATATCAATTACCAATCTCATTCCCGTTCTCCCCTATAAATATACTTGCTTCAACTATATCGCCATATGTAGTAAAATGAATCATCGGTTTAATCTGATTCAACATTGTATGTTCAAGATCGGCCTTACAGTATTCGATAGCTTCATCCCTTGGGCAAAAATCAAGTACATCATGTATATTCCGTTTGCATCTAAACTCTTGAAAGTGCATAGTTGTATGAACAGCATTCCGGATCTGAGAATTGTAAGCATCATACAGTTGTTTCATTCTCTCTGAATTAGTTATGATATTATACATGAATTCATTTGCACGTTTTAACTTCTTTAGTTTCTGCCGGTTATTCATGAAAATCCTCCTCCCCTCCAGCAAACATACAAAATAGATTATCACTTACTATATCCAATGACTCCATATTCATATTGGATAGTATACTGAACCAATGTCTATTACAATTTGCCTTACTGCTATTACATGTTGTCTCACATGGATATGGACAGGATTCACAAGGCATAACTGCTGTTATAGAATCTATTATCTTTGCCATATCGGTTCTCATCGCATCTCCCAAAGATCCATATTCTTTACTACGTCAACTATCTTCATTTCATACTGTTGAACTGTAAGAGTTCGTTAGTATTACACAATTCATTCTTTAAGATTTTAATTACTTTCTTCTTTCTCATTTAGGATCTCCTTAACCAATATGTACTCTATGTAACCATATCTTAAGGTGCTGCCGTGTATGGTTGGAGGTACATATTCGGAAGCGCGTAAAAATTCGTATCCAGAATCAAATGCTTCTTGTAACTCCATTGTTTTAACTCCACCCTCACCATATGACCTAACTACTTTATATTGTCTCATACTATTCTTCATCCTCTAAATCAATAAGTTGTCCTGTATTTATCACATAACCAGTTTCACCGCATTTACAATGTAGATCTTTTAACCATGTTCCGCTTGGATATACTGCTATCCATCGTTTCAAGCATTTTAGACAGATTACTTCTGACACTTCATGTGGCAAATTACTTTCGAATTCTACAATGTCACCCATAATGAAATTAACTCCGTTCTGAAATATCCGGTGTATTGGTTCCGTTACCAAAAACTTACAAAAGATTATAAATTTCTAAAAATCTTTATGTTTTGTTCCTGTTTCATTGAATCCGATTTTGCCAAAGCTACTTTCGTTTGATATAACTCTCCACAGGCTTAACTTCCCGATTAACGCTCGGTAGGATATGATTATCAGCATTTAATTATACTAAATGAAGTTCACCATAAGATTTTAGGTTCTTCGCAGCATTTACATCCCTATCTTCTGAATATCCGCAATCACATCTGAATATTCTGTCAGATAATTTTAAATCTTTTTTAATCGTTCCACAGCAATTACATGTTTTTGAAGATGGATACCATCTATTTGCAACTATTAGCGGAATATTATACTTATCTGAGTTATACTCAAGAAGTCTTCTGAAGTCATAAAATCCTTGATTCTGAACAGATTTAGACAAATGTTTATTTTTCATCATACCGGATATGTTCAAATCTTCTATACATATAAACCTTGGTTTTCGGTTTATAATATCACTAACAATATGACTTCGTTGATTTCTACGGATATTGCGTAATCGTTTATTAAGTTTCAATAAAGACTTTTCAGACTTTATAATATTATTAGTCTTTTGGTAACTTCCTCCTTTCCTATTACTTACATATTTTCTCGATATAGATTTCTGTAATCTACGTTTACGTTTCTCTAATCTACGGATTTTAGAAGATTTGTTTATATTAGCATACTTCGTAGAATCACTTAATATAGCAAAATCTTTAATTCCTACATCAAGTCCTATACCATCAGATTCTGGCACATATTTCGTAACATCCGTACTATCCTCAACAACGACAGATACCCACCAATGCAATCCATCGAAAGTTATTCTAGGATTCATATAAGATGCCAATATCGGAATCCTACCAACTTCCGCAAGTCGAACATTACACTTCACATTCCGTCTTGAACGATTTCCAGAATCACATAATTTTTCTATACGAACAGTTGAATCTGTAAATTGGATCTTAAAATTATCTTGGAAGAAACCACAATCTGTATGATTCTTCCGGCTTTTATATTTCGGATGTCCTTGCTTATCATATTCAGTAAGTTGTTTACCAATTCGTTTCGCATGTTCAATCTGCTTTTTCGTATATGGTTTATAATTTTCAGATTTTCGTAGATTGAAGTATCTAATATATGATTTTACAAGATCCTTTATTGCTTGTTTTGTAACATTATTAGATATCGACTGCAGCCAAGAATATTCTTCTGAATTTCTCAGTTTTGTAAACTCCTTACGTAGTACACTGTCTGAAATAAACCAATTTCCTGAATTAAGACTTTCCATTTCCTTGTGTAAAGCCCAATTATAAGCGAACCTTGATGCACCAGCAAATTGGAATAATCTGGATTTCTGCCAGTTATTCGGAAGCAACATCACTTTGATCGCTTTGTACTTCATCTTCTGTCAACTCCTTTATCATCTTGCGGGTTTTGTTTGCCAGCTTACCTCGAAGTTTGCAACTAAATGCAGTTATAATTTGAACTAAATCTTCTACAAGCTCTTGTTGCTCTGTCTTCTCCGTAGTATCTACTACCTCAATATCACAACCATGTAAACTTGCAACATATTCAATAAGTTCAAACCCAAATCGAAGTAATCTGTCTTTATATAATACAACTACCTTAGATACTTGGTTCATAGTTATCTGTCGAATAAGTTCTTGCAATCCCTTCTTATTGTAATTTATACCAGATCCTATATCTGATATAATTTCAAACGGATGACCTTGTGCAGTAAGATACATAGTCATATTTTCTATCTGCCTGTCTAAATCATCTTTCTGCTTTGCACTGCTTACACGACAATAACCAATGACATGTTTCTGAATATTGTTTGTACGAATCCCAATCACTTGATTTATCTGATCTTGAGAATAATACCGAAATCCAGATTCAGCAACATGATGGGGTTTCAATTTGTCTTTCTTATCCCAATCTCTAAGTGTCTGAACAGTTACACCAATAAGTTTAGCTGCATCTCCTATCGCATAATATTTAGCCATAGTATATTGTACCTACTTTCTAATCAAGATATGTATATTATACAACAGGATATATAAATTTGTCAACAGAAATCATTACATATTTATAGAATTATCACATCAGCTTAGACCCTTCCATAATCGATCCGCACCATCTGCAAAACCTATATTTAACAATTTCGTCTGCATCCGGTGTATATCGCTCATAGACTGGACTGCACCCACACTCCGAACATTCATATTCGCCAATGTGTGTATTCCATACCCATTTTCCAGAATTTCGTTCTGGTTCTACAGACGGTAAGGCTTTCAAATCATCTACATTTATTTCTGCTACAGTGTGTTCGTTTCTTGCATCACTGGAAATAGATATTTCCTGTGTTTCGTTATAAAGCAAGTTAATTACTGATTCTCGATTTATCAAATCACCCATACTATTCACCTATATAATCTTTCCTACTACTCCATTCAAAATTTCTACAACAATGAAAATATTGACGTTTATTGTCACACCACTTAGATTCAGGATTTACACAATTCGAAGTCCATCCGAAACCGTAACCATCCCAGTATTGACAATTTGCGCAACGTCTATTTGATTTCTTTGTTTTATTTATTGGTCTATGGTTCATGTAATTTTCTCACTTTCGAATCACAGTTAAGACAATCCCAAGGTGGGTATTTTTTCTCATTCCTAAATAGGTAACTTGTCTATGACACACAGTACATTCAAACAAATATATGCAATCATTATATTCAATTGGAATCGGTGTCACTTTCTTCCACAGATTCATTTAATGCCTCCAACATCTCTACTACCTGTTCAAAGTATCTGCCAGTCGGTTTTACAGAATCTGGCGAAACTCTCAATAAAGAACCGCCAGTAGCATTTAGTAGCCACAATGTATCACCACTGCCATCATTAGATCGTTTTGTTATAATGTATGGTTCGCCATAGTAAATTACTTCAGAGCCAACTTTAATCGAATCCTTTAATTCCTCATATGCAGTTATTTTTGATACGACTTCATCATACGTATTATGTGTTATTATCCCAATACCTTTCGAAGTATTTAAATCCAAACATCCGAAACAACTTTCACGTTCATTCGGTAACATATGGAATACTTTTCTTACCAATTCCCAAGCATCATTGATACCACGATGATATTGAATTTTACAATCACCTGTATATTCTGCGAAATTTTTATTCCATTTAAGTGCATCAGATCTACCATTTTCATATCCTGAATTATACATTAATTCAGAAATTTCATTTACTTTATCTTTAAGTTCAAAATATCTCATCATTTACACCAAACCTTTCACAGAAATTATTACAATATCAATCTCTAAGTATTTTAACGATTTTTGGATTCAAAAAGTGCAGAACATCCTAGTCTGCACTTATGTTATTCGAAAATTCAGTTAGTTCTTCTACTAAATCAATATACAAGTCTATCAGATCAACTATGAAGTTAAAATTCTTCTCTTTCATCGGATAGCCCTGCATATCCATTACATTTCCTCTATAAAAGAATAGTTCGTGCGGTTGTTCAAATAGACTCATTATCAATCCCCTTTATCATCCACATCTTGCACCTAAGATATGTGTTTTAAAATGTATCGCTTAAACCAATTACATTCACCATCTGAGAACTCTACACGATATGCCCATGTATCTCCTGGATCAATTTCAACAATCTCACCAATCTCACCAAGTCTACGTTTGCAATAATCATCATATTGATAATCTACAACTATCATAACTTTATCACCTATATGTAGTTCTTCGTATTCGTACCCCTCAACATAAATATCCATTTCTTAATCCCCTCAGTTATCACTGTTCATCTGTTTGTTCTTTGGTTAAAGGTTCATCTATCAAATCTCGTTCAGAATTGTATTCAAACCAATCACCTATTTCACACTTGTCAAAAGTATCTTTATCTGTGTAGAACCGATTTGTTACATACTTATTGTCAGATTCATTATACTTACGAATACGGATGATGTACTCGTCCGGATGATGATGCCAGATAGGAACCATCTGCGTCCAAGAGTATTTACCAGTGTAATGCACTATCGGAATTATTTGTACCCAAGATTTTTCAGGAACAAATTCTTTATCGTATACTTCTCCATCTGTGATACCCTTACTACACCCAGACAGTAATACTACACACAGTGAAATTAGAATTGCTGCAAGCCTTTGTTTCATTCATTATTACCTCTATCTTCAGCTTCAATCCATACATCTAAGCAATCTTCATATTCCTTACGATAATCCAATGGGATATGAATTGGGTTCAATGCAAATATCTTTCGTGCAAGATACTTGTATGGAATCTCGCCACTCTTACCTTCCCAAGATGCTATGCTGTCCGGATCATTGATTCGTACTTTCAAATTAGGGTTTATCAATAACTGTAACTTTCGTATTTTCATACAGCCGTTCCTTTCTGCCTTCCTCTGAATGATGTCTTAGTATCAAATCCATGCATTTCAATCTTATCATCATTTGTTGCGCCGATAGGATCAATGCGTTCAGATTCTGTCTTAAGTAATGAAAAGTGTTCTTCAATGGCAGTAAATATTGAAACAGGGTCGATAATGTCAGCGATACCACAAGCTGTCAAGATAGGAATTGTCCTGATCTCACTGATCCATTTATTCTTGCAAGACTTACTTACTTCGTAACCGTTCAAGTTTTGTGTGGTTGAAAGATTGTTTGACTGTATAGCTGCAATCATCCTAGGTACATTCGACTTGATGAACTCGTGATAAGTCTCGTTCTTTTTCTGCTGAATGAGCGTGCCATACATGAACGAAATTTCGGTCAGTTTGAGTACTTCTCGAGATTTACTGTAGTCCTTCCAGGTGGACAACAGTTCCATCTTGTAATCTGATGGTCTTCCATAGTTGTTATATTGTACATCGTACAATAGTATCAGCCAGAAAGTAGTACCGCACTGAAGTACCACATACTTATATCTGTATTTGTGCTTGTCTCGGGTGTAGATTGTACAGTATCCAGGTACAAGAACTTCACAAAGACGATCTTTCGTCAGAAGATACGATCCTCTTCGGTCAAATACAATGCTGTCCTCTGAATTCTGTAGATAATCATAGTAATCAGTATTCTTATCAATTATTCGCATAATCCTGTTCCCTCCTTTCCAAACACTTTATCTATGTACACCATATCTATTAATCTGTAAACTAAATCTTTAATAGTTTCACACATACTACTAAACTTTTGTTCATCAATGATATAGTATAGTGTATTCCCGGCGTCACGAAGATCTTGAAGTGAATACAAAATATGTCTTGCCGTGTAACCATTAAGTTGTATATTTGATGCCTTACCGCCCTTTACCTGCTGTAACGGTTCATATAATCCGAACATGGATCGCTCAAAGGCGATCTGCCCCTCTGGATCGTCGATGACATCAGAATAAATTACATTTAATCTTATAGCATCATATACAATATCAGCTTCCGCTTTTGTTAATTCAAAATCAACTGTCTTCAATATGTTTACCTCGCATATCTGAATACTATTTTACCCAAAAGTAATTACTCCACCTGGATACATTTTGAAAAATCGACTTACATCTTCAAGTTGTTTTTCCGTGAGATCAAAATACTTTTTGCCCATTTTCTTACGCAGTTCATGGCGGTTGTGAATAACCCATGTAGGATAGTTCCCTACTCTAAAATTGTCATGGAATGGTTCTTGTATATCACAACAGAATACGTTACCATGCTGTAATCTAATTTCCCGATCAGCAAGATCCACATAAAATTTATCATCTATCTCGCATATAAAATCTGCATAAGTATACAATCCGGATTTTAACCATAGATCGGTATCGTTATCCACAGATTCCAAAAATCGTTTAATCTCAAATTCATCTAGAAACACAGGTTCTTCAAAAATAGATTCTTTTGCAGTCTGTCGAAGTTTCTCTCGTTCTTCTTTTGTTATAGGTCGTTGAAACCATGTATGGCATCCCATAATTCACCTCATAAATTAAAATTAAATTTATTTACAATTTACAAAACTTTGATTTTCAAGCATTTTAAAGAAGTCAACCGCAGAACTTCTTGGTATTGTGATAGTAATCATATTATCCATAATTAGTCATTCTCATTTCCACATAAGGCATACGGACAATCTACACAGGCCGAAACAAGTTCACCTGTGTCCGGATCAACATAGTAATCATCCCCATATCCAGTACATTCGTAGCAATAATCATCATAATCCATAATGTAATTTTCCCCATTATCGCACATCGCTATTACTCCTTCGGTAAACTGTCTAGTATGAATACAGGAGAACAGATACCTTCCTCCATATCTTTCTGCAACTTGGAATACTTATCCATCATGCGTCTGCGTAGAAGAATCTGCGATCTAGATGCACGAATCATCATTTCAACGGAATCATTATAAACACCTAAGGTGGCATGATCAAAAAACTCATACATCATATACATCTCCAATTTAGAATCATCCATCTTCACCCTCCTTAAAAACATCAGATTCAATTATATCTAACAATGCTACAAGTGCATCGTGTGACATAGGTTCATTAGGCTTACAATAAGTGGAAATAAACCCATTCTCTGCATAAGTTAATGGTTTACCTTTGTATGTGGTTGCTCTGTAAGGATATTCCCTTGCGCACCACATGAGATAGAATTTGATGGAGTCATACAGTCCGGATTCTTCATCTGTCAGTTGTGCATTAGAATTGCTTATGAGCGAATTGATGAACTTAATGCATTGTTCTGGTGAGTTCATGTAACATATCCTCCCTATGAGATTTCTTTTATCATGTTATCCACAATATACCATCTATTTCGGATATACACTAAACTCTTGATATTTACCATTTTCATAGAACTTAATGTAAACATCTGCATTTATACCGTCAATATCAAAATCACTCAGTTTCAAATCTTTACCATCTACACAATATCCAATTCCTATTTCTGCGAACACCGCAGTAAGTTTATCAAAATCAGTCATATTGTTATCACCACCCTATTTCACATATTATAATGATTCATCGGAAGATTTATCTTGTAGAACTGAATCCTTATCTTCAAATTTATTGTAAATTTGCTCCCAGATAGATTTCTGAATCTCCTTCAAGTGATCATGCGATTCACTACTACCCATTCCATACATCATCTGGACCACAGAATACATTGCGTGACAGATTGCTTCAGCAACTGTTTCAGTTATCTCCACACTGATAGATTTGAGACAGTCACAAAATTTAATCTCATCGAGCATAGATATAAGTTTCCTAGCATCTCTGTATTTTATAAGCCTGTCATTGTAGCCCATCTTACCAAGTGATGACAAGAGTATCTGCAATGAGTCCCTTAGAAACCCTGACTGTATAACGTCCAATGTGATTGTGATAGTCTTTTCAGATTTCGCCATTAGGTTGTTCCTCACTTTCTGAGTTATTCATATACACAGTATCATCTGCATTCCTAGGTACAGTTACAACCATAGGCTTCCCATCTTCAGGATATATTGTAGTCGTGTATCTAACATCACCAATACCACTGACATGCACATGGTCATTACTTGTTATAGTTGCAGATTTTATCTTTATCCACTTTTCACCAGTCGATACATTATCTTTATCCGGAAGTTTATCTTTTACAGATACCCAATCATCCTTTGTCATACTATTCCTCACCTATCTTCATAATTTCTTTACACAGATCGGATTTCAAAAACTCCCGATACTTCTGTAATCGTTCTTGCATGTAGGTTTCATCAGGATTGAAATCTTCTCCTATCTGAGATTCTATGTCCAATTTAAGATTCCCAGAATTAAGATCTGCCATGAAACCTTTCGCACCTTTAATTGCTTCCTCTGAGTTTATGATTCGCATAGTGTCACCTCAAGTTAAATCTACATAGTCAAATTCAGGCTTGTCATAAGGGTGGTTAGTATGTACCCAAGTTCTTTGTGTTATTTCAATTTCACTCTTACCACCAGAGTAGATATCTTCATAAACAGCTACAGGCATATCTAGTGGAAACTTCTGTAATTCTGTTATAAGTTCTCCTACAGTCATCCATCTTTACCCCCATGATCCTGTAATTTTCTATCTGGTTTTAAATCACATACCAACAGAATCAGAGATACAGCAAGTGGTGTTGCGGCTACACCTAAAATGATTAAAATTGCTAAGTATATTTCAGTCATTGTTAGGAATCTCCTCATTGAAATCTACACCTGTTGGTTTAGAAATGGAATCTATATAATCATTGGTGCTCTTTAACTCTTCCGAAGTAGCATCACGCATCATTTCTGCAACAAGTCTGTCAGTACGTTCCTGAACTAAAATAGTACTGATAACTTCTAATTGATGTACTATCTTATCCAGTTTTTCGACAATTAAATCTTCTGCCAATTCCTGGTGGCTTTCCCTCTTGTGACCATTGAGGTATTCAACAAGTTCTTCATCAGATACCATATTAAATATAAAATCATCTTTATTTCGCATAAATATAATCACACCTTATCACTACTTCTGTTTGATTATTTGATCGTTCAGATATCCTACCATCTGCTTTGTACGTAGTGCCTCATCACTAATCTCTATTGCATCCAGGTCAGTAACATCTGAAATAGCATGTGTAAGAACGAGAAGAAGATCAGATACATTATCTCTTGGAACCCTTAATAAAATATCATATCCCGGAGTCTTTTCACCTTCTATCCACTTCCCTGGGTTTCTCTCCGATTCGGCAGATGGAATATCGCTCAAATCCGTCCATTCTTTTCGGTATTCCTCTTTCAGCTTAAAGCAATCGTTTCTCTCGAATCCTGGACACTCATTTGCATATCCGTCTATCCCATGGTCACAATCGTATTCGCACAAACCGCACACAGAATCATCAACATTCTTTTCCCGAATATCTGCAAATATCAGAGACATTTCATCTACAACTCTTTTCAGCTTTTCCAGTGCCACTCTTCTACTGATTAAATCACTCATTCCTTATCCTCGCCTTCTGTCTGTGACTCAATGTACAAAATCCTCAGAACGTAGTATTCTATCCCATGTTCTGCTCCCCATTCAGGCCTACCTGTTTTAACATCGAGGGAACAAAGTGCTTCAAATGACGGTGAATTTTCTGCGTATCCGTTGCGAAACAAGACCTTTCCTTGTTTGATAGTGGGCAGCCCGTATTGGTCGAGAAATCCTTCGTTTCGGAACCGGCTTCTGTAATACTGCTTTAGTTCTCTGTATTCTTCCTTCTTCTCGCCGGAGAGAATCATATCAAACCACTTTTTCTTTATTGGTAAAATCAGCATATTATTTCTCACTTTCTGCATTAAGTTGATGATCTCGACATGCTATTGCAGTTGCAAAACAATGGTAACAATCTCCATAAAATTTTCTTTGTTCACATTCTTCTTCAGGAAATGTATTTTCAAATATCGGCTCTCCTAAAAGAAATTGATTCAAGTCATGCGGACATTTAATCTCAGTCATTCCTTATCCTCACTTTCTTTAGCGACAAAGAACTCACAAGCGAAAAAGAACTCACAATCGTTTCTGTATCCATATATACCTGACTGCATTACACATTGTTCATTAGCACACTGATTACATAAATTGGTTGCATCCTCACTTTCTGCCTTGTACTTGTCGATAATTGCTAATAAGTGATTTTTACTAACATCTACATACTCAATCTCAGGATAATCATCATCAGGACAGCACCCATTCCAATTTGTTCTCGTATTTGTAGGTAACTGCTCAATCTCGACTCTTATCTTGTCAAGCACGTCATTAACAACAATTGTCTTTTCTTCATCTGTCAGAAAATCTAAATCATCATGGTCTTTGTCGAACCACCTGTCTTTGTCAAATACCATCAAAGGTATGATTCCTTTTTCGGTCACATCGACTATATATTCTTTCCCCAATTCAAAAATCATGCCTTATCCTCGCTTTCTGCCTTGAATCTACCGTCATATATCATCTTTGACAACTTATCAAGGTTTCTTTTTGCATGTCCGTACATAGTGTCAAACTCTGTCAATTCCTTTGTGACACACATTCTATTGATTTCTCCTTTGATAGTGTCCGCAAGTATCATCATCGTTTTTCTTTCGTTCTCGTTCATTCCTTATCATCGCTTTCTGCCTTATATGGCTTTATGAAGAACGGCATCCATGCTATTACACACCAATTCTTGTACCAACACCCGTTACAGGCATAATTTTGAATACATTTGCTGTTCCAAACAACATCATGTATTTTTCCAGTTACTGTGCTGATAAATACATGTTGACCATCTTGTGGGTACTTAGTTCTTCTCATTGGAATCCATCCCGGAACGATTTCTTGATTGAGTGGTGTAATCATCTTTTCATATTCGCCGAGTGTTATTTTATTGGCATTTATTTTACGATAGGCACTTATGATTAACTCATAGTATGTCATTATTTATCCTCGCTTTCCGTCTTATCTAACATATACAGCAACTCTAGATATCTCCGTTTCCAACGCTTTGCTTTCTTCCGGGCCTTGTGGAGTTGTTTCATGAGTTTGTCTGTGTTATCAACAGTATCATCAAATGAATTACGATTTACTCCAAAAATCATTCCATCGCTACGGATGAAACCTACATCATATACATTATCATTAACAAAGAATTTTATCTCTGTATCCGAGGAAATGTCATCAATTTTCTCTAAATATTCAATCAAAACTTTGGATTTCATAAATTGTCCTCCGCATCAAACTGGTTTTATTTATCTGCTATGAAAATATGGGAACTGAATCCACACATCATTTCGTCCGTTGTTGTATTCTTCCACATTAACTACAATATCATCATCCGAATGTCGCATATGTACTTCTTCATATTTCTCTTCCAATGCTTTTCCAACAAATTCCCTTAATTCATCTACATTTTTAGGCAACGGCTTTTTAGGTTCATCTTTTTCTTTGTCTTCATAAAACTTCTTGATATCAAACCATTTATCTTTCGTGATATGTCCTATACACTTAACAGTGCTGCCCCATCCATCATCACGAACCCTAACGTATTTTCCAACTAATCCTTCCCATGTATCGGATTCCAATGTATCCATGATCCGCATGATGCATTCCATACCAGTTGCAGAACCTTTGAATTCATCTGCACCAACATATCCATGCCCCAACACATACCCACCAAAGTTACATCCGACTCCGCTACCATCAAGTGTAATACTGAACGTCAGGCAGCCATGATCTGCCATTGACAATGATACATTTGTTATTTTACCATTCCATGTTTTAAAATCTAAATCTCTCATTTGCATCCCTCCTGATTAAATTATTTACAATTACAATCCAGTTTGCGCACCAATCCAATTTATATTACCTGTACCAAATAATTCTAAGGAGCTGTCTTCATAAGTATCCCCCTTATGCCAACCAAATAGATCATCCGGGTCACTGTCATCAAGATGTGTATATTCACGATCAAACTGAACCATCTGCACCTTGCCTTTGAACCCTTCGATCACAGTAGCACACCAAGGATGCGTCTTTACAAACTCCTCAGCTTCCGGATTAACTTCAAGAAGTTGATTGTAGTTTGCAACAATGACCATCCCGCTATCGGCGCAGAACTCACCGATTACGTTAGACTCAACACAGTCTGTATAATCAGATGCTTTCCATACATGGCAGGACCAGTCACCATACAAGGTATTATTTATGATACAGTCTACACCGATGAAAGAATAATCACCATTCCTGATGTAACACGGATCTGTTATGATGATGTCACAATCAAAATTCATTTCTTTTATAACTTTTGTCGCTAGTAATTTTTCTGATACTTCCATGTAGTTCTCCTCTTATTTATTCGAATCTAAATACTACAACGAAACAAACATGATGGAATATGATCGCTTATGTGATTCTTATAATCTTCTTGAATCTGCTTTGTTATCTGTTTTGATTTCTCCAGATATTCGTCGCTATATGTGATTTTATGTTTTGTAACATCATTTATGCCGTTTTTCATAGCTTCTGTGATTATCAGCTTTGCCATCTACCTGTCCTCCTCAACGCTTTGATAAGGTGTATTTCCGTTTCAACTTTAGAGGAATTTCATCGTATTCTTCACCAATCAATTTGTATAGATCCTGAAGAACATATCCGACTTTGATTCCATCGGTTTCTGAATACCGTTCTTCAATCTTCAGGATTAACTGTTCAATTTGTCTTTGAAGTTTCTTTTTGCCTAACATTTTTCGCCTCCATGTACAATGCTTTGATGGAGTTTATTATTCTTGTCGTTTTCAAATCTTTGTTTCCATATCGGATAACTAACTTCTGCAAGATGTTCGTATTTTTCCTGAATCTTAATAATTTCCCGCATTTGCTCTAAAATATCAGTATGTTCCATGTTCTGTCTCCATAACGCTTTGATAGAATTATTTGATATATATCGGGAATATCAAATGATATAACAGTTTCTTAGGTGTTGCATACATCCTTACTAAAAACCAATGTTTAGATATTCGCTTGTAGATGAATCCACAATCCGTTAATCTTTTGATTCGTGTTTCTCTTTCACCATTCACAATCATGTCTATCACTTCTCACTATTCAATATATCAATAATTGCCATTGCTTGATCTACAGTAAGATCGGACTTTTCACATTTTCGCATCATATTCATTGCCTTATGAATAATATTTGATTCGGCTATTGCTTTTGCATGACCTTCAGAATATTCAATAACATGAGATGTATTCCATCGGTCACTTCCACGAGCATGTCCATATCTATCCCACAATGTCTTACCAGTTTTATCTGTGGCAAAATTACCTGCTGGAGTTACTCTTGTTACAGTTGCAATAGCATCGTTTCCCCAACCTGGAATATATATTACCTTATCTCCTACCTTAATGTTATCGAATGTTGCCATATTTAATATCCTCCAATCTGTACAGTAATCATATGCTCCTTACACACATATAGTAACATATGTAGTACAATATGTCAACATATTTAAGATAAATTTTTCAATAATTTTATCTCATTATGTAGATAATTAAATCTCATCTTTCATATATTCTTCAGATAGGTATCCACCGCAATCTATTACAACTTGCAGCAGAAAATGCTTTGCATTCATCCTGAGTTCTTTCCCTTCAGTAGTAGTTTCCAAGCATGATTCATAAGGTTTATCGTACATTACGCTTGCGATTAAACTATAAAGATCATGTTCATCCAGATAATCCGGAGTGTTCAGTTTGCTTACAATCTCTTCGAATCTTTCAGTAATTGTATCAATCAATTTTTGATTATATTTCATATGGAAATCCTCCATTACATATTTATGTATTATAACGATTTTGAGTATAAGAAAAGCAGATGACATATCATCTGCTTTAATTCTACACTATTCGCCAAATGGATCTGGACACCATGCTAAAACCTTCTGACCGTTATACATCCACTCATAGTTAGGGTCCCCATCTGGATTGTAAACCATTGTAGTTGCTTCACCGATTGCATTATAACAGCAAACCCTTTGACCAACATACGGATATTCACCACCATCATGCAATACACACCAGGGCTCCATTGTGAACTGTCCATTTAACTCTTTGAGATAGTAGGATATGCTTTTTAGCATTTTTATTTCTTCAGTAGATTTGGTAGATTCCAAAAGTCCGTCAATGTATTGAATACAATCCAATTTAGAATTTAATGTAAAATCATATTCAGCAAGTCTATGTAGTTTCTCTTCCTCTGTTACATTCTTGATCTGTTCCATAATCATTTGTCTCCTTATCATTTTATTCCAATTCAGTTTTGCATCCTCAGTATTCTTACCAAAGGCTTCCTTACCGCATCTTGCACACTTGTAACCATACATGGACATACTGCATTACTCCTTCAGATTATTTTTCAATAAAACCATTCCGTACTACAGCTAAATGGGACGTCTTTAACAACAGTATCAGGTACATCAATAGTACACTCTATACGTTCTGGATCGGCATAATGACTAACAGAACTAAACTCCCCAGCAGTAAATTTCTCAGCAACCACAGAAACAAAGTTATCCCAACATTCCTCTGAATATACCACACCATTCTTCTTTGGTTTCATGAAATCAGATTTCAAAAATGTGACAGTTGCTTTTGCCATGACGAATCACCTCTAAAAGAATACATTACTCTGTATCTGTATCCGTATCGTCTTTACTCTTCTCATAGAACTTAATCGCACCTAAAATATACTTAGATGCCGACATTCCACTATCTTTTGCGCTTTTCATAACACTCTCTTTTGTTCCCTTCGGAGCAATAATAGTGATCTTATCGTAGTGTTCCTTTGTGTAATTACTAATGTAAACATTGGCATCAAATTTTTCTTTCTTATTGATATCTTCCATATATATGTCACCTCACTTTCTACATAATATTATATAGATATTCATAACATTTGTCAACATATTTTGATATATAAAACTGAACAAAAAATTAAGCCGGATGTTACTCCGACTTAATCATGGGTTCATTACTTGAACTGCTTAAACACGAACTTACCACCGCATTCGCACCTCAAGTTCGGATCATAAGCATTCCAATTCTCATTTGACTTCTCTTCAAGTATTGGCTGTGGTTTACCACAGTTTTCACATACACGAATTATCTTAAGTTTCTTTGCCATATTCATACCACTTTCGTAAAATTAAAATATTAAAATTGATCTCTATCATATCCGCAGGATTCTACATAATCCCAATCATCATCGGTAAAGCCTTTCTCATCATACCATGCATGGAATATGTTCCACTCTACTTCGGACCATACTTGATCGTCTTCAATCACATTGACCAAATCCTGTGCCATCTGTTGAAGAGAATCATAGTAATCAAAATTTACGGTATGTTGAAGTTGATCCCAATCAGCATCAGATACATCATCCTTTGTTACTTTATGTTCTGCGAAATCTATTACTTTTGAACACTTGATAGATGTAGAAGATTCTACATACTCAGATATAATTTTATCGTAGAATGGTTGCCAATATGCAACAAGTGTATCAACACATTCATCTGCATTATTAGGTTTAATCTCAACTTCTGTGTCAACTACATTTCCATTAGCATCTACAGGAAATTCCCAATCATCATAATGATTTGGAAGACCACCAATATTAGGAGTACATGCAACTTTACCATACAGACGGTTAGTATCTGCCCAAGTAAATATCGCACCGTAAATATCACCTTTGTATTGACCTAAATACACATATACTGGAACTCCATAATCCACATCAGAATCATTCAGCATGTATGAAATCTTACTGCGGATATTTTGATATGCTCTATTTGGAAACTCAGAACAAGTTATTTTTGAACTACGAATATACTTCTTCATAATTATACTCCCCATACTAAATGTACTATATTATCCAAGCCTACCTTCTTTGTAAGCCTGTATATATGCTTTAACTACTGTATTAGCAATCTTCTTAGTATCACCTGTTAATGTACCAAAATCAGTTTCTACCTGCATATCACCAAGGTTTAAGCGGTTTAATGCTTTTATCAACTCATTTGTGAATGTATCTTTATACTGTTCCAGATCTTCTTCAACAAAGTTGGTTTCATCAAATGCTTCATCAATAGCATCATAGATATACTCTGTCAGTTCTTCCGGTGAACTGTTTACAGGATCGAATCGCTCTGCACAGGAAATGTAATTTGATCTTACACAGCTGTTTCGTTTAGAACGATCAGTAGATGTAGAAGATTCTACATCTATTGACTGCGGTTTCATATCCCAAAGTTTTCTATGCAATTTATTAACATTAATATCTCTATCAATAAAATCCCCATTTACATCCAATAAAATGTATTCTGAAGATCCAAAATGATCTGTTATTTTCACAATCTTTCCAACACCTTTACGTGATTCATATACAATGTCTTTTATTTGTTCAAAACACTTAATATATCTCTTCATAATCATACTCCTTTTATTTTAGCCCCAAATATCTACGCCAAGATACGTAAGCAAATCCTCGAACCATACGGAATCTTCATAGGATTTATTTGGAACAGCTTCTCGCAATACATGCTTGTCACCTACATATACATCCCAAATAGGATCATCATTTGCAGGTACATCTGCATCTGGACTATTCCAAGCATCGACAATATCATCAACAGATTCGAATCTCCATGTTCTTGTATCTCCATCTGCATTTAGGCTTTTGAATGTAATTGATCCATTGGAATTTGCTTTAATACACTTCTTCATAATTATACTCTCCCTTACATACTATTCATACCTGCCAATAGATTCATACTTTCCACCGGAAGTATACAATTCATTGTACATATCCATAACGATATAATATTGTTCATTGGTAAAGTTTTTACTATTATATTTAAGATTACCTATGGCTTCACGGACCGCAATAGTTGAACCACTATCTACTGCATCACTTAAATCTGAAAGAATTTCGTCCTGTCGTTTGTTTAGATTACGATTATGCCACTCAAAATAGTCCAATAGCTCTCTTGCATCTGAAAATAATTGTAATGATAAATCACCTGTGGCACTTCTAATATATTTCTTCATAATTATACCTCATAATCGAATTCTTTCCATCCACCAGAATCACGGACGTATTCTACGAGTTCGTCTACATCAATCATACCGTCTTCAGTGAATATGTTATATCCGTATTCTTCGCCTTGTTCTTCAAAGAAATCAGTAGCAAGTGCAACTACATTTTCTTCATCTGTTTCTGGCTTATATCCACTTTTACGAAGTGCCTGTAATACTCTTCCGTAGTCACTATCTGTTGGTGGGTTGAAATTAGTTTGTTCAAAACACTTAATATACTTCTTCATAATTATATTCTCCTTTATATAAATCAATCTATGCAACTAACTTTAACCTTATACACATGTCCCATATATCCGAACACAATTTCAGATTTACCACGATCCACGTACTGTGTTTCTCCAGTCTCGTCATCAATTTCTGTGCAAAGGTCTGGATCAAACTGTGGAAATTGTGTATTTCCAAACAGGGTGTCAAATATAAGATCAGCCATTTCTTTTGAATCTCCTGATTCTAATCTATTCTTAGAATCGTAAGCAATCTCAGAGTTTAAATCTGAACACTCGATAGATGTAGATGATTCTATAAAATCCCTATCCAATTTAAGTTCAAGGGCATAGTCTGAATCATAATTGTCCGTTACTCCCCACCCATTAAGATAGGAACCATCTTCATCTACACCAGTCCATTCAATATCACTAATAATATCATCAACTGTTGGAAGATTTGTTTCATCAGCAGTGTCTTTCCCGGCATCAAGAATTTCTTTACGCTTTGCATTTAGTTCTGCTAAATATCTTTTAACTTTTTGCATACCACGATCTGTCAATTTATACATAATATTGTACCTCACTTTATACTCACTATAACGATTTACAACAAATAATTACCTAAATATAAATAAGGTTGAAAGCCGGAAGATGAAGTTTATGAATCTTTCAATAGTATAATTTAGTGTTATTTAGAATATTTAGGATATTTTACTGTTCTATAAATTCATATCCAATTAGTGTTCAATTATTAGATATAGATACTGATGTGTTGTGGAGTTCTGCTATATCTTCTGTGGTTAATACGGTTGCATACATTCGGAAGTCGGATAGTTGACCTGAGAAATATGCAGTAAATGCAGTTCCTGCGGAATTATTACTTCTAGCCCCGACAACTAAGTTTGACCTTTGTTTTAAGGCAGCTGTGATAGTTGTAGTATCTACAAGTGCACCGTCTAAATAAGTTTTCATGGAAGAACCATCATATGTACAGAAATAGTGATGCCAATTTGTATCATGCAGTAATGCAATTTGAGAATTGTAAGAACCATTAGCCGTGCTTTGTAATCTGTTTTGAGAATGGTTTGTATAGAAACCTAATTGTGTATCTGCATCACCACCGGAAGTATTTAATAATAATACAGATTGCCAACCGGAACTAAGATCTGCACTTTTATACCACATACCATAACTCCATTGATTTCCGATACTAAATTCTGATTTACTGATAGCAGAATTTGATCCATTAAATATTGTACTATGAGTATATCTTGGAGTATCAGTACTTACAGTTAATGATGCACTATTTGTTCCATTGTATTTATATCCACTTACGTCATAACAAATGCTTGGAGTTCCAACTACTGATCCCGCAGTAAAAGCAGTATTAGCAGATACAGTAAATGTATTATTTACAACATCACACATGTCTACATTATAATATTTTACAGGCATGTTCAATTCCATACCATACAACTTACTTAGATAATATTGTTGGTATGAGGTTGCAACTGCACCATTATGATATTTCGTATTAGATTGCTTTTCACGCAATTCTGGTGATTGCATTGTATACAAAACACCATAATTCTTAAAAAGAGTTTCTTGCTTCTTTTTCTTAATGTTATCCAATTTGGATACATTATCTACACCATAACGTGCAAAAACGGTTTCAATGCATTTTTGCTTTATTTCAGCATTTTGAAATGTGTATTCAACACCATATCGTTCCAAACAAGTATTTCTAGTTTTTTTCTTTAACTTGATCCGATTTTTGTGTGCTATCTACACCATATTTTGAAATCAAAATTTGTTTTATCTTTTCACGATGATTCGGATCTTGAAATACATAATCTACACCATAATGATTTTTAGTAGTTATCCTTGATTTTTCTTGAATTGATTCCAAACACATTGGGGATGGTACACCGTAATTAGACATATTACATTCACGAAGTTTTACACCAGAACAATCCCTACATGCTAATTTCTTGATTACAGTATGATTCATCTCCAAAACATATGTTTTATATGACATTTCAAGTTATTTACCACAATAATCACACGCACAAATTATTACAGCATGGCTACCTTTTGACAAATGTTCAATACTAACATCAATTATGTCACCAACTTTATAACCAATGTAACCCTTAGATTCCAAATATTTCCTATTCGAATTTGCAATCCGAACTTTTGCAGTCTTTGATATCAACATATTCAATTTCTCCATTCGATTTTTGTACTTTGTATAAATTTATAAGTTCTTCGATTTTTGTTGTATTATCAAATAAATAAACATTTCTCCAACGTCTACCTAAATTAGTTTCAATTCTACGAATAGGAATCCCATGCATCATTAAAAATCCTGCAAGGCGTAAATTATAAATACACTTATAGTTATTCATATGTGCACCTTAGTGTGTTGTAAACACAAGATTCCCAGGTTGTGATTCATCTACATAACAACGAACCTTATTGTTCCAATTATCTTTGTCTTGTTGTGTTACGTGAATTACATCATTGTCAACATGTGCTTGATAATAATCTTCAATGAAGGGCATATCAATTAGATAGCTTATTCCATCCCCAATCTTAAGTCCAGGTATAAGTGTTCCATCTAAATCATGATGATCAGAATATACATAGACTGTACCTTTCATAGACTTTAATTTTGGAGTAGCATTCCAATTAGCGGTAGTGTCTATCAAAACCCTACCGCCGAATTGTTGTGTTCCTAAAAAGATTTGTCCGGTTTGTTCAATGAAGTATAAACCATTTTGATTTATATCTTTTGGAAGATGATCAGACTTGACGTAATAATGTTTGACAAGTTCTTGATCTTGTGGTTCTGGCATACACTACCACCTCTTATAAGAAATCGTTATCTTTCAATGCTTTCTGATATGCAGAATTGATATTTGCTATTGCATGAACAGCCTTGTTATTCTTGTATCCTGGGTGCTCATCACAATAGTGTTCATATTCTGTAATATCCTCATTCGTTTGATCAAACCATTCTTCAGAATGACGCACTTTTAATTTAATTTCATCCGAACCTCTGAGAATACGAACTCTACGAGTATCAGCAACTGTTTTAAGATGTTCTTGACGAATCTTCTCATCATTTTCATTCATCTTTTCAGATAAATCTTTTATGCTTTGATGCATTTCATCTTTCATAGTATTCACATTCTCATTTACAGATTTAATCTCTTTTGTTAATTCTTCTAATTTGGAATTCTTAGTATCTTTTCTGGTTATAAGGAACTGAATGAATGTGAATACTGCTGAACTACCTATAATGGATAGTACTATAGTTAATACAGGTCCCATTGCATCACCTCCTTACTAATATTGATAGTCATCAGGATTATTCACCTGCAACAGTCGATGCAAATACATAACCAACTGCCTTTCTACCATTTCCTGGAAGTGTATATTCGATTCTTCTAAATTCTACATTTGTATATGGATCTATGTATCCACCATCAAATACTTTAACTGCGCCAATAATATCAGTAAGTGGGAACTTAATATTTGGTATGGAATAAACACGTGTAACTTTTGTAAGTGCAATAGATGTAGAATCTTCTAAAGTTTCACTCGTTAATGCATCTTGTGCTGAGCTAAGGAAGATTGTAGGCGATGTCTGTTCAGGTTTTTCCGGTTTAGTTTCTACTACAGGTTCTACTTCTTCAATCGATTCTTCTGTAGATTCTTCTACTGATTCATCAGTGGAATCTTCTACTGGTTCAGAAGCAAGTTCTTCCTCTGCATCTTCAGTATCAGAAGTGATATCACTATCGGTATCAATAGGTTCAGGTACAACATCTGTATCGGAATCTACAATATCAACATCGGAATCATCATCAGATTTCGATTCAATTTCCGTAACAGTATAAACGCCATTTTCATCTTGTTCTGAAATTTCGTAAGTGTCGGTATCTACAGAATCATCTGGAATAGTACCCTTGAATGATCCACCAGTTACTGTAACTATAGTTGCGGTATCATCTTCTTTCGAAATTGCTTTGGAGAATGAGTAGATTCCACCACCTTGAACTTCTACGATACCCTTCTTCGCTACATTTACACCGTGATAATCACCATAAGCTGAAATAGAACCGTCTATAAGAACTAACTTACTATTTGCTTTTGCATTTGTGTAACCTTCTACAGATACAACTGCACCTTCACCGGAATCTGGATTCGTCCCAATTACTGCACCATCGATTGTAAGTGTAGATTTCTTTGTTACAGATGCAATTGTTCCAGAACCACCTGCCTGTAAACCTTCACCAAATGTAACATGTGTATCTGCACCATCTAAAATGATAGATGGAGAAGCGTTGCAGATAATGTCACCACCGATAAATGTAATATTACCGGATGTAATGGTAAGTGGAGATTCAATTGTTAAGTTGTAGGAATCAAGATTGATTGTAAGATTATTATTTGTTGAAATATCAATAGATTCTGAGACTGTGATATTATCGGAAAATACAATACTATCACCATCATTAGAAGAAGCAATAGATTCAAGCAGTTCTTGAAGTGTGCTTACAGTAAGTATCATTTTGAAATCCTCCTCGATTGATTATAAATTCAAATCATGTTTTCCAAACGAATCTGTCTCATTTCATCCCAAATTAAGTTAGACAGTATTCTAACTCTTGCTTTACGAGATTCGTCTAAAACATCCTTGTACTTATATATAAGGTGTTTTTCCTTTTTTGACACTAAAATGGTTTCTCTTGTGGATTCACGTACATCTATATCATCTATATATAACAATCTATCGTTTGCGTAAATGAGGTCAAGATTCTTTCTTGTTTCTGCATATTCCAATTTCTGCTGAAGATGTTTCGGTTCTACACCAGTAATGACCCAAGATATGGCTTCGGATTCTGAAATACAATTATTGACACGTTTCATTCTTCTACGTGCCACACCGCATATATACAGAATGGCAGCATAATTGCTGCCAAGTGCCTGTACATATATATTAAATTTTGAATCATATATCCAATGTTTCATAAATGAACATTATTCAACTTTCTTGCGTATAAGATTATTTCATATTTGTGGTTATACTTCCCACGGCCTTGTTTGACACCTATGTAAGTTAGCATTTCATCAAAACTTCTACCATGTATCAAGCATTTTGACACCTATGTAAATTAACATGACACCAAAACGATATCGTGATTTCACCGCGTATCTGGCTTGTTTGATACCTATGTAATTTAACATGACATCAAAACAGTAGCAGTTACATTCATGATACTTCCTCCAGTTTGATACCTATGTAATTTAACACTGTATCGAAACTAATAGCACGCTTTTGTTTCGATTCGCTTTGTTTGACACCTGTGTAATTTAACATTGTATCGAAACTAATATCGGATTTGGAAGTCAGTTGGCAAGGTTTGATACCTATGTAATTTAACATGACATCAAACCCCAAATCACACACGTATTCAGTTTTGATAGCATATTTACAAAGGTTTAGTGAGTGCTTTGTGGAAATCATTATAGATTTCCTACCTCACTATAAGGTTGTCAAATCAACCCTTATATATAAATATTTCAATTACATGTAACAACCGATCCTTCTGATGTTTGACACCTATTGAATCCCATAGCTCAACAAAACTGTATTAACTGTCATGTTTTCTTCGCTTAGATTTGACACCTGTGTAATTCCGCAGTTCCTCAAAACTATAATGTATTACCCTTGAGTTTGACTATGTTTGATACCTATATAATTTTGCAGTCTGTCAAAACCGGTATCTCACCTAAGCCGTTTTCCACAGGTTTGATGCCTATGTAATCTCACAATCTAACAAAACCAAGATGTTCTTGTCGATGCCATCAAGGAAGTTTGACACCAATGTAATTTCGTAGTCCAACAAAACAGAAACTGATATATGAGAATCCCATGTATTAGTTTGACACCTGTGTAATTCCATAATCCATCAAAACTTAGCGAATGTCTGTTCACTTTTGACACCTATGTAATCTCACAATCCAACAAAACAATGAATTGTGTTCTTTCATCTTGATTGTTGTTTGACACCAATGTAATTTCATAGTCTATCAAAATCTTCAGACAAATACCTAATAAGTTTGACACCTATACAATTTACAGTCCGACAAAACATCAAATCACACATATTCAGTTTTGACAGATCATATTTTACAAAGGCTTAGTGAGTGTGTTACGTGAATCATTTCAGATCACTACCTCACCATAAGGTCGTCAAATCGACCCCGTATATTAAATTTTACGTTACGATTATATTTAGCATAAGTTTGATGTATTTGTAATTCCATACACCACCCGGGCCTGTAGTTTGATGTCCTTATAATTCCATACAGTTCAAATCAAAAGTATAATCATCCAACCTTTTATGTTTGACATCTATGCAATCACATATAGGATCGTTGATCCGTATGAAATTACAAAGGCTTGGTGAGTGTGTTACGGATAATTCTGAGACTATCCTACCTCACTTTACGGCTGTCAAATCAACCCATTATTGTAATATTCTTTGCCTTGTTATAGGCATGACTGATTGTTTTTCCACAATGAGGGCAAGTAAACGATACTTCCTGTGTCCATTCAAATACCTTCGGAATTACTTCTTCTGTACAGAATACTTCACCGCAAGAACTGCATACATTCCGGACTGTCCGAAGAACATCTGTCTTTTTATCCTGCTTATCAGTCATCTTACTTGTTGTTACAACAATACCTTCACGTTCTGCCTTATAAGTAATGAACTGTACCAACTGGTAATAGGACCAATTCCGAAGAAGTACGGGGTAATCATCAAGATCTGACTTCGTTACATCTTCTACCACAATAGCGGATACCTTGTTATCTTTTGCAAACTCAACAACCATCTTACTAAGATTATGATTGTATGTCTGCACATAATTTTTCTCATAGGACTTATGTGTTTCAAGTTTTGCTAACTTCTTCCCACGACCATGCCCACCATTGGAATACTTCAAAGCTCTCTGAAGATTCTCAAAGTGGATCTGAATATCTTTTCGTTTTGCTACAAGATCATTCTTTATTGATCCGCCAATCTCATGTTCATCATCATCTGTAGAAAGTGCGGCAACAAGACATTTATCATATCCAAGTGCAAGCCCCATAATCTTTCCATGCTCTGGGATATATTCTTCTGCATCACGCTCAATCTTGACAGACAGATTAAATATAATCTTACCCTTGTTCGTAATCTGAATCGTGCTACCGCAGACTTTATAATGTTCCGGATCAGTTACAATAGATTCCAAAAGTGACGGAAGGAACTTGTCCGGACCCTTATTCTTACCTGCACCAAGATACAGTTTGAAATGGATTCCGTTTACAAACTTAAAGAAGTAGGCATTTACGGTATTTTCCGTTCCATCATCCGTAGTGTAGGTATCATCCCCGGTATAAATAGTAATGAACCTGCTTGGAACCATAAGTGGGAAATCTCTTTTATAAAATGGTAGATTCCGTTCACCCTTTGCAAGACCATTCTTCAAAGCTGTGGAAAAGTCCTGTTTTACTTTCATACCACAGTTCCCGGCCATACCCAAACCCTTCGCCTGTTTCATATCATGTATGGCAGTATTTGTATTACGGAATATCATCTTCATTTCTTCCTTGAAGTTAGGATCATTGAAGTTCTTATCATACTTATAGTATAAGCACCCAACCTGTGACATGTAAGTATTCAAGATACAATACTGATTATAAATCCCGTCACGAAGGTACTGATATACTCTATCTCGTTCTTCTTTATCACCTACCGGGAATAACTGAATCTTCTTTGTTGTGATTGTAGTTGTTTTCTTCTGCATACCCACATACTCCTGTACTTTTGATTTTCGTATGTTTCACGTTCCATGTATTATAACGATTCTAAAATAAAAAATTCTAATCAAAATCACCACTAAAAATTAGTTATCAACACTTCATCCAATCCAATATTTTCTGAACCCTCTGAACGATACCGCCAATGATTACTATAATTACCTAACTGAATCACATTGTACTTACTGCTCCAGTTAATTAGCAAATCATTTGACTTTTCACCATGTTTTAATACATTAGACAATGCAAACTTGACATTTTTCTGATTTAAAGTATCAAGTATATTTAATAAATCAATATCATCCTGTTCCAACCAACCACCAAATCCACGTTTACCATCACTGTAAGATCCTAAAGTGATACTATATGGTGGGTCACAATATACAAGTGAATCAGAAGTTAAATCTGTAAAATCAAATTCCCTGAAATCTAAACTTGTTAATACATACTTCTTTTCCTTCAGAAGTTTTGAAAAGTCCATAAGATTTTTCGCAGCGGTTGACGTAAAACATTTTTTTCCAAAGGAGGTATTAAATTCCATAGAATTATTGAACCGGAGTACATTGTTAAATGCGTAGAATGATAAGACTAATAGTAGCATAGGTTCTTTTGTCTTATTATATTCATCGCGTAATTCCATATATCCATCAGCATTTGCTTTACTTAATTTGAATCGATCAATCGTAGAATTGATATCTTCAAATATTGTAGATGTTGGTGTAGTCATAATATAATTATAGACTTCAATGAGATATGTGATTCTATCATTTGCATAAATGATGTCAGCATCTACATTTACTGCAACATTCATACCACCTGTAAATAAATCAACGAACTTATCAATATGTTTTGGAAAAACCGGAATAATCTTTCCAAGTATTTCAAACTTACTACCCATATAGTTTAATGGGGATTTTACAAAATCTAGCATTATGTCCCCTAAATTATCACTTCTGCATTGTCAACAGAATAGGCCGCCCGGTTATTGTAGAAAGTTCTTGCAATATAGAATAGTATCGCTCAACATCTGATACTTCTTTCAGATCAATATGGGACATATCTATGACATTATCAGATTCACCATAAGATGGTTTAACCTGTCCCCCAACTAATTCCACGGTCATGTTCTTACCTCCTTATGTGTATCTGCATAATTTTTCAACCGACTCTCAATTTTATCAAGAATATGTTTACGATTTTCAACAGAATCCTGACTCCAAACAATGTTTTCTTCTTCATACTTCCGGTTCTCTGCAAATGTATTGATTGCCCAATCAAGGAACTGCGGCATCGGATGCTTTGAAATGCTATCAAACAAATCACCATAGCCGTAAAGATACTTAGCCCCTCTACTGAATGTATCTGCACGATTTACAAGGATTTCAAAATCAACTCCATTCAAAGACATATCAATTAGTTCTACGATCAAGAATACATCTGAATAAGAAGCATCTTTATCGCTCATATGTTCAATGTAATTATCAATGAACGGAACAAGTTCTGTTTCTACATTCAGTTCCTCAATATCGTACATACGATCAAGCGCATTATCATTACAAAGTATTCCGGTGTCCCATGTTCCCATAACCAACCCCCCTAAATATGATTTATGATAAAATCTACAAGTATTATAACGATTCACATATCCTTTAACTGATGCTGCATATCGTCTATCTGACGAGCATCCCTTGGTGCATAATTATTTGCAGGTCCAAATCCACCTTTACGTCTGTAGTTAGAATGACCTTTTCGAGTATTAGTTTTTGTACTTGTACCTTTACTCATTATAGCGTTCATCTCGTTGTTGTTTGCAAGTTTGCTGTAACAGTAATCTTTATCTAACCACCATTCCAACGCTCCAAGTAGATTTGATCTCTGTGCTATTTTCTTCTTTCTACTGTTTCTTCGATCTTCACGTGTTCTCATACACAACCTCAATCTAATATATTGCTTAAACGTAACAACAGTTCAGCATCTTTACATACATATTATAACGATTTACTGTTTCCAAATTGGTGTATCGTCATATGCTTTGAAATTATCTAATCTAGATGTATCTTTGAAAACTTTTCTATATCTTGCGGATTATCTATATCGCAGGTGTAATCATTGATAGCAATGTAGTTATGATAATCAATCTTATTGATCGGTGTTCCTTTTACAACTTGCCAAAATTCCCAAGCAATTGGTCTCCGTCTAAACTTATTTTCATCAGCAAGTTTTCTACATTCTTCCTGTGCCTTTCGAAGATGGTTATGATTTACAACCTTAAATGCAAATGGTTCTGCGTATGGTTTCGGATAATTTTCAGCAAATGGTGGTGCAGATGCAAAGAATTCAATATCATCTGTATCTGTATTTACAATTGTTTCTATTGCATTCTTTGAGAAAACAACATCACCCATAAGATAACAAGTAGGTTCATCTGTAGGGTAAAAAGCATCACACCAATATCCTGTAGATTTTCCAGGTCTAAGTACAACCCAACTATTTTTATGAACAAGTAGTGGTGCTCCTGCATCAATACATGGTTTAAAATGTTCGTAATTCGATTTTCCACTACTAATGCTTACAGATATATCAGTAACACCACATTCCTTTAAAAGTCGAATTGTTCTTAGTACAATCGGCTCACCATTCAGCGGAAGCATCTGTCTAGGTGTTCTCCAATGTTCATATATTCCACCGCACATGATAATGTATTTATAGTTATGCATTTTTCAAAGTCTCCTTTAGTATGTTAGATACTAATTTCCATAGAAATTTACAATATTTTTATCCCTACAAAATGATTCCAAATTTTCAACAGTATGAATTTTATCAAGATCATCTGAATATTCATCATAAAAATCAAATTGTTTCACCATATCATCAAAATCAATAGTCCCAACAAAATAATCCTCAACAGTACCATCATCAATCTGTTCATCCCACACAGCACAAAATAACACAAGATACCTTCTAAAAAAGTTCTTCATTTCCTGTACAGCTTTTGAATCTACATGCTTGTCATCTTTTCCAGGAACAAATTCCCAATCATCGCAAAGTTTCAATGTACCAGTTGCACTAAATTTCATTCGATCTGGATTAAACACAGGTTTTACCCGTATAGTATGACCAGCATCTGCATTTGCTGAAAAGTAAAATGAAAATGGAAGTTTACCAGGATTCTTCACATATTTTCCACGAATATTAGACATGCACAATATTGCGTCTTGTTCATAAGTATCAGTTCTAAGTAGTTTCTTCATAGCAATTATACCTCCAAATTATCGATGATATTAAAATCAATCCTCACTAATCTGTTCAATATATACAAATAGCACTCAGGAATATTTCGTCTTCCCTGTTCCCAAGTCTGTACTTGTTGCGTAGATAGATGATATAACTTAGCAAATTTTGCTTGGGATAATCCTGTAATTTGCCGTAATTCTTTAACTGTCAGCATCTGCATTATGTACACCGTCCTCTCTTACTATGTATTATACTACTGTGATATACAATTTGTCAACCACAAAAATAAGACCATCGGATATTATCCAATGGTCTTATCTACCTATGCATCAAATCTTGCAAGTGTATAATTCAATTCTGTATTAAACATATCTTTCATATCGATCAGACACTGTTGAAGTACGCCTTCGAAATTGCAGTAATATAAATCAATTGTACTAACAATGTTATAAATATCATCTTGAAGAATCTTAATTGCGGAATCTTCTGCGGAATAGAAGTTATAATCCTCCATAAAATATACTGGATGTGGTGCGTAATTAAACTGAGCAAAATGCTCAATGGAAAGCTGATCGATCATACCTCGCACTGTCCACATATAGGTGTCAGCAAGTGTTACAATCGCAGGATACTCTGCACCTTTTGCATTCCATGTGAGACTCATACTATCAAAGTATAGTGCATAAAGTGGTTTTAGTACCTTCATAATACAATCTGACATATCTGTGCAGAAACCATCACATGGATCTACATCATAACAATCATCACCTACGCAAACCTCATAGGATGCAGGTGTCATTTCTGGAAGGGATGATACAAAGTCCGGTTCACCAACAATATCATTGATGATTTCATTTGTCTTATCCACTTCATAAGGTGAATTAATGGACATCAATTGTAAATCAATTTCATCATCTGCAACTACTTTCTGCAATGTGAATGAAAGTTTCGTAGATGATTTAATAAACTGCATATCTTCTACGGTACCATCTACACCGATTTTTTCTAAGAGTTTTTCAACTTCTTTTGCGGAAAACTTTTCAAATGCATCATCAACCAGTTTACGGTAATCTTCTACTGACATATCTTCTGCGTTTAAAGATTCCTCATCAAATGCAAACTTCACACCACGATCTTTTACAGACTTTGTTTCATCTTCTGTAGATTTAAGTTCAAAATCAAAGATAGCATAATCCGGTGCAATGGCATGTTCTACTGCATACAGACGATATGGATAATTTCCAGGTTTTGTACTTTCCTCAGGATAATCCCCAGCCGGAAGAATCTCAATCGTTGCATCAAATTCACCAGTTTTAAGTTCTAATTCTTTTCCAGAATCAAGCATCTTCTTAATGGTATTATCATCCAGATTCTCATTGATTGTATCCGTTAACTGATTTAAAATCTTCTTACCAACTTGAACAAGTGTCTGTAAAAGACTACCAGATTCAACAGGTTCTTTATCATCTATATTTTCAGATGAATAAAATTCATCTGGATAGTTTTCACGCATATAGTCGGATTCATATTCATCATCTTGCCATGCAAAATTAAGTCGTTCCTCAAGATCAGCAATTTCCATAGCATAATCATCATAATCATACGGTTCAAGTTCACCGAGTTCTTTCTTCTTATGAAATTCTTCCTTTACTGCATCCAACCGCTTTTGAAGTTCATATGGATCTTCGTATTGTCTATACATAGAAATATCCTCCGTTATCTATTATAACGATACAAATCTGAAAAACCCTTTGGATGATATTTCACCATCCAAAGGGTTCATCCTTTACCAATCTATCAAATTGATTGTAGACTATTTCTGCTTTGACTTTGGTACTACACGGATAGACTTGGAAGCCTTAACCGGAGTAGCAGCCTTCTTAGTAACAATAGAACGACGAGATGCCATCGGCTTACGGGATGCAGAAACCGGACGACGTGCTTGCATAGGTCTGCGAGATGCTACAGGTCTGCGAGATGCAGCTACAGTTCTCTTACCACGCATGTATCTGCTAGATGCTTCAAGAATCTCCTCATCACCTTCAGCAGTTACTTCGTACTCTTCGATATCCTCACCTGCTTCAGCATCACCAACTGCGAAAGTTACGGTGTCACCCTCAGCGGTTACTTCTACAACCTTATCGGTTACTTCTGCTACAAGATTTGCAACGTCCTCAGCTTCAAAAAGCAGGTCAGTAGCCTCGGGTGCTACTGCAACTTCTTCTTCAGCAACGATTCTACGCCTATTCTTATACATATCAGTTGTCTCCTTTTCTATCAGAATATTATTAATTTAATGCAACGAATTTGTTTTTCCTTGCTTCAAGTTCTTCACGAATCTGCTCTAGTTCTGCATTTGCTTCGGAAAGTAATGCTTCACCATCCAGACTCACATTAGAACCTTCTACCTTATATTTAGACCTCGAACGACCCAATGCTTTTTTCATATTGGCTTCGCTCATACGGATTAAATAATTGATCCAAGTCTCGTTCTTTATCTCAGATACATCCTGATAGTCAGGTACATATCGAACAGTTACTACTGAAGGACGTGGATCACGATGGGTTAGGTAAATCACTTGGTTATCTGGATCATACTTCCATTGGAAGTCGGTACTAAGTGTATTTCGTACCTGTGCCATCGCCATTTCAGTCATAATCGGATCGATGTTAATGGAACTTGTGTTCCCTATAGCACTGTAAACATTTACAGCTGCGGCTACTTGAAATACATTTCCGCTATCAATAGAACTCATTGTCAATCCGATACGAGGATATGCAGCTTGAACATTTAATACATTTACAGTATGTATTCCAACAGACAATAAATCTATTCGTGTGCTAAACGGCACTGTCTTTTCCACAGGCGTTTTCATGTATCGCTTCAGTTCCCTGAATGCAATCATTACAGCTTTTTCAACCTGCATTTCCTCAATGTTATCGTTAGCCGGAAAGCCAAGCATAAAACTTACCTGGTCGACTATCTCTTCCATTCGCATGATGCTCGGCCTCCTATGCTAAAGATTTTTTAGATTACTGAGAATCAGTATCTGTGTCAGAATCAGAAGTCGGCTCTGTACCATACTTCTTATCACCAACCTCGATGTAGAAACCATCCTGATACATATTCTGAGCCATCTGATTCCAATAAATCTCATCCTCATAACCGTCAATCTCAAAAGAGATTCCAGTATTCTCAGCACCGGACTTCTTAGCCTCTGCTGCTGCAAGGATTGCACGTTCAAACTGAACGAACTTATTGGTAGCAGATGCAGATGGAAGCAGACCAGGACAATTTCCCCAACCATCAACATTAGTTGCATAGATGGACTTGCCATAGGACTCCTTATCACCTACTGCATCTTCATTAGCATAGCCCTTAGTAAATACAGGGGTATCTACATAGGAATTATTCGGATAGAAGTAACGAGCAATCTGCTCACCCTGACGAACCTCGTCAAACTTCGCACCGATGTAAATAATCTTTACTGCTACTGACATATTATCTCCTTTCCGCATTTCTGCGAATTGTGTTGTAATTGTATCAAGCTCTCACCCTCGTTCAATTACCTACAATTATATATAAGGTTAATGCATCAGCAGAGAATTTTATTAGTCAAATTCTGGTTCTCTTGCATATTGTGATGGAGTTAAATCAGTTTCAGATTTCCACTCTTCCCAGTCATCTTTAAGTATATATGGTAAAGTTCCACCACAATCATATGTTCCTTCATCCTCATTGATTTCGAAGTAGAAATCATTGTCCTGATTCCACCCCCAAAACGTGCAGGTATCATCATCTGCACTATCAGCGATTTCCTTAAATGCATTAAGTTTCTCTTCGAAACCATAGTAGTTGTCAAGTTCGTCCTGAACACATTCCCACATATAATCAGAAATTGCAGCATACTCGCCGTAGGACATATTATAACCTTCTTCATCTGTGTCATAAATATATCCTTCATCAATCAAATCATAGAAAACATCTGTAAGATTTAACATAGCAATCACCCCTCCATGCAATTGGATAATTTTAATTCTAAATTATCAGCCACAGATGGATCAAAGAACTTTGCTCTGGATGGATACTTCCTTGGTGCTTTTACTTTTGAAGTGGACCAACCAAGCAGATAATCCACATGATCTACTAAATTAGGCTTTGCATTTATATAAGGTGCGGATGGACAACTCTTTTTAAGAAATGTCCGAAATACCATATCATCACCACGATTTGTCTGTTTCCACTTCTCATATCCGGCACAATGATTAAAACTAAATGCACAACTTCTTGCTAATACATCTGGTATGCGAATACATGGAAAAGATAACCACATTTGATTCCTTTCTGTGGCAGGTGTATTATAGACAGGTTTCTTACCATCATCATATCTAGTACAGATTCCGCAAACAATACCATCAAACCAATCATAAGATTCTGCAAGTTCCCTAAAATTAGGTGCAATAACTACATCATCCTGAAGATGCCAAGTATGTCCATCACCAGTGCATAAACTAAATGCTTTCATACAGGCATAGACACATCCAAGATGATTTATATCTAAAAATATATTTACATCATCAATACCCTGTGCCTTTAAAGACGGAACAAGGTATTTATGCACATACCAAAGTCGTTGGTTACATGCATGAATCATTACTTTCATATGATAATCTTCTTTTCTGCTGGCGTATCTTTTACAATGGAAATTTTTGCTTTCATACCATCAAGCATCTTTAATGCGTCATCAGCTTGTTGCACAAGGATATCCATATCTGAAAGTATACCTATTTTCGGAACGCCCGGGTATATAGCATCCAAGTATTGAATTACACTACTGACACCTTCAGCATAACCATCTTTATCTGGGAACATAATAGCAATCGTATCACCTTCTGATAATTCAAAGGTATCTAATGTCGCACACTCATCATCTGACAATTTCTCAAGTTTGTCTTTCACTTCCCAAGTCGAAACACATTCGTCAAGAAGTTTATTGATAACTACATCTGAATATAATCTATGCAAATATAACACCCCCAATCGTTATTATATTAGTATTCTACCATTCAGATGTAAAATTTTCAATAATTTGCAAAATTTTTCAAGAATAGTTGTTGACATATATACTTATATGCTATATACTTATAAGTGTAAAGAACAGATCAAGTATCCAAAAGGAGGGTTCTATTATGTTTACACTCACAGTTGTTTGGTTAGATGGTGACAAGTCTGAATACAGATATGACAATGAGCAGGATGCTCGTAATGGTGAAAGAAATATGATTACTGCTTTCGGTAGTCAGATTTCCTGGACTGGAATCCGAAAAGAAGTTTCAGTAGCATTCTAACCAATAATAGGATTCTGCAAATTTATAAGTATTAGCAAAAAAATGGAAGGAGTAAACAAAATGAGAAGTGAAGAACAAATCAAAGAAAAACTTGCAGTACTATATGACATAGCTAAGGAAGATGACCCAACTTTGCAAAAATATGTTGAACCACCACTTATCAAAATCAAGCGTGATTCACTTAGACTAGCAATTTACGAATTGTTATGGTGTTTAGATATACTATGATAAGAAAGGAGAACGGAAATGAGATCAATTTTTGATGACTATATAACAGATGAGTGCAAAAACTGCCCATGTTGACATGATGGAAGCGACTTGAAAAGTTACGGATGCGGGACACCAACGAAAATTGATTTGTGTCCGGCATTTAAGGAAACAATGGAACTATATGAGCGAAAGGAGAGATGGATATGAAAAAGAATTTAACATACATATACAGAAAACTTAACAAACCCATCACACAAGAATTATCTGCTGAAGAGGAATATGAAGTGTTGTCTGAAACGGAGAAAAGTTTGTATGTACTTCGTGAACAGATGTTAACAGGAAAGATACCGCTTAGTGCAAATGGAAATGAAACTTGTTATCAAGATGCTATAAGTTTTACATTACATTTGGCAGTACAGGACAATTTAATCACACAGGATGAAAGTGACAGACTGTATGAGAAATATATCTAAAGGAGGAATTGTAATTTGGCAACATCAGAAGCATTAAAGAAAGCTATTAGAAAATATGACAAGGAGCATACTAAGCAGATCCTACTAAAACTGAATAAGGGTACGGATGCAGATATACTACAAAAACTGGATGAAGTCGATAATAAACAGGGATATATAAAGGGCCTGATCCGAGATGACATTAAATCCGGAACGCAGAAGCAGGATGTGAATACACATTCAGAAAATGAGGTGGTCAATGATGGGGACAAACAGGACAACATTTGAAAAGCATTACGACTACATTACAAGAGTTGCACCTAAACTTATAGAAGCTGAACGTACTGTAGACGAGATCAAGCATTCAAAAGAATGGAAAGAAGCCTACGGATACTTCCAGACGCTATATAACCGTGGACATCTAAAAGAACGTCCTACTCAGAAAAACGGATATAAGATAATCGCCGGACACAATATTGTAAGTATATCTGACATAGAAGATATACTTACCGAAGAACAGTTGCAGATCATCCGTGAAAGAATTTTGTAAAAATATTTTCATTATAGGTATTGACTTTTTATACATATTAGTATATACTTATACTTGTAAGGAACGAATATCAAGTATCCAAAAGGAGGGTATCAAATATGTGTACAGAGAATATGGATAAGATGATTGAAAAGATCAGTAACCTGCTTGATTTGGCAAACAATAATCCGAATGAACATGAAGCGTTGGCAGCTGCTCTGAAAGCACAGGAGCTTATGGCTAAATATCACATCGAACTTGCAGATTTGGATCATGATGCAGGAGTTGAAATTGTGGAAGAATCTTGTGGAGTTGATGTTTCCGGTCCATCCAAATGGAAAGTAAAGTTGGCAAATATCATTGCAGAAAACTTCTGTTGTAAGGTATACCATAGGGAAGAACGTAGCATCTTTAGTCGCACATCCAGGAACTATGTTGTATTCTACGGATATGAGCATGATGCAAAGATTGCAAAGGAAGTATTTACCTTCCTGTTCAATACCGGAATCAAATTGGCAAGACATGAATACTACGAAGCAAAGAAAGCCGGAAAGTACACAAAATATGTAATGAATACATATCTCATGGGATTCTGTGATGGAATCGGTGAAGTTCTTGCAAAACAGTGCACAGCACTTATGGTAGTAACTCCGAAAGAAGTAATTGACTCTTATAATGAAATGTCACAGGGATTTAAGGTACAAAAATCAAGAGTAACTATCAATAGTGATTCTGGTGTTTATGAGCGAGGAATCCGAGATGGTAAAGATGTTGCAAATGCAAGATCAATAGAAAAAGCATGTTGAAAGGATGTGAATTCATATGAATAGATATACAGTAGAATTCAAATATGCAGATATCCTGTCAGGTTGGGAATGGAGAAATCAGAGTTGTTCTGTATATGCAGATAATGAATCCGGAGCAAGAAGAGAATGCATAAAGATTTACGGACTTGGTGTAGATTGTGACTATCAGATCACAAAAGTCACGATGGAATAGAAAGGGGTGTAAATGTTATGACGAAGAAAGAACTGTGTAAGATTTTTACAGATAAAGTTACAGAATATATCAGAAATGGGTATGTAATCACTCCAAATAGTTTCTCCGGGTCTGATGGGACAAGCCGTGTGGACTTGGTTAAAGATGATAGTTTCACCAGAATTTATATGGATGAAGAACCTGATTTTGATTCATATATGGATAGAATCTACATTAGGGTTGCAGAAAGAAAACTGATCGGACAAGAAAAGAAAAATATCTACAATATGGATATTATCTGGACAAGTGAACTTACAACAATCTATGAACTTAGTTTCATCGTCATCAGTAAGTATAGGCATCCATACTACGTTACAGAGGAAGAATATGCGGAACTTAAAGATAAGATTGCGGAAAGAAATAGACGCAGATATGATAAGTATGCATCCGCATTACGAAAGATCTATACATTCCCGGATAGTGCAAAGAAAATTGTTCTACCATTCATTCAGAGTAAACCAAAATGCAAATCCGTAAAACTGAAAGATATTGGAAAAGTTGAAAAGTATGTATATGATGACTTCGTAACCTACAAAGTTTACTGCAAAGGTAAAACTTATACACTTCACTGATGTAACTTAAATTCACTATATAAAAATAGCAAATCAATACGGAAAGAATATGTATTGGATTATGACCAAATCGAAACTACAGTAGTACTTATATAGTAAAATAAAACCCTTTGAAAATCTCCAAAGGGTTTTATTTTTATATTGACTGTATATTCAATACATTGTAAAATGATTGTAGTGAATAATTTAATTAGGGAGGATATTTAATATGAATAGGGTATGTGCATTATGTGGTAACACATTTGAAACCAATAGTCCAAGACAGAAATATTGTAATGCGGATATCATAATAAATTGCATAGTATGTGGAAAGCCGATACATACGAAGTGTAATCCTAAAAGAGTTTCTGTATGTGGTAGGTCCTGTTCTGCTAAAGCATCTACTAAGAAACTATTCACCTGCGCTATCTGTGGTAGTAAATTCACACCAGCATCTTCAAGACAGAAATATTGTAAGAAACCTATAAAAAAGATATGTGCAGTTTGCGGAAACACATATGAATCATTCTGCGGAGATATTGACAGAAATACATGCGGCAAGAAGGCATGTAAAGTTGAATATACACATAAAATGTCAGTAAATCACTATTTAGCAACAAATAGGATATGTGCTATTTGTGGAAAAGCATTTCATCCAGTAAACAACACACAAAAATATTGCAAAGTAATGCATGAAATTAACTGTGTAGTATGCGGAAAAGAATTTATAACAGACACAAGTAAACAAGATTTTGCAAAAACATGCTCTATGGAGTGCCACTATAAATTGGCAAGTGCAAATAAATCTGAAGAAACAAAGAAAGCTGCAATTATAAAAGCACGAAAAACATACAAAGATCGTACTGGATATGATATGCCTATGCATAATCCAAAAGTGATAGAAAAGATTAAGCAGACGAATGTAGATAGATACGGTGATACTGCATTTGTTCGTACAGATGCATATATAGAAAAAGCAATACAGACAAATCGTGATAGGTATGGAACAGATTGGCCTGGACAATCCGATCAAGTAAAGGAAAAACGTAGAAACACAAATATGAAAAAATATGGTGTCGAAAACCCGGCATCTTTGGAAGTCTATATTCAAAAAGCAAGGGAAACTTATTTTAAGAAAACTGGGTATATCCACCCATCAGTTAATCCGGATGTTATTGAAAAACGAAATCAGACTAATATCAAAAAATATGGTAGTGTAGGTATTCTAAATAATCCGGATGTAAAATCAAAATACCAAAAAACTATGATTGAACACTATAATGTTACAAGTCCCCAATTATCTGAAGAAATTCGCAATAAGACTTATGAAACAAATTTACAGAGATATGGGAATATATCGTACTTAGGTTCAAAACAAAATCAAGATTATGTCCAACATGTGATGATGGAACTCCATGGAAAGAGACGATATTCACAGACTGCTGATTGGAAATCTGATAGGATGGCTGATCCATCGAAAGTGGATGAATGGGTGAAATTTTTAGACGATCCTAAAGGATATTTATGCAGATATGATGAACTACCTACAATGCACAAATTGGAATTAGACTTAGGTGTTACAGAAACAACTATCGGATACTGGGTCAATTATTACAATCTTTCTGAGTATATAAAATATACATTATCCGGTATGGAAGATGAACTTGTAGATTTCATAAAATCTGTAGATCCAACCATATATGTAAAACGGCATGAACGAAAATTGATTAGTGGATACGAATTGGATTTATATCTACCAGACTACAAATTAGCAATCGAATGCAATCCAACTTGTACACACAATTCAAGTATGTCTGATCCTTGGGGTAGTAGTCCAAAATTACCTTCATACCACAAAAAGAAAACAGATTTATGTGAAGAACATGGTGTATTCTTATTTCACATTTTTGGCTATGAATGGAAATATAAACGGGATATTATTAAATCAATGATTCGAGGATTACTTAGTAAATCTGAAAATAGAATTTATGCCAGAAATTGTGATATACGAAATGTATCCGCATCAGACGCAAATAAGTTTTTAGACAAAAATCATAAGCAGGGTGCATCCGGTTCATCCATACGATTAGGATTATATTACAACAATGAACTTGTAAGCCTAATGACATTTGGAAAAATGAGGTACACAATAGGCACATCCAAAAGAGAAGATTTATCAGATTGTTGGGAGCTTATAAGATTCTGTTCAAAATTAAATACATCTGTAGTTGGTGGTGCAAGTAAATTATTCAAACATTTTATAATAAACACCAAACCTAAAAGAGTTAGATCATTTTCTGATAGGGCACATACAAAAGGTACATTATATTCAATATTAGGATTTACAGAAATAAGAAGAAGTAAGCCATCATATGTTTGGGTAGATAGCAGAACAGATGAAAGTTACCACAGATACAATTCTCAAAAGAAAAATTTAATTAGGTTTCTGCACGATGATGCAATTGATTTAACAAAATCAGAAAAACAAATTATGGAAGAACATGGATTCCTACAGGTCTATGATTCTGGTACAATTACATGGGAATGGAAAAAATAAAAAAATAAAGCCTTCAGATTTCTCTGAAGGCTTTATTTTTATATTGAGACGAGGGTGAGAGTTTTCGTCTTATAAAATTTGGTAGGTCTTAGAATACACCAAGAATCTTACCCTTTACTACAGTCGCGGGATTCACGATTTCCATAGCCATCATGCTTGCAAATCCCTGCTGTACTGAAGCATTTGCAAGTCCGATTGCATCTGTATTCGTAATCGGCATATATTCACCGAACAGACCGGAGTTTCTACGAAGGTCGTTACTCTTGCAGCACATTACCCATGTATCCGGATTGTAGTTCGGGTCGCAGTAAACTTCAAACTGATCCAGCTTACCGGACTTGAACGGACCAACATTATCAGTTGTGCTATCTGCCTGGAAGCCATTAATCTGCTTGAGGTAGGAGTTTACATTTGTACCAACAATCAGACGGTTCGGCTGAGAAAGACGAGTTGCCTGATAGATAGAAGCAGCTGCCTGATCCAGTTTCAGCTTGAACATCTGGAGGTAATCAGACGGAACAACTGCACCTGTCAGTACCGGAGATGCATCCCAGTTGAAGTTCGGATTGTAAGTAGCAGCCTCAGCCATCTTTGCAAAACCTCTGGAGTTGATTTCTGCGGTCAGCTCTGAGAAAGCGGCATCCTTAGACATCTCAGCGATGTTTGCGCCATATTCCTGACTAGCTGCAAATGCAGAATATACAGACCAGTAGCAAGCAAGTTCATATGCTTCTGCTACAAGGTTAATCTCATCCAGCTGCAGGTAGCCCTTAGCCATCTGTGCACCATAGTCATAACCATAACCACCGTTGCCAGGTGTTCTAGGTCCAACATTCTCGTTGTCATACTGATAAGTGATCTTTACATCATTACCAGCTGCCGGAGTAAACAGACCGGATGTGCTAACAGTACCTGTAGAGTAATCAATGTAACCAACCGGAGTTGTGGAACCTGCTACTACAATGTTACCGTTTCCATCATCAACATAGTCAACAGTAGCTGTACCATCGAAGTACTTGATAGTTACGGACTTCGGAAGAACCGGAGTATAAACGATTGCAAGGTTGTCGGTAATCTCAGTACCTTCAGCCATAAGCTCGTTCTTTACTACACGTCCTGTGAAGTTCGGATCAAGACCCTGACGGTTTACGAACGGACTATTCAGGATATCGCCAGCCTTTGTCTCACCCTTTGTGTTCTCAGCGATGAACTTGAAGTAAGGGATCAGCTGTTGACGAGACTTCATTGCTACAGAACCATATACATCAAGTACAAGCAGCTTCTGAACGAACATAGGAAGCAGTTCGATGAAGTCGGGGCGAGCCATGATGTTAGTTGTATTTGTTGCGGCAGTTACTGCCTGAGCGGAACGTCTCATGTTCTGCTGAAGTTGACGGGTAAACATCTTCTGCTCAGGTGTCAGACCTGCAAGTGGAGCATTAGACAGAGATGCCTTACGATTCTGAACACCAGCTGTAATGCTTGTTCCAGCAGTAATAGGACGACGCATAGCCGGACGAGCCTGTGCTACACTCTTAAATGACGGACGAGCCTGTGCTACACCACGGGAAGCGGTAATCTTCCGTGAAGATGGAGTAGCCCTATGGATTGTCTTTTTAATAGCCATAATTCTATTGTCTCCTTTGATAAATATTTTATAAATCTCGACTGATTTTACAATGTAACGAGGTCTCCATCAGTACCATCATCGATAAAGTCAATATCAGCAAGTTCAGTTGCCTGAATTGCTGTCTGATTTGTACCTAATTGGGTATTCCCAATGATGGTCTGTAATTCTTTTACTGATGTAGATGCAGTCACACGCACATCTTCGAGGTGGACGCCAATTGCGTTTGCATATAAATTAGCATACGCATCCTGATATTCTTGTATCAGTTTAGTTGCCGCCGACACCTCTTGTTTAAGTTTCTGAATCTTTGCATCCAGGTTAGATGTCCGATTTTCCGCATCCGTAGCTGCCATGACGGTTTCATGTAACTCGGAACGAAGATCGGAAATGACAGAATCTTTTTCAGTAATGTCATTAGCGGTGGCTTCAATCCTCTGCTTATATATAAGGTTAGAACTTGTGAGCGATTTATTTTCTGATTTCAAACGCTCGTTTGCAAGAATCAATTGCTTGTTCTTATCAGAAAGTTTTAAAGATTCGCTCTTTAATCTGTCACTGGATGCCTTAATTGTTTGATAACGCATCTTGGACTTCTTAAGTTCCTCCTTCATAGAATCCATCTGAGAAGCAGTGATTCGTTCCATAGTTTTCATCTTTCTTCCAGATGCGGATTCCATAATAGCAATATGATTATTTAATGTAGAAACTTCTGAAGTAAGGGAAGCATTGATTTTCTGTAATTCTGCAATCTTACTTCTGGAAGATGCATGAAGTTTCTTGTATCTATCTTTTGTACGCATAAGATCATTCTTTGTATCCAGATAAAGTTGTGTCATACCATCAACTCTTTGATCACGAATATCTACTTCTTCGCAATCTTCACAATCTTCAGTAGATTCAATCTTGTTGCACTCACGAATCTGATTCTTCTTATCTTCAATCATCTGATATTCTTCAGATTGCTTTGCAAACTGTGCCTGAATTACATCAAGTGCTTCTGCGGAAGTAATAGAATCAAGATTTGTACGAACTGCGGCACATACTGCCTTATACTTCTTTTGAGTTTCAATGTCTGTAGATGCAGCAATTGCAGTAAACTCCGGTATAGATTCTGGATATGCAGGGAATGCTACAAGGTCAAATCCACGGAATACAAATGTATCCGGATCAACGGAATTGTTATAGATGTCACCTGCACCACGTACAGAGATACCAAACTTTACTCCGGCATCAATAAACTTCTTTACGATTTGACCAACGGGTGTATCAATCAGATTGAATTTACCATAGATTTTTCCATCATCTTCTAGGTGTCCTTCGGTCATTACGATACATCCATTGCGGAAATCCATGCAATTCGGATCTTTGGGATGTCCACAGAATCCAATGTACCACCCATTTGCAATTCCTTCAGCATATTCTTCAGATGCAAAGACAGTTTCCCAAACTTCCCGTGTAATATCCAATCCATTCTTATTGGTGATATTTGCATCTGCGCATTCACCATCAAATGTTCCAATAATTACCGGGGAATTTACATCTGTTGCTTTAATAGTTGACTTCAACATACTATCTCCTTTCGAACATACATTCGTCTATAGTAGTTTCTTTGCTGCCCCAGCAGAAAGACGAACTAAACCGCCGACAAGTAATGTCTTTGCAATCTCCTTGATAATTCCAGATTCCACAGGTTCTTCCCCATCACCCGGAAGGATAACATCTACGGAATCATCTAAATTATCATATGCTTCAAAATTTGTATCTTCTACTTGTTCGACAGTATGTTCATCTACTGGAACATCTGTTGCATTATTGGTTTCTATTATATACAAAGAATCTCCTACATTCAATTGGATCTTGTTATCAATTGTTTCGGAAATACCAACATCTAAATCCTGTAGTTCTTCTATTTTCGATAAAAGATCGATGAGTGATGCAGGAGTAAATACAATACTGTCCATAAACATTTGTCCTCCATATAAAAAATCTAACCTATATATTATACAAGGTTATTTTGTAAATACAAAAAAGTGGCAGATATAATCTGCCACTTAAATAGTTATTAATTATTAAATTTGTTGCAATCCTAATTCTTCGAGTGTACAATTACCACCCTGCCGTTCAGGAGCATTACCACCTAGTATTTCCGCTACATCAAAATCGTCAAGTAATTTATTTACACGTATTGCACCTGTGATTACCCATGGAACTGTATCAGGATTCGGATTTGTTCTATATCGATAATACCCATTCTTCGGTAATTTTGGAAGTCCAGCTAATGAGTGCTGGTATTTATCAGATCTATATTGGCTACCATCTGGGTTTGTTCTCATATATCCTTGTTCGTATGCTTCGTCATTATAATCAATATCCATGACGTAATCGCACTCTGCCCAAATGAAATCATATGGAAAATATGGTGCGTTATTATCAACAACTTGTAAATACTCATCAATGTCTTTTACATAGAATATTTTCCCAATGTTTGATTGTTTAGCAACAGAATTTATGAATGTTCTATAAGCATTTACAGTTTTAGATATCTCAGTAGAATCATCAATATCAACTATTTCCCAACTAAATGAACGATCAAATTGCTTTGCTCTTGGGATGTCACCAAGATGCCATCCAGGTCTATATGCCAAATCCCCACCGCCAGTAGACTTAACCTTCTTTCTACCAGTTTTTGACAATCCAGCAAATTCACCCTCTTCGGCATCAAGCCATACACCTACTGGTGTATCTTCCCCACCTGGATTTGCCACCATAGGTGGATACAATTTGCCATTCTTTATGCGAAACACTTTGTAAGCCTTACCTGTAACGGAATTTGAATAATCATTCGTGGAAATTCCTGACATAATCGGTCTTAAATATCGATACATTTTCGCACCTCGCCAAAGTAAAAAAATTATATAGATATACAAGGTTACGCAATCTTATGTTCAGCAAAGAACTTTCCAATATTTGCATCCCGTGTTAAATCAGAATAAATCTGCAACATACTAGCAGAATCCCAGTTTACCATATCTTGAATAATGTCGATAGGAACATTCTGCTTAATCAGCATAGTAGTAAAATAATGACGGATCGAATGCCAATAGAAATCTTTACCTAAGATTTTTGTAAAATATCTCGCCCATTCATTCAGAGATTCTATAGATAATGGTTTATTATGAAATTTATAGGAAACAAACATGCAATCGCCACGGATATTATGTTTCTTGTAATCTTCTAGTAGCAAATCAAGATACGGTTTGAACTGATCTTTTAAAACATATAGATGGATAGGTTTTCCATTTGCCCCTCTACCTTTTGTCTTTATCGGTTCACTGGATTTCCACAAAGAATCATAAATGATGTTTTCATCTTTGAAATCGGAAATGCGAAACCTGAACAACTCTGATTTTCTTCTTCCGGAATACATCGCAAGGGCAAGAGCAGTTGCTTGCCGGATCTTATCATTCTTTACAAGATGCTCCAATAATCCATTTAATTCTTCTTCAGTAAATACAGATTTTGTCAGGACCTTACGTTTTGTAGGAGAATCAATCTTCTGAATTACATTCTTATATCCAGGATATTCATCATCTAAGATGTTCTCTATATAGTTCGACATAGTAGATAATGAAGATTTCACTGTATGTAATCTATTTGAAGACCAATTTAACGTATGTAAGGCATGATCTTGAAACCGGATAAAATCCCTCTTTGTAATTTCTGTAAAATCCTTATTCTGATTATGTATCAGATTGTAAACAAAAAATGCTTCGATGTTTTTCTGATATATATGAATTGTAGATGGTGCCCTGTCTATGGATTTAAGGTAGGATAGAAAATCCCTCAGTAGTAATTTGTTTTCTGATTTTATCATTTTTATAGATTCATCATCTGTTAGAATATTTTTCTGTACTTTTCTTGACATAGCATTACCTCCTATTGGATTCTTGATATTGTAATATCCTTAAATATTATAACGATTTACTACATGAAATTTTGGTAAATACTAAAAATGACAGTTCACCATTTATGATGGACTGTCACAGTATCTTTTGATTTATCTTTAAATTTCAAAAGATAATCAAAAGATAAGATATATTATATTATCTCTCATTTATTCTATGATAATAATCATGCTGGAAACTTAAGGAAAGTTAAATCAATTTACTATCAACTTAGAAAACGCCATGTTTTAGCCATTTTTCATTTTTACCATTCTCATAAAACCCTGTTTTGGAAAGTTACCGGAAAGTTAAAATAACCATCTCGCCAATTTCCCACAAGTTGTAGGCGATTTGTTCTGTATATAATTGCTGATACATTCAAAAGATAGTCAAAAGTTATTCTGTTTCAAATATTGATTCAACTTCATCCTTACATCTTCTGCTCGGTTTTCTAATGCGCAATAATCTGGATAAGGTGATTGTAAGATGCTATCAACAATATGATTGTACATATCTTTCGGAATATCCATAGACAAAGAATACCTGATACCAGTTTTCTTATATGTTGGATACAATAGATGTTTTCCATAGGCTTCTGGTGTGTAGTAATCAAAATTGGACTTTATCATAATAGATCTCCATAATGATTTTATGCTGGTTTATTTTCTGTGTATTTTGTGATGATTTTTAATACATCCTCAATTCTTACAACTCCGTCAATCGTAAGGCTATTTCCGATACAAACCGAGCCTTCCATTTCTAAAATTTCATTTTTAATTTTAGATGATTCCTCTTTGGTCATATTTGTACCTCCCCATATATTCATTATATACATTATAACGATTCCAATCAAGAAAAAGAACAGCCCACCCTTCCGGATGGACTGCTCTAATTAAGTGGGACACCGTGGTCCGCTGGATCCAGCGTGATGCCCTCATTTTTACATTTTCTCCCCCATGAAATAACGGTTTGATGGGGTTTATCCGTTAGAATTCTGTTTATCAAAATATGCCTTACAAGTGTCATATCTGTAACACTCAATGCAATCATCGTGAACTTTATCTGCAATATAATCACAATCTGTGTCGAATATCATAATATTATCCATTGTGCCACCTCAATTATTTGATGTGGTTTTTGTTCTCCCGTTTTGCTCCGTAAATCTCCGCTAACGGGTCGATTATACCTTTTTCGGGTACATTTTAATAAACTGCGCCATCATTTTTCCCATCTTAACTCCCATCTGACTGTTCCAGTGCAATCCATCGCTTGTGTAGCTTGAAATGTTGATACTGTTCATTCCACTGCACCCCCACAAGTCAAGAACAGGAATGCTATATTCTTCGCACATTTCAATAATTACATCACGGTAATCTTTCAATGTGTGTCCGGCGGCGTTGATGCCAGATATCGGATCGGTTGAATAATTTCGCTTTGTCGGAGTAAAGAAAACAAGTGTTGATGTTGGTTTTCTCGTTGTCAATTCTTCGATAATATGTTTTACTGCTCCATAGAATGTGGTCAGATCGGTGTCTGTTTTTACTCCTATGGGGATATTCGAGCCGAAATCATTAGTTCCGCCCATAACGGTAATCAATGTCACCCCGGCTAAATCAACGGAATCCACACGGACACAAAATGCGGAAGTGTCAGATTCGCTTGCTTTCGCCATTGATGTTCCTGAAACTCCGTAATTGTACAATAACGCAAGTTCAAGATTATTTTTCATGGTATTTATATATGTTGCCTGTGCTGTAATGCTATCACCGATGGATGCTCCCATCATTCCTTTATACCATGATGTTGCATTTATCTTTTCGTTTACAAGTGCTTCGACTTGTTCGATACCTTTGGAATAATCATTGAATATCGTCTGCATCACTGTTCCATCTGCGTAATAATTGCTTGCTATACCACCCAAGCACCACTTCATATTATTTTCAGCAACATCGGAACGCTGTGAAATATCAACAGAAAATGTATTAGTGCCATCAGACAGAACAAATGTCCCGTCCTGATTATTCGTAACGGTCAACTTTGACATATCAAACGAAGGTATTCCGCTTACAGCCGCCCCATCAAATGTATATGTCCCAGAATTAAACAAAACAAACTTTCCATAAGATGATCCGGATGCAAGACATAATGCTAATGCCTTGAATGCGCCAGTGTAATAATCCGTATATGCCATTGTAACATATTTGTTTGTGGAATAATTGCAACTGATTTTATATATTCTATCGAATCGGTAATATCCCCATACTGTTGTCGGTTTCGTGGTCTGTATGACATTCTGCCCACTGATATCCATTACAAGATCCACACCACGATATATAATTTTGATTGCTAATCTATTATAATCGACATCAGATTGTACCACATCAATTTCGCCCTGAAGTTTAGTATCACACCCTTGAACCATTGCTGCCGGAGACGAATATTCTTTGCCATCAAATCCTGTTTTCATGTCATAAAGCTGGTTTGCGTTTGCCCTAATAGCATCACCTGCGGAGTTATAAGTCTGACCATGAACACCAATATGGGTGTCTGCTAATTCTGCATCTCCTGTGGTAGAACCTTCTGGAAGTGCTATAATGTTATCAATACGGCTATTTGCAGTTGCAAGACCACTTGTTAAGTTATCAATGTCACTACTAAGATCATCAATCTCACTATCGACATCATCAAACTTCGCATTATAGTCATTTGCTACTGTATCGAACTTATCTTTCAAGTCTGTCTGATCATTCAGTGTACCGGAGATAGTTCCCCATGCTACACCATGTTTTGTGATTTCTTCTGTCAGGTCATCCCCTGTCATGTAATAGGATTCACCGCCACCGACAATGTATGTTTTGTCAGTAGACTCTAAGGTTCTTTTCCGTCTTAATTCGCCTAATTTCTTATCTTCTGCCATTGATAAATTACCTCCGTTTTCTTATAACAGTAGAAGTCCACCATCTTCTAATAATAGATTTCCACCTTCTTCTAATTCCATATATCTTACGTATTCATACCAATCTGTTAAATCCGCTGATGTTACATTTAAACCGTCAAACATATCTTCTACATATGGATCCTCGTAATGTACTTTTCCAGTTTGTGTCCACCAGTAGATGATTTGTTCATTTTCCGATACGGTGAAGTATAAATACAATGGTTCTTCTGTATTAAATATTGTGTAGGGAACTAAACATCCCTGTTTATATTTCGATTTTACAAAAGATACAGGTCCAGATTTATTTGGAAGTTTCTCCGTTAGTAACTGGTTTAGTGCATTTGGATAATCTGATGTATCTCCTAATAATGCATAAGGTATGTTATCATTGAATGGGTAAGTTACCTTTGTTGCAAATTCGGAAACACTACCAATTTGTATTTTCCATACTACCTGTACTACTTGATTTACACCAACCTTTAAGACATTTTCCTTTAATATCTTCCGGTTTTCTGGAACATGCATATCCCAGTTTTCCTGATTGGGTGGAACAATACGATATCCAGCAAGTAGTCCGTTTTCATTACCTGATTGGAATGTTTTCTTAGACCAAAGACCTGCTTCTGTGATGAAGATATAGTCATTGTCTTTCGGTCTAAATTGCTTTAATGCACCTGTACTTATAATGGAACTAAATACAATGTCTATGGTTTTAGGTACTTCTGCTTCGTATTCTGGAACTACATCCCGGTAGGAAATGTCCATTCTTGGGAAGGTTGGACTAATCAGTTCCATATTGATTGTAGTATCTAAAGATGGTTGGTAGACATCATCTTCCTGTTCCCATAAATTGGTATCAAATACACTTGCCGGAATTGGTGTATCAGAAGTACATTTATATAAAATACCTTTATAGGTTACTTCATCACCAACACGATAATTGGATGTCACATCATAGGAACTCCAAGGCCAACCTAATCCGAACCATTTTCGGTTATTGTTCTTATCCGCAGAATAACCATCAGCACCATAGCCAGGAACATGTTCCATATATTCAACAAATCGTGCTTCTTCATTATATTGAAGAAATGCATTTCTTGCTAAATCATAATTTTCCTTCGCACGTTCGACTGCGCGTTTCTTCCTTTGGATTCTATCAGAACATATCGTACAATTTGCACATTCTTCGGTTGCAGGCCAATATTTACATTCATTCGACATAGCAACATTGGCTGCATCTAAAACTTCTTTGGCTTCGTTCATTGCCTGAAGAAGTGCCTGATATTCTGGATCGGATGAGTTTGGAACAGAATCACCAATACCTGCCGGAAGTCCTTCTGAATCTTGATCTTGATTGATAAGTCCCATTGTACCGAGGGAAATATATCTTGGTACAAAATTAGACAGCATAGAATAACCAGGATTCAGTCCATGTGTTTCATTTGGAAAGAAATCACCAATCAGATGATGTGCTATGCCAAATAACATGGAATTGGTAGCCTGATTATGTCCAATATGTTCTTGAACTACCTTTCCTGTAATTCGATCTATTACCTGTATGGAAACATTTTGCTTAATGCTAAGATGCTTTGCGGCATCTAATATTCCTTGCTTAGTCATTACTACCCCCTACGGAATCTCTGTAGTTGTAGATTCTTCATCATGTACTGTAATTGTTGTAGTCCTATATGAATTTGTTCCCTTGATCTCTAATGTATATTCTCTTGGTGCAAGTTCTTGATTCAGTTGATTATCCTCATGTTCCGGTTCATGCGCATCAACACGTCTATGTAAATTTGGATTGGTGAAACCTGTTACAATATCGTTATCATATTCAAATTGATTTAATATATTACCATCGGAATCTTGAACAACAGATGATTTCTGATAAACAGTAGATGGATACGGCTTATATATCGGTGTTGGTGGATTAGTGAAAGTGTCATATCCTGCAATATATTGTAGATTTTCAAAATCAGATCGAGTCCAATGTTTGTCATCACCACTTGTAGTTGTTTGCGTATTTGGCATAAACTTTGAACCCCCTTCTGCATAGTTTTCCCTATAAGATTATAAAAGGTTTGGTTAAGCAAAATAGAAAGTAGATACAATGTCAGAAATATTTCTTCACTGTATCCACTTTCTATGTGTTGTTATTTAATTATTTTTTCTCACTATAGTGTTTGTGTTATGGTAGTTTTGTGTTACTTTTATCTTATGTTTACGATTATTGTTGGTTATAAGCAGCACGCGGGTGCAAGGCCACGAGCAATGGACGCGAAGCTGTCGACGGCATCCCCGTCGTTATAGACAGCACAGAAGCGACCGGAACCGCTACCACGAGGTGAACGCTCCCACCAGCTATCGGACACTAAACTACTATTCCATTTCGGTAATTTGTATCTATTTGCTGTGGCATTAGCAAACCAAGCATATTGACTACCTTCACCCGCCTTGCTATAAGTCACACTACCAAAAATCTCAATTTCTGATAATAAGAAGCAATAATTACTGTCTGTGTTTATAATAGAACTTTGATTTCCTGCACTAGTTAATTTATCAACAGGCTTAACTAAATTCTTAAAGTAAGAAGGTAATGCATTATAGAATACATTATTACACCATGTTCTTCTAGCGCATGAAGTCCAACCGCCGACATTAGTATTACTACTATTCATGTAACCATGTTCTGTATTAGATGAACCTGTTGTATCAGTAACCGTAGCATCTCTCAAACAATTCTTTAAATCAACCGTAATCAATGCTTTTGTAATATTACCTACCGGAGTAGTTAAGGTATCATGATCGAAATCTAAAATCTGAAACTCTACTGTCTGTGCTCTATGGCTTTCCCCAACTCCAGTAGCTTCCATAGCTGCAAGGTCAACACTTCTCGTATCACCCAAATCCCAAACAGACTTAATCTCATCTAAACTTAGTATTCCATTATAATAAGCATTCACCATAGCAGTTATTTCATCATTTGTTCCGGTAGCCCATGAAACAAGTGCAGGTTTCTTTGGTTCATATGCCTTACGAGTATAATTTACACCATTATACATGATAACGCCCATAATGTTATTCTCTCCTTTATTATTAAACAGATTTTGTGTATCTAAGTACTACATATACTGGGCAAGATACAAAATCATTTCCTACTTGGTAGTCAAATGATGTTGAATTTACTGCACCTTGGAACCAATCATTTCCTGTCAATCCACCAACCGGAGCCATTTCCTGTGTATAAGATGATCCAACAACAAATGCTTTTTCTACATAGATCATAGATACATTTGCAATACTATGTGCTACACTTGCCAATGTATCTGCGGAACTTGTAGATGTAAATTGTAATGTTTTTTCGTATATCGTCTCACCGTCGATCCATGTTCCCACAACCTGTTCCTCAGTAGAGTAGGTGTGCATATTGGATGCTTCCGGGATCAGGTCAATCAGCGGTTGCTCCTTTGCAGGGAAGTATTCAATCCCCATCTCTCCAGTACTGCTCTCTATGTGGTTATAACCAAATAGTGATTTGATGGGTAGGTTGGTGGGAGTGACGGATGAGGTGGTGGGGGTGGCGAGTTCGTAGGCAACCACAGTGTTATATTGACTTATCAATGCCTTGGCGGCGGTTACATCACTGCCAATGGACGTAGGCAGATAAAACTCAATAGCACCTATATTGTTTCTACCCATCATAGAATACGGATTGTCGTTAATTTTTGTAACGCTAAAAACATTCGATATAAAGTTATCCATGCCGGGTTTTTTCCCGGTAGGTGGTGTCCAGATAAAATGGCTTGACGCACTGCTAGTTCCGTTGTGACTTAATGTGCCGTCTATCGCCGGATCGGCAACTGCCCATTCTTTCCTCACTTCCCCATTCACCACATCCTCACTTCCTCTGTATATAGCAGAGGGGTAGGTGGTGGTGTGGGTGGTGGAGGTGTAGGGTTCGTAGGTGGTTGGTGTTGTTCCCTTTTCACATTGATGATATTGATATGTATCAGTGGCTCTAAAAATCACATAACCCGTGATGGGTGCTGTGAAAGTTTTTGCTCCAATTTCACGGCGTCCATTGTATGTTATTGAACCCAAAGAAGGCATTGACGTGAAAAACCCGCCCACAAATTCTGCTTCGTCTGTTGTTACAGTATATTTTTGACCGCTTATAACAGGGGCAACACCAAACGAATACCCTGAAGCTGTTACAATTTCACCGTGCCCACTTATATTGACACCTGTTAATACTTCAAAAACAAAGTTTTTCCCTACCACTGAAATCGTACTTTGAGTGTATGCGTGAATCGGTCGCACATTGTCGGGGGACGGCGTTCCTGTGCCTTCCTGATATCCCTGAATCGTGGTGGTACACTTGACAAGCGGTGCGTCTGCTCCGTCCTCAAACTCAATCGGGTTGCCGCTTGCAGTCTTGGTCACGTCTGCATCCGGAAGGTCGGAGTTGTGCCACTTGTCAGAGGTTGGATCATAGAGCAGAGCCTGTCCGTCGGTAGGGTTGGTTATTTCGGTATCGGTCAAACCGGAAAGTGTTCTTATAATTTCTGAGTTTGTTTTAGAACTACTCCATACAGTATCAACATCCGTATCACTATCGTTGATGATATCTGTTGGATCTACTTCTTCTGCTGCTACCCATTCACCATTTACAACTTTAAGGATTTTTCCATCATCTTCTGAATCAACTTCGGGAAGTTCCGCCGGAACATAGTAAATAACACCATCAATAGAAAGTTTTACTAATGGTTGTTCTGGATCATCTTCTGGATTTGCAGTTACTTCAAGTGCAGGTGCATCATAAATGAAGTAGATTGTTCCATTATGGATTTCTTCATCAGTAAGACTATCATAAGTTTTCTGCGAAATTGGCATAAAATGTGCATTACCTACGGAGTAAACATCGTCAAAGATTTTCAGTTTATTCAGTTCAGCAGTAGCATCTTCTGCTGGATTTGCTTCTACCGGAGTTGCATTTTCCAATTCATATGCAATAGATGTTTCATTCCACTTTGCAGAATCCCAAGTACCTGTTGTACCATCTGTATTACACTTATACAGTTTCTTGTTATGAATAACAAGTCTGCCCTCATCATAGGATTCAGATGGATTGTAGGTTTCAGAGATAATAGCAAGTATTGCCTGAATATCTGCGGAAAGTAAATCTACATCACCTTCAATCTCAGACAGAATCTGCGTAATGGTAATCTGATCCCATTTTGCTGGATCAAAGTCACCTGTTACATTATCATCGTTGCATTCATATAATACATTGTTGTTGTAAACCCTGTCACCTGTATTGTATTCTTCAGATGAAATGTATTGTGGTGCGATACTGGACATAACTGCGACAACAAGTTCAAGATCGCCAAGTTCTTGCCAAGCATCTCCATTCCATACAAATTCTTTTCCATCGTAGGCAACAAAATCACCTTCTTTTGCTTCTACTTCCTGACCATCAATTACAATCGGATTCGTAGTAGAACCATCGGTAAGTTCGGTAGTTGTTACACCTTTGTAAGTTACACCACCAAGACCTTGTTGTAAGATTTCAAGTAGGAGTTCTTCTACTCTTGTCTGTGGTGGATAAAGTTTATTTTCTTCTCCAAGGATATTTTGCAGAATTGCTTCTATCCTTGTCTGCGGATCATCATGTCTTTTTCCCATAATTCACCTCGTTATGATATGTTTTATAAAATTATATAAGGTGTGGAATAAAAAATGTAGGGCAGATATAATTAGATTACATCCACCCTACGGACATAGAAGGAATTATTTGCTGATTACATATCCATCCTTATCGAACTCGTATTCGATTTTATCAATCTTCATACTACGATTCTTAGGATACCAACTGGTTTCTGTCTTGAACCGCTTACCATTAGAAGTTGTAACCCATGAACCCTTCTTGCTATACATCTGCTTACCGGACATATCAAGTGCAAGTCCATCAATCCATTCACCGTAAGCCCTATGACCATCTGGATAGAAGAAATACTTGAACTTATCTACTTCCTTCCAACCTGTGTACATTATACCATTTGCACCTAAATAATAGTAATCGCCTTTGTATAGTACCCAAGAGGAAGTTACCATCTCACCGTCCTGATTGTAGTAGTACCACTTACCGTTCTTCTTAACCCATCCGGTCTGAATCGGATTCTGACCGATGTAACGCTTTGCACCTTCATGTGCACAACTCCATCCTGCCTTATGTTGCATCCAAGTTCTATTAGAACTGTCAGAAGTAAGCGCCTTACATTCTACTCTATCACCCTTATTCAGAGTACCGATAGATGAATAGTTGTTTCCAGGTCCTTTACGAATCTGTAAGTCATCATACATTACATTGTATGTATCACCTACTTTGTATCCATCAAGTTCCTGCGGTCCGGGTTCTGGACTTTCATCATAAACAGGATATCCATAATCAAGAATATCATTACTAGACCGATTGTAACTTTTTGCTTTTACACCAGATACTCCGTTGGATACATAACAGTTACCTTCATAGGTGTAAATCATCTTGTCAGTTACTTTGTAAACAAATCCAATGTGTCTTGGATATGGTAAATCTCCAAAGTAAACTGCACAACCTACTTTCGGGGTGTTACCTACTCTACCGATTGATTTCAGATATTCTCTTGAATATCTTACACCAGCACCCATGGAATTCTTCGGTCTGTTTAGAACTTCTCTTGCTCTATCTACACCTAGGGCTTGTATGAAATTCCAGTCGAAAAACACAGTACACCAATCGTAGCCGTATTTTCTACCGTTATACCACTGCCAAGAATCCATATGCTCATCAATATCGAGAGCATACTTCGATTTCTTGTCCTTGCAGGTGTATCCGGTATCAACTTGAGTAGCAAATGATTTTATTACTCTTTCAAGTTCTGTCAATACTGTCACCTTCCTTTCTATTTAATTATTATATGATAAAGGGGATTATCCCTCTCTCCATTCAAATACCTTTGTGAATCCTTGTCCTGCCGGAACTACAATAGGTTCTTCGAGAACATGATGGACAAACATAAAGTGGTAAATATATTCTGAATCCCCAGGTATTGAATTGTGTACATTTTTGTAGATTCCAAGTTCTCGAATAGTTATCTCCGAATCAGTATTATTATCCCCACCAAATTCAATAGTTGTTACCATCTGATTACCACTAGAATTGACACGTATTTCTGTAGTATAGTTGTCAAACGAACTTGTAATATCTGCATTTAAATCTGTATCAAGTGCAGTAGGTGCAGCATCACTTGATCCAACTTTACTGTATAATTTATATCTAAGAGACCTATTTTCTGTTATTCCTTTAAATGCATCATTGTCAATTTGTGTAGAACTATATCCAACCATAACATCCGAATATGATGGACCTTCTACACTTACACAACCAGGAATTGTTATAGATGAAGTAGATCCGAGCTGAGGTGCAGTTTTCTCCATATACTGTTTATATGCCCAATAGTTACTTAATATCATAATTATGTTCCTCCTACTAACTATGTTATGCATCATGTACTGATATTGTAGATGTGCTACGTTCAATTTCTGTGATTGTAACTGCACTTATAGTTGATCCACCACCCTTAGGGAGTGGAACCCATTCACCATTCACCTTGTTATACATTGCTACAATCTTGTTATTTATATCATACTGTGTATAGAAATCACCATTATTTCCAAATGGATCGGATGTATCATCAGGTGCATCCATACCACTAAATGTAAATGTACCTCGCACGTTTGCGTAAGATGTTTTTCGTGTTCCTAGTTCTTCATTGTCAATTAGTACTACATCGTCTTCAGTTAGTTCATACTCTGCCGGAACGTCTGGATAGTTACAAATGCGTCTGCCCACTATTCACTGCCTCCTTCGTCATCATTGTTATAATTTGTAGCTCTTACATAAGAATTGTTTTCATCAAGTACAACAACATCCTCGTTGTCAAGTATTGCATCTTCCGGTTCGTGAATGTTTGGAATTTCTTCATCCATATGTAAATCACCTACCGCAATTTCACCATTCTGAATATGTGGTGTAATTTCGCCATTGATAGAAATATTTTCATCTGTAATTGGATAAGATCCATCATGGTTATATGCAATACCGAATCTCCTGTTATCTGGTTGCAATGAAAGTGCATCACCGATAACACGCATGATAGGATTAACTGCCGGACGTGGATTGAGAATATCTTTGGATCGTTCAGAATCAATTGTATACACTTCATCACTAACTGATTCTTCACGTGCCTTATCATATCTAAGATTCCAAGGTTTATTTCTCCCACCTGGTAAATCATCCATTTCTACATCTGGAAGAACATAATCATCAGGATATTCCATTGTTACATCCTGTGGGTTCCACCCAAGTCCGAAAATGGGTTTCTTCATTGGAATAAGAGATTTCATAATATGTTCATTATTACAAAGTTGCAGAGAATATAATGTTCTATACCCAGGGTTTATATCATTTGATCTTGCCTGAACTGGATCATCATCTAATCCACCTTCATAATCTGCATTACGATACCAAACATCCCTACGTGTATCTGACAAATGTTCTGGATATTTTGGATTACGAACCATAGAATCTTCATGACCATATACTAAGTCACTCGGTTTTAATCTTTGCATCCTTGCATAATCAGTTCTACTATAGTGTCCAACATGAGTAGAACCGATAGAAAGTCCAACATCATTCCTATTTGTAAGTCTTGCATCAATGGATAACTTTGTTCTTGCGTCCATACGTACACCGGAATTTTGGAAACAATACATACCTAGTGGTCGTACATATTCAATACAAGCATCTACAGGAATCTTTTCTGAAAAATAGACTACATCAATATATCCTTCCGCAGTATGTGGTGTAACAGATACTGTATTTATCGGAAGGGACGTATCTTCCAATCTATCGTATAGTATTTCATTCGGTTCTACAGTTTCTCCATTATTATTTACGTATCCTGTACCTGCAACTAAATCAATGTCAAACTGTTTCAAGTTTGCTTCTGCTGCAAGCGTAACACCATCTTTGCTTCCACGATTTCGAATCATGGACATGAAATATACAAGTACAAATCGATTAAAGGAAGTGGGAAGTCTATCATCATATTTAAATCCCATAGTATCTGCAAGCATCCAAAGAAGATTCGCAGGACACCGAAGCGGATCATACAAATCAAGTCCATTTTCCGTATCATAATGGATTTTCTCAAGACTTGTTGCTATCCAGTTTAGAAAAAATCTGAAGTCCTGACTATCTGTATAAATGTCAGGTACAGATATATCTTTAATCTGCATATGCTATCTCCTTGTACTTACTAAACATTCCGGTGCGATTGTAAGATTTGTTGCAGAAGTACCTGGGTCAAGAAACCTCGCGAACGAAATTAAATTGAAGTAGGATGGGTCACAATTACTCCAAACTACAACAGGATTGGTTGCGGAACCTGCATCAAAGTAATCAATTCTGGTATCTGAGTTCTGCACAATCTTAACAATTTCCATAGTAGTCGGCTTCTGCCCCATACTACGATTTGCAGGTGAAAAATATAATGCTAAGTTTTCTTTTACCTGTGCAATAATTGTTTTTGCTACATCATTTGATACAGGTTTCTTTGTATATATCTGACCTGCAACATAGAAATTGAATACTCTAACATCACCGAACTCAAGTTCGACTGACATAGCCTGTAATGGTCGATAATCACGTTTTATCGCTTCAATAAACTGTGCTGGTGGTTTATACTTAATGAACACCTGTCGATTTGAAAACTTTGCGGTAGATACTTGACTTCTTCCCCACGTAGATGAAGTTGCAAAATCATTATGAATTGCAAAACACATTGCTGTGTATGTCTTAAAGTTTGATACGAATTCCTGTGTAGGTACAGTATTTACACTTACCGGAATCTTAATCAAATATCCAGGATATACTACGCTATCTTCTGTCAGATTGTTATATGCAAGAAGTTCTGCATAGGATACACCGTATATTTCTGCAATCTGCAATAATGTCTGACCTGCTACAACTCTATGTGTTGTCTGTGTTGTAAGAAGTTCAGTATTAACTTTTGAAATCCAATCAATATTTTGATCTCCGGCAGGAAAATCATAATTTGTAAGATACATCTTGCGTTTTTCGGTATCTGTTAAGTTGGTATCCTGATAGATAGCAAGATTTGTTTCCATTGCCTTTTGGCAATCAAGCACGATACCACAATCAACCCCAGCTTCACGATTTAAGAATCTTGTAAAGTCTGGAAGTGTAATAAGACTATCCCAAGTATTGATGTAATTTCTACTATTCAGATATGCTTCCTTAGCAGTTTCAGGACTTCTACCTGTTACAGTATAGGTATTTGGAAGTTCTACTGTATTGGAAAGATTTGAAATCGACCATTCGTTTGAAGTTTCATCCGGTAATAATGCGGAATCCTTTGCCTGAAGGTAATTTGATAAAACATCCTGACCGACACATCCAATCACACCAGAACAATCAATCCAATAAACCATAAGATAAGAATTGGCATCATAATTTTCCAACTGATCCAAATAATTACTAATCTGAATCTGTGCATTGGAATATGAATCATAAGTTACTGCGAATCTAGGCTCAGGTGTAATAAAATCTGATGGGCTTGCTACTTGCACCCACTGAGTTGCTAAGAAGTCATCATCATCTTTTGATGCCTTTGCCTTAATCCAAATAGCAGTAGTATCAATATGCTGAGAAGGGATGTTGATGATATAATTATTCTTCTTAATGTAATCAACTGATACAGAGTAGTATCTAAACTCACCTTCAATAGCAACACGTGTAACGCTTTCACCGCCCTGAAGTGTTACTTCATCTGTATCTACAAACACGTTGATATTATCAGACACTACGGATCTATGACTTCTGGAATTCGTAGAACCATAGGTACTTGAAAGTGGAAGGATGTTATAAGTGATAATCCTTGACTGATTTGTAATATCGGTATAGGCATTGAGTGTTGCAAAATTAGCACCATTGAATCCAAAGTCAAATGTAATTGGATTATCTGTATTATTTGTAAAGGTTACTTCTGTTCTTGCGGCTGTATACCATCCAAGTTCATAACCAATCAAAGAGAACAGACGTTCGGCATCTTTTCTTTGACGAACCGTAGGTGCAAACATTTCTGTAGCAAGTGAATCAAGGTTTACACCAAGCATATCTGCTACACTTGCTAAAAACTTACCAAGAACTACACCAGGATCAGCATCTGCTTCCGGTTTCCAAAGTTCAGTCATCTTTGGAACAAGATCCCAAAAATCTTCCATAATGGATGTATAGTCCCTACTTGTATATTTCACTATACCCTTTTCAATGTAATCTTCTGAAGCCATCTACTATCCCCTTCCAAATAATTTCTTTTGTTCATCTTGCAAATCGATGGTAACATCTACAGTATCTTTATAGATTGTCTGTAATCCGACTGTCATCTTTAATGTATTCATATCTTCTACAACACTGGAAGTATGATCCATATCTGTAAATAAAAGTCCATCTGCAAATTTAGTTTGTTCTGCATCTACACAAGGTTCATGTTCGCTTAATTGTGCTTTAATTCGTTCCCGAATAATTGCTTTCGTATTTGGCGTATTATATTGCCACAAATACTGTTTCAATCCTACACCAAAGGTAGGATTATTATATAATTCTGTAGGTTCAGTAAGAATCAGTAACCTCGTCCTATTGACAATTGATTCATTTCCGCGTTTTACAGCAACAGTATTTCTTGCCAAGTCAATCATATTTGGAAAACTTAAACTTGTAGTATTATCCATTAGCCATTACCCCCATCTGTAATTATAGATGAATATGATCCACCAGTTAATCCTAAAACTAAAAATTTAGAGTTCTTGTCATTCGTAGATATGAGTGCAACTACTTCACCATCATTCGGAATATGTGGCAACAGCAATGATGGATAGTATGGAAGATTTTCATCTGTAACATAGTTACGAACCTGTTGCCCCTTATATTCTCTTTGGCTTACAGGACCATGGATAGATGGGATTCTAACCTGTAACATAAGAGTTCCATCACCAGCATATTTATAAGTTTTTACATATCCATTTACAATCATCTAAGATACTCCTAATTTAGGGAAGAAACTTTCTGGATTTAACGCATACTTATTTCTCCAAGATTGGTAATTATTATCATACCATTGACCATTTAATTCACCACCGCTTAATGTTTCCATGTGAAGATGTGGTGCCATTCCGGAAAGTCCAGTTGCACCGACATATCCAATCACCTGACCTGCTGAAACAGATGCTCCAACTGATAAAGTGGATGCAGATTTCATATGCTGATATAAAGTATAAAAGGTGTTTCCGCTTGAGTCTGCTCCATGATCTATAATGATGTAATATCCACGTGCATTTGTACTTGATTTTTTATGTACTTTACCGGCCATACAACATTTAATCGGTGTTCCAGATGGTGCACCTATATCAACGCCACTATGATATTTTGTTGCACCACTTACACCTACATATCCACGATAACCAAAACCAGATGAATATTTTCCAACTGCAACAGATTCTATCGGCCATACTAAATAGGTTGGATTGGTTGTTGGTGATTTTTGGACTGTAATGTTATTTGAATAATCTGCACTTTCGGATGTAGATGTAGTTGAAATCTGATTCCAAAAATATTCTGCATTTTGTTGACGTTTTTGGGATGACACATCTACATTCGCAGGTCGTTCGAATACACGCACAAACCGATCAGCCGCTTGTTTAGCACCTGCTAATGTGTTAGGTACAGATTTCAATTCTGATACAAGATTAGGATAACTTGTATTCAATTCATGCAAAAGATAATCGATCTGACCGGATAAATTCGTTGCCCAATCTTTTCCAACATAATTTTTCATAGCAGTTCCACGGGCATTGTGCCATTGGCATATTCCAAATGAAGTTCCTTTATCACCAACACAATCTGTTCTAAAATCACTTTCCTGCTTTATATTTGCAATAATGCCTATCGCACCAGCGGTATTGTACCCATGTTGCTTCAAATAAGTAACTATTGTTCGTGGAATACTTGCAAGTCCATCTACATTATCAACAGAACCACCAACTGATGTTGTTCCACCACCAAGTCTATAAATACTGCCAAGTAGCCCAGTATAATTCACTACTGCAAGTTTTACATCAGTTTTCTTGGTAGATGGCTTACCTGTTGAATCTAGGAATGATACTTCACGGATAGATGCATCTGCTTTTGTGCTTTCTGTAGTATATAACTGTGTAGAATAGACTTGATCTACCATATAGGTAGATTGTTGTGGTTCTGCACCATCTACTACTGTTCCAGATGTTTTTGTAGTATAGGGTACTACACCACCAGACTTAGACCAATCAGGTCTTGCATAAAATGCTATATTTTCGCTATTCCAACTATAGGATGATCTTCGAATCTTATTACTGTTATTTCCTTCAATTGTATGTACCGTGTATTTTGCAGGTGTTTTTGTTGGATCACCATTTTGTACTTTTTCCACAGATTCAACAATACCAACATGACTTCCAGACCAATACCGTTTCTTATTACCATTTCGAAATGCAGATAAAGTCTCACTACGAAATGCACTCCACAGGAATACAATTAAATCACCTTTAGTTGGTACAAAACTACTTCCCCACGCAGGACCATCATATCTTGTTCCACCATATGTCTTGACTATGCTTTCACAAACACCACCTGCACATGCAATACTGGATTGAAAATCGCTCGGTGTACTTTGCCCACGTACAGGGAATGATTTACCTGCAAGACCGGAACTAATACCCATAGCAACCATAGTTGCAGCACACCAATCACTATGGACACCAGTAGTTGGACCAACCCAATCTTCTCTACTTTCACCCATATGAGAACTAAGTGTATTTATTGCAACATTTGCAGGATGTAATGGATTTGAAATATCATACATAATTCATCACTTCTTCCAGTTATCAATTATATTTACAATTCGGTCACAACCGGAATATACCTTTGTTTTACGAACACCCAGATTTTCATTTGCGGCTTCAATAAGTTCATTATTCCCAAGGTACATAGCAACATGGTGTGGATAGTGCATTACGTCCCCCGGTTGTGCCTGTTCTAAAGTAACAACTTTTCCAAAGGATGTTGTAAGTGTAGTTCTTGCACCGGATAAATTCATACCAAAATGTTTATATACTGCGCAGATAAAGCCGGAACAATCGAAACCATCCCCAGGCTTTGTACCCATAGCACCCCAAACATAAGGTGAACCAATAAACTCTAAGGAATAAGTCACTAATTGTTCTCTTAAAGTTTTTCCCTTTGTATTCTGTGTAACTACGGATGCATTATTCATTGTCACAAGTTGATTTGTTGCAACAACACCGTCCTCCGGCTTTGTTCCATCTACATCAAATAAGGATGGATCTAATAAATTATCAAGTACAGATAAATCTTTTACATGGTCAACTAAATACAGATAAAATTCATCTTGCCATTTATCCCACGATATATTATTTAATGTATTTCTGGAACATATCAATCCCATCCTACCGCTAAATCCTAAATCGGATAATGAAGTATTGTACTGTGTTAACAATGAATCATTTAATTTCTTGCTATTTCCAAAACTTGATATATCCAACCATGCACCAAACTTAGGTGGATGCCTATATAATTGATATTGAAAATAATCGATTTCTGTTTTGGCATCTGCTACAGTTTTTGCTCTGCATACCGTATACAATCCGTATTCTATTTTAGAAGACTCTAATTTTGATAATTGCTTTTCTAAGTCAGGATTATCGAACTTTTGCGTTCGCTTCCCCTTAGAATCAAATCTATATCCGGCTTCCACGATTGCACTAACAACACCGAGATTAACCAAATGCTTATAATTAACTTCTGCACCCCTACCGAACATAGCAACATATGGATCAAAGTTTGTAGGATTCAGATTTAATGATTCTACAAGATTAATCCCACCAGATAGCCTTGATGCCTGTGCAATAATTGTTCCATACAATTCCTTATTTGTATTTGTATCATACTGTAGCCCATCCGTAGTAACATATGTGGATAGTATGGATGAATAGGCATCTATGTATCCAACACCTGTCATAAGATTTTTCTGTATAGACTTATTGAAGGATACAATATCTTTATTTGTTACATTCTTATATCCACCATCACCAACAGGTGTTATAGAGGTGAAGTAAATTGCACACCCAACGGATATACATACGGCAACAAGTTCGTTTATCTTATTTGCATATTCCTTAGGTTTTATCGTAGTTGTATCAAGCCAACTACCCATAATACATACTGCGGAATTATTGTCAATAGAATTGGCAAATGGTAATGTAGATGATAACCAAGTGCATGTTGCACCTTTATGTGTGAACCATAGATTCAAATCTGTGCCAACTACATTATGTAATTTTGTTGTTCGCTCATCACCAACAAATATAATCTTCCTCATATTATTTCTATCCACACCAAGTTGTGTGTTAACTACGGTAACAATATCGGAAAGATTATTTTCTACCCAAGTTCCTGGATCTTTCTTCTTTGAATTAAACCATTTATGTATTAGAATATTCTGTTTTGCTACAGATCCACCAGAACCGGACTTTACACCATAGTCCTTATCATCAAGCCACTTTAGTTCTTTTATATTATTCCGAATACAAATATCCACTAATAAATCTTGAAGTGCCTTTACAGATGCGTTACTAAGTGGATAGGGTGATTGATCCGTAGATGCAGAAATCTGTATTGCAATAGACCGATTATCACCACCAGTACTTGATAGAGACATAGCAGCATTGGATTCATCTACAAATACTGCAATATTTCCCTTTACATCAATACCATAATGGCATGATGATTTATTCTTTGGATCTTTATAGATTTTACCCATACTATCCAATGATAATACAGAACATGGACAATGAATGGATATAGCATCTATATCACGTTTTCTTTCTGTATAGTTTGGTGAGATAATTGCTTTCTTTGCTAAACTACTATATGCCATAACTATTCACCTGAATTGTCGGTCATTTCTGATAATGTAGACTCATCCACCGGAGCATCCCAATCAGATATGTAATCTTCTTTATACGCATATTCATACTTTGTCTGCAAGCCACCGTAAATTAAAAGATTTGCATCTGCCTTATACCAAGTTTCCTGCCCCAACCGGACTGGCCAATTCGATACATCCTTTAAATACACTTCCACATGAACATACTTATCAACACTGCCTATGAAGAATTCTTTATCAAGCATATCATTCATATTCACTGTGACAGATTTCAATTGCTTATAGCATACGCAAAAAGACGAACCAGTTTGTACAACAACAGTTCGCCCTGAATTCTCAGAACCAATATAAACAACTCTGCCCTTATATGCGGTAAACACATTTGTTGCAGATATATCAAGTCCTGTATGAAATTTGCCTAACTTCTTATAATCTTCACTATTCTTATCCATTACGCATGGCTTAAGAATTTCGGAATCTTGCATTGTTATCGCACAGTTTGTGATAATCATGAAAGTTACCTCACTTAACTAAATTCGGATTGCATATGTTCGTAGGTTGGGAAAAGTGTTCCAAAATCTACTTTGTATTTTGATTTTATATTACTCGTAGGTACATAAGAATTTGATGGTGCTCCTTGTGAACTACCGGAAACAAAAATACCTTGTGCAGAAGCAACTTGATTTGCAGAGCTTGTTACAAGTCTTTGTAACTTTAATGTGGTTACAAAAGTTTCTCCGATAGAATGTCCTACGGAAATTATGTTATATATTCCAGATACAGGTGACAGTGTATTTCCTGACATTACAAGTAATGAAACTGGCTGTGCAACATTATATTTCTTAACACTACCTGGAATAGTTACTTGAAAATCACCGGAAAACTGAGTTGCAATTGCATTTAAATCATTGATGATATTCACCGTTTGGAATACATCAGACATAGACTGACTCCAACTGTTTACAACTTCAGCATCTTGAATAATTGTATTACCACTACCATCTACTGCAAAACCGACAGATGTAAAATTCATATCAGTCATGTTATATGCAACACCATTATAAGAACCAGACAGTGTTAGGATATTTGTTTCGGATGTTCCATACTGTAATGTATCACGAAGTTGTGATACTGTAAGTCCTGCATTACTCTTATAATGAATTGTACCTTGGGAAGTCATTGTTGGTTCATCAATCCAATAGGAGAATGAAGAACATTGTGGTGTAAGATCAGTTAAACTCTTCTTCAAAAACTTTGTTATTGGTGACACAGTTACATTATTTATGACTTGACTTAACTTCTTTATCCCATTAACAAGTCCGGCGCAATCCCTTGAACCACTGTAAGATTTGGATAATTTAAGAAGTCCTGGGAATGTATCATAATCATCTTGCCCATTATATGTACCTCGAACATATTGATTGAAACTTGTAGTGAGCGCACCGTGAGTAATCAATGTTGGTGCATCATTATGGTCTATATCCAAATTGTAATAAGTATCTGCCTTTACAGCCTTTGCTAAACCTTCAACTACTGCGGAAGGTTGAACAATTCCAGATAATTCAGGAATACGAAGAACAGGTAAACTACTTTGTGTTGCCTGAGATGCATATCCAGAAATATCATAAGTCATATACAGACCGGATGTTGATACTTTAAACTGCAAAGTAAACCCTTGATAAGATAAATATTCAGAAATATTCCCCTGTTCGTCTAACCAACCAAATGCAAAAGCTACAGGGATTCCAGATGAATTTGGGTATGCACTTGCAGCTTGTGCAGCTGAATATAATAGTGCTTCAAACGCTGCAACATTGGATTTCTTAGATGAATCACCACCAACAACAACTTTAAGATTCCATGAAGTAAAACTTGCTATTTCACTATTGGAAAGTTCAAGTCTTGAAAATGGTGATGGTATCTCAAGGCCAAAATCTGTTAAAGATACATTTGCCAGTGCGAATGACACCCATGCCTGTTTCTTCATAAATAAACCTCTAAACTGTAGTTATAGGAACATTCATACATTTAATCAATTCATCTACAAGTTCCTGTGTTTTATCTGAAAATCTAAATTCATCCTTATGTTCTGTGTACCATGAAAGTGCAGTTGATTCAGGATTCTTATAAGAAAATGAGTGCCAATCACAAAGCATTTCGCAGATATAATCTAATGGCATATCCATAGGAACAATATCACCGGAATCTCTTACAAGTACCCAATATTGCCAATGATGGGGATTCACATGCTGATGATGTAACCAAGCAAGATCAAAAGCAAGTTCATCATTATGGAAATCATCACCGTGTGGATAAAAATGGTTACAATATGGAATGAACTCCACATCTTCTAACTTAGAAAGATCGTGTTCATTCACATGTGATTCTGCAAGATCGATAATATATTGTTCATATCCATTCTCAACCATGTATGGCTTCAATACATTATACCAAGACGACTTTACACCACCAATATGATCGTTGAGATACTGATAATATTCATCTTTCCGTGGATTCATACATGTATCAACGGGTGTAAAATTTTTGAATTTTTTATGCTTTGTTATAATCATATGTTACTCCGTTCCAAGGTTCAAAGTCAGTGGGCTTACACTTGCTAAACACTCACCCTTGTCAAATAGCTGAGTGATATTCTTAGGTATAATAAGTTTTTGTCCCGGTCTTGCGGTGAATCCATCTTGAATACCATTCACATAGGCAATTATCCAAGCATATTGTGCTGAACCAAGTAGTTTGTATGCAATCAAATCTAATCGGTTAGATTCACTTTGAGGTACTTCATAGTAGTTTACTTCAATATGAGTTTCAAATGGATTCGGTGTTTCTAAAGCAATAAAACGATTCTCAGGATTTTGTGGATTGTTTATTACTTGTCGAAGCCTACGGTATCTGCATATATGATTGAAATCTCTGCATACACCATATTGAATACCTTCATGTTCTATAATTTGATATGGTTCTAATGTATTGTAAAACTTCATCTAAATCTTAGCAGGATACCCAAACTTCTATAAGTCTGGGAGAAATGCGGTTAAGCAGTACCCTGTATTCTCCTTTCCGTTAAATAACTATTAGGCGTATACAGATATTTTAATTTCTTACAACTGATACTGCCTTTGTTTACCTTATCCCCATGTAGATTTCTTATATCAAAAAATCCACTGGCTCTTCTTCCAAAAACAAAATACTCTTTACCATCAAAACCTACCCTATCGAATAACCGGAATCCCTTTACCATATATTCAGCCTGATTACGATTGCGTATGCCACCTTTATTGATCGTACACTTATGTATCTGTCTGTTATGACAACGTACTTTCTTTTGGAAAAATACTACACCTTCTGATATAGCAGCAGGATTTCCACTGATACATCTTGCATCTACATAATGTTCCTTAGGCAACGAATTCTCAATTCGCGTATTTTTTGTTATATAACCATATGTGAGACTCACATTAGAATATAATTCTTTTAATCGGTTATAGAAAGCCCACCGCATGATCCCCATGAATGTAGCATCTTTAAATACCATACCTCTTCTTATGGTCTTGGGAAGCTTGACCGCTCCGCTATGATAGCCTTTATGACATGTCTCGCATAGGGTAATAAGGTTGTTCGGGGCATTTCCACCTGTCTTACGGCTCTCTATATGATGTACATTTAGTATCTTGTCTTTTGACTTACCTTTGCAACACTGACATGTATGACCGTCACGGAATAGTACATATTCCCTTACGTTCCAGAAGTTGAGCTGTTCACCTCGCTGATATCCTTCTCCAGAGATATCAGGATTCTTGATTTTCTGAATATCAAAAGAAGCTACCTCAACAACGATCTTAGATATCGGAAGTATCTTATATGCGTCCTTTACCGCCCGCAGATGTGTATCAACCTTATTCTGAACAGAAGGTGCAAGCCAGCCGTCAGGTCTTCGTCTGTTATCAAAACGTGCTTTGCGATACCTGGTTTTACGGTTTCTACGGCTTCTTCGCTGTTCTCTTCGTGTGGAAAGCAGTTTTACTATATCGTTTCGCAACTCTACATCAGCCTCATAAAGAACTTTAGTTTCTGTAGTTGCTGAAATGCCGATATGTTTACTTCCAGCATCAACACCGAGAAAAACATTTTGTGTATGAATCGAACTCTTGTACATTAGTTGAATCGTAAACGGGCATCTCTTAATGACTCTTGCCTTATTAGTATTAAGCAATCTCCGAACTTTGCCGTATCTTTCCGTAGGCATAAGTGGATGTCCTGCTATATCTAGTACGTATACCATTTTGATACGGCCCCTTTCGTAAGATTTGATATGTTTTTCGCTATAAGCCGGTACATATAGACCGTAATGCAGCCTTCGCCAATGTTATTGTGAGGTTTGTACGTAAGCAACACTGTTCCTACCCATCAGAACTGTTTAATCACTTACCTTAGAGCTACAGATTAGGCTGTACGTCCGTAGGTAACTATATATTCTCACATAACGTAGTTCTCAAAGAACTTAGGCTAGTCAATAAAGGCTTTTCAAGTCCCAACTTCTAAAATAGCGAAGCTATTTTAGAAGTGGTGGGTTATTGACACTATCACCTACCAATCAATGGTAAATTCTTAACTACACTATAGTTCAGCGGTTCATTCGATACTTCTGTAATCTGTAAATCTAACTTGCATTCAAGCCACCAACCATCAAGTCCTATTGGACCGCTCCATGTTGTATTTACATCTGTTAATATTCCACGAATAGAAACTTTACCGTGAATGAATAATGTTACGATTGCAGTATCTACCGCAGAACCCCTATATTCTGGATAACAATTTGCTTCACAGAATCGAATTAAATCATTTGCCTTCCCATCTCTATGGTCGCCTGTCCACATATCTCTATGGAAATGGAAGGAATATGTTTGTGTTCTTGGTCCAGATTTCGTATAGATTTGCCAAGGCTCATATTGATAAAGCATGTCAGGCATCGTTGTATATTCTGCTTTTCTACTATCAGAAAGTTCTTCAGGATATACTGGAAAATCTCTTGTATTTCCGTAAATGGATGTTTGTAGTGTTACTTCACCCCATGGGATATGGAATATCTGCATTGGGTTTGGATTTAGTATTGCATTTAACATATCTAAGTCTGAACTAGATCTGTTTGCATATGCAACTTCATTAAAAATAGATGGGTCAACCTCATTTGTGTTATATAATGAATTTGAAACCTGTTTGAATATTCCCTGTGAAACCGGAACACCATCACCAAGTACATCTTCAGAACTCGGTAAATAAATTGTGTCTGGTACTTTAATTGTCCCAGGAAGTACATTCCGTGCAGAAGTAAGTTTCCAACCATCAACATCCATAAGTGCAGCTTTTTGGAATATATCTGTATCTGATGTCATAGAACTAAGAATAGATATCTTCCTAGATGCAGAAACTGGTTCAGATTCAGCAACAATCGCATTGCAGGATTCTATGTATGCTTCACCAACATTTGGAACTCTCTGCATATTATTTACATGCAAAAACGAATTTAAATCAGAACCAAGTCGATCTGACAATTCAGTTAATGTTGTAGATTTATCTATTTCCAAAAATTGCATCTAAATCACCATCCAGCACATATCACGAATTTAAGGCTTTGAGCCTAAGTGATTTTATAACATGTGGCTCACCAAACATTGTTGGTGGCCTGTGTTTTCTCTGTTCCAATGTAAGTTTAGTCAGCCATCCTACACTCTCGTTATAGCAAGCAATCGAACTCTTTGCATCAAATTCATCATATAAGTTATCTGTCCCAAGTAAAACAAACAAATCGTGCTTATCTTTCTGTTCAGAAGTATCACTTATTACGAAACCAAGCATATAACTATATACCCAATTCGGAAGTTTATAATCTGTTTCTGTGCTAATCTTTAAATTGTGGATATGATATGCAATTTCCAAAATCAAAGTTTTATAAGCATCAGACAATGAATCATCAAGTAATGGGAAGTTATAGGTAAAGTAGTTTATCTTTGTATGTATAAAATCATAGTAACCAGATTCTGGGTTGTCCGGATCATACTTGTATGGGAAAAACCCATCACACATCTCCGCATCTGAAATTAGATGCGGAGGATAATCTGGAAGATAACCTAATCTTGAAAGTCTAATTTTCACTAAATCATGTATAAACATTCGTTTAGTTCCTTTACTCTATTGATCCACCATAGAAGATGTGTGGTGTATTTAAGTCCCAACAATCTACACCCTCACCAACTACAACACCGCTAATCTGTGATACATAGTAAGCATTTGTGCAGAAAGCGATTGAGCCACCTACTTCACTGATAGGTGAATTGTATTTCTGTGTAAGTGCAGAGAAATCAGTTTCCTTTACAATATACTTATTATCAGAAGTGCTATAATAGCAAGATACAAATGATCCAGATACTTTCAATTGATGAACCATCTTATTTGCCGGATACTGAAGTCCTGCGCTCTGCGGTAATGTGAATGATGCTCTAAACAGTGCATGATCTGTAATATCTACATTCATTGTAGAAGAATCACCTACAATCATACCGAAGTTTATGATTGTACCATCACTTGCAAATGTGATAGACCGAAGTGCATAGGAATAATGGTTGTCATTCGGATTATATTCATCCCAAGGATCAATTGCATCATCTCTGGAAACATCCCCAAGTAAAGTTACAGTCATACCATCTACCTGCAAGTTAGGTGAACTGGAGTCTGACAAATCTTGTTGATACCAAAGAGATAAGTTCTGTACCCCATCCAATGGTGTATAACTAAGTACGTTTGCGTTATAGTACAGATTTACATTCTTCAGCATAATGGTTGGACTACCTTGAATGGAATCATCAATTCTAAGCATATCACAGTTCTCAAATAAAATTGTAGCCTCACTTGTAGCAGAGCCATGTAGATGTACATACAGTGAACTATTTGCTCTGGAGCCTACATCATGGATATGAAGTACGTATGGATCTGTTGTACTTGGAAGTTCAATTGTAATTTCAATTACATGTGGATCTTTTGTGGTGTAAGTTCCAGTAGTCGGATCAGTAAAGTTATTTCTCTGCGTTGCATTTGGATAACATATTCTGTCATTTACAGATTCATCCAAAGCATCTTGAATACCATTTGCATCCAGACCAGAACCAATCTCATCAATGTCCTGCCCAAGTTGTTGGGCTTCAATACCCATAAGCAGAAGATTGAAGTCTATGATTCGAAGATGACCATCTTCATCTAATGCTACATATCCTTCACCGTAGGCATCATCCGGTGCATCTAAGAAACCACCAACGGATTCTTGTGTTGCAAGATGAATTCCACCTGTTAAAACAATCGGCGGTTTTATATATTCTAACTGTAATTCAGTAGATGTTGGTGTATAGAAAACTGCTATGTATTCTTGCGTATTTGTTGTTGTATCTATTGGTGATTTATAAATTTCAACGAAATAATCATGATTTACTAGACCACAATAATTTGTATATGTAAATAAATCTGGGTCTGCATCCTCTAAAGAACTAATGTCTATGCTACCCAATTCTGCACCACCTGCAAGACTTTGTGGAACTGTGTGCCTTGCAATGTTAAGTTCTTGTTTATAAACATCTTTATTTGATGTATGAAGTGTTATTTCTACAGTCCCAACAAGTCCTACAGTCAGAATTTTACCATAATTTACTACATACATTGTGGATGGCTGTGTTCCATCAGGTTCCGCCATAGTTCCATCTTGACCAACCAATACATAGTCACCAGGACTCCAAATGGATGTTGTAAGTACACGTTGTTCATCCATCAGTCGTTCTACTTCAAGTCGAATATAGGTTTCAATACTTGAAGTAATATTATTTAATTTATTTACACAAGAATTTAATGTAGACTTACAGGATGATAATGTACTAATTAAGTTAGTAATATCGTTTATATATGTTGTTATGTCTGTGCAATATGTTTTAATAGTACCAGTTTCGGTATCAATGTCACCACATATGTCACGAATATGTCCAACATTCGCAATTACATGGTCACGAAGACTCTCTGTATACTTTCTTGCAGACGCACTTGGACCTAATATATCTGATTCTGCTTTCTCTAAAATACCGATAATTCCATCAGTAGATGAATATGATCCTGTACCAAGAATAGCATCCCGTACTGCGGTTATACCACTTTTTGCATTAGCAATATCCGGTGTAGGTTCTTCCAATCTAGCAATTGCAGTAGTTAAAGATGTTGCACATCCAGGCAAATCAGGAACACCTGTAGTTTCTGTAGCAACTGAATTTATCCTATTATAGGCTGACTGAAGTTTTGCATCTAATTTATAATAATCAGAAGATGTAGCAGTTGTAGAAAGTACAGATTCAATATTTGCCAAATACTGATCAATATCCGGTGCAGATGTGGAATTTTGCAAATCTGCACGAATATTATCAATTGCAGTGTTAATATCTGTTAATTTCCCAGCAATATTATTCTTCAAAGTAAGAAGTTTTCTGTTTAATGCAGAGTTACCGCTAGAAGCATATAATTGATTTTCAACACCAACAATATCAGATGTAATATCCGCTATAATTTGTGAAGCATCATACTGATCTACAGAACCATCCCCAACTGGAATTGGTGGTAATTCATCTGTACTACTAATTGCTGGAATATACTGACGCATCTTACCATTTGGAATACGGTAATAGTGGTCAGTCATATATTCAATATGCTTAATACGGTTGGTATATTCCGGTGTAACTACGCCACCTGAATTATCATTAAATGTAGCAGATGGAAGTGAATATACTTTATCTGGAAAGTACAGATTATTTCCATACTGATCTATTGCACCATCAATCTGCTTATGAGGTACAACTAAAGTTGTCTTATGGGTATCACCGTTATATTCAAAATGTGCTACATTAGAATGTGGTTCATTTGGCTTAAGTCTAGGATCTGAATCCCAAATCATTAAACTGTCATCTGCAAGACACCAAGTATCTTTGTTGTCATCCGTTGTTCCTTTTCCAGCAAATACATATAAATGGTGTGGATCAAGTCCGGTCTTACTCAGATACTGGTCGGACAGTGATGAACTAATATCACCAATTCTGGATGCATCAAGAATCTTAACCTTATCCAAATTGTCATGGACATTAGAAACCTTACCACCCGCATAAGAGAATGTTCCAAGAAGAAGATGCATATTAACTTCTGAATATTGATATTCTTCTGGAACATCAACAGGTCGCTTCATAGCGGTTTCTGGGACGATAACAACCTGAACACCTTCATAATATCCATCTTCATTTTCCGGTTTAGCAGAACCTGCAAGTGTAGTATAGTTACTATACATCATTACAAGTCCAATTGCTAAATCACCTTTCAATTCAGTGACACTTTCCTGAGATGCTTTTAAGTTTACCGCAGCAATATCAATTGTAATTGGTGCAAGAAGTTCTACATAATGACCATTTACAACTGCCCTACCTGGGCTAATCTGAATTACGGTAGAAGAAACATCTGAACCACTTGCAGCACTTTGAAGCGAAAAATCATCCATGGAATGTACATAAGATGGTCCAATTGGATATTTTACCGATGGATCAGTTGCTACTGTTTCTCTGGAACGAATATTATATTCAGATAACAACTGTCCACCTGCTTCACTGTTTGCAAGTGGAAATATATTAGTTGCACTTACTGGAAATTCTATAAAATACATTTAGACCCCTCCAAAATCTGTATAACAATATACAAGGTGTTAGGTAGTTTTCTGTGTAAGACCAAGTGACATAGCAGCAAGTTGGTCTATCATAGCAGAACCACCTGTGTTTTCGGTTTGTTGCATAATCTTACCAACATATACAAGTATCTGCCCAAGTAATATATTTGTCTGAAGTGCAGGATCTGTTTCACCAGTATCCAACAATTCTTCTGACAATACTTTACCAAGTTGATAAGCGGAACTCTTTCTATCTTCCTTCTTTGTATCTTCCTCTATAGCATCCAGTTTCTTCCACAATGCAGAATCCTTAATCGTTTTATCACCGGAAATACCATAATAAGATTTATGTAACATATAATCGGAAACGGTGTTATACATCTTCATAAGTAAACCATCTTGCGCACCTTTACCGAATCCCCAAAACTTTGCAAGGGCTGTAGTAAAAGTATTCCAGTTGTATGTTACTTTATCAGAACCACCTTTCCAATTTGACCAAGATTCCATCCACGATCCAAATGCACCACCATTTTTAAGTCCGGCACCAAGCAAAGCAGACCATTGTATTTCAGATTGCACACTTCTATAATTGATAGCAGCAAGAATACTTGCCTGACTACCTATTACTGTATTGGAAGCATCAGCAGAACCTAACTTATCAATAATTGTCTGTAAATAATCAGATTCAATTGTAGATAATTCTTCAAACAGTGGTGTGCTAAAATCATTTGGGAAGTACTTAGTCCAATGTTCTGTACCTGCTGCCCAAAATTCATCTTCACGCACATTTCGCTCATGTTGTTCTTTAGCACCTGCACTTGTTTCCTGTTCACTAAAGTATTTCTGCACTTGGTCTTCAGTATATCCGGCAGATTCTAATGCCTGTTTAAAATCTGCAATACCAAACTTAGATGCGGTTGCAGCCCAATCTTCATATGTCTTACCTGCTTTTACAAACTGATCTTGAATATAGGAAGATTCAAGCATCTTACTGATTGCAGATTTTGCAGTGGATGCAGTTGCACTTACTGAACCTGATGAACCTGTGATATTCTTGATAGATGTGACAAGGACATCCAATCCGCTTGTAAGTGCAGAATATGCCTTTGCTGCCTGACTCTTTGTTGTACCTCCCCATGAATACTTAGAGGTTGGTCCAGAGATAGCACCAAGTTGTTGATCCATAAGTTGTGCGTTTCTTCCAGCAATAACTGATTGCACATCGGAAATCGAATTATTTGAACTAAATAATGGATTACCGTATGCATTAAGTCGCTTAGTTACCGCAGTTTGAGCTGCATAAGAAGATGAACCACCCATCTGATTTACAATTGGTGTAGCAAGTCCTAAATCAGTATTACTTGTAGTAAGACGGTATAAATCCATCTGCCTACCTACACCAACCTTGCTAAGTTCCAGAAGTTGTCTGACATCTGCCTTTTGTGCCATACCTTCTTCATTGGTACTTATAAGGTTCCCAATCTTCTTCATCCAACTAAATGGATTAAGGAAGTTGATGATATTCTGAACACCCTGCACAATCTTCTGTAATCCAGATGCAGATTCCCCAGCAAGATCAACAGAATACATTGCTTCCATCAGTTCACGATTCATCTGCTCATCCCACATGTGTTGCTGAATCATCTGAGCAACATCATTATCAATGACATAAGCAAGACCTTCTTCAATCATGTACTGATTAATTTGCTGAGCTTTTAACTGTTCTGTAGATGTAGTAGTTTGACCATCAAGCAGAAGTTCCATGTTCTCATTCAATGAATTATTATTCATATTCATGTTGCGAATTGCTTTTGCCAATTCATTGAAATCAATTCTTTGGAATGCCTGAGCATCTAATCCAAACAAGGAAGCATAACCCTCTGCCTTTTCCATATAGGCATCCGGTGATTGCGTGTACATATTCGCAAGGTTTTCAAACATACTTCCAAGTACAGATTGTGGATTCGATGCAAATGCACGAAGGAACTCTGTATTAGAAGCATTAATACCTGCCAAAGATCTAAGAGCAACAGTAGATGCATTATTACCACCTGTTGCTAATGTATAAATTGTACTTGTAAGTGAACTTGCAAGGTCAGGTGCTACTGCACCTACATATCCTTGAATTGCAAGTAATGTACCACTGATAGCATCCAAGTTATCGGAATGTGCGGCTACTGCAATCTTAGATGCTTCTTCATAAAGAGAACTTGCATTTTGAAGTCCGGTTGTAAACCCACCAGTCAACTCACGTGTTGTATATAACAAGCCGGAAGCAAAAGATTCCAAACTCTTGTTCGCTTTGGAAATTGCCTCCTGTTGTGATACACCGCTTCTTATTGCATTAGCAGCAATAGATGCATAGGTAGTAGCATATTGGAAGAAATCCTGTGTCGGAACTGCTTTATTCAGTACAGTGGCTTGATATGCAAACTCTTCGGCTATTGCACCGGACATACCGGATTCCAATACCTTAGAAAGATTGGACATTAAATCTGTCCCACTAACATACTTAGACAGACCCTCATCCCTTATACGTTCTGCATAAGCAGCCATAAGATCCTGAACATCAGACTTCGTATACCCCTGTGTAGCGGATATAGTTGTAAGTGTCTGACTCCAAGTTTGATATAAATCATTTGCAGCATCTTTAAGTAATTCAAATGGGGCTTTTACTAATGCTTCATAGTCAGCCCTCATACGATCATTTGCAAGTTTTAGATTTTTCTCTCTACTTTCCTGGTCGCGATTTGCAGCCTTTTTCCATGCACCAAGAAGTTGTTTTAACCCCTCACCCATAGTCTTAAGGGATTTTGTAACTACAGATGAAACTACTTCAATTGCTACCAGAGCACCTACAACTGCCATACCCTGTGGACCAATTTTGGCTAAACTGCTAACTGCACTACCGGAAGTTTCACCAAGTTTAGTAACTTGTTCCACAGTTTCAGCCATAGTGTCAGCAGAACTTGGACCGATAATATGTCCCGGCATGGACTGTGGACCAAGTGGTGCTGGGTTTTGAAACATACTTGCTATATTGCCAGGTGCTCCTCGGAGTGCAGACAAACCACTACGTGCTATGTTAAACATACCACGAACACCTGTACCTGCACCCTGTAAAAAGTTTCCAATCATAGTTTGTCTAGTACCAAAATTAGACAAACCTTGATTTAATGCATTTGCACCACGTTGAGCAGTATTACCGCTTAGTACATTTTGCAACATGGAATTTCCACGTTGTTGCAGATTTCCGAGGAAATTAGATTTCCATTTATCTATCTGAGCAGTAAGTGCTTTACCTGTGTCTGTGTTCTTAAATGCGTCTGCTACTGACTTTCCAAGACGTTTTCCAAATTCATCCGGTATACCTCTAATATTTGTACCAAGCTGGTCTGCAAAACCTTGAAATACCTTTTTAACATCTGTCTTAAAACCTGAACCGACAAGCCCCTCAATCAGTGCAGATTCAAAACTATCAGTAAAACTACCGCTACCACTTCTACCAAAACGTGAGTTACTAAAAGAACCACGACCTGACATCCTATCACGGAATGTAGATCCTGATATCCTTGAACTGTTGTCTTGATATGTTCTTGCGTTTGCCTGAGATGGTATGTTACCGGATTTTGCAAAATCAGATAATATGGAATCGATGTGTGTAACTCGATTTACCAATACCTGTATGTTATCCAGACCACCTGCGGCTTCTAATACTGATCTATCATCAGCCATAGTAAATCTCCGAAAACAACAAAGGGCAAGTAATTTACACTATACTTGCCCTGTTATACTAAGGTTTATTGCTGTGCATCTTTCGTTCTTTTTCCTTTAATTCATTATGGAAAAACTCAGCATATTTCCTTCGAATAAATATTGGTTGATTCATTATCCATTCAGTGGATACAGCACCCTCGGATGCTCTTGATATAAATAGGGCTTCATCAATTATATTTTCATACAGTTGTTGCCTTACCTGATGGTATGTCTTTTCCTTCCCGTCGATTTTTACTGTTCTTCCATTCCCGTAAATCTCCCAAGGTCGGACGAAAAAACTTATCGTCAATAAGTGCAATATAAGTTGCATCCTTATTTCCACACTTCGGGCATATTGTTGAACCACCAGCACGAAGCCCATAGTCAGAAAGTTGACTTACCATATTTCTAAGTATGATGTAGTCAGCAGCGGAAAGTTCCTTTTGGATAAACAACTTAATTTCCAGTGGTGTAAGATTTTCTTTGTTCTTGATGGATGTAATCATATAGCATATTCTGGCAAGTTCTGTATTCGTCTCACCTTCTGCGTTCTTAAATGCCTTATCCTTATCCGCATTCATCATTTTCTGAATTGTCGGCAATTTAAGATGCACGTCACCATCAAAATCAATAAACTCATCTTTACTGATAACAATATCGTTTACAAAGCCGGGTGGAAGTGGCTTACACTCAATTGTTTCAAGATTTACTTTGTACTCACCCTGTGAAACTTTTTTACAATCTGTACAAAAGATTGCATTTGTTGTGTAGTATGGTCCGTAATTCAGAATACGGAGACATCTGCAAATCCACTGAAAATCAATTTCAAGCAATTGCTTAAAATCAATCTTCTCTTCTACTGCCTTTGGTAGAATTGATTCGAGCATGGTTTTCTCAAAATCTTCACTACCTACATACTCAAGTTCTGATGCTGTTGGAATACTCATTAAAGTGAGTGTATCTGGGATCAGACCATTGTATAATCCCTTACCAAGCAGCTCAATCTTTTCTGACATAGCCATTATTCAATTATCCTCCTATTCAACAGTTTTGAATTGGTATATTTCTACTATATTATAAAAGGTTAGTGACAATTTTTCAACCATCACTAACCTTACTAAGCAAGATATAAATATAATATTAACCATATGTAAATGGTGGAACTTGATCACCCATATCACCGTCACCAAGGAAACCACTACCATTACTACGTACAAATCTCTGTGCAGAATCATATAACCAGTCAAGTTTATATCCTTGTGGATATTGGCTATCCATCTCCTCAAGAAGATCCATAGTCACAAGGCTTGCAAGGTCAATGGCATCTGATTTGTATTTTGCCATAATTGCACAATCCATCGGATTTTTACTCTGACCTTTAAACCATCGCCTTATTGCAGCTTTAGGATTGTTTGTATTTGAGGAGTCATATCCACAAACAACTTTGTATTTGAATCCATTATATGGATCCCACTCTTCGTAACCTTCGTCTTCCAATTCCTCTAACCGTTCCGGTGACGCATCATACAGTATCTTTGTTTCACTTTTAATATATCTTTTCATAAACAATTACCCCATTCTACCAATGAACCATTTTCGGCTTAATGCCATTGTTCATAATTTCTAGTTCATCAACTACATCATGCCAATCATCAACTTCAAGTCGCTTAACAATGCGTCTTTTGTACACAATTCTCCACTCACCATCGAGTTCATCTGCTTGCGCCCAGTAATATTCTTGATCATCGTATGGCCTTGGCTTAGATATTTGATATACGCCAGAGTTCTCATACCATCTAAGGATATAACCCATGTACTCTTCATCAACAGTGGAACTTTTAATATATCTTTTCATATTGTATCTCCCTATCATTCATCTCTAATAATTATGTCATCTTCTGTAATATCATCTTCTGTGATTTCTTCAATACGGAATTCTCCATAATGAAGAAGTACATCACCTTCGTTACCACCTTGAACAAACTCATCCGGATAAATAACCCAATCTGGATCATCTATTGGATGAATTGTCTCATATTCATCATCCCATTCATACTTGTTTCCATCAAGGATTCTTGAATCCCCTATGGATACAAGATAATCAATAAGGATATCTGTCAGAGCACCATAGTCTGTAGTAGGTTCTTCTGTTTCAATAATATAACTATCCAACCATGCTGTACCTGTTCCGATATCTACTCGGTAAAATGCCATAACAATCCTCGCTCTCTAAATGTAATCAAAGTATTCATTATACTGATCATTTGTAATATAACCATTTTCATAGCACCAGTTAAGACCATCCAGTGAAGATTCTGCAAGGATTTCAAATCCATTTACTTCACCATTGTAATATGCTACATAGCCATAAGTTCCATCGTAGATGTATTCTACGAAATCAGCACCATCCTTAATTGCAAGTCTTTCTACAGCCTCACTGATTGAAAGCAGTTCTGTGTGGTCATTGAACCATGGAGAATCGAAGAAATGTATGAAGTATAGTACACCATCATAATATTCACCAAATCCATTTTCTCTCAAAGCATCTTGCTGTTGTTCAAACAGAATCTCCATAGATTCTTCTTGATATGAATCTGAATTAAAATCCAAGGCAGAATTTTTGGTAAGTACTTCAAAATCTGGAACCATTATAATACTCCCTTCATAATAACTAACTAAATATATTAAAGGTTTTTCCTGCTACAAAGAAATGTTTCCAACTAATTTCGTTTGTTGTCCGAAGTGCAATATTCACTTCATCGTTATCTGTCTGATCTTCAATTGCGTGTACTATGTAGGTGCAATCATTCTTAATAAGTCCTACTGTATAAGTGTGACCGGAAACGAACCCACAGGTTGATCTTCCAACATAAGTCCGTGTTACATATTCGGATGCACGATAGTTGAAATCAGATTCATTCATATCACCAGATACAATGTTTGATTTAATTCTACCCATCCTAATGCACCACCTTATGAGATTCACGATATTCTTCCAGTCTATGAAGTCTGTAGCATACATAAGCACACAGAATTGCAACTACCTCCTGAAGTACTGCCTGACCGAAACTGATGGTACCTACAATACAAGCACCTTCCGTACCGATAGCAAAAATGATTGCCAATACCATAATGATTGCATAAATGTTCTTCTTCATATTTACTTTACCCCCTTAAAATGTTTATTGCAAAGATACTCAACCCGTGTCATACCCTTTACATTAGATTCCAGAATACTTCCATCCGGTAATGTAATCGTGTAGAAGTAAGACCTACCGATTTTATCATCCACTTCTATTCTTACATCATATTTCTGTTCAAGATCAATCCTATTCATATCTGCACCCCACTACGAATTGACGTAATCAATGAAATTACCAATGGCTTCGATAACATCGTTGTCAGAAGATTCCCCCTTCTGTTCAATTGGATCTGAATACTTAATTCTGCACCTTGTGATCCATGTCTGCTTTACACCATTGAACTCAGAAAGTTTCTTAACTGTTCCTGTGATACTAATGAGATTCCGGAAAGTTCCATCCATCTGCTGCTCAGAGGATCCATAGATACAGTTGCTTGTATCCCACATAATCACATTACCGTTTGTATCTACTATTTTATAACGATGTGTGATACCGTAATCAGTCTGCCAAGAAGTTACAACTTCATAAGAAGATATATTAGAAATTGTAATTCTTTGTCCTTCAGAACTGATATAATCAGATTCCGCTACCTCCTTAGCATGGGCTTCGTTACGAACACGTTTCGCTTCAAGAATACCCATCTGCTTGCGATAGTAAGAAACCATCGATACACAGTATCCTACATTCTTATTAGGGATGTAATCGGATTCTGCGATAACCTTAAGGTTATGGAGATAATCGCTATTACTATCTACAGCCTTAATATAATTGATAATATCATTTGCAGAATCGTTAAGTTCCTTTGAAGTATAATCTGGATGGTATGTTTCGCGATAAGATTCGATTCGTTCAATATCAGACTTATGAAGTCTTCCACGGTGTGTATCATAAAGAATTGCATCAACAACTTCTGCTCTAGTTGTTGTCATACCAAACTCAGCAGCTGATGTAGGAACATATCCAAGATGATTTATAATATCAACTGCGTATCTAATCAGTTCATTTACTGACCAGTAGGAATCGCATCTGAAACCGCCGGAAGGTGCTTCACCCTGAATAAGTGCATCAAACATTGCAATATAGGATGCAGCCAACTCTGCACTATATCCACCAGTGAAATCACAAAGGCAGGATGATCCAACCTGCTTAAACTCATCAGTTTCCATATTATACACGATGTATGTATCTTTCCGGTGACGCTTAGAGTTACAGTGTTCGCACTTAGGTTCGCAGGTACGGTATTCATCAGGAATCTCAACATCATCAGAAATCTTACGAAGGATGTTACCATGCTCATTAGAATGGTCGATAGTTGCTACGAACTTCCATCCATTGATTACAGCAGTACCCTCTGCTTCAACGATAACGTATCTCTGAATAGACTTTTCACCTTCGGATTCAACTTCTACAAATTCCTCACCAACCTGTGAGTAGGAAAAATCACAACCATACTTAATGCACTTGTTATGAATACGAGTCAGTTTATGCTCAAGTCTCTCAATATTATCTTCATGAATTCTGAATGTTGCCATATGCTTACCTCCATCCTATTGGACTATTGATGTGATTTGCTACTTTTCTTAATTATAACCCAAAAAAGATAACCTGTCAACTATAACTTTATAAGTTTGTTAATAAACTTATCTTAAACATAGGATAAAAATATCCGAGAACTACAGGAACATTGTAATTCTCGGACATAATTTAATACTATATTCTACAAATCAGGATATCTATCTTTGAACCTGCGCATAGCCTTTACATATCCGGCAGTAGTAGAATATGGTTCATACTCAGTAGCACATACATCAATATCTGTAGAACTAAGTACAAAGTCTTTCCCACAGATATTAGTAAAATATTCTTCTGCATCCTGCACTGTAGCATGATCAAACTGCATATCTATATTTCCATTTGCATCGTAGTATCTACCAACAACATTCAGGGCATAATTCCTGGACTTATCCTGTGTAGGTGTCGTAATAAGTACTGCCTCTTGATCATATTTCTTACACCAGCTGACACCAAGTTTAATAAAGTCCTCTGTCCTATAACCATTATTTACAACACAAAATGTATCTTCGGTCACCCGGCTATCACCAGTTTCTGGATCAGATTCAATATATCCACCAAAGGCCTTAATGTATGTTAAATCACTACTATGTATATCTGTTGCAAGTTCCTTATTTCTTCGCCTGTTTTCTTTCCTAGAATATTCATGACGAAACGCAGTAATAAACATACAATCATAGTTATTCATATAGTCAACTACTCGGCTAAATGACGATGCCATTACAGATTGATTCGTTCTGACTAATTTTACCATACTATCACCACCTAACTTTATTAATTCTTCTGCATTTCGATTTTATCATAATACTGTTCCACCAAATCAAGTGCAGTTCCTATACCATCTTTAACACCAGAATCATATCGTTCATCACCAGATTCAATCACATACAGTTGTTCAAGATCTGTATAAATGTCTTGAAGCATAGATAATGTATCTTCTGGTAAATCACTTTCAAAATGATCCATAAATTCAGAACTTTCTATTGGAACACGCTCACCGGACTTAAATTGCTCTTTCATAACTGCAACAAGTTCTGTCCATTCATGACAATCACCGCAATCATTTGCATCTGCAATATCTTCAATCGTAATATCATTTTCTTTTGCAAGCGAATGAAGTTTCATGATATCCGGCATTGTAAGCGGTCTATTATGTATTGCATGATCATCAAGAATATTCATTATTTCATAATAAGCGATTATCTCTGGGTTCATAGAAAACACCTCATTAACTACAATTATATTGATATACAAGGTTTCAACTATTGATTAAATGGATGATCTGGTTCATGAAAAGATACAATAGATACACAATCCCCTGTTGACATATCTAAATCTAATTTAATATATATTTCCATATCAGTATGCATTATACCATCACGAGTAGTCCAATCTGAAACTTTATGAAATACAAGTAGGTCATCACCAAACCAATCATCATCAGCCCCATGCATAGATTCAATGTAGTTATCTTCATAAGTAAGAGATTTCAAAACTTCCAGACATTCAGAAATCTTCAATTTACCACCAGAATCTAAAACATAATCACCATTCCTGTCCTTACGTCGGCATATAATTGTATTGCAAGTTTGCAACTGGCTAAGAAAAAATTTAACATCTGACTCATCTGTCAAAAATGTATAATCAGAATACCATCGTTTCAAAATATCCAACTGATCTTTAAGTAAACGCTCTGGGCAAATACGATTTAACCTATGAAGTAATTCTCCATCTGTAATCATAGCAATATCAAGATCCGACAGCTTCATAAGATTTTCATCAGAAAGGCGCATAAGTGTTTTTTCATTATCCATCATATTAAAGGCTTCATTATCAATATCTTCAGTAGCAGATATACTTCTTGGAAACATATTTACATTTTTACATAATTCAATATAAATAATCTGTTTTAATACATCCCTCAAATGAAGCTGTGATTGCATATTAGATTTTACATAGATCTTCATAGTCAATTTACCTCCATATTTCTATTCTTATAATAATCTATAGCAGTTATAATATATTTATTGACAGACATTCCATCAGACTTTGCAATCTCTTTCAATTTAGCATGTTCCCCATTTGGTAACATTATTGTAACCCGATCATATTTCCGCTTATTGTATTTATTCTGATAGGAAATCCTATCAAATGTATTCTTTACATCTGACATATCTTTCTACTCCTTATTATAATAGATATTTATAAATGTGTCAATAGATATTTATAAATTCACTAATTCTGACTGCTCCCACGGGCAAGCCCGTGGTGTTCTGACTACCAAGTGTTGCTCGTAATCGTACATCATTTTCAGACTTTGGAGTTACAAGTATAAATCTGTTTGAATCAGGACTTTCATTACCAAGCAGTCCAACGACCACATTAGCGGTAAATTTCTGTCTTGTAACAAGGACGTACAGTCAATCGCCCTGAATATTTAGTTGTTAAGCTACTTTGATTCCACTGTTTAATACTTTAATCTTATTAGCCTTAATCCATGTGATTAGGGCTTTTTCTTTTGCGTAGCACCTATCAAAATCTATATTGCATTTCTCTTTGTTTATGTCGTTTGTTTTGTAATCATAGCAGTAAAGCAAAAATGATGAATACCAATCTCTTTGCACTAAAGTTCCATCTCGAAGTTTGTAAAGTCTATCGGATAATTTCTTTTTGATATAATCATCAGCCGTATGGTCGTACTGGCTTGCTCTATAATTGTTCGGTACTTCTATATATGCACCTCCTGAAACCTTGAATTTCTTTTCTACCGTGGTCTGGAATCCGCTTGGGCATCGGTTCTTTATGGATTTACCAAAACGCTTTTTCTTGTTGAATTTGCCTTTACTATTTTTAGTAGTTTCTTTGGCTCGTTTCATCAGCTTACTTGCATTTTTAGGCTCAGTTACAAAAACATTTCCAAGACTCCGTAAGTGATTTGCATCCTCATTTATAGCAAGCTGTCTGTTTACAGCGTTGATACGACATAATTCTGTATGTTTGGCTTTTAGTCTCTTATAATGATTTGAATATTTCCAGGTCTTACGACCTTTCTTAATAGTGCCATCATCATTATAGTTCTGTGGATTAGTGGCTCTTCTTGACCTGTCCATAGCCCTGTAATACAGTCTTTCCAAATGCTCCGATTTCTGTATGCTGTTGCCACGTTCCGAAAGATTCTTAAGACCAACTTCAGTATCAGATGTATAGGCAACTGTCTGTGTTCCAATATCAGCGCCTATTATGCCTTTACCATATTTATGTCTTGGATTACCGAATTTATCATATTTTGGTTTTGCCTTACCTTCTATGGTCAGATGCAGATATACTCTGTACTTGCCTCTGATAATCTTAGGTACGAGAGTAGCATAGCATGGTCTGTATGTGTCTATACAAATAGCTTCTTCTAAAAGAATATTTACCGCTTTTGCATCTATAATCTCAGGTTTGGTAAGATATGACAGGACTGCATTCGCTTCATCCTGTTGAAACCTGTCGTTTAACTGCAATCCAAAAACTGTTTTTCCAAGTTTGAACCGTATCTTGTTATCCTTGACAGATATTGGGATGCCACGGTTTATCTGCTTTGCCCTAATACATGGAAGTTCTCCGTATTGTGAGAAATGAATGCTTTTTCCGTTGCCATACAGACATTTCTCAATACCCCGCCATACGTCTTCGGCTTTAGTAAGAGCAAATATCGCATCAATGCCATATTTCTTGCCTATCGGTATCATGGATATACGACAAAAATCCCATGTGACGTTATATTTAGCCTGCATCTCGTTAAGTTGTCTGGCTAAATCTTTACGTTTATCCTTATCCTCAGTACCGCCATAAAGTTCACGCAATTTGCGATATTTCTTTGTACGCATAAGCTGGTCATGATTCTTTTTCATAAGACCTACAAGTTCATTGCCTGCTTTGCGGATCTTATCAGAAAGAGCCACAACCTTTATGACATCGGAATAAGACATATCTGTTTCTACAACTAAGATATGCCTGTCAGACAGCTTATGAAATTTCTTTAAAACTTTACTGTACTCCTCATCAGCCATGGTTTTTCTGTCCCTCTATGTATTTGATTACCGTTGCTTCGCTTATATGACCTACCGTTGATACAAAATATCCTCTTGACCATAATACGCCGCATCTTGTATAAAACTGTTTGAGTTGCGGGAATGCCTTAAAAAGCTCAATAGCGCATATACTTTTAAGAGTTCTTACTACATCGCACGGAGCGACTGTCTGCGGAACATCCACGAATATATGTATATGGTCAGGCATCACTTCAAGTGCCTTAATGCGATAGTTATAATCATCGCAAATTCTTTGAAGTATCAGTTTAAGTGTATCCTCAACATCGCCTCTTAAAACTGAAAATCTAAATTTAGGACACCAGATGATATGATACTGTATCAGATATTTGCAATATGAAGCACTATGATATTGCTCCTCGCTCATCGTCCTTAACTCCTAATTGATATTTTTCCTGAATACCCCTCCGCATTAGGTCAAGAAATGTTATTGTTTCGCCTTCCTCAACAGAATAGATACGTGCAAGGTTTTCAAGCTGTGTCTTCCACTCAGAAGGAATGGAAATGTTAATCTGTACGTTGTCACTCTTTGGTCTTGCCATGAATTTATCCTTTCTGCCACACCTTTAATAATTCACCTGCGGTAAAGTCAGGTTCTAACTCAAAATTTTTGAGCATTTCTTTTACCTGTTTTGCATCAAACTTATCGTCAGGACTCCAAGTGCCTTTTGCTATTTCAAAAGCCGTATCATCCATTGCCTTAACAAATGATTTATGTTCTTTCATCCATTGTTGAATATGCTTCTTTTTAGCAAGTTTTTCTTTGTCATTGCTTTTATCCCTTGTTTTGTAAGCATACGCAGAATAGGCTTTCTGTGCTGTTTTATATCCGTAGCCTTGTGCATCATCTAAAACTTCACCTGTATCAGTTGATACGATACAAAACCGTGTTTCAGAAGTATCATAGGCAGGTTCATTATTCCAAGGTTCATCATTATCGACAACGGCATCATGATGAGTTGTGACTTTATATGGAACTGCTTTATATGTAGAACTCATGTATATCTTCCTTTCTAAAATATTTTATACATAGATTATATATTTGTTCTATGATAATGTCAAGTAAAAATTAAAACCATGTCGAAATATGGTTTATTGAGCAGTTGTCGCAAATACAGGCAGCTTTCATCCCACACGCAAGCGTGTGGGTTTTACGCCGCAATTTATAACGATTTAACAAAACTAAAAACACCCATGATATGTTCACAGGTGTTTTCATCAGATTAATCCTCTGCGGTTTCTATGTTATCATCATACCGTTTCATAATTTCTTGGAGAACTTTTGCGTGATTAAGTTCATCAGAAATAATTTCACGAACATGATCCACCGCATCAGTGTCACCTTTAGATTCCAAGAATGGAATTAATTTCTGATATCCTTCAATGGCATCCCACTCACCTTCGATATTGATAGCAATTTGCGCAGCTACTGTCTGATCATCATTTACGTCAAAGACTAAACCATCAGATGCTTTTATATATCGTTTCATATCAATATGCCCCCAACTAAATCTTGTAATTTGTATATTCTACTTCCATGCTGGAATTATTTACTTCTCCGCAATATGGACAAATATCATAAGACATATCTTTAAAACCAGAAATCTGTGTTTCCATTTCCTGTTTATATAGCTTATGACAATTTGGACATGTTACCTTTTCAAAGTAATAAGATACACCTTGTTCCGATAATTCCTGTTCAATAAGTAATTCAGAAACTCTACCCATATATACTCCCCCAATCTAGAATGTAGTTTATTATAATATCATGTTAATAAATTATCTTTTACAGTAATCAAATCACTATAGAAATCATATAAATAACCATTATGTTTGAAAAAAAATAAGTATGTAGTAATTATTCAAAACTTATTTCTTTCAAGATATGTTCTTCGTGTGTATCAAAATCATATGAAGTAACTATCAATTTGCTATATAATTCCTGAGACACAACATAACCATATTCTGAATCATCTGTAAGCATATCTATATATTCATTTACTTCAGACATATTTCGGAATTGCTGTATTGAGTCTATCTCGCCAGACTTATCATATAGTGTCACATCATATAGAATTGTCGGCAAATATCCAGAATTTGATTTCACATATCGTTTCATAATACACCTCCTATGTCAATAAATTATCTTTTACAGTAATTAGATCATCATGTACTTCTGTAAGTGTTTCTACAGATACATTTGGATTACTAAGTACCGAAATATCTTTATCTAATAATTCGTCTATCTGTGAAGATTTAAACCGGATTGAATCATTACTTAATTTTTGATCAGCATATTCTTTTCCGCTTTCAAGTAATGTGATTGCATAGAAAAGTCCCTTTACGAACCATGTTTCCGCTACACGGTTAGAATGTTCAAAATCTTCAAGTTTTGCCTTTAGTTGACAGATTGCTTCGTTGGTTTCATAATACATTTTTGTATTCCCCCCAATCAAAATATAATTTCCTACAATTTAATCTGCAAGTGCACTTTCAACAATATTTATTCTCTATAACTTACACGCAGCGAACAAACTGGACATCCATCACTTGCTTGGAAAATCTCGATAAAGTCGGGATCATCCCACTGAATTTCTACATCAGAAAACTTTGTATTTCTATTGAAGTATCCCACTGTATCCTTAAGATAGTTGAACAGTTCTTCTTCAGTTGTATCATCTGAAATCCAAATCTTCTCTTCTACAACTGTTTGGTCATTTACTTCCCAACCATCTTCTTCGTTACCCCATACATCGAAGTAATCAATGAGATCAAAATATTTTCCGGGATCATTATGACCTACGCAGTTGATTATTGTTGAAGAATTGACATATTTATCATAACTAAAATCTTTCGGTTGTTTCTCTTTTGCCATATCTAAATAATGATCTGCTTTTTTAAGATCACCATTCGAAAAGAAGTCTATAATCTTCTCTGCCCAACGAATTGGTACAGGAAAATAATCACCGGATCTATCCGTATAAAGAACATACCCATCATCTAAATAACGCATAGTGCAAAAATTATCACTATAGTACAATTCATCACGTTTGTAATCATTATGACCTACGCAGTTGATATTAACAGCTGATTCTACAGAAGAACCATTTTCAAATTCATCTGCTTTAAGAACATATTCGTCAATAAGGTCTTGAACATTATTTGGACGAATTTGACTATCAATGGCACGTACATCATCAAGAACAAGATCGAAGTAATCTTTCCCATAACGATCATAAACATCCTTAAACTCCGGAAGTAACTTATCTGCCGGAATACCTGCATTATAAAGTGTATCTGCGATGTCAACAAGTTTTTCATGTTCATCTGTAAGATATGATCTGCTAACATCAGCGTAATCACGAAGAATTACCAATTCACTTACAAGATCATAAGGAATTTTGCGTGAGTCACTAGAAGCCTTTACATACTTTCTCATAATATTATCTCCTTCACAGTATTTTAATCACGATTTGAAATATAAGAATGGAAACTCATACCACCATACATGGTCAATATTATCAATAAATCTGCTAATCATAGATTTATTATCTAAATGATCTACGATCCATTTAGAAACATCATTTACTCGGAGATACAGATCATCAAGATTATGACCATGACCGTGATGGTCAATATCTTCCGGCTTCATATACTTTTTTACATAATCAAAAACTTCATCTACATGGATAACTGTATCATCCGGTAAATCTGTAATTCTTGCAACATCTGTGGAAGATTTAACTGCATACTTTCCGTATTTACGGGCAATAGAATGTTCCATAGTTTCCCCATTTGCGAGTATATCATATTCTTCTTTTGTAAGATAAACGCCCTTTCCGGAATTAGTTACGCCATAATAATAAGGGAGACCTTGTGAAATATTGTATTTCTTCTCAAAATCAATGGTTTCACCATCATACATAATAGGGTTTGTTCCATCAATATCGTCATCACGATACAACACGTACCCGGAACCGTCATCAATAATCTTTCCACCATATGAAAGATATCTTACACCATTGTCTAACAAATTCTGAAGATCAATAACAATAGTAGATGCCTTTACATATTTCTTCATATTACTATCTCTCCTTATATTACTCGAAGCCTTTATATTTTTCGGATTACTTAATATGTATTCCTGAATACTATTCAATGATGTATTAGTATCAAATTTCCATGTAGGATTGCCAGTATGAGAATTCCAACCATAAGAATCTGTTTCTGCATCTTGAATAAATTTATTATATTTTCTTCTCGCAGAAGACTTGTTGGATGTAGTTAATTCATCTACCGGATTACCTACAGAACCATCTGAATTTAACATTCCAATCCAAATATTATATGTTCCATAGTCATTCACATCTACTTCTATATAATATTTACCGTATTCTGCACTTTGTATAAAAAACCAATTTTGCATAGGATTACCTCATACCATTAGTATTGTAATATTTATCACCGTGATCATCTAACCAATCAAAAATTTCTGAAAAGAAGTTCCTCGTTTTAGTGCTAGATTCAGCTTCCGTCCAATATTCTGCTGAATGAGCATCCATCCATTCATTTGTCCACGGTTCTTCGTCATCAAAATCCCTCGCATATGTCGGATCATCATCTACAATTACAAGATCATGATATGGATATATACTAGCCATAAAAAATTTTCCATTTTTCAATGCCCCAATGAATGTATCACCATTATTCTCAATCCATTTAATATCATCTTTAGTATAAGTAGTCTGGTTTGAACATCTTATATATCTTTTCATAATTACCTGTCTCCTTTGTATTATATAAAAATTTATTCTGATTTAAGCACCTTAAAATCCCAATAGGAATCTATAGGCTGTCTTGTGCATCTAAGTTCTTTTTCAACATAATCCGGTGGAAGAATTAAATCATCAAATACTCTTTCGGCATAACTTCTATTGTCAGTTACAAAGCATACCCATTCAAAATCATCTTGGGCGATAAATACGATAAAATAATTCATAGTATATACCTACTTTCTAAAATCATCTGGAGTAAATACAACGAAATTCCAGAAAAATTCAATGTAACCATCATCTAAAAGTTCGTCCATCTCCTCAAATGTTGCAAAAACAACTACTCTGCGTTTATCTTTGAGCATAACATCCCAAAATGTTCTGCCATCATCAAAATAAGGATATTCACTGTTACTTAAAGCAGCTTTGACTGGTTTTAATAGTTTCTTCACTTTAGACACCTCTATATACTATAACGATTCACAAGCCTATATTACTATTAAAGGTTAAACTAAAAATAGAACTCAGCAGTTTAATTGTTGAGTTCTATTTCTAATACAAAAGAATCTTTCTGTACAGTTGTAAGTGCATTTGCTACTCCATCAAAACTTGGTTCTAACCGTTGTTCGAGATAGATTCCAGGAGTACGGTCTGATGGATTTTCTGGGTTTCTGCCACGCATAGCACATGAAAAATATAATTTAGTCATCTCAATCACCAAAATAGATCACAAGAAAATCCATTCTACCAGAACGAAAAGCTGGTGCATAGTCATTATAGAATCTTGCGTTTCTGACCGTTGCATATGTATCATCAACTATCCACATCTGAATCATCTATCACAACCCCAACTATCATCTACTTGTATCACAACCATTGGAACTCTGCCACCGCCTTGAGAAGTTGTCAATGATGGACAAAAATAAGCTGGATCCCAAACATTTCCGGCATACCCGGTTCCAAACTCTTCATTATATATATTAGCAAGTTTCCTTACATTGAATTCCAATACCTTTCCACCATTCATACACTGCAACATTTGCAAATCCATACCCATGTCCTGCACCACCATAAACAATAGCCGGAAATATTCCATCAGTATTGACAACAATACCTCCTTCGGAATTACCTGTGCTATAATTACATATTGTTATTATTCTGTTCGTATCTTGATTTATCACAAATAAGTACCGCCGTTACAGTTCCATGATTTTCTTTGACACATGGCGCAACCCCCCCCCACCCACAGAAACAATTCTTGAAGCATCATGGTTGCTGAACATATAATTTCCTAAAATGATAATTTCATTCATCTTCACACCAAACTAATACAAATGGTTTATTCCCACCACCCTGCATGGTTAATATCGTAGGAGCTAAACCATTTGGATCATATAAATCTCCGCGTCCACCAGTAAAATTTGTAGGATTATTGTAAACGAACCCTAACCGAATTATAGAATCATTCATCTTCATCTCTTACCAAAATAAATAATTTTGCACCAGTTATAATTGTGGTCATCAATGAAGGGCAAATTCCTCCAGAATCATAGGTAGATCCATCATATCCGGCTTTACATTTACCGGATACCCCCCCCCTAAGAATATGATCTTAAAATTATCCATCACTCACCACAACCCTTATCGGAGTTTTGAAATCTCTTGCACATAGACTTGGAGATACCACCCCCCCCCGATGAATAAATATAACACCATTGATGCATTTTTCCACTATCATTCTCCGGAAGAAGTAATCCAACTGCCAATATTTCGTTTTGTTCAGATAATATCATTGAATCTTCTTTCTGTATTTTTCGTTCCGTACCATTACTTCATGAGCCTAAGATATGATTTTGTCAATCTTTTCAAATGCAAAAATATAAGATTCGAACTTTTCTCCATTAACAAGAATTTGATCTCGCATAGGTTTGGTTTCTAATCCACCAAGCCTATCAGATAGTTTCTGTTCTTGTTTTTTCTTCTCCTTCTCAGAATGATCAGTTCTATGTGCCGTATGCGTAGCAATTCTAAGCGTGAAATCAAAATCAATGATAACTAATCCATCTTTAGATTTAGCAAGCATTCCGAGATAATCAGAATAATAATCAGATTCATTCTTATAGTACACTTCCATCTTATAAAAGCGTTCAGCTAATTCAACTATAGAATCTATAAAATTATGATACCGTTCGATTTCTTCTTCGGTGTATTCAGACTTAGGTTCACCCGAAATAACAGAACCATCCGGAACATTTACATCTTTATAAGTTGTTGCGGCAATATTAGTATCGGTATCCCCATCAAATTCAATATTAACAATAACATTTACATGTGTTGTTGTAGGTTCAGCATCTGTCGTTTCTTCAGTTTTAATATATCGTTTCATAATCAAGATTCCTTCCTACTTTCATAAAATTCTATTGTCTTCAAGATGTACTTAGTAACGGACAGATTTTCAGATTTTGCATATTCTTTAATCTGACATCTCATCCCTTTAGGAACATTTATAGCAACAGTATCATAATGCTGCTTATTGTATTCTGCCTGATATTTGATTTGATCGAATGTCGAATTATCTTTATTTCCCATAAGTATATCCTCAACAATATAGTAACACATATACTAATATATGTCAATCGTAAATGTACTACATATAATTAAAGTGAACTCTCTCCCACCTGTAGAGGTGGGAGCTTCGTAAGAAGATTGGTATTTAAGTTTCCACCTAAAATCAGGCAACCCTTATTCTTACAGGCGTGTCCACTTCGCCACTACCGTATAGGGCTGTTAAGTCCACAACGCTACTTTTTCTTAAAATGTTCAATGCACCGTTGACATCTGCATTTAGTAATCTTCCGTCAGCAGTTCTGTACAGTCCTCTCCGTATGCGTGTTCCGCTGAATTTATAAGACTGCGGATTATCTGCATTGTATACAGGAATATTATCTCTGTCCCAGAAAGATGCCTGTGACGTATAGCTTTCTTCCTGTTCAACAAAAACAATGCCGTTCAGTTCACAAAGATATTCCAGTTTGGAACGCAGTTTACCATACGGAATATTGACAAAATTCTGATTGCTACACTTGTTCATGTCAGAATTACGCTGAAATGTTTCATTATAGCCGATTACAAGCGTTCCAATATCGTGATCAATACAATAATCAATGATTTTTCTTGCAGTTTTGCTCATATAGTCATTGACTTGTCTGTTCCTTTTATCAGCTAAGATTTTCTGACGGTTTGTTGTTCTTCTTTTATTACCCTGTCTGTCTTTGATACCTTGCAGCCGTGCATTTTCTTTGTTAAACCATTGATTGACAGCTTTCAGTTTTCTGCCGTCAATAATGAAACTTCTGCCCTGATTTGATACAGCAGTTACAAGATTATTCACACCTAAATCCAAAGCAAGTGCATTGTTTTTGTTAAGATTTCTCTGAATACATTCAACTTCGTAAGTATACTGAATTTCAAAGAACCTTGCTCTTGATTTTGGAATGATTCTGATTTCCTTGATATGCTTGTCAGCAAGTATCGGCGGCATTTTGATTTCGACAGGCTCATGTGTTTTCCTAAATGTATTGGAATATGGAAGAATTAGTTTATTTCCGTTCAGCCTGACAAAACCTATCACAAGTGTTGTAAATCCATCTTTTGGCAGATAATGTGGTAGTTTGCAGTCTCTGAAAGAATATTTTCCTTTTTTCGCAAGTTTCAAAAGTCCGAAAAAACTTTTGAACGAACCGTCTACTTCTTTCAGAATCTGCTGTGCCATATTAGAATTCAAAGTTTTGTAATTAGGGCTGTCTTTCAGCAATGCGTAATTCTTTTCGTAGTTCAGATATTTTCCCTCTGTGAAGTAATACTGACGGATATTGTAGATTGCTTCATTGGCAAGATTTTTTGCTGTATGACACAATTCTCTCAAAATGCTGTATTCTTCCTTTGACAGATGTTTCGCTTGTTGCTTTACCGTTAGATACATAGTTTCTTCTCCTTTCTTTAGATTTAGGATAATTCCTATGTATCTATTATAGTATATATTTTACTGAACGTCAATAGTTTCAGTAAAAAACAATCAGCATTCATCCACCACTTTCGCTTCTCTTAGAAGTGTGGGGTATTCTGCCGAGGATCTAAAATAAAGCCATAGGTACGAAAGTTTTATTTAATCGTTCATTAGCTATCTTACACCATTCTGGATTTAATTCACAACCAAGATATTTTCTTCGAAGTTCTTTTGCACAAAGTAGATGTGATCCAGATCCTGCGCAAGGATCAAATATGATATCGCCTTCGTTAGAATTGTCGGATATTAACTCTTTCAACAAGTTGTGATTCTTTTCTGTAGGATGAACAGTACTTGTTCCAGATGGGTAGTGAAGCACGGTATTCTTACAAAACGCATTAAATGTTGCACCAGACTTCTTAAACCAAACCGCGTTTTCGATTCCGGACAAATAGATAGTTTTGCCATTCATAGGGGATGGATTCGTTTTCTCCCACACGATCTGACGAACTGTTCCCAAAGAATCGGATTGCTTATCTGCAAAAAATGTATATATCGAAGAAAGTTGTCTTTGACCACAAAATATTATTATACATCCAGATGTTACACGGTAAACGGAATTCAAAAATTCTGATAAATCAAATGTAATTTCATCGGCATAGGATTTGTCTAAATTTCGCAATCCACCAGATTTACGATTCACCTCAGCATATGGAATATCGGTTAGAGTTACATTAACCCCCCCCCCGTAGTCATAGTTTTCATATAATCAATGCAATCCACATTTAGTATCGTATTCATTACCACAATCTCCAATCAAAACAATCATAGGAATATATCCACCACCAGTACCCATAGAAGATGTAAGGCAAGTGCAAATTCCATCTGTCTTTACGGATTGATGATCTTGCATCCCGCCTATAATTATATCAAGAAATGTCATCATTGATCACCAAAATCATAGGAACTTGACCACCACCTTCTCTGGCAGCGACCTGAATAGTAGGACTCAAGTAATCAGAATCATATATGATGCGACGTTGAGAACTGTTCGGATTCAAGGTTCCTAGTTGTTTTATATCCATCTTCTACCACCAAATATCTATAACTTCCACCAGGAATGTTTGCTGGATGGCATAGTGCAAATCCATCTGAAGAATATACACGATCTTGCTGGTAGAATTGTGTTCCACAATTAGAATTCATTTTGCCAAGTCCACCCAATACAATCGGTTCATCCATCTTCAATCACCAAATAGAGATTAGAATAACCACCTAAATGACCTACTTGTTCTGCCATAAGTGCGGTTGCGATATATTCAGAAGAATATACTCTATTTCCTTGTCTATATTGCTTACCAAAATTTATATCACCAAATCCACAAATAACTTTCGGTTTGAAGGTATCATTTTTCAACTCCATAACCTTCACGCACCATTCTTTCATCAGTTGTTTCAAAATTCTGATCGTAAATAACTTTGTAAAGATGTTCCATTAGATACTGGACGCAGTTGCTTATGAGCCCGTTCCCCGCTTGTTTATAGAGCTGTGAATTGCTAACTCCTGCATCCTTACATTTTTGACAATCTTCTGCTGTAGCACCCATCAAAATAAACGTTTCTTCTGGAGTTAGCTTACGTATCTTTAACCGCTTAACCATTTCTTCCTGTTCTAGTGTTAAAACAACTTCTTCAGAAGAATTTGATTCCGCAGATTCCTCTACAAATTCTTCAGAATCTTCATCTTCGTAATCTTCCCAAGAATCAGTTACTTTTACATCTTCTTCCATGTCATTCCTCGCTTTCCATTTCTTCTATGACTACAAGACAATTCTCACATCCACAAGTTAATGCTGGACAAACACTTCCTGGTGGGTTCCTTGTGCTCTACCACGTCTTAATCTACTTGTTGGGTAACTAAAATCAGCTACATAGTAATTGCCTGTCAATGGAATTTCTATATATCCGAGTTTAGTTGCTTGCTTTATCTGTATTGTGTTTCCTAGAATCTGAATCATAGTTCACCACCACATAAGGATTCAATCCACCACCTTGGGCACAATTTAATGCAGGAGATATACCACAAGGAAGATACACTCTATATCTTTGTGGATTATCTCTTGTGGATTCTATCTGATGTGCTATAGATCCTACTTGACAAATTTCATTTAATCCCATAGTATTAACTTCCCACACTGAAATGTACTATGCAAATCAGATAGCAACAAATAAGTCATTTGTGTAGATCCTGGATTTGCAACAAGTGATGGATGAATAAATGAGATATTATGATGTCTTGTAGATAATCCATCCCCTGCTTTATGCTGAAAATTATTCGGTGTTATGAAGCAAATTGGTTCCATCTGTAATCTCCAAAATTTTAGGTGGATCTTTATAATTTGTAGACTTTAAAGTACAACAAAAATCATATATACTATATACTTCTTGATTTTGATGTACTAAGTTAGATGGTGGTAAAATTCTACCTAGTATCATACTCTAAAACTCCACTATGTTCACATATATGCTTACATATTCCTGCATCATATCTTAGACAAATCGCATTCGCAATTTCAATAGTTCTTGGAGAGATATAATTCAAATCCACTGGTATTTGTATAAAACCATTTGAATTTATATCAGAAATATTTGCAGTTGTAGTTCCGTTGTAAAATTTCATTGTTTAAGATCACTTTCATATTTGACATATGCGATTGCTCCTGTACAACCATACTTTTCCCATTCACCTAAATTCTTGATACTATTCTTATAGTATTGTGATTTTAAAGTTTTACAGACATCACTTACATCACAATTCCAATCAATGACTTGCAGAACTTTGAAATTTCTATTATCTTCATTCATCAGCTTTCTTATTAAGATCAACTTTCACTTTTCCATTGACAACTAAATCCCGGATAAGTGCTTGGGCTCTTTCATTTGTGATATAATACTTTTCATCTACATCTTTCTGAAGAACATCTTTCAGACGGATTCCTGTATCATATGGCTTCGGAAATTCAAATGTAGAAAGATCATATTTATCTCTAAGCCAATAGATTGCAAATACACGCTTCCGGTTCTGCGGTACACCGCAATTCTTCCCATTGATCACATCCCATTTGCAGTCATACCCAAGATCAGAAAATTCTTCATTCAATAATTCAAACTGCGGAAGATTTTTCTTATTTACGAGGGCATCTACATTTTCCATAAGAAGGAATGGTGGAAGGATATTAAGTTCTTTCATATTTCCTAGAATACGCAGAACCTCATAAACCAATCCAGAACGAGTTTCACCCTTGACCATACCAGCTTGACGACCAGCCAAACTGATATCGGTGCAATTTGCTGATATACAACTATTCACAATATAGCTATGATCTTCTTCAACTTCAATATTGTAGACATGATCCGGTTCAGCCATCGTCAATTTATAAAATGGATACCAAATATAACCGTCTTCATAAAACGCTTTGTCTTGCTTATCTGTTGTAAGTTTGAATTTTACTTTGTATAGTGGATGATTAGATTTGATTTCTCTGTCACCAATATAGTGTGGTTTCTTTCTCGGCTTTTCTACATGCACATAAGTAGGTCGATTGTAAACCTTATGAATAATACTTGCGGTTCCATAGATTAAATCTTTATTTACAGAACTTATCCGTATTGCTGAAGTTTTTCCAACATTGTTAATATTACCATCACTGTCAATATATCCCTGAATGAATTCACGTAACTGATCTTTCGGGAGGGCAAGAATTTCATATGGGATATGTTTACCCATACATCCAGTTCCTATATATTTTTCGATAAAATCGTGAATCTCTTTATTGTTAAACCGAAACTTATGACTTGGAAGTTTCATATCAAATACAGTATAATGCCACGTATTTATATCAAGATGAGATTTCAACTTTTCCAGTTTTTTATCATTACAGCACAAAAATACAGAATTTTTATCTCCAGCAGTAAGATATCCATCACCAACATAATATCCAATCATATACCAAAAATCCAAATCATCAGTATAAAATGGAATTTCTTCTTGAATTACTGGTACTCCAAAATAATCACCAGATTTCAAATCCTTTGCGGGTTTAAATTCAGGATCATGGAATTTTCTATAAGATTTACGCTTTTCACCAGGTTTTGCCGCAGGAGATGTTCTGTACATCTCACGCACATAGAATCTATGTTCCGGTGTACAATGAATATCAGCAAATCCAAGAGCATCAAGATGACAAGTTTCATGCACACCATTATCAAACTTCTTAACAACCGGATGCCAAGTATTAGACTTTGTAAGAACTTCATCCCCAACGTTCACATCACGAAGTTCCTTATATCCATCTTTGGTCAGAATAAGCTGATCTCCTGTCAAGCATGGAAAACTAAATGTCAACAAATCACAGTAAGGAAAATCCTTAACCCGGCTAATATCGCCAACATTCTTATTGAGTTTATTTGCAAGCCAAGCAGTTTCCAACTGCATATTGTTATCCACGCTTGTTACAAGTCCGTACCAATCATATGGTTTATTGGCAAGAAAATCAAAACCAATGTTCATCTTTGTAAGTTCTCTTGCCATAGTAAACCGATCTGGGTAGAAAAGATAGGTTTGCACCATCTTCTTTGTAAGTCCATTGTGAATTGCTGCATAAGAAATAATTGCATCTGTATCAAGTTCACAGGTGTTTACTACTTCCATGTCAAATAATCCGGTGTTGCGGATTCCCATTTCTTGGAACCCTATACCGGAAAATGTAGTTACAACTTTCAGTGGAATTTTCTTCTCCATGACAATCCCCTTCTGTATATAAATTATATTCTATTGTAGCACAAAATTAAATGTTAGACTACATGCATTATAACGATTTTCTAATAGTAAACTTAATCTCATAAAGTACAATGACAAACACCGCTGTCATCCTTATCTGTATAAGGTATCCGTAAAACCCTATCATAAGGTATCCGCACAGCACGTTCAGCATGACTCCACATACAATTTGGACAATATACCATATGTTGCGCAGGATATGTAGTAAGTGTCATTTCTTCCAAATCTGATCCGCATTTTGGACATGTATAAATAATTCTCATAGATGTATACCCCTCCCCAAATAAAACATTACATCAATTATAACGATTCATCATTTAAAGTTTTCTTTTTCCTATTCGGTATTTGAGATGTGTATTCTACACCATATTTCTCCATACATGTTTTCTTAGATTTATCCAAAAAATCTTTCATCAAAAATGGTGTGTCGACTCCATACCTTTCTTGAAAAATCCTTCGTTCCATCTCTTTAACTTCCGGATTCTGTGCAGCATACTTATATCCAAATTTCTTTAAGTTTGTCTGTTCTCTCTTTCTCAAAAATGTTTCATCCTTAAGTGGATGAGATACACCAAATCGATTAATCATAGTAGTTTTACGAAGTTCCACAGAACACTTTTTAGAACAACACCGTCTGTAGTCAGATGGTCTAGAAATCTTAAATGGTTTCCCACAGCAAACACATACACGATAATGTGTATCTTCACAAATTTTTTGAGCATTAGCTTTCGGACAAAACAACTTTCCACATAAAATACATCGCTTCATAATTACACCACCTATAAATTTAATTCCCATTTAGTTACCCCAGAATCAAATACCTGTAAAAATCCGTGTTCAGTCATTATTTCTACTTCAGTTTTATGCTCGATATCTATTTCAGGATCATTGAATAATTTACGAAGTTTATTCTTTTGACAACTTACACGACTATAAACAGTTTTATCGTATTTATCAACCCACACATATCTAGGTTTTGTAGTATATTGACGAACAAATCCAAGATTCCCATACAATGTACCTCTAACATGGGCATCATCAGAAAATGATATAATCTTACTTGGATTATATTCATTTATAAAGTATTTCAATAATTTACTTGCACCACCTGGTATAGATGTATTTAGTTTAGTGCAAAATCTAGAAAGTTCCCAAATAGAATCATCCTTAGGCATTTTAGTTCTACCAATAGTATGTCGCAGATGATTGAATGTCATAATAGCTATAAGTTCACCATCCACTGTGTATAGACCAATATATACCTTGGCTTTAATAGCCCCCTGTAAATGATTATTATTTAAAAATGCACATGCATCGGTATATGAAACATCCCTTATCTGCAACTTTCTAGCACCAATAGATAATTCATTCTTACCAAACAAATTTCGAATCATCGATTGTATAATAGCACGTTTGTTTCTCCATTCATACCCAAAAATATGGAACAGAAATGCCCCTTCAGATTTAACTGCATCTGACTTATCTTTATGATACAACCTAGATTTTGGTTTGTTATCAAAACCACCAATAGTAGAATTATGTGTAAATGTTGGATTGTATTCTATACCAATTTTATATTCAGGCATCCATAAATCTATTTCCTTAGGTTTAATTACCTGTCTATTATTTGGATCAACAGTTACACCAAGTGATTCAATGTATCTCTGTATTGTCAATTCAATATCACTTCGATTTGTATGTTCAATAAAATCACTTGCATTATGTTCTGCAAGAAATTCGTAAATAGGTGTATCTGTAACACCTAAAGATATACGCAATTCATCTATAGTTGGTTTATAACTAAAATTTGACTGTATATATGATATCGGATCTTTTCTAAATTGCAAAAAATCATCAAGTCTAGATGAATCTGTCATATGGTGATTTATTATGTTCCTAGAAAATGATTCGTATGGGCCGTGTTCAGCTCTAGTTACAAGTCGTTTCTTATGAACATTTGGGTTGCTACCCGGTGAATCATACCCAGTCCGTTCTTTGTATGCATCATATCTATGTAGTCTGTATTCTGGATCATTCCATAAATTCTTATTATGCTCTATAATGTCCGGTACTTGCAATGCACTATCTATACCTTCACCATATGTTGCATTGAATGTTGCTTTTCGCTTTAATGCACCGCGACCACCAGGACGATTTGCTTCACTGATCTTTCTACGAGACTCTGGAATATATGCTGCATTGGTATATCCAGTTCTATCTAAACAAGTCTGTTCCCGTAACTTATTGCCACACTCAACACTACAAGTATTAGGTTTATCAGATGGATGACAAGTATAAACTATAGTCTTTCCGCAGATAACACACGTTGTTTTATGTGGTCCAGGACAATACTTTTGAAACTTATCATTCGGCTGATACATCTTCCCGCATATTTCACATTTCCTAATCTCAAGGTTATTTCGTTTCGTATTAGCAACTTTCTTATTGGAACACTCTTTTGAACAACATTTCACTGGCTCTTTAGGTCTATGATATTCAACAGGTTTACCACAAATTGGACATGGACGATAATGAGGTCCAGGACAATAGACACCGTTACCTACACGATCAAACAATTTACCACAAACTTTACATACATACTTAGACATAAGAACACCTCACAGTATCGACATGTATATTACTAAAAATATTATAATATACTTGTCATGGAATTTCAAGCATAAAAATAACGGATGTATGAATCTACATACATCCGTTAAAATCCATCAAAACTTACTGAAGATCTTCCTTCTTAAGATAGATTGCCTTGGAAATTACAAACGGAACTGTAATTTGCACAAGACCGCCTTCTTGATTGTACGAACCGTTATTTAGTGAAGAAATCCACGTTCCCGGGCATTTGATACAGTCACGAACACCACCCTGACCATCATAGCGAATAAAGTAAACAACCCTCATATATTCGCTCGGAAGTCCCATCCGTTCTGTTGCAGGATCATACACCTGACGTCTCCACTCTCTAAGTGCTTCCAAAGTATTTGGTTCGCAGTAGCAGTTAAGATTCCAGTTTACATTGTTGAATTGTACCTTGTTCGGGAACTTAATAATACCATTTCCATAATGTACTGTGATTTCTTCTTGATTTTCTTCAATTGCATCTACAGAGTTCGTAGATAATGTTAACAGGTCACTAAATTCAGTTGGGGAACTCCCATCCATGTTATAAATGCGAATTTCGAAATTTTGCTGCATCAGAGGCACGTAGTTATCGATGCCCAACATATGATTTGTACAAATATCTTCATCCTAGTTCGCAACACTAGAACCGCTACTTAGCTGCTCTATCTTAGTTCGATAGAAGTTGAGATCATTTCTTCATCGGCAAATTGTCGAGTTGGATTTTTCTTCCCGCATTAGCTTCGGGGTCTACTCTCCCTCAAGGAGATGATCGTTGAACCTTATCCATTTTACAGGATATTGGCTGCTAAACATCCGTTGTTAATAACCTTTTAGGATTGAACCATGAGATTATCTCTTGACTTTTTTCTGCTTTCGCTCCATCACGCTTACCTTTTCAAGTTACGTTGTGGCACAAGAGCTTTCAGGACTTCAAAGCAATTAACCCAATAGCAGATGCAAATTACTCTACATCTGGGGCACATTACCCATGTATAAGGGACTAAACATATAATATCTCCTTTCTATTAAAGTTATTTATATGGATATATAAGATTTTATTGTTGTGAACCCATAATTTTTGTGATATATTAAGTTATGGAACAAATCACATATAAGATATATAGGAGGGCATATGGAACAGAAAATATTTAAATATAATAAAAAATTATGTGAATATTGCAAAAAACCATTCAATCCTAAAAGTGGTCATTCAAAATTCTGCGATAGACAACATTATGTAACTTGTCCAGAATGCGGCAAAACACGAAAACTACCAAAGGATAAAATATGGTATGTTATAAAAAATGGGCCATCTGCATGTTCATATGAATGTCGGGCAAAAAGAACAGCACAGACAAGTATGGAAAAATATGGATGTAAAGCTCCTGGAAATAATCCGGAAGCAAGAAAAAAGGCATCTGAAACAATGATGATGAATTTAGGTGTCCCATATGCAATGATGAGCAAAGAAGTACAGGAAAAATCAAAAGAAACATTGATGAAAATATATGGTGTTGATAATGTAGGAAAGGCTGAAGTAGTTATAAAGAAAAGACAACAAACAAATAGGGAGAAATATGGAGATGTTATGCCATTCAATCGTCCGGAATGCTATGAAAAACAACACAAAACAATAGAAGAACGATATGGTGTAAAATATGCATCTCTTATACCTTATGTTGCCGCTACAAATAATCATGTATCCAAAATAAATTTAAAATTCAAAGATAAATTAGAAAAATATGGTTGTATTACTTCAACAGAATATACAGTACAGACTTTAATTTATGATCTACACGTAGAAAATAGTAATACACTAATTGAAATAAATCCAACATATACACATAATGCAATAGGAAATCATTGGAATCCAAATGGTCTGAATAAATATTATCATAGAGATAAGACACAACTTGCTATTGACAATGGGTACAAATGTGTACATGTGTGGGATTGGGATAATAAGGATATTATTGCTAGGATGCTTGCACCAAAGATACATATATCATGCAATGAATTGAGATTGTATAAACTTAACTTGGATGTAACCAATGAGTTTCTGGATAAGAATCACTATATAGGCAGATGCCGTGGTCAATTACTGTGCCTTGGACTTGTAAATGGTGGTGAGATATATCAAGTAATGACATTCGGTAAACCTAAATTCGATAAATCACATATGGTACAACTGTACAGGATGTGTACGAAACTTGGTTATGAAGTAGATGGTGGATATGACATGCTGTCAAAGTTTGCTTCTGAATTTGGTTTATATGATATAGTTGCATATGCAGATTTCTCTAAAACAGATGGTTCTGAATTAGAATCAATTGGAATGAAGTTAGACCACATCACACCGCCAAGGCTTATATGGTCAAAAGGAAAACAATACATAAATTCTTCATTGATAGTTTCCGGTAGATCAAAATACCATTCAGATGAAGATCTTCTAAATGATGGATGGTTGCCGATTTATGATTGCGGTCAACGTGTATATGTTTGCTAAAATTGATTGATGCCATGTCCCAGTGAGAGGAAAAAACTGAGGCATGGCATCTTGTACCACCAGTAACACGCCTTCTGGTGGATCTGTCCTGTGACTATATAGCCATTCATAGTCACAAGGCAGACGTTTTGAAAGGAGGTTCCACCATGGATGAGTGGAAAAGTATGAAAACAATACAGTAGTACCCTGTAAGTGTATAGTATCACAACTAAGATTAGTTGTCAATAGTTACTTTGTAAATTTATTAAAAAATTTATCAAATTCTACCCGAAGTAATCGGATTCGGCTTCCCAAATGTTATGACAAAACTCTACTTCAGATCTAAGTTCTCTTGCATATTTATCTAATATTCGTTCTACAGTTGCTTTTGACATCTCCATTTCTGAATCTGAATAGTTCCAAGGGTGTTTTGCTGTAAAAATAACTGCAAGTCTATTTGATTCAAACTTAAAATCACAATTGGATTCTGTATGAAGTCCTGTTTCGTTCTGAATAATAGAACTAATCAGATAGGATGGGTAGGATTCGTTCTCCTCCAAGTCTTTAATAGTATCCTCTGTAAGTTTATCCTTTAAACGATTGTGTCTTTCAATCAGGTCTTCAGATAATGAATCCTTGTGACTTTCAATAAACTGTATAAAGACATATGGTGGAGTTTCATCAATATAAAATCCAGGTCCTGCATCTACAATCGGATAAGATTTTTCGGTGCTATCACCAAAGATGGCCTTAAGCAATCTTTCTTCTGCTGTATCATTTGGATCAAAATCTGCACGTCTATGCTTTGCCTTATACCTTATGATGCAAGCCTTACCATCATCTCTGTATTCATCCATAGATTCCAACTGAAATACAATATCAGATTGATACTTCATCAATGTCTTCTGATCTTCTTTTACATCAAAGATAATTACTGATCCACCAGTTGTTTCTGAATAACACACTAAGATGTCAAGTTCTGCTGCAAATCCATCCCAAACATTATGCCTTGTATGTATTTCAAAATCATCATCCCAGGAAAGTGTTACTATAGCAGCTTTTTCAGCCTGACCAAGTTCACCTTTCTGCACAATCCTCGGTTCACTGATGGATGTGCTGATATCCTCTTCATCATATAGCATCAGTACTGTATCTGTAAAATCGTATAGGCTATTATAAATTGGATGGTTTTCTGAAAGTTTATGAAATCCATCTATCATCGCATCTACACATCGTTGAATCCGATCCTTGATAGGAAGTTTACGGAGTTCATCTTTTAAAGCATCTTCTGTATTTTCGTATCCACAGGCTTTCATAAATGTAGCAAGCGGTATACCGGAAAATGAATGTCCTGCAATCTTTGTAAGTGTTGTCTTTGTCGGCTTACCGACTGTATCTGAATTCAGAAGTCTATTCAGATACTGTGGGGTAAGTCCAGCTTCTTTTGCAAATTCACTTTGTGTACGATTTGGGCCTATTGCCTTTCTTATCAGTTCCTGAAATTCTGTAGCCATATATTATTCTCCTTCTGTATATTTTTCAAATGGTTTCCATGCTAAGTATGTTTCAGCATAGCCCTTCTTAAGTTTCTGATTTCCCCATATAAGTTTTGCAGCCCTATGATAACGATCAATCATAAGAGTGTCTATCCTATACTGAATCTCATCTGTATCAACTTCAGATTTCTTAAATGCAACTAACACATTATCAGAAAACCAATCCGCATTGGTAAGTTCGGGCAATCTATCACTGCACTTAATCCAATCGGAATCCACCTGATTCCGGTTGAAGTAGTCACGAACATACGCAATACATTCATCTAACATGTCATTTGCACGTCGATTTGCTAATCGTTCAGATTCAACTTCTTCTGGTGTTGGATCAACATAACCAACATTATATTCATCCAATCTAAGCATTTCCAACATACGAATTAATTCTTCCATACATTTAATCCTCACCGTCTTCAGAATCTTCTTCAACAATTTCCATATTATCGACAAACTTCTGATATTCACGTTCAAACTTATCAAGCATCTCCTGATCCCAACCATGGACCATTGAATATCCACCATCTTTAAGTGATCTGAATATTCGTCCAGATTTATCTTCAAGATGTTTCACATCATCAGGATACTCCAAGGCATACAGATTATTATGTTCCAAGGTTTCAAGATATTCAATAAGCATCCGAGTTTCGTTCATCAGAATAATATTCGGAGCACCCAATTCCATAAGCCGCTTTAAACGGTTTGAACGATTTTCTGCTCTGGCAACTAAGTAGCATACATCATCCCAAATCTTCGGACAAGATTCGAAATAAAATTCTGCGGGGATATCTACTTCTGTAATTGGCGCAATCTTTACATCATATTTCTTACAAAGTTCTATAATTGCTTCTGGACCGCAATAGTAAGTTACATCATCAGTTTTATCACTAATAGGCTGATTTATAGGAATGATTTCAAATTCTCCAGATGGAGATTTAGTAAGAAATTTAAGACATCTATTTACATCCATCAAGTCTTTAAAGGAATAAGGGAGTTTACCCTCAATTTCCTTTATCTGTGTGTCAATCAACATTGGCTTACAAAGTGTAAATTTTAACATAGCAACTTCTCCTTTTGATAATATATTTACCAAAATTATCTTTGGTAAGAATAATATATCACCTAGGCTGAGCCATGTCAATACATAAATTGTAAATTTATTAAAAAATTTATCTTAAACGAAAATTAGCATAAAAATAGTGCCGAGAATATTCCCGGCACTGAATGGAATTATTATACTGTAATAGGTTCAAGATACTTCGTATAATCCCCAGTAATGAGATTGAACCAATCTACATCATAAGAATCTTGGCAAATATCATCATATAACATTTCCAGAAGGATTTCGTCATCTGTCATACCATCTGCGTACTCATCTCTGTAATCTTCAAGATCATCTGGATAGATGGTGCAGTTCTTAATGAACTCAAGAAGTTTGAATTCATCAGATGGAAATGTATAAAGAGTGCCACCAGTTGTACCATCATGATCTGCGGAAGATAAGTACATAACACCATTATCATTATAAATGGTAGTTGCGTTGTCGTAATCTCTGTATATAAGCCAATCTCTGAACTTATCTGAATTACTCCAAGATATTCCACCAGATCCGGATCTCCAACCAGAACGACTTCCGATTAAAAATAACGGTGCAGAATACCCATTCGATTTCTTTGTTGGAAAATCGTCTAATTGGCTATCAATAATAGGCATGATATCTTGATCAAAGTTCTCAATCATAAATTCAGCTTCTGTATTCATTAAATCATAATCTGTCCACCAATACTCATTAAGCCAATCATCAAAAGACAATGGATCATCCCCATAGAATCCGCTATCAGGGTCTTGAATATCTTCTAAATATCTATCATAAGATTCTCTTTGCCAATATTCATCTGACATAACTTCATTCACATCATTTGTCCATATAGCATCCATAGTTTATTCACCTCACATAATTATTATACAAAGTCAGACTCATCAGCAGTCCAAACTACTTCTCCCCAATCAGAATCCCCATAATTCTCTGCATCAGTCATATAATAAAATTCTTCTTGAACAGTATATGCAGAAAAGTCAACTTCATCAATAGGATACTTGGTGAGAACTTCATCACGAATATACTCTTTCAATGCATCAATAGCTTCTTCTTCTGTATTAAATGCATCAATTACATCATAATTCTCAAATGTAACATATTGAACATTATCACCACGAACGGCTAAATCTATAAATTCAACAACATTTGCATTATTAATCTGAACCATTAAATTATAAGTGTCATTATATCCAGATCTATCGTCAATGTCATCAAGTTCAAATTCTCCATCAAATGTTGAATGTGTCCACCCACCACCATATGAACCTTTACCAGTAAGATTTGAAATATCATGCTTTAAGACATCAACAATATAAGACATATCAATGTCATCTACAGTTACATTGTCGATTAGTTCTTCATACAACGCTTCAATATCATCTACGCCAAACTGTGATGTGTACTTTGATACTGCTTCCTGTGTAAGGATTTCTTTATTAAAATTCTCCCCAAACCCAAGATTAACTTCCGCCGAAAGTATGGTCATATTGACACCATCAATATAATCACAACCATAATAGTAGGAATTGGCAGCAACGCTACCATTGATTTTAATGTTACATTCAACTGTGGCAGATCCACCACGAACTAATCCGTTGTCCCAGTCGAAAAGTTTGACAATTCTGATACTAGATTCGTTGAGATCTACTACATCACAATCTTTTACGCTAAGTGTATATCCGGCACCTGCACCCATAATATCACCTCACTAATTTAATCATTATAAAATGCTTTTCTTGCTTCAATTCTAAGACCAGTGTCCATTTCCTTTATAATACTGTAATCTTGAAGATTGTTTACATATTGTGTAGCCTCTCGAACAGTCATACCATAATAATCTCTGACTATTCGAATTGCCTGCTGTTTTGTATAAGAACCACTACCATTCGTAAACGAAGATTTTATATATCTCTTCATAATAACATTCACCTCACTAAACTATCTTGTACTTATAATATACAAATCACCATTTGAAATGAAGACTCTACCATCTTCATCTTCTTCAGGATCAAATCCATATTCATCAATGCAATCTTCACGAGTAAGGCATCTAAATTCGCTGACATAAGAATTATCAACAATTTCTGCTACATCAAAATCATTTGCATCGAACATTTCATTGTCAATGATTTCCTCAAACAGAGCATGCCAAAGCTCTTCTTCAGCGGATGATAGTCTATCCTGATCAGACCACATATTATCAAATCTCTCACAAAGCATCTCTGTTAAAATATCAGAATCAATCTTTACAGTAATCATTCTACTCATAATTCATTTACCTCACTATTTCTCAAACTTAAACCCGGAAATAGAATACTCACCGGTTTTATAATGTTTTACAATACATCCCTTTGCTTTCAGATCCTTCCAAGAAATATAAGCATATGTTTTGTATCCAGATTTAACTCCATAATTCTTATAGGATTGTCCTAAGAGATACCAAGAACAACTTGCTACATCAGAACCCCAATGGTCACTACCACGTATAACACCATCAGATGAATACCAATATTCACTGGATTTCTTAACTTTTCCACCATGACGGAAATCGTGGTAATTCATGCTTACATAGTCTGGCTCTCGTCTTGGTCTTGATTTCCTTACTTCCCAAAATCCTATAGAATTTAAGAAGTAATTATCCTTTGTAGCAACATCTTCTGTAAATATGGATGCAAGTTCGTACATATCTTCCGGGGAGGAATCTAATCCTGTTCCTGTACCATATGTATCTCTTAGATATGCCAAATACTCCTGCGAGTATTCACCAGTCTCGTCATACATATTTGGATCTAAGTTAGATCGTATATACAATTTCATAGAAATATTCCTTACTCAATTCCACGCTCTTCAAGAACTTCATCAATAGCCTGTGCCAAAATATAACAACGAATTGTTACATCGAAATATTCCCAATCCTCAGACATAAAATGATTTACTACATCTTCGGCTTCTGTGCCAAATTCACTAACGGCTTCTTTGAGAATATCCATACCATCATCACTATCAAACAAATACTTCTTTGCTTCTTCACGATTAAATGTATAAGAACCGGAACCGTTACCTGTCACACTATCGTCAGTCCACAGATCATCATTGAGTCTCTGACGAATTTCATCAGCATCAACATCATCGCCATACGCGCTGATATAATCATCAAGTACATCCTCAATATCGCTCTTTACCGCTTCAAGATAGTTGTAACTCATTATTCATAATCCTCACTTTCATCATATTCATCTTCGTAATCCTCGTCATCTTCTTCATTACGTTCATCCCACTCACGGAAATCATTCATACGGAAAAGAAATGCAAGACATGCTGCAAGTTCTTCACTTGACATACAACCAACAATCTGGCTATTCAACTCTTCTTCACCAAAATATTCACATGCAAAGTCATATGCTTCATGTGCTTCCCAATCATTTACTACCCAACCATAAGATTCTGCTGCCTTAATCGGTCTACGATTTATACTATTTCTATTAACCATTACTCATAATCCTCGCTTTCATCATATTCATCTTCGTAATCTTCATCTTCTTCAATACCAAGATCATCTGCAAGTTGCTCGAAATTCCTAAATCCAGTAGTTGCATACAAAATATCAAGCATAGTATCTTCTGTGTAACCATTGATATTTACAACTACTGTAATTGTTTCTTCGCTTGCAATCTCATAATCACGGAGAATGTCCCACATTTCATCTTTTGTAAGATTTTCCCACATATTGTTATTCCTCCAATATTATACTTCTTCAAATTCTACATTTGCATTACGAAGTTTATCCATACCAGCCTGACTGATATCAACAACTACAGAACCACTGTATGTATCAGTTTCGTCATCATAGGTTTCATCTTCATCGTTGATATAATCATAATCATCTTCAAAATCAATAATTGAATCAATCTGATCTGCAATGGATTCACTTGTTGTGAACTGTGGATTTTCAAAAAATCCTACACGAACTTGATAATCAATGTCGAAATAACTATCGTCTTTTCCTGCTCTCTCCCACATCTGTTCTGCATCACGATATCCAAGCCACTCAGCATAAGTATCGTCATCGAACCAGAAGAAATCATTAAGTTCAGTTTCACTCATACCATCTGGATAGGAATCTTCAAGAACGTTAAGAATTGATTCAATTTGTCCATCTGACAAATCCGCAACTCGATCTGCAGCACCAGACCAAACAAGATCACGAACGTCATTCGCAGTAGAAATTTCTCTCGTAATAATCATTATATGTATACCTCACTTTCAAGACATCATTATCATATATAAATAATAAAGGTTATTATTTTCTAGTTCTAACCACAAATTTGACTATGCAACTGGATTTTACATGCCATTTAAAACTATTGTTTAAACTCTAACAATAGTAAAGGTTATCGACACATCCACTGGAACTCGTGAACCAGTAACCTCCGAACAGTATCTACATCGAAATCCGGAACTTTACCCTGCTTATTAAAATCATTCAGCATCTTGAAAATATATCTATTCGCAAGTGCAGAAATTTGATTTTTAGTTTTCTTAGAACAAAGATATGTCCGGTTCTTCCATGTGTAAACTTTTTCACCACCTACATGTAATGATACGTGGCATTTTCCGTTCCAATCCGGATTGCTCCGGCAGATATACATATTTATAGAACATCTGTAATGTCCATAATCCTTATAATAATTTTGACAGTACCATGGATCACCGTACTGTACATAATGAAGATCATCCACATGGTAATATCTACCTTTGTAAGAAAACAACCGGAAATCTATTTGTTCTATATCTGATTCCTTTGCAGATGCATCATTGATGAACTGTAGAAGTAGTTTAGTTTCTTTCATAGTTACCACCTTTCATATCAACAATGTGTTCCTTATGTATGTATATTATCATATATAAGTATATATGTCAATACATTTTTGATAAATTTTATAATAAAATTATCTTATAATGCAAATAATGGTCAGATATTTCTGACCATTATCATAGATGTTTATTGATATGTACATTAACGATACTTCAGGTGCGTGTAAGCCTTGTATATTCTGTTTGCATGAAAATTTTCGCCATGTTGATACACAATAGGAGCTACAAACCCATCGGTAGCAAGTAGCGTCTGTATACATACATCATTTGTTCGTGTGTATCCTTGTTCTATGCTAACAACGATTCTATGCATCCAATCTGTAGGAAATCTCATCTGCATCCTAGCAATATTTCTTCCAAGTTCATACATGCAGATTGGCTGATCACTACTGCTATTTGCAAAATACATCGACAGTATATCGGCTCGTTCTAACCATTGAAATTCCCACGAAATCTGAGTTGATGCTGCAGATGGATCATTGATGGGGAAATTCTCCCTCCTTGGATTGAATAAAACAAGACTATCTAATGAACATGTTTCAGGAGATTCATCCAATTCCTGAAGTGTACTTATAACATTAGACTGCCAATCAGAACAATTTGTGATTCCTCCGGCAAGAAATACTAAGACGTCAGTTCCTTTAGCAGTGTATTTTTTAGGTGCTGTAATTATCTGCATATATCTCCTTACTTTATAATTCTAGAACAACTACTCAATCTTCATCTATAGAATCTATTATGTTGCATTGCAGCATAATCTCTTTTGCCAATTTCTTCTTCTAACATCATAATGTTTACTCTTCTACGTAAACCAGCTTCTCAATATAATCTCTACCATCTCCGCTGAATATAGGGATATTCGTATCTAAAATCCAACCATTTTCAGTCTTAATGCAACACGTTCCACGCTTCTCCGGAACAGAAAAATCATTCCAGTTAATTCCTTTCTGTTCATGCAACATTTCCTGAATATCATTGCAGTTCTTACCATGAAGTTCCTTATGAGAGAAATTCGCTTGACCTACCATCTGGATAGAGTTCCGAGTTGCATCAAGTTGTCTCCAATAGAAATAGTTTGTTACTTCTTCCTTTGGAATATTGAAACATCTGGAATCAAACATAGCATGTTTCGATACTCGATCATAAACACCACATAATTTGCAGAAATCTTCGTTTCGGTTATAGAACAATTCATGATCCTCTGTAGTCCAGTCATCAGAAGGTTTTCCAAGTTCTTCTTCCATAGCCTTTACTCTTGGTGGATACCCAATATGATTATCATCTATGAAGAACATATGTGAAAGTAGATCAAATACAATATTAAATGACTTAGTAGCCATAGAAGCAGAAATGCTACAAATCTTCTGAACCTCATTATCAAACCATGCTTGACTGTTCAGATCCTTATAATCTACAAGCAAAAGCGATATCTCATCGGATTGTGTATATCCTAATACACACCCTTGAATATTCTCACATAGTGACTGCATTGTTTGCTGCATAGATTTCATAAGAATATGATCAAATGGTTTCTGAAATCCACGAGTATATGAATGAAATGCTTTACCATCGATTCTGATTATTACTGGAGTTCTCCGAGTAAGTTTGTACTTTGTGATTGTTTCATAATTATTCTTCATTCTCATTCCGAGATCATCATGTATAGGCATAAATATTCACCCCCTAAATTCGTTATAATTCAATACAATAAAATTACATCACTCATCTATAGAATCTATGATATTACACTGAAACATTATCTCTTTAGCCCAGTTACGAATCTGCTTTACATCAGAAGTATCGCCAGTTGGAACACATCTCTGGATAGATTTCTTGATAGCATCTGTCAGTTCGTCAATCCGTCTGTATGCAGCAATGTATGCAGATTCAACTGTAGGTGATGCATCTTTCAGAAGTTTTTTGTGTTGTTCAGCAAAATCATTCGGCATAGAACCTACAGAGTTATCAATACAAAATATAGATACTACAATTTCACCTAATTCAAGATCAAATCGATGTGTTTCACCAAGATTTCCAGATGCATAAGTATGTAAATCACTGTACCCAGCGCAAATCCTTACAGAACCACAATCCGAATCCACAGTGATAGAAGTAAGTGAAGTATCAGGTTGATGATAGATTTCACCCGGATTAACCTCATTACTATTTACAAAAATAGGAATATTAGTTCTATTCAAGATTCTCATACAATCACCACCTTATTGAAATTCAACATCAATGCTGAAAGAAAATGTACAATCATCGGAAACATATCCGTAATTGTCGTATTCTTCTAAGACCTCTAGTAGCTTACACTTCGAACAAGCACAATAGTTTTCATAATGATCGCACTTACTATCAACATTATCATCGGAACAATTCTTGCCCATGTGCTTGAATAATGGAAGAATGATGTCGCGATGTTCTGCAATGTGGCGAACTAAATTATCGGATTCTTCCCGTCTCAAATTCTGTAAATCATTGTATAGCCCATCAATAGTTTCTGATATTGAATCAATCTTCTTTTCATGATCTTTCACCTTATCTTTCAATTCATTGATCTGCTTGAGAATTTCATCCTTTGTCATAACCTCACCTACCTCAAAATATTACATCAGCATCATAATCAATTTTTGTATTTTTCAAATACTTTTCCGTGTATAATACTCCCCAATTTGCTTTCATCAGGAATTCATCAATTCTACTATAATCTGGTTTTGGTGGAAGTACAGAATGTTCTTTTGCATGTTCCAACCTGGATTCATAATCGTGAACCATATCAAAGAATTCCTTTGTAGGCTTCCCATCTTCACCAAGATACTTACCGTTTCGAATATCCATGAGCAAATCATGTTCTTTCTCCCGGTAGGTGATGATCTTACCATCTAACAGAAGGTCTTCGCACATCATGTACAAACGAAGTAGATGCATAGAATGTTTTGCAATCTTACCATGTGCAAGTGCATGATCATTCCGCTTACTGTTCTTGTTATATTCTCGGATAACAGTATTTATAGAATTAAGTACAGATGCAAGGTCTTCTGCCGGATAATCCTGAACACTTAAATCAAGAACAATTTTACCATCTTTCAGTTTTACCTCTACATCATGAATATTGTGCTGAGATTCTAATGTATCATGCATACCATTCAAAGTTTTTACAATATGTGCATTATATTCTTCATCAGACATAGCAACAAGAGATTTCTGCTGCAACCGGTACATCTGCTGATTTGCATATCCCATGAAAGATCCGACACATTTATTAGATAAAAACATATTGTAGTTGTTCAAAAGATCTACACCCAAGGAATTCTTATACAAGTAGTGTTCTGGCTTCAACCCTAGCATCTCTATTACATTCGGATTACAGTTTGTAAGCAGACTAACCACTTTCTTCAGTGAGTAAATAGTTGTATCTGTAGGTTCATTACAAACTTGTTCAAATCCTCTACCAAGTAAGATGTCAGATGAAGAATTCAATGCTACTCCTCGTATATCAACATCAGAAGTTTCAATGTTTGTTCCGTAGGCATAAGAACCTCCAAGTCCAACAAGGATAGGATCATGCAATTCCGGAGTTGTATCTAGAAATTCATACCGAGATTCATCAACAGAAATGTTTAGTTTCTTCAGAGAACTCATTACAGATTCTTTAAGTTTCATCTTTCACCCCCGTAGTCCTCATGTACTTGTAGAACTCATTTCTCAAGTAAATGATATTTCTCGGTATCAAGTCTCTCTGCTCTCTTGTTCCTGCATCGTTGTACAACTTCTGACAGAAGGAGTAGAACATATTAGCTTCAGGAGTAGTGAGCGATCCAGTTCTTCTGAAGTATCCAGATCTAAGAACTTCATGTGCTATACCTCGCATAAATTTCCAGAAGTTGTAGTAATGAAGCTTTATCTTCACCATCTTGCCCTCTATATCTTCTATAACGAAACCTTCAATGATTCTACCGTTGTATTCGTATCCCTCTGTAGTCACTTCGTTATACCAGTCAACAAATTCACTCCAACTTGCAAGTTCAAATGCTTTTTCTTTGGTCTTAACATTGAGTTCAGATCCGATGTTCAAAAGATTTTCATAAGAAGTCTGCTCAAATTCCATCTGGTTCTTCACAATGCTGAGTAAGAATAAATCAGACTCCGGATACTCAATAACATGAGGATCATTCTCCATATCTACGCATTCAAAGACGAATGAAACATCCTTGTCCTTACAGATTTCTTTCATTCTATCTCTAGAAGATTCAGACATCTTAGAGAACAGCATCTGTTTGAATAGTTCAGCATAGCTTCCTGTGGGATTAGACTTTGTAGTTATGAAAAGGTCATCATTATCTGCATCGTAGGATACAATTCCAAGGAACCCGTTTTCCTTGACATAACAAGTTACAGGGAACTTCAACGAATATTTCAACATATCGAACTTTGTTTCTGGTCGTTCATTGATATTGAAGAACTTATCATATGCCCTAGCAGCAACTTTCATACGTGACGTGTCAATATAAAGACCTCTTGCCTTTACTGTCTGCTCATCCCAAACCTTGTCATAGAAAGCATCTCGTGTGAAATTGAATGATGAAATGTTGCCGAACTGCTTCTCATTCACATGTTTGTTTGCTCGAAGAGCCAATACCACATCAGAGATGCTACTTGTATTCATCACAGTCTGTGTAGCAATTTCTTCAGGTTCTTTGAAAACATCATTCTTGATTTCAATTTCTTTGAAACCATCATGTGTCAGCTCAAGTATCCGGAGATGCCCACCGAACTCAACCGAACCTTCAAGATCATAAACTCGATCTCTAAGCTTCATAGGAGAAGCCTTTGTGTTTCTGTGTCCGAAAATCTGGTACGTAGAATCGGAAGTAGTTCTCATCCACGAATCAGCTACAATTTCATAATCATTGTAGTTGCCTACACCCTTGATCATCTGCTCTGTTGACATGAAGCTCAAGTTATCCGGAAGTGCTGCAATACCTGCATGGGATACAAATATATCCTTATCGTCAAACTTGTACCATGCACACTGCCCCAACTTGCGATACAACTGCCGAATTGCTTTTACATCAACATGTGCTTCTTCAAGCTGCTTCCTGGTAACAAGTTCAAATTCTTTAGACTTTCCTACTCCGCCATGTGCATAGATCCAAAGCCATCTTTCGTGGTTACCTTCAAGAACAAGTACATTTTTCTTGTTAATGATCTGTGTGAACCAATTCACAACTTCAACATTCTCAATTCCTCGATCAATCAAATCGCCTACGAAGATGTACATTGTGTTGTCATCAAGTCCATCTTTAAAATACTCCATGAGTGCAGTATAACAACCATGAATATCTCCGACGTGCACAACCTTATCATAACCGGAGAAATCAACCTGACGCATCCAAATAGTGCTAAGATCCTCCGGCTTGATTACCTTTACACCGGAAGGAATCTTCTGAGTAGCGAATCTTGAATACATCTTGTCAATGGCAGATTCTGGAACCTGCTTGAGTATAGGTCTGGATGCGTTTCTTCGTTTGCATTCATCAATAGGAAGATCCGTCATGTCAATGCAGAAGATGCGATAGCGATATGTATCGCACATCTCCTTATAACGATTTATTTCAGATGTCTTAGAATTTGTTGCATCAATGACGGTGAACTCACCATTACGCATGCGAATTTCAAGAAGTTTAAAAAGCATATTCCAAACATCCTTTTCATTCTTCTGACTAATCTCTACTCTACCATCTGCTGTCTGCTGTGCAGACTGGCATTGGAGTCGAATTTCATCGGCTGAAAGTGCGTAAGGACGCAATCCATTCTGATCAATGAATGTTGACTTTCCACAACCAGGTGCTCCTCTAAATAACAAAAGTATTCTCATACTACTGACCTCCATCTGAAATATACTGTCTACCACTACGCATATGTTATCATATTATAAGATAATTGTCAACATATATTTGATAAGTTTCATAATAGATTTATCATAATAAAAATAATGGTCATATAAATAACACTTATACTTATATATGCTATAACGATTTGATAAATTAAAAATCCGGCACAGGCGATTCTGTGCCGGACATATTAAGTTAGTATATCTCAAATACCACAATGGTATTGGATATCAAATTATACTTAACGCAAATTTCACATAAGATCAATTCTAATCTTCATAATCCTCATTATATTCGGGACTATTGCGCCAATCAACTATTTCATCAATATCCTCCCTATTGTACGAACGGATATATTTCTTTTTGATCTTTATTTCTTCAACGCTTCTACAGTCATGCTCTTTTGCATACTTCAATGCTTCATACAAAGCATCTTCATAGTCAGAACCATCAAATAGTGCCACATAATAACCTGCTTTATCTACCACAATATAATTTATTGTATCATAATCATCCATATGGAATGAGTAATCTGTAACTAAATCTTCTTCAAGATCAGACAAATTGGCTTTTACATACTTCTTCATTTCGTATCTTTCTCCTTTCATCTGCACAACATACCAATCATTAAATCTTATATTAGTTCATCTGGTAGTTCCTCTACTTCAAATTCTACACTATCAAACATAGTTTTACGACCAAGGTCATCCATTGTATCAAGGAAAAGATCATATGCAGAAATAGTTGCATCTTTTGGCGTATATGCGACTACACCATATTCATAATCAACAACCATTCTGACACGAAATTTTTTTTTCACCAGCATCACCATACTTAGCACTGTTCTGCTCATAAAGTCTATCAACCTGATCGTAATTTAAATTTGAAAAATATTGCATAATTTTATTCTCCTTTATATTTTATATTTTTCTAATAATTATATTCCATAATAATATTCAGGAAGTATCATCAATACTCATCTCATTTCTTCTTCTCTTTCCATCCACTTAGACGGATTGCTGCACCTTGTTTCTGTGCTTTCTTCTTAGCGTCTTTACCATAGTATACTTTCCCGGTCTTACCCCATTGATATCCACCGGATTTTGTTTTGTGTACTGGCATAATTGTTTACCTCATATGCATTATTATCAATCCAACAAATATTTGGGTACGCAGAAAATCTATCGGCTCAAAATTAATCTCTGTGTTCATAGAAGCATCATATTATATTTTTTATCAATGTAATCATCTACATATCTATTTGATTCAGTATTACCAAGTGAAAATTCAACAAGTTCACCATCTAAATTTATTACACATTTCTTTGTACGTCTATCGTACGACTCTAATGGCATATCTCTGTAATATAAGTTGTCCTCACCATCTAAATTTCCGTGATCAGTATAAATAAGTGCGTAATCCCCCTCAATATCAGCTACTGCATATGGTGTATCAATGGTCCTTAATTCGTCTATCGTAACTATTGTTTGTGTGGAATACCAATCGAACCACCCATCCATAGGATTTTCACCCCGTGAAATATCATCTAAATATTCATCCATAATCTTCTGATCGAAAAAGCTATCAAAATTAGATGTCAAATATCTTCTAACCAATTCCATTTCATCTGGTGTAATCTTTCTGCCAAAACTTTCTCTCCAAGTTTCAGACACACATCTAATCATAGCATCAATAAAATATTGTTCTTGACTACTTGCACATTTAATATACTTTTTCATAATATAAAATTCTCCTTTATAAAATATTATAGATTATAACATATCAATAACATATAATAATTTATGACATCAATATCTTTATTGGATAGCATACCATTCTAAATAAATAGGATAACCAATCTTTTCATAAAATTTTGATAAAATAACAAACAGATTCAATTACGTTTAAGTACACCCCAGTCATCAATTTCTTCAATAGGTGTAAGTTCCATCTTTTTAAAACTATGTATTTCTCTATGATCTTGCAATTTATTTAATTGCCTGTAAGTAGCTAAAGTATATACGGGGTTTCCCGGATAATCTATGTAAACTTTATACAGACGCTCAGTATCCAAATCAGAATCAGCTTTTACATATTTCTTCATATCTCTTCTACTCCATTACTTTTAAATACAATTTTACTACCAGTCTCATATGGTTCTATGCTAACTATATATATCAAAAATATAATCACCGCATTCCGGGCATCTGCCATCCTCTTCAAGCGGGGCATCACATCTTGGACAGAATGTCTGACAATCAGAATACTTTGGAAGTATGCCTGATCTATCATTAGTAATCTGTGCGTTTACAGATGTCACATAATAATGTGGATACATCTCTCTGGCTCTATACTTTGCATTGTTGCAGGCTTTTGCTTCAGTATCAGCAGTTGTTTCTATGTATGTTTCCAAGAAATCTTGATGTTCATAATCTGCGAGTCGTACAGTACATAAATAAGTTGCTGATCTTATGTATCTCTTCATATATCTGTTTTACCTCATGCTATAAAGATCATCAATGAAATCTTGTGCTTCTTCTATCGAATCAAAATATACTTGCTTTCCATTATGAATTATGTAATAGCAATCCGGTCTATGCGTAAAATTACATCGTATTTCATATCCACGATATTAGATGTATGCTGGATTGTCATTATCAGTAACCTTTATATATCTCTTCATAAAACACCTCATTCAAAGTTTATCCTAAATTTTACGTAGAACACATCGTCTAAGCAATCATTTTCTGCATCTACCATATAGATGTCTTTCAGATCCGGAATATACTTCACACAATCGTCTACAAAATCTGATAAATCTTGGAAGTAATCTTCCCAATCACCTCGGCCATTTAATCCACCACATATTAAAAATTCAACGAAATCTTCTCCGTACTGCTCTATATCTGCAAGAGATAGATTAGTATCAGAATAATCTCTGATATTTAGAATTTCAACAATAATGTCGAAGAATTCATCTCTATCAAATAATTTATTTTCTTCAGAACAACGAATATACTTCTTCATAAATTACTACCATCCGCTATATAATTTTACGAAGGTCAGAATCAAACTGATTCAATAAATAAGTCTTAATATCGAATATAATAATTGATAACATCAATATCTTTCTTTGGTAACATGTCATTTTCTAAAAGATAAGATAACCATTCTTTTTCAGCAAAAGTAAGACGGACAATCCCAGTGAAATTATCAGATTTATTGTAAGCTCTTAATGCTTTCTGACAAATTCTCTGTCCGGGTCCATATTCATATTGTTCGGTGATAACTATAAGTCTATTCAGACGATCCATTCGTTTTGCAATTTCATCTCTACTCAAATTACTTGTAGTTGTATGACCATCTGAAAAGGTGTATTTATACATAACCGTAAGCTCCCAATATAATATCAACTATTAAGATTCATTCGTTGGAATATCCCCATCATACTTCCGCATGATATCACGCAAAATCTCTGCATGATTTAATTCATCTGAAATAATTTCCCGTATATGGTCAATAGATTCTTGATCATCATGCATTTCAAAGAATGGTATCAATTTCTGATATCCCTCTACGGCATCCCACTCACCTTTCAAATTCAAAGCAATCTGAGATGCCGTAGTAAACTTATTCTCATTATCCAATACTATTGCAGTATCGGCAGATGATTTAATATATCGTTTCATAAGATATAGTCCTTATCGTATTCTATTCATAATCATATGCATAGTCAATTCCATACTCACCATCTGGTCCAATATTAGCATACGGAACTACTTCTATAGTTGCAGAATAGAGTACAGAATCTTTATATACATCATCTGGGATGTTTGCATAATGTGAATGCGGATGGGAATCTACTGCTACTACACCACATAATAATCAGTTCCATCGACTATACTCTGCACATGTTCATCAAGACTTGTTAAAATCTTTTCCTTCATCTGCCAATGATCCTTATCCCGTGGAATTGCTACAATTACATCATATTGCATTCCTGCACCGTTTCCGATTACCTGTTCATCCTCAAGATAAATTGGGGCATAATTGACTCTTGCGTCAATATAGATTTCATCACCAATCTCATCAAATGAAAATGCAAAACGATCATCAAGTTCTGTTGCACTTTCAACTGTTTCGTCAACTACAACTTCGTCATAGTCATCAAGCATCATATCTCTTGTATGCTGTCCGGCACGAAACCATCTTCCACGATTGGATTTAGATCCTGTGTAATTCTTTACTTCTCCTTCCGGAGTATCCCACCTCATGTACTGCCTAGCAACACTATGACCATCTTTATACTTCTTTGTTTCGATGAACTTATTTTCATTTCTACGATTCTGATAGGTTCTAACATCAGAAGTTGCGCTTGTGACATTACCTTTGATAAATCTCTTCATTTGTATTCCTCCATCTAACAATATTAAAACCTAAGATTACTTCGGTTTACAATAATAACACTATGATTACCATATTTAGGAAAGTCCGGGTCAATGTAGTAAAAATCATCGAATTCAACTAAAGCATATTCAAGGAGTTCTTTTTCAGTTTCTATTCCAAATTCTGTCACATATTTTTCCAACGGATATTCTAAAATAACTGCTGTATCCAAAACAATGAGTTCACCGGATTCATCATTTATTACAGGCATCCCTTCAAATCTGTCAAAATCAAATGATTCTCCAGAATTTTCAGCGGCTTCTCCATCATCAAGCCAATCCAAGAAATCATCATCAGTAATATTTGAAACAGCATCCTTATTTTTCGATATGATAGCAACATCCATGCCAGTCATATCTGAATGAAATAGTCTCCCATATACACCGCCACCATAAATAGGTACACCATTTTCATCATCGTATCCAGAAAGTATATCATCAATATATTGCTGCAGATACTTCTTTTCGTATACAAATGGTTTACCATTGTTTGTGACACTACTTGATCTAATATAAAGTTTCATATGTATGTACCACCTCAACGAAATCAACTTATATAGATATTAAAGGTTGAATCAATCACATGAACTTCCCTCGTAGTATCTGCACATATATTTACCATCCATCTCATATACAGTACAACTGTATATGCCATACCCACAAAGTTGTGATTCAGTAAATATCTTCCCCTTATCTTCAGATGTCACATATCCACGATTCTCCATAGCATGATCGTAAATTTCCTTGCTAATTTCTTTATGATAATAATTCAACATACCTGTTTCCTCCTTTTACAAATCACTGTTTAGCAGTCCACGCTCCTTCATCATACGAATTGCTTCGGAAATCATAGCTTCTTGCAAGTCCGTAGCAAGGTAAGTTATGAAGGTTCCAGATGCATCCATATGTAAGGTATACCTACCGTCAATGAGTACACCGGCTTCACCAAGTACAGACATGATCGGTACAATAGGTGTTGTTATCTTAACTTTTAGTTTCCGCATCTTGAAGAACATATCCATAAGATCACCTCTCCTCCGGATAAAATCCCATAATGGTGTAATACCGATTCCTATATCTCCCATGAACTGCTCTACTCGCAAACATCTTGTAGTAGTCATACAGGTCTTCCGGAAGATCATCAATAGAATCTACTTCCGGAATCTCTTCAATGTCACCATGGTACTTGAGATAACCTCTGCCGGTACTTTGTACACGAAGATCCTGTCTATAAATATTCCACATGGTTGCAGGAATAGTCCAATCAGCATCAATATATCCTACTGACTTTAACACGTCCCGAATGAACTGAGTTGTTATGTTGAGTTCCTTTCGAATATCTTTAATAGATACTCCATCTTCAAACAACTCAATGATCTGTCGTTCTTTCTCATACATAATATTGTCCTCCTTGAAATGGAATTCATTGTAATTACATAATACCATATATACTGTGACAAATTTGTCAAAACCTAAATCTTCCCATAATATTAGAACATAGCATTCTGACCGGGATTATCAATTAAAATGTAAGTGCATCCTTGATAGACTGCAACTTGTTCCTATAAGTATCACGATCATGTTCAAGTTCAGCGATAACACGTTTCAATTTAAACACTTCATCGCGATATTCGTTTGCAAGGCTCTGATTATAATTCCGGCTATCCGTCATAACCTTCAAAGCCTTGTTAGCAGATTCCAATGTCATTTCAAGTTCTTCTGTATGTTTTCTACGAGCATTTGCATACCGGATAATTCCGCCATCACGTTTCCACTTGGCACACCATTTATCCTTGTCCAGATCACTCTCCATATATTGGGATTCAATCTCCTTGTACTCTTCAGCAGTAGGATCAAAACCTGTCCTTTCAATAAATTCACTTCTCATCATATTCGTGTCCTCCTTATATATTATAAACTCTACAATTATCAGGATTAGCAATCCACTTACCAATCCTGGGATTCTCAATTACCAAATATCCATCTGATCTAACTTCACGGACAACTGCTAAGTAATCCATATTGATTACATACATCCCTACTGAAAACTTCATAATGTGTACCTCCATATTGTAAATTCCTCTATCTGTATATAAGTATATACTATAATACCACATGTGTCAACATATTTTTTAGAAAATATAAAAAAAATCTGTGATGATATAAACCATCACAGATTCTTACCGCCTATGGGCAGACTCGAACTGCCACACCGGATTTCCGATTACTCAGAGATTAGCAATCTCCTGCCTTCCCATTAGGCTTACATAGGCAATATAGTGGGCCGGGTAGGATTCGAACCTACAGTGTTTACCACATGGGTGACGGAGTTACAGTCCGCTGACTTCACCAATTTGTCGCACCGACCCATAATCGCCGTGGCAGAGAATCGAACTCTGGCTTCCATAACAAGGAAGGACTGTTTTCAGGACAGTGTAGTGCGCCAACCACAATCCACGGCATTTATACAACTTATTTTGAGAAATGGTGACTACTGGGAATCGAACCCAGATCAATGGAATCACAATCCACTGTACTAACCATTGTACTATAGTCACAGTAGTCGCAGTGGGAATCGAACCCTACATCCCCGGATTGAAAGCCCGGTGTCGTAAACCATTTGACTATGCGACCATTATGATTAAATAGATTTCCTTATGATAATATCATCTATTGCTACACCAAAAGCATCAGCAAGGATTACCATGTTATCTATGGTTGGCATGGAATCACCACGGAACCACTTGAAT